TACTTCTACTTTTGAAATTACTTACAGTGATTCTCCTGGTACTGGTGCTCAAGGATTTACAGGTGAACAAGGTCCTACAGGAATTATTGGCGTAACTGGTCCACAAGGAGATACTGGACCAACAGGTGCTCAAGGATCTCAAGGTTTTACTGGTCCTCAAGGATCTCAAGGATCAACTGGATCTCAAGGTTTTACTGGTCCTCAAGGAGATACAGGTTCACAAGGATCTCAAGGTTTTACTGGTCCTCAAGGCTCACAAGGTTATACTGGTCCTCAAGGGTCACAAGGTTATACTGGTCCTCAAGGTTTTACTGGTGAACAAGGATCTCAAGGTTTTACTGGTATTCAAGGCTCACAAGGTTATACTGGTCCTCAAGGATCAACTGGTCCTCAAGGATCAACTGGTCCTCAAGGAATTATAGGTTTAACAGGTGCTACAGGACATACTGGGCCAACTGGTCCTCAAGGTTATACTGGTCTTCAAGGATCTCAAGGTTTTACTGGACCAACAGGTTCTCAAGGATCTCAAGGATCTCAAGGATTTACTGGTCCTCAAGGATCTCAAGGATTTACTGGTCCTCAAGGATCAACCGGATCTCAAGGATCTCAAGGATTTACTGGTCCTCAAGGATCTCAAGGATTTACTGGTCCTCAAGGATCAACCGGATCTCAAGGATCTCAAGGATTTACTGGTCCTCAAGGATCCGTACAAATTATTGGTTCAAATACTGGTTTTATCTTATTGAATAATCCAACAGGAGGTTCAGGTGTTTATTATAATTCTATTTTACAAGTACAGGACAATTCAACCATTGTTACTTCAGGAAATATTATTCCAGCTACTACTCTCGCATACGATTTAGGTTCTACTGGATTACGTTGGAAAGATATATATGTTGGTCCAGGTACCATTAATATTCAAGGACCTACCACAGATTCTGAAGTAGGAACCATTGCTTCAGATCAAGCAGGAAATGTTTATACTGCAAAAGGTTTTGCATCTCCTTTTGTTCAAGTTGGTCCTAGTAATTTAACACAAACACTTCCTAGTATTTATGGAGGATTTAGACTTTCTACTACCGGACCAACAGGTTCTATTTACCCAACTGATTTAACAGCTCAATTATTTACCGAGAGTGGTGGAACAGGACCTGTTTATTCTTTATTACAAAATACTACAGGATCAACTGGTTACACAGGTCCTCAAGGTTCTCAAGGATTTACTGGTGAACATGGTTCAACTGGTTACACAGGTCCTCAAGGATTTACAGGACCACAAGGATCATCCGTTATTAACGCATTAGTACGCGCAGCATTTACAGGAGCTACTGGACCTGAATTAACAAGTAGAACAGGTACTTATTATTTAGATGGTTTCAATTTATTCGTTCCAAATGTAACTTCTGGTCAATCCAATTTAGTAAGTACTCAAGTTCAATTATACTGTTTCCCTCATAATAATACTCAAGTTGTAGGTATCACTAATATCTCGGCCACAATTATGAGAAATTATACACCTATGTCCGGGTCGAATACTCCTATCACTTCAAGTACAATTAATTTATCATCTGGTACTTCTACTGATGTAGCATTTCCATCAGATTTAACTACCTCACCACAAAATTATCTATCTACATCTTTATATTCGTACAGTACAAACAATAATAACACCAATCATAGTAATAATGTACTAACCATTAACATGCAAACTTTAGATACATTTGGTTCTTTTGATGGTCAAACAGGTGCTTATTATGCAGCAAGAATAAATGTTGAAACAAACCATCCTGCAACTTATGTCTTTGCTGGTAGTGTTCGTTTTTCATCTATTAAACTCGCTTAAAAATAATGGATCATATTAGCAATCATTTAAAATGTTCAATGGTCTAAAAAATAAATAAAATTATTACACCTTCGAATATTCTATAACGTAGTATAGTAGCCTGGTAACCGTTACTTTTGTGACTGATTAACTGCCGATTATTCGGCGATTTAATTGTCCAAAGGTGTAAAATTATATACTTTCTTTATTCATTACTATATTCATTTCAAACAATCATTTGAAATGAAATATTTATTATTATAATTTCTTTTTCTTCTTTTCTATATATTTAAGGTTTGTATTTAATCATAGAATCAATATATTTCTTATCATAAACACCTATTTTGGTAGTTCGATCCCATCCACTATAATTTAACAATACTCGTTCATCTTCGACTACGACACTCAAAGAATATTCAATACAAATATCCTCCATTTTAAACGGAGCTGAATAACGAAGTAGATTTAAATCTTCATCCAATACTACAAACACATGATAATAACATCTAGGTTGTTCATAAGAAACTAAATGAGCTACAAACCATATTTCATTTCTCTCAAGTCGAATAACACTATCTAATTCTTCAATGTTTACATTTACAACTTTTTTATATTTAAATCCGCAAGATGATCCTCGAACATGTGAAAAAAACTTGGGCATTTTTCGTGTTTCTACCAATTCTAATTCAAGCGTACTATCATTGATTTTCCCGATTTTTAAAGGCGACCATGAATAAATCATGTGGGTTTCTTTTTTATAATCTACAAAAACCCAATTCTTTTCACATTCTGATTTATTAAACGAACACGATAATTCATCATAAGATAAAATATCGTTATTTGTATCATATTTTCCTCTTACAATTCCAATGGTTTGATTTTGAAGATATCCTGTTCCTGTAAAAATAATTTCTTTTGAATTTGTATCATTAAAAATTCGCACATCTTCTACACCAACATATTGGCGATCTTGAAAATTTAAATCAAAGAATTTTTCTTTTGTTACTTGTAAATCATTATTCAATTCCATATATTTATTCGCCGTAATAATATGTTTTTCACAATATAAATATCTACCATGTTGATTGATATAATAATTTACATATCTTACATTTAATAAATAACCGTCCTTATTTTCATTTGGAATTAAACAAGAAGAAGAACTATAGAAATTCGTATCTTGACTATTTACAGGAATCACAACTGTGTTTGTAAGATCAATCGTTTTTAAAGGTTTTAAAAAATCCTTATAAAATTTCATGTTTTTAAATGAATTTTGAATGATAGACTGATCACTAGAATAATTTAAAATATTTACAATTTCATTATTTATATTTTTAACACCTAAATAATAACAAATAATTGTATACTCATAATCTAATTTATAAGTATAAATATCATTGTGTAAAAATAAATAATTATCCTTATCTAATTTTTGAGATAATATATTTTTTGCGATTTCATAATAATGATTTGCTAATTTATGCTTACCATTTTCACGATAATGATTCATAATTTCATATAGATTTTCAATACGTTTAGGATAAGAATCATATCCCAACATCCAATAATAAATCGCATCTCCTATTTTAGATAATTTCTTATAACATAATCCAATTCGATAATAACTATACCAAACTTCTTGTTCCCAACCACCTATTTCAACCCTCTTTTTATAATATTCAATTGCTTTTTCATATTGTCCAGAATCATGATAACTATTGGCTAAATAAAAATGATAACGATCATACAAAGGTTTTCCTGGTAAATCCTTTACCTCTTCGATACCATTTAATAATAACCTTACATCACGTTCATATTTATCACTTTTTGATCCTCCATCGCCTATATCCATAATAAATAGTTCATTTTTTTCAAATCGATGTAAAGAAGATCCACCAGGCATATTTACAAATTCATGAGTAACTCCAGAATAACTATATAAATCACTGTTTCTGATAATTCTTGTATTTTGATAATAAAAATTTTCATTTCCTTGTAAAATATAAAAACAATCCCAACCGTTCAATTTATTTTTTTTAAATTGATCACCAACTAATAAAATCATATCAGCATCCATCAAAAGTACAAAATCAGACATTCCTAAACAAGCTTTTAGCGCGAAACTCCGGTTGTGTTCAAAATTTTTAAAGGGTTCTTTAACGATTTTTCCGGGAATGAACCGACTTTTAAAAAATTCATCAATAATTTCTTCTGTGTTATCCGTAGAGCCAGTATCACAAATACAATAACAATCAATAATAGGTGCAACCGATTCTAATAATCGCTTAATAATTTTACTCTCATTTTTTACAATCATATTTAAACAGAGACTAGGTGTAGTAGAAGAAGAAGATTCCATAAAATATAATATATATAAATCTCTTTTTTTAAGTAATTAAACTCACAAAAATAAATATCTATTATAAATATAATAAAAATGGCGTTTACTAGATTTAAATACGATGAGTCCAGAACCAAAAAAAGTTTGCAACAACAAACTGATCCAGGAAGATGGATTTTAGATGTCCCTGGGAATGGTTCTCGTCCATGTTACATTGAGGATCCGCAAATAATTATTCAAAAATGGGGAGCTAATTTACGAACCAATACCATTAATTTAGAAAGTGATTTATTAGGTGTAAATAGGTCACTAAGTCGCGATTGTTTAGGAAAAGATAATTATTTAAATTATAATGTTCCAAATGAAGCTATTTCTTATCCTAATTGTCCGCAGGTATTCACAGATCAATCACGTGCTACCAACCCTGCATGGTTATATCGTGATTTAGAACAAGTAGATTGGTATTATCCTCCTTTAAATCCACAAGAAAATACCTGTTTGCCTTTTCAGAATAATTTAAGTACACGTATTTTAGAAAAGGATTATTTTACACCTAAGAGAGATTGTGTTATTACGCAAGGTACTAGTGCTCTTCCAACCAATGCTTTTCAAACAAACTTTACAAAAAGATCAAGTTCATGTACAAATAATAATTTGTGTGAAAACTTACCGTCGAAATGAAATATATTAAATTGAAAAGTAATAATAAAAAATAAAATATATTATCATTACTATATATATTATGGAATTAGCCATACCTTTTCTAGCATTGGGTGGTATGTATGTTATATCAAATCAATCATCCAATGAATGTAATAATACAACATCAAAAAAAATAAAAAGAAGAGAAAATTTTAATAATATGGGGAAAAAGGTGAATTATTTACCAAATACTGATCTCGCCCCCCAAAATTTCCCAGTTTTAAATATTAATCAATCGGTAGATACCGTGCAAAATTATCCAAATCCAAATGTAGCCACCGATAAATATTTTAATCAAAATTTATATGAAAATAAAGTAAATCAAGGAAAAAAAGTAGGTCAAAATCCTCAACAAATTTATTCTCTCACAGGAAATTATTTGGAATCTGAACAATTTAAGCATAATAATATGGTTCCTTTTAATGGTGGAAAAGTAAGAGGAAATACTTATCACGCGAACATTGCTGAATCTGTCTTGGATAATATGTCTGGTTCTGGTTCTCAAATTACTAAGAAAATCGAACAAGCACCGTTATTTAAACCTGAAGCAAATATGCAATGGGGATATGGTATGCCTAATCAAAGTGATTTCTATCAATCTCGTGTAAATCCTGGAATGAAAAACAATAATGTAAAACCTTTTGATACAGAATACGTTGGTCCTGGTTTAAATCATGGATTTTCGAAACAAGGAAGTGGTGGTTTCAATTCTGGTATGGAAGCTCGTGATAAATGGTTACCTTATACGGTAGATCAACTTCGTGTGGATACCAATCCAAAATTAGAGTACGAATTAATCAATCATGAAGGTCCAGCTAATTCTTATATTAAAAATTTAGGAAAAATTGGTCGTGTTGAAAAACAAAAACCAGATACGTTCTATATTAATAGCCAAGACCGATATTTAACTACTACTGGAGCTGAAAAAGGAGAGACCTTGAGACCGATTCAAGAAATGGGGGTAATTCGTCGTAATGATATTAAAACCGATTATACAGGTCCAGCTGGGCAAGGAGATCGTCAAGCAGGATATGCACCAGAAAATTATCAACCATCTAAACGTAATGAAATCACAGAATGCATGGTAAATCATTCTACTGCGGTGGGTAAAGGTCCAACTGCAGATGGAGACAATTTTTTAAAAAGTTTTACCAATTATCCAAATCAACGTTCAACCATTAAACAAGTAGATGCTTTGCGAAGTGGATTTAGTAGTGGTGCGATTGGAGCCGTTATTGCTCCTCTTATGGATTTTTTGAGACCAACGCGAAAAGAAGAGTCTACACACAATGTAAGAATTTTTGGTTCTGTTGGTTCAAATGTTCCAGATAGTTATGTGAATAATCCAAATGATGCTACTCCAACCACTGTAAAAGAAACTACCTTGTATTCACCTACTTTTAATATTAATAACCAAAAAGAAGGATTATATGTAAATAATTATACTCCTATGGATTTGACCCAGAGAGACACGACAAGTTGTGATTATATTGGTACGGCTGGTGGTCAAGCAACCCAGTTTGGTGATATGAGTTATGATGCCGCTTACAGACAACATAATAATGATATTAAATCACAATCAATTTATAATCGTCCAAATCAAGGGGGTACACAGATTTTCAATCAACAAATGAATCAACATTGTCGTGATGATTGTGATCGTTTTGAGGGACGTGTGAATCCAGCCATTTCCATTATTCCAGCTCCACCATCCGTGAGTACCTATGGCTCCATCAATGTGCCTCAGTATTACAATGAATGTTATGGATGTGATCGCATTGACGGAGACATACTGAAAGCTTTCAAAAATAATCCTTTTACTCATCCTTTAACGACGGCTGTTTAGTGATTTAATTATTTATGTAATAATTCCATATTATATTATTATATAAATACTTTATAAAGTATCCCAAAGAAGCATTTCATTTACTTTTTCCTCTTCAAAAGGTTCATCTAAAAATAAAAATAATTTTTTTATTTCTTCTATTTGAAATAATTTTTCAAAAGTAAATAAATAACAAAAATTAATATTTTTTTCATAAAATTCTATTAATTGATCATTATAATTTTTTATATGATCCATATTATTTTCGTTCCACCAATTATCTGTATGATTACTATGTGTTTGTGAATAAATATCAATTTTGTAATGACATATAACTTTTGTATTAGGAAATAACTCAATGAATGTGTTTATTAAATGTAAACAATTAAAATAACGGACTTCCTTAAAACCTAAAATTTTATTATTATTATTATTATTATTATCTAAAATATTTATTATTGTATTCTGGATATTTTTTTTACAAATATCAATATCAAAACTGTTATACCAAGCAGTTTTTCTTTTCATTTTTACACATTCATCAAATTTTAATATCTGCTTTGTTTCATAATTAATAGGAATAAGATTTTTTGTTTTTATTAAATTATTCCAACATTCTAGAAGATTATTAATCGCACCTTCATTTTCACCACAAATATTGCTATTAGGTATCGTATTTATAATGTTTTGTAAAGTTGTGGATCCACTTCTTGCAACAGCACATATTAAAATAAATTTAAATTCTTTACTTTCGTTCATATATTTTTATATAATAATAATATATATAATAATTCAACTTTTTACTAAACTTCTATATTGAAAATTTTTATTTTTTTTTATAATATTTTTCATCATTGAAAATTTCTAATTTATCATAATAATTGTTGGTTCTTTTCATTTTATTTATATGGATAGAAAATCCAGAAAAACTTACTCCGTAGATTTCTTCTGCATTAGCTGCTATTAATAAATCTAATAACCCAGCTTCATCAAACATTAAATCATTACAATCTTTTTTATAAATAATTTCTTTATATGAATCTAAAGAAAAGTTCATTAATTTTTTATTGTATAATAATTCAATATTACTAGTAGCAATATATATAGGTAATTTTTCTTTAAAGTTTACATGTTTTATTAAATCATCAATGGTAGGAACTATGTATTTCAGATCTCGTTTTTTAGCTTCATGATTCCAGTCATCTTCATATCTATAATGAATAATATTGTATTTTGTATTATTACCTATTCTATTTTTAAATAATTCATACTTGTTCATTATTTTATCAGAAGGTATTAATAGTAGTGTTTCTTCAATATTATTATCGTTCCATTTTAATAATAATTGATTATTTATTACATCAAATAACCATTTTGGATTGTTTTGATCATTATACCAACACCAAATATTATACCCTACTATAATATATTGATAGGATGAGTGAACTAATTTTATTAATTCATGTGTCTTTTCGTCATTATTATTTAGATGTTTCCATTTATTTTCACGATAATCATAACTGTTCTCACTTGTAATATACTTTTCTATAGAATGATAGGAAACATATTCTTTATTATTTTCAAACATTTTTTCATTAAATAAATTAGTAAAATCGTAACTTTTCCATACTGTTTCAATAGGTCTACATATTGAATAACGAATAGAAAACTGAATATTGTATTTCTTACAAAAATATAAAATAATAGGAAAATGTTTAATTTGGTCATTTATACCACTTCCTAAATCGAAAATAAATATCATGTAATTATTATATTAATATTATATTAATAATATATTAATAATACAAAAACATAAAAAAAGATATATACAATTATTATATAAATTTCATATTTTCTTAAAATATTTTTCATGATTAAAAATTGCTAAATTATCATAACGTTTCTCAGACATATTTTTGTATTTTTTGATAAAAATTAATTCGCTTGATAATCCAGACTTACTAAATCCGTAAACTTCTTCTGAATAAATACCTATCAAATAATCTAGAAACCCAGCTTCATCAAAAAATAAATCAGCGCAATCATTTTTATAAATAATTTCTGAATAATTTTCTAATGGATATTTCATTAACCCTTTTTTATGCAATAATTCAATACTGCTTGTAGCAATATAAATAGGTAATTTTTCTTTAAATGGTACATGTTCAATTAAATCATCAATCATTGGAACAATATAATGATTCCCTGATGTAATAAAGTCATGATTATAATCATCTTCATATCTATAATGTATAAAATTATATTTACTATTATTTATTCTTTTTTTGAATAATTCAAATTTATTCATTATTTTTTCAGATGGTATAACAAGTATTGATTCTTCAGAATCATTATCATTTTTATCTTTCCATGTTAATGTTAGTTGATCATTTATTAATTCTAATAAGTATTGTTTGGGTTTATCTATATCATAATACCACCAATGAAAAGAAGGTCCTAATATTATATATTCATATGAAGAAGACTTTATTACATTTATTAAATCTAATGTTTTTTCTTTGTAATAATTATCTTTATAATCATATCTCCAAAAATATTTTTCTATTTCATAATTTTTATAAAAATCAACACAATTTTCAGATGTAATTTTATTTTTTATGGAATCATAAGGAATGTAAGATTCAGTATTTTCAAACATTTTTTCATCATTAAATAAATTTTTAAAATCATAAAGTGTAACTTTTTTTAAATCTAAGCTTCGACAACTAGCATACCGAATACTAAATTGAAGATTATATTTTTTACTAAAATACACGAAAAATCTAAGATTTCTTATTTGTTCAGTAGTACCTGTTATAGAATCAAAAATTAATATCATAATAATATATATTATATATATATATATATTATTATTACACCGTAATAAGTTTTTATAAATGAGTTATCAGAAAAGAAATAATGTTTATCTTAATGGCATGTAATTATATTTTTTTGTAATATTTTTCATGATTAAAAATTGGTAAATTATGATAATGATGATTCTGCTGAGATAATTTTTTTATTCGTAAAATTTCATTTGTAAATCCAGAAAAACCAGCACCAAAAAAATCTTCTGAATAAATACCTACTAATAAATCAAGAAATCCATGTTCATCAAAATATTCTAAATCTTCACAATCTTTTTTATAAATAATTTCTGAGTAATTTTCTAATGGATATTTCATTAACCCTTTTTTATGCAATAATTCAATACTGCTTGTAGCAATATAAATAGGTAATTTTTCTTTAAATGGTAGATGTTCAATTAAATCATCAATCATTGGAAGAATATAATGATTCCCTGATTTAATAAAGTGACCATTATAATCATCTTCATATCTATAATGTATAAAATTATATTTACTATTATTTATTTTTTTTTTGAATAATTCAAATTTATTTATTATTTTTTCAGATGGTATAACAACTATTGATTCATCAAAATCATTATCATTTTTATCTTTCCATGTTAATGTTAGTTGATCATTTATTAATTCTAATAAGTATTTTTTGGGTTTATCTATATCATGATACCACCATGAAAAACATGGTCCTAATATAATATATTCATATGAAGAAGACTTTATTACATTTATTAAATCTAATGTTTTTTCTTTAAAATATTCTTTATATTCATCTTTCCATAAATGTTCTCGTATTTCATTAATTTTGAAAAAATCAAAACAATTTTCAGATGTAATTTTATTTTTTATGGAATCATAAGGAATGTAGGATTCCGTATTTTCAAACATTTTTTCATTAAATAAATTTTTATAATCATACATAGTCCACACTTTAACATCTAAACTTCTAGATGTCGCATTACGAATCGTAAAAGAAACATTATATTTTTTACTAAAGTATATATATAAATACAAATTACGTATCATATCAGTTATACCAGCTCCTAAATCAAATATAACAATCATTTTATATATATATATAATTAATATTTTTTATAATTACTACGTTTAAAAATATTTATAAAAAATAATTATATATATTAAAATATATAATATGTTATTTAGTAACACAACCAATAAATTAAATAACACATTAATCATTAATCCATGTCATGGATTAGGTAATCGTTTAAGAACAATCGCTTCAGCATTTAGTATTGCTAAAGCAACTAAAAAAATATTAGTTATTCAATGGGTTCCTTGTATTCACTGTGATTGTTATTTTAATGATTTATTTGAGAATCTTTCTGTTTCTATTCCTATTATTTTAGTAAATTATCCTATTAACTTATCATTATATTCAAATATAGAATATTATAATTATATTGATTACGAAGTTGGCTCGCAAAAAGATAAATATATAAATACGGATACAACTAACAATATTTACATTAAATCATATTCTGTTTTAAATCATAAATATGCTAATACTTACTTTCATGATTTTTTTAAATTATTAAAACCTACTTCTCAGATTCAAACAATTATAGATAGTGTTTCTTTAGAAAAAAATACGATTGCGATGCATATACGTAATGGTGGTGGATCTGAAAATAATGATCAACAAGGAGAATATGATAAATTAACGAATTGGACAAGGGAAGAACAAGAAAATATGATCAAATATAGAAAAACATCGAATATTGATAATTTTATTATTCAAATATACAAAGAATTACAAAAAGATATTCATCAAACCTTTTTTATATCTACAGATTCTCCGGAAAATTATGAGAAAATAATTAACAGATTTGGAGAAAATAGAATCAAATATATTAAGCGAAATGTATTTGATCGGTCTAAAGAACAAATTTATTATGCGGTTGCTGATATTTTCACACTTATTAAATGTAAAACCTTTTACAGTTCTTATTGGAGTTCATTTTCTGAAATTGTATTAATGCAAGGTTTATTTGATAAACATATTAGTTCAATTGATTTTGATATTGAATATAATTTTTCCAAAGAAAAAATATCAGTTGTTCAATGCTGCAAAAATCGTAATGAAAATTTAGTGAAAAGTATAAAAAGTTATATTGATCATCAGCTCATTGATGATATCGTTATTGTAGATTGGAATTCTGATGATAATCTAAAAAAATATTTAAAAAAAAATAATATTTTAAGTGATAAAATAAAAATTATTGAAGTAGTAAATTCAATACCTTGGATATTAAGTTGGGCATATAATATTGGATTTTTGTATGCTAAAAATAATAAAATTTTAAAATTAGATGCCGACTATGAAATAATAAATAAAGAATATTTATTTTTTTTAAATGAAATAAATACAAATAAATATGTATTCTCTTTTGATTGGAGCCAAGCAAAAAATAAAAATGAAACACATTTAAATGGGTTTTTTTATTTAACCAAAAATCTTTTAAAAAATATAGGATTTTTTAATCAAGATATATTATTTTATGGTTGGGATGATAGTGACTTAAAAAAAAGAATAACAGAAAATAATATTAAAATTTTAAATATAGATTGTGATTTTTTGTATCATAATGAACATAATGATAATCTACGATTAAAGAATCAACATTCAAATTATAATATAAAAATGGATTTTTATGGTTTTCCTCTTGAAAAAATGATAAATAATCCAATGTTTTTAATTTTATATAATGAATTTTTATGTAAATTACATAGCAAAAAATTTTTGGAACATGATATAAAACAACTATTTAAAATATATGATGATAAAAATGAAAATTATAAACAAATAGTTATACCTTCTAATCTGAAATATGATATTCATTCTAATTACAATGATTTTTCAGATAATAATTTTTCAACGTGTAAAAGCAACTTATTTAAAAAAATAAAAAATTATGCTCCAAATTTTTATTTAAATACAAATGAAAGTAATTTACATGGTGTATTGTGCAAAAAATATAATATTGAGGATGAATGTTATTTAGTTAAATTATTTTATTTACTTTTGTATAAATATGAAAAAATACCTATAAAAAATGATTCAAAATTTCATTTATTAATTTCTCTTTATAATGAATCGGATTTATCTAGATGTTTTGAACTATTAATTTGTTTATTGAATAATATAGAAAATGAAAACATTTCAGAAATACATATTTTGTATGAAATGAATGATAAAAAATCTATTATAAATGATTTATTAGATTTTATCACACAAAAAGTTTCTTTTGTTAAAATTATTATTATTAAAGAACGTCCTACTTTTGATTTTTGTTTTGATTATTGTAATGAAAATATTAAAGGAAAGGTTGTTCTCTCTAATTCAGATATTATTTATGATTCCACCTTGGAAAAAATAAAACATATGAACTCAAACCATTTTTTTTCTATTACTAGAAAAAATAAAACTCTTAGTATAGAAGGTGAAATAAAATGGGAAATTATCAGATTTAATAAAATTGATGATAAAAAAAATTTTTTCTCACAAGATACATGGATTTTTTCTTCTCCTATGAAATATAAAATAAATAATCCAAAATGTATTGGTTCTTATTTTTGTGATGCTATCATGAATTATTTTTTATCTAAAAGCAAATATCAATGCTATAATTTAGTGTATGATATTAATTGTTATCATATTCAAAAAAATACTTCTTATAGTGAATACATCAATTCAAATATTGAAATATTAAAAAATAAAATTCAAAAAAATACAGAATTATTTAATGATCATGATTTTGCATATGGCTTAAATTTTGCAACAATTGATGATTATTATAGTTATAAAAACCAAAACTTATTTATTTCATTTAATGAGTGGGCTAAAACAATCGTAGTCCCAGTCATTGAAGAATAATTATTTATTATATATTTTTTATATTTTTATATTTATTGCGTTATAATAAAATATAAAAACACTTTGATATTTATAACCAAGACAAATCTTTCTATTATATGTTATCAATTCATGAATCTATTAAAAAAAAATTATCTTATTTTCAATCGATTCATAAAATACCCAATATTATTTTTCACGGACCTTCTGGAAGTGGAAAACGTACAATTGTAAATGAATTCATACATAATATTTATGATAATAATAAGGAAAAAATAAAAAACTTGGTAATGAATGTAAATTGTGCACATGGAAAAGGTATCAAATTTATTCGAGATGAATTGAAATTTTTCGCAAAAACACATATTCATTCCAATGGAGGAGATATATTTAAAACCATTTTACTTTTAAATGCGGATAAATTAACCATGGATGCTCAATCCGCATTACGAAGATGTATTGAATTGTTTAGTCATAATACACGTTTTTTTATTATTGTAGAGGATAAATATAAACTTTTAAAACCTATTTTATCTAGATTTTGCGAAATTTATATACCTGAACCAATCATGAATGGATCAAATATCAATTTGTATAAATATAATATTCAACATATATTTGCTTTAAATGAAATAAAAAATCAACGAATAGAATCATTAAAAAAGATGATTTATAAACTTCATTCGAATAAAAAAAATCTTATTCTTGAAGATTTAATGAATTTCTCAAATCAAACCTATGAAAAAGGGTATAGTGGTTTAGATATTATGTATTTAGTTGAAAATAGCAAATGTTTTGATCATTTTCTAACGAGTATAAAAAAATATGAATTATTAATTGCTTTCAATAAAGTACGAAAGGAGTTTAGAAATGAAAAATTGTTTATTTTATTCATCCTTCATTTTATTTTCTTAGATAATCAGACTTCTTTAGAAAATTTTTCTTTTATGTAACTAAGCGTTAAATTTATAATTATTAAAACTGTATTATTAATAATTATGGACGATTTTAATGTTAGTTCACTCCATGAATCAAAAAATGAATGGGCTTCCAGACTTGTTACTATTTTAACTCCAGCCATTATTGATGGTTATAAATCTATTTTTGAAGAAGCCGTAAAATTATGTCGAGAGAATAATGAAATGGATAAATATTTAATGACTTTTCAAAATTTTATTACTCGTATTCCAAAATGGAATCCAACGATTATTGAGACAGAAAAAAAACGCATCACTGAAAAAAGTGGTTGTGTTTATTTAGAAGATTTAATTACATGTGTTCATATTATTCAATTGAAAATACTTACAGCGATGCGTGTAGGTCAAAAACAAAAAAAAATAGATATTCATATTCCAAAATTAGACGATTTTATTCATAAATGCTATATTCAAGCCGCTAGAAAAATTTATAAAAATGTTTATTTGTTTGAAATAAATATTCCACCTCTTCAAGTTCAAAAACATAATCGCGAATTAGAAATTGTGATTCAAGAAGCTATATTAAATACTTTACGCGAAAGTATTCCTGTAGAAGCTATTTTGAAAGCTTACATGGATGAAACCACCGAAGAAGATGTAACTGAAGAAATTAAAGAAGAAATTTTAGAAAAACCTTCCGCTATTTCGGGAGGTGGTGTAAATAAAACAGAAGATCCTTCTTCTTTAACAAATGGAAATGGTAATGGTAATGGAAATCAAACTTCTTTAACAAATGATTCTAAATTATCCTTTAATAATATTGATTATATTAAAGATGAAAATAATCATGAAAACGTCGTTTCTGCTCCAAAAACATTCGAACGATTAGAAGAAATTAGTGAAATGAGGAATATTCAAAGAAAGAGAGAATCTGAAGAAGAAATTGATTCTAACGATCGATTGAATATTTCTAGTGAATCTTACGATCTAGGAAATCTAGATGTAGATATAATTGATGAACCGAAATTAGAATTAATACCCGATTTATTAATTGATGATATTGAAATTTTAGAATAATAATAATATTATTTCTAAACAATAATGCGTATAAAAAATAATTAGAATATACTTTATTATTGTAATGGAGTCTATTTTTGTAACGGCTGCTGTATTTTCAATCATTTTTTTTATTGCGAAATTTATTGAAATGCGATTTATTGAAAAGGAAAATAAACCCTTGAAACTACTTATTCGTGATTCTTTGTTAGTTTATGTTTGTAGTATTTCAGGATTTTTTATTTTAGAACAATTAAATCCTATCTTACAGAGTGGAGGTGAAAATCCAGTTGTTTTCACAGATAATCCTGAATTCTAACTAACGTCCCGTCCAAATTTTTACAATATATTTAGGTAATCTCTTCTGGTTCACATCATTCATATATTCATCATAACTATATCCCCATTTTTGATAATGAAAAATATCTCCGAATAACGATTTTTGTTTTATTAAAGTAGGACACTCTGTATTAAAAATAATACCAAAAATTCTTTCTAATGAACAACGATCATCGCGACATTTGACTACTTTCAATAATTGAAATAAATTATATTTATTCACCAAGTTATCTAAAAAATCTAAATTTATATAACTTTGAACACCAAAACAACCAAACCATTTATCATGATTTAAACCCATAACATTATCGTTTAAGTTGAGTTTTTGTTGAATCATAAATGAGTATTTTAATACATTTGCGATATTTATAGTTCTAAAAATATTCTCTTTATCCTTGTTAAAATGCCATAAAGGTAATACTTTTGTACCATTCATTTTTTCAAAAAAAATTTTTTGATGGAAAAAAACACTATCATGAATAATGACTGCATTCTTAAAAAATCGATATTTATGAAAATAATAATATGGTAATAATTCACCTCTTTTGGGAAATTCAGAGGATATGATTTGCACATTTTTATATTCATAATCAGCTTTTATATAATTTTGATTACTGTTATCATCAATGATAACAATTTTTTTGAATGGATATAATTTACGTAAACATTGAACACAACGATTCCAATAATGATTTGTTTTTTCTGAGTTCACATGTCTAGAAATAATAAAACCATAATTATCCATTTATTATATTTCAATTATAAAATAATATAATAAATTCTTCTTATTTCACTCTTTTTCCCTCTTTTTCCCTCTTTTTTCCCCCTTATTCCTTTTATCCATCGTTTCATATTTTATGCAAAAATAGGTATTTTATCAATGTCTATGATTTTCTCTCCTTTATCCATAGATGATTCATCTTTAACAATAAATCTTTTAAATTCTTCTCTTTCTAACTGTGCTTGTGGTGTATGATGATGTACATGTCTTGCGATCATTTTATATAATTTAAAATCAGGATAACGATCAGTACCATTATTTTTATATAACATATTCACACCTTTATCGTCTAAACACCATTCTACAATGATTCTTGTTACTGATTCACATTTATCCAAATCTTTAATTTCATCCATATCCTCTACTAAATAATCAAAAATAGAGCAAGCTAAACGGCATAAATCAAAACTATAATTCGGATCCAACCTTGGTTTATCTTTATTAAAATATGGTTCTATATTGTATTGTGTAGCAGCATCCCCACCGACTTGAAAACTATCACTACAAAATAGGTTTCCTTGAAGTTTATAAATACTTCGTCCAAAATCAATGATTTTGAAAATTCTTCCAAAAGTAGGTACTTTATAAATTATATTTTTGTATTTATAAAAAATAAATTTCTTCTTTGTACTATTATACATTACATTATTGGTATGAAGATCGTTATGTGTGAATTGAAAACATTTTTGATAAGTAATTAATATCATAATAATCTGCATTAATGCGGAAAACCATTCTTCTTCGCTTAAATCATTATTTAAAATTAAATCATCAAAAGTATTTTCACAATATTCCATAGATATTACTTGAACCGGAAATTGCTGAATCGTTACTTCTATTTTTTCTTCTTCATCGATTTCTTCCTCACTTTCTTCTTCACTTTCTTCGTCGATGTCTTCCCATTCATCCTCACAAATACTTTTATCTAATTCTCCATCTTCTGTATATTCAGAATCTTCAGAATCTTCATCACAATCACTACATTCTTCTGACGTACATGATGTCCTTGAAGAACAAGAAGAATCTGATTTTAAAGTAGTTGTTTTTAGATCCTTATCATTCGATCCTGTTAACAAATTTGTTTTATTCATATCAATTAATTCTTCTTGTATCATTGTTTTTTGATTCGTTTTTTCTTCAATACAAAAAACACCTTCAAATAATTCATAATCTAATGATTTAATGGAGAGATTTGATTTTGCATTCGTATTATAATCAATATGTAAAGGTTTTAACTTGGTATCTCCAGACGACGTATCATTATGAAATATGGTTTCATCATAAGGATCAATTGTAAATAAAACATTCTTATTTTTATTAAAAAACTCGGAATTACATAAATATTCTAAATCATCAAAAACATTTATTTTAAAATTATTTTTAATGGCTAAAAAAGAACCATAATATTCAATACCATGAATAAAAGAATGTTCATAAAGTAATTGATTTGTTAAAAATAAGAAAAACCCGTCTACATAAGCTGAATTATTCCAATCCAACATTTTAGAAATACAATTATTTTCATTTGAATGAATGGTTGGGAGCTGAAATAATTTTTTATCATTGATATCATATTTTCCCACCAAGTATTTAAAAGGATCCAATAAAGGGGCTAGTTTAAAAAAAATAGATTTTTGTTTGATATTTTCGGTTTTCACATTTTGAATCTCACATTCAAATAAATTTTTATTCACATTGTCTTCCTTATTTTCATGTACCTTTAAAAGATAACCAGAATGATTCAAGTTAATATTATTATAGTTTTTCTCATTTAGTTCAAAGAATCTTTTATAAATGGGAATATAATTTTGAGTTTTAGAGAGAAAAAGAGAATCCTGATTTTCTAAACTTTTAAATAGTTCCCCATTTTTTCGTTTCTGATAATGGATATTTATCATTATTAGCTAAAGAAAATATAAATTAACTTTCATTTTAACTTATTGAAAATACTTGTCTTTACAGAGTTATTTCTTTGTTTTTTTGTTTCTTTGTTTCTTTGTTTCTTTCTTGGGTTTCTCTCTTTCGATTCGTATAAATACCTCGAAACTTTTTTCTTGATTATTTCATATAAACCATGACTCTAGAATTGAAAAAGTTTGATATGAAAAATATTAGCTTTAAACCAAATGAAAATAAAGGTCCTGTTATCGTATTAATCGGAAAGCGTGATACTGGTAAATCATTTTTGGTAAGAGATCTTCTTTTTTATCAACAAGAAATACCCATTGGAACAGTGATTTCCGGAACAGAAGAGGGAAATGGTTTTTACGGGAAAATGGTTCCTAAATTATTTGTTCATAATGAATACAATACAGCTATTATTGAAAATATCTTAAAACGTCAAAGAACCGTCCTGAAACAAATTAAAAAAGAGATGGAAACATATAAACGCAGTACCATCGATCCACGAGCTTTTGTTATTTTAGATGATTGTCTTTACGATAATACATGGTCACGTGATAAGATGATGCGATTATTATTCATGAACGGCAGACACTGGAAGGTAATGTTGGTCATAACTATGCAATATCCACTCGGAATACCTCCGACTTTAAGAACGAACATTGATTATGTATTCATTCTGAGAGAAAATTATATCGCAAATCGAAAACGTATTTATGAAAATTATGCGGGGATGTTTCCGACCTTTGAATCTTTCTGTCAAGTCATGGATCAATGTACTGAGAATTACGAGTGTTTAGTCATCAATAACAATGTAAAATCGAATAAATTACAAGACCAGGTCTTCTGGTACAAGGCCGATACCCATAATGATTTCCGATTAGGATCCAAAGAATTCTGGGAACTTTCGAAAGGTTATAATTCTGAGGACGATGAAGAAAAATACGACCCTGCATCACAAAAGAAACGCGGTGCCGGACCTAAAATCAGTGTGAAAAAGACCAATAAATGGTAAGAAAATATATTATTTATTATTTACGAGAAACAATTGTGTAAATATAAAAAATATCTTTCTATATAAAAAGAATGAAAGATATTTTTGGCCCTTTAGGTAAAGAAAATTGCGATTATTTTTATTTTTTCTCTGTAGCAGGTTTTATCATGATGATCATGTTTATCATTATTACTTTATTATTCATCGTGCGTTATTATAAGAATATTAGTTTTCCATTGCTGATGAATTTTGTTGGGATGATTGTGAATGGTTTTTTATTATACTTTAGCAATCGTTTATTATACACAATGTGTGTGAAAACTTTATAAATTAATCTTAAATTTTTAACTCTCTTACGAAACATTTTCCAAATTGACCATGATATGAAATATGTCTAGAATATCTATTATCATAAGTTAAATCAATACATTCATCTCCTCCATATAAAAAAGCTATTTCTTCTTTTTTGTAATTTTGATAAACGTCTTCCCATAAAGGCAGATTCGGCATACTTCCCTCCCATAACTCATCTGGTCCTATTTTACCATAAATCACTATATCCCAAAAACGTGATTTTATTTTTTCAATAATCTCTTCATTTGTATAATCATAATCATCCTTTAATTTTTTTGCATAATTAAATCCAAATCCATACAAATGTTTATTTGAGCCATTATAAGATTCATATAAAAAATCAATTTTTGGATATTCTACTGCTACACCTTTTTGTGATTGTATATGTCGTTTCATACCAATCCAAAATAATTCACGTGTATAATTTACACCAGAATGACATCGAACTAATAAAACATTTTTTATATTTTTATCGATACCAAGATCCATTTTTTCTAGAAAAAATTTCGTCGCAGCACTAGAAGTACAGTTTTGTTTAACATGATCAAATATTTTATAAGCATATTTATGATATAAATCTTTATATTCTTCTTTATAAGGTAATAATTTATTATTCGATTCTTTAATTAACTCTTTTGGTAATGTATTTAATGTATAAGACGGACATTGATCAATATCTTTAAAAATGGGTATACAACCATTTGCTAAAATTTCATAATGTCGTAAACAATCCCAACCACCTTTTTTTTGTGTATAAGCAAATAATGATTCTTGATAATGTTTATTATATTCCTTTTCATCATCCGCACCAAAACGATAAGTTTCTCTTTTTCCTGGTATTAAATCTGAAATAATAACATGTTTTTCATTTTTAATAGAATCATAATCTACGATACTTTCATCTGGAATACAATAAGGAAAAGGATAAATAATTAAATTATTCATATTTAATTATTTATATTTTAATCTTTATATATTTTTTATATAATTTGTTTTTTACACCTTCATAAAAATCACCTAAGAACAGTAAAAGTTAACAATTATCATAAGATGCAAATATTCCAGTATTATCACTGATACTTGGGCGTTGTCTACCTATTCTTTTTTCAAAACAATACCATTGATCTGTTTTTTGAAATCTTTTCCATATTTGATCATTTGCATAATTCCAATGTTGTTTTGTTTGATTTAGTAAAGGCATGGCCCATTCATATAAATTTATTAGTTTATCATAATAATTCGCATTTACAATATATCCGGATGCTGTTTGTGCTTCCTTTACTTTTAATAAAAAGTCATATTCTGTTTTTTCTGTTTCTATTAATAAATAAGAAATCATACAAACATGATAATCTAAATTTAAATCAAAAAAATCGGTTAACTGTTTTTCAAATTCTTCTTTAGATACTAGAAATGTAAAATCATCTTCCAAAATTAAGATATTCTTATATCCACGATCCCTCGCCATTTTTAATACTTGTAAATGAGACTGACCACAACCATAAATACCAAAACCAGGTGTTTCAATACCTTCAAAACGTTCATTGTTTAACAACCCAAAAGCATTTAATTCATTTTCAATTTCTTCTCTTCGATCTGTTCTTCTATTCAAATTAATATAAATAATTTTATCAATATTTTGTGACATGTATATTTTAATAATATAAATTAATATTTTTATATTATTATTATTATTATTATTTGTTATTTTTAAATTTCATTGTAAACCTTAATTTCATACACAAGTGTTATTTCATATATCCTTTTTTGTCGCAAAAGGTCCACTTAGTAACTCACTTTGACCATAATCGGTTTTACCTACCACAATATTTTCACCTTCGAATAATTCCATACGAATGTCTGCTGCGGTTATATCATCTTGATCCTTAAATTGTTGTTCTTGTGTGTTCACATTATTAATACCAATCAAATTACCTTCATCATCCACCGTCTGTGTTAATGTATTACCTGATTTTTCAGCCTTTTTAATGTTATCTTCAATTGCTTTTTGTTTTGTTTCTTTCAGTCTTTGTTCAAATGCGGTTTTCGCATTACCCTCATTCTTTTTCTTCTCGTGCATCAATTGATTCAATTCCTCTTCCATATATTCAACTCTGCCTGTTTTATAAGCTTCAGGATCCCAAGGCATCCATAAACCGACAGGCCCTACAAAAACATCATGATTCGGATCAATTTCTCTCAACATTTTACAACGTATTTCTGCTTCTTCTATGGTAGGATAAGATCCTCTAATTTTCATTCCTCTTGTACAAGTTTGAAAATTATGCTGTAGTCCAAAATCCTTTTCTAATTCTTCTTCATTATTATCTAAAAAAGTTTTAAATTCATCCTCCATACTGGTTTGAATTAATAATTCTTTTTCTTCTTTTACAAATTCCTTGAAATCAGTTGTAAGATCTTCAAAATTCATGTTGTACTTATAAGAAATGAAATTCAAGAATTGAACATATTTTTCCATGGATTTATTCAATTCCCATTTCTTTAGGAATTGTTCGAAAAAGAAAATCTCTTTCTGCTTTAAAATTTTTTCAGGAGATACAAAAGACACACATACAAATTTCTGTCCCGCAATTGGTTTATCCTCTTCCAATAAATCTACATATTTTGAATTTTGTTTACCTTGTTCTATTTTTCTCTCGAAACTTTTGGACTTTTGGACTTTTTCTTTTGTTTGATTCATTTGTAAATTATTTAGCTAGATTATTTTAAGTTTTTTATCGCAAATATATTTTTTTCTTTTTATTTAATATAATGAACAGTTTAATCAACATCGGTGAACTTGTAAAAAGAATCATTAAGTATCTTGTAGAAGGTTTAATGGTTGCGATCGCAGCTTATGCTATTCCTAAACGTTCCTTAAATATCGAAGAAATTGTATTAATTGCTTTAACTGCCGCTGCTACCTTTAGCATTTTAGATACCTATATTCCTAGTATGGGAGTAAGTGCACGTACAGGAGCAGGAGCTGGTATTGGTCTAAATTTAGTAGGATTTCCAGGGGGACTATAAATTGTGAATGCTAAATGCTCACAAAATATTTTAGATAAATAATATATTTGCTGAATCTTTTGTAATATATTATTATACAATTCAATATTCTAGATAAAATAAATTCTTACGCGTTTGAAATGAGAAAAGGTGTAAAACGCAGGTTATACATTTATTGGTTAGACCGACCAAAAAGAAAAATAAGGCTTCCTATGATAAATATTCGACGTTTGAAATGTTACACCAATGCACATTTAAAACGCCCACTTTTCGCATTTTATACCTTTGAAGAATTAAAGTATCCCCGATTTACGATTTTAATTCGACATTAAAAGGCGAATTAAAATCTTAAACTGTGTAAATGCGCAAAGGTGTAAAATATGTATAAAAATTACAAATTCATTTTATTTTCAAAATGTTTTTTATTTATTAGTAAACGTTCTTTTTGATCTTCAAAATCCTTATCATCGATAATTTCATTTATTAATTGGTATCCTTCCTCTATTTGATTTGTCCAAAAACAAGAAACAGACAATTCATCATTTACATATTTTCCATAATTCTTTTTGTTTACAAACAATATATATTTGGTTAATACTGATGTTAAATCTTTATTATATGCTTCCTTTAAATAATCATAACCTACAATACAATTGCTTTTCTCATTGAAATATTTACCTAGAATGAAATAAGGTTCGGCTCTGTCTGGAAAAATATTCATTGCCTTTTCAAATTGTATTTTAATTTTTGTCTCATCCATTTTCAAATGAATCATACACATACCTATACGTAAAATAGATTCAAAATATTCTTCAGACCATGTATCTTTTAATTTTGTATATAAAGTATACCATTGTATAGCTTCTTTAAAATATCCTGCATCCATGTAACTTTGACCAGTATAAAACACAGAACGATTCATTAAATTGTGCGGGTCATCAAATAAATTATCAAAAAATTGATCCTTTAATTTTAAAGCATCATTAATATATTTATTTGGATCAAATTTGCGAGATCCTCTCTCATTATTATCTACCCATAACTCATTATTTATAAATATATCTGATGTAGTTGTATTTGTTTTATCGATACATTTAATTATATTATGAGCAACACCTAGATAAATCCATTTGATTTGATTATTATATAAACTACTTGTTTTAAATTTACAGGATCCTCTTATGTAATTGAAATGATAAATATCATCATTTGAATCAATTAATAATTCCTTATTAAATTCACCTACTAAAAAATCATCCGCATCCAAGTGTAAAACAAAATCTGTTTTTTTATACGCTCTTTCGAACATTAATGTTTTATTCTTATCAAACCCTTTCCATTCATCTATAAAAAGCTCTCCTGGAATGTTTTTTTCTTTAAAAAATTCGGTTACAATAGTACATGTGTTATCTGAAGACCCCGTATCACAAACAATCCAATAATCAATAAATTTATATACTGATTCTAATGTGTTTCTGATACAATGTTCTTCATTTTTACACATGGTAATAAAACAAATTGTTGGTGTAATATCATTCATTATTGAATATTCTAATTTTAAACCTTTATATTATTTGTATTGTGATGTTATAAAAATATTTTTCTCATTAAATAGTCGGAATAAATTCCCAATCCAATTCTTCACATATCTTCTTCCAAATAATATCTTGTTCCACTCTTTTCTCTCGATCTTTCAACATTGGAAAATCTTCTAAATATTGTGTTTCTCCTAATAATTCACATAATTTGTAAGCGGTATAATAATAATTCAAAAAATTGACTCGATCATCTGGACAAAATTTCGAATATGGCGCCTGTAATTCCACAAATAAATTACACAAAATTTCTTCCAATTCTTGAGTCATTACAGGTGGTTTCATTCCTAATTTATCTTTAATAAACGGAATATGCTCATAATATTTATTATAACCTAATTTTTTCAATATTTCCTTGGTTTTATTATTGGTTAATTGAGACATTTCAATTCTCTCTTTTTTGACTTGCAGTTTAATATTTTCAACCACTTCGATAGGTATTTGAGTCGTTTCCTTTCCTTGAAATTGCGCCAAGATTTCCTTAAAATGATTGATTCTTTTATAAGCATAAAAACAAACTTCTTTAGGAGGTTCTTTATAAGAAGGTTTTTCATTTTCTATCAAGTATTGTGTATTTCTTGAACATTGATTGCATAATAAAACACCTTCATCTTCTAGTGGTATTAATTCACCTTTAAAACAATAATTGCAAATGTCGGTTTGTTGTACGAACAACTGTACATCGATAAAATGTTCATCGATACTGCTCAAATATTTTTGAACAATATTACTGTTGGATTGATTGTCTTTATCTTGAAGATCTTGTTCTTTTTCTTTGATTTTAAAAAAAGAGGCGACCAATTTACTTTTACTACTACTATTTTGATTCGATGTATGATTTCCCATGGAAATATTTTTTTTATTTTCAAAATAATCGAAAATTAATTTAGAATGATCTAAAAAATATTCTTTCTTTTTATTTTTTAACTCTTGTATCGTTTCATTGATTTCTTTGATTCGATCAATAATATCTAATTTTTGTTCAACTGTGAGATTTTCTTCTTTTTCAACCAATTCTTGTTTCAAATTCTTTTTTTCTTCTTTTAGTAAAGGTATCACATCTTTTTCATCTTTTGAAAAATTATTCATAATTTCTTTATGTTTTCCATCTAATGTAGTAATATTTTTTTTACTTACCTTTATTTTTTTCATTGGTTTAGGCTTAAAATTCGGCATTGTGATAATGAAATAAATAAATTTACGATTATTTGTTTAATTGAAAATTTTTTAATTATATATTTATATATTTAGTAACGTTAAAAAATATTTTTCATTTTCTATTTTTATATTATTGTTACTATGGAATTAACCTTGAATCTTGAATCCTTGAAAGATTTGGAAAAAGAAAATTTTAAAATCAATGCTATTCAGTTTCAAAAAATGATATTTTTATATAATGCTTTAGACGATGGTTGGAGCATCAAAAAAAACAATGATTCTTATATTTTTTCTAAAAAACATGAAGGCAAAAAAGAGGTGCTGAGAGAAGATTATTTGCTTCGATTTATGAAGGCAAACATAGATTACAATAAAATCATTTCATAATTGTATCCATATTTTATCGAATTTATAAAATTAATTAATTTAAATTTCATAAATTTTTTTTCTTTAGCAATATTATAAAAAAATGGGAGGTGGATTAATGCAACTCGTCGCTTACGGCGCTTAACCATTACTGGGCGCCAACAGTGAGCTGCTATTATGGGTCGTATATCACCATAATAGGTAAACAGTGTAAATATACGAATTGAATATTTACCATTTTATTCAATTATATAACTCGCTAGTAAAACAATGAAATTTATTGTTTTGCAAGATTGTCAAATTGTCGGGAACTTCCTTAGAGCTTTAGCTACTTCTTATATATTGGTGACATGTATAATACCGCAGGTTAATGGCCGACGGCATAGTAAAAACGCTAAAGATTGGATGATCCGCAGCCAAGTATCTTATATCATTTCCACCTTTAAAAAAGGTGGAGCCAAAATCCTTAAAATAATTATGAGTTTTGTTTTTAAAAGATTTCTAATAGAAATTTATATTATCATTTCTTAAAGACTCTCTAATAGGATTTGGCTCCACCTTTTTCACGAAGTTATGAAAGGTGGAAACGACAGATATAAGATAAAGGTTCAACGAGTAGACGGCAATCGGGAATTAATGATGGTTCTAGTCAAACCTGAAATTTCTTAAGGTGTACTCTGACCCTAATAGAAATATTAGGGATTACATCGCAGGATGTTTACCTTAAAAACCTGTAGGGTAGAAAAACGTCGGGGAATATCAAAAAAATACGATATTCACAAAGCCCTTTGTGGATGCTTTTATATAAAAAAGTACCACTGACGTTAATCAGGGAAATTAGCTTATAGTTAATTTGAAAAACCCTGGTGAGAAAATCAAACTGCTTGAAACCCCTAAAGCTTATTCTACTAAACCATTTTTGTGAGAAAATGGCGGCCAAGACAAAGAACTTGGGTACAGTAAAAATGAATAAGATGAGAATATCATTATTACATAGATAATGGAATCGAAATGGGCAATGAGCATCCAAGCTTCTTTAATTTAATCCATTTTTAACAATATAAATATAAAAAATGCACCTAATAAATATAAAATGATAAGTGAAATAGAACCAAAATTGTGTGATAAATGTTCGCAATCCAAACCAATCGACAAATACAGAAAATACTGTGGAAATTCTTATTCAAAAACATGTAAAAAATGTTTGAATGAAATAGATAAAATAAGAAAGAAAAATCTTAGACAAAAAAAAGCAGAAACTCATTTAGCAAAATGTGAAAAATGTAACGAAGAAAAAACGTTAAAGGATTTTTCAAAGCTTAAAAAGTTTTATAAAAAAAAGATTTGTCTTTCTTGTTATCCAATTTTTTTAAAAGAACAGAAAACAGAATGGTGCCGAAAAGAAAGAATTTCGAATATTAATTATCGATTAAAAAAATCTCTAGCAGCCCGTTTAAGAACCGTTCTTATTAAAAATGATTCCACCATGAATTATATAGGTTGCAACATTCAGTATTTGAGAGAATGGTTTGAATATAATTTTACTTCAGAAATGAATTGGGATAATTATGGTTCCTATTGGTCCATTGATCATATTATACCTGTGTGCAAATTTGATTTAACTGTAGAAGATGAAAAATGTAAATGCTGGAATTGGTCGAATTTAATGCCGGTAACAGTAAATTACAATTCATCTAAAAAAAAAATAGATATGAATCAAATGAATAATATTGTAAAAAAAATAGAAAAATTTAAAGAAGAAGGTTCAACGACTAAATGGTTTTCGAAAGAATTTATATTAAATCTAGAAATGGTTGATAACTTAAAACCAATATGAATTCTTTTTGAGATATAGTCTAATCCTTATTGAAAAATAAGGTAGAGGAAATGTACAGGTAATCCTCAAATTACTTTCTGGAAAGTAACATATCGTAGATATACTAACTTTGCTATTGAATCAATTGAACAAACATTCAATGGTCAAGCAGATTTCGGACGTCGTGTCCAATGTACCATCAGTAGAAACGGTGATCTTGCTTACCGTACCTACTTACAAGTAACAGTTCCAGAAATCAACCAACTTATGGGTATTGGTGCTTTCGCTGCTGGTCAAGGCAGTGGAGTTTATGCTCGTTGGTTAGATTTCCCAGGAGAACAATTAATCGCACAAGTTGAAGTTGAAATCGGAGGTCAACGCATTGATCGTCAATATGGTGATTGGATGCACATCTGGAACCAACTTACCATGAGTGCTGAACAACAACGTGGATATTTCAAGATGATTGGTAACACCACTCAACTTACCTTCATCACTGATCCATCTTTCTCTGATGTTGATGGTCCTTGTGACTCCTTAGCACCACGTCAAGTTTGTGCTCCTCGTAACGCTCTTCCTGAAACAACCCTTTATGTTCCACTTCAATTTTGGTTCTGTACCAATCCTGGTTTAGCATTACCTTTAATCGCCTTAAAAACTGCAGGGCAGAAAAGCATCCAACCTAAAACATATGAGAACTGTTTTAGGGAAAATTTGTTCGGGGCTCATAATGATTCATTGAATCATCACCAGATGCTAGTCTCCTGTTACTAAAGATGTAACAGTGGGCAACAAGACCAAATTGCTGGAAGTTCCTAAAGCTGTAAAAATAAATTGTATATTATTTAAAAATTATAATTTAAAGCAATTAATGGTAGATATTATATTAACATATACTATGACTACTAAAATTTGTGGAAAATGTAAAATAGAACAAAGTATATTAAATTTTGGATTATTAAAAACAACTCAAGATGGTCATAGATATGACTGTAAAAACTGTAGAAAAAAATACCGTGATAAAAATAAAGAATTAATAAAAGAAAAACTTCAAAAATATTATGAAGACAATAAAGAAATTCTTTTAGAAAAAAATAAACAATACAGAGTTGAAAATATTGATAAAATAAATATACAAAGAAAAGAATATCGTAATCGTGAAGATGTTAAAAAGCATATTAAAGAAAAAAATAAAGAATATTTGCCCAAAAAGAAAGACAATATTAAATACAAAAGAAAAACAGATATAAATTTTCAAATTTCTGAAATCTTAAGAAGTAAAATTCACAAAATGATAAAAGGTATTAACACTTCTTATCAAACTATTGTAGGTTGTGATATTGATTTTTTAAAGAAATGGATTGAATATCGTTTTGATGAAAATATGTCTTGGGATAATTTAGGAAAATATTGGGCAATAGATCATATTATTCCTATTAATGCTTTTAATTTCAAAAACGAAACAGATATAAAAATATGTTTTCATTGGACTAATTTACAACCACTTACTTGCTATGAAAATAGATCTAAATCTGATAAATTGTTATTACATTACTATTTCAATAATATTGTATCAATTCACAGATTTCATTTTAAATATAAACAATTTATGGGGTACCAAATGATAAATGAAAGTTTATCATGGCTGAGAAATAATGAACTCAGGTACGGTAAAAATCCCCCAGATATTACAATGGATAATCAGCAGCCAAGACTCTAAGTTCGATATGATAAGAATATGAGAAAGGTTCAACGACTAAACGGTTTTGGGTTTGAGAAGTTTAATCAACTTCGATGATAGCTTAAGATATAGTCTATTCCCTAGAAACAAAAAATACACCGAAAGGTGGGGTAAATCGTGATGTGCAGTATCACGAAGTTAAAATCAACCTTGATATCCGCCCTATTGATGAATGTTTATGGGCAGTCACAACCTTAAACTGCAACACCCAACCATACTCTGGTGCCGCTGGTCAATTCCCAGTTGGTCGTCCAGTCCCAGCCACTATCGCATACAACCAATCTTTAGTCGCTGCATCCCTTTATGTTGACTACGTCTTCTTAGATACTGATGAACGTCGTAGAATGGCCCAAAATCCTCATGAATACTTAATCACACAACTTCAATTCACTGGTGATGAATCTGTTGGTTCATCTTCCAACAAAATCAAGTTGAACTTCAACCACCCTGTAAAAGAACTTATCTGGGTTGTTCAACCTGATCAAAACGTTGATTACTGTTCATCCCTTGTATGTGATGCTCTTTTATTCAAAGTCCTTGGTGCACAACCATTCAACTATACTGATGCTATTGATGCTCTTCCAAACGCTATCCATGCTTTTGGTGGACCTCAAGCTGTTGCTGCTGATAGTCGTGCATTCATTGATGCCCGTGGATTATTCCAAGATGCAGGTGCTATGGATGCCTATATCCCAGAAAACTTCACTGGATACTGGAACGGTCCTAACGATCCTTACAATGAGCCAAACTTCGGAGGTCCTCAAGTTCAATTAAATACTACTGGAGTTTCACCAGCAGATCTTCAATACTTAGAAAACGGAAACACTCCTCACAATGCTGAATCAAGTGTTTCTGATGCTGGTACTTTCGTTCTAAGTGAAACCTCTTTAGACATGCATTGCTGGGGCCAAAATCCAGTCGTCACTGCTAAATTACAACTTAACGGACAAGATCGTTTCTCTGAACGTGAAGGATCCTACTTCTCATGGGTCCAACCATACCAAGCTCACACAAGAAACCCAGATGAGGGTATTAACGTATACTCATTTGCTCTTCGCCCAGAAGAACATCAACCAAGCGGCACGTGCAATTTCTCAAGAATTGATAACGCAACCTTACAGCTTGTGCTCTCAAATGCTACTGTTGAGGGAACAAAAACCGCCAAGGTCCGTGTCTATGCTACCAACTACAATGTGCTAAGAATTATGAGTGGTATGGGAGGGTTAGCATATAGTAATTGAGCGGATTGGGTTATATTATCAAATTTACTTATATATTATTTTATTATAAAACTACTTAAATAAATCTATATTATAAACTATATAATATGGATAATTACGATTTATCTTCATCGATCTGCAAAAATGCAAACAAACCAATTTATTTCACAGATGAAAACTTACTTTGTGGAAAAATTCATTTTAATAATAGAATTTATCTTCTAGATTTAAAAGATAAAGATAAAATCATTAACTTTGATAAAAATTTTATTTTTGCTAGTGAAAAGGATGTATATCCTTCATATTCTTATAATTATAAAAGATTCGATTATTTAGATTTTATATTCAATTACAATCAAGAATCAGTTTATTATACATTTAAAAATGATAATCCTTATGATTTGAGAAGAAATAATGTAGAAATTTATCACCATTATCATAAGAATATTACTGAAAAATATGAAGTGATTGAATATGTAAAAGGTCACTATTTAACTACAGGTCAAGATGCTAATGTGATGAAAAATCCTATTTGGAAAATTCAAGAAAATAAAAAAGAATATTTATTAATGTATTGTGAAAAAAATACTCTTTGTAAATTATGTCCTATTAGTTATCAAAAAATAATGGATTATGAAAAAAAAATTAGTAGAACTCTTACATGGTACAAATGTGGAAACGGGTATATTCAAACTCATACTCACATAGATAACAAATTATATAGCATTCATCAAATCATTACAGGTTGTTATGGTAATGGTAAAGGAACTAAAAATATTAGTGTTGATCATATCGATCAAGATCCTTTAAATAATACCTGGGAAAATTTACGAATTGCTACTAGAGAACAACAAGAACAAAATTCAAAAGGAATTAAATCTGGAACAAAGAGAGAAAGAAAACATAGTGCTAAGGATTTACCAGAAGGAATAAAACAAGAGATGATGAAAAAATATGTTGTTTATTATCACGAATATTTGAATAAAGAAAAAACAAAAGAACGAGAATTTTTCAAAGTAGAAAAACATCCCAAATTAGATAAAATATGGATAGGAACCAAATCAAATAAGGTTTCTATTCAAACAAAATTAGACCAAGCCAATAAAATTGTTGATGACTTGGAAAAAGATATCTATCCAGAAAAAAAAGAAATTATTTTACCAAAATATATATCACTCATCGTTATGCGAAATAAACCACATTTAGTATTTGATAAACGTCTTGATGATAATAGATTAAATCTTAAAATGATTTTACCTGAAGAATATGACTTAGAAGAACAATTAGAAAAATTCAATGAAAAAATAAAAGAAAAATATGAAAAAAATATAACTCAAGAAGCTTTATAAGTAAGAAATACAAAATGCGATCAAACCAATATTTTATTTCTTTCAAAGGTAGTGCATAATATGCACATCCTTGTGTGTATTGTTTTTTGATTATTAAAGCAAAAAACAATATAAAGACATAATATAATAAGTATTATAAATGAGCGTAGATATTGTAAATCTTATTGAAAATAATCCCATTACCAAACTGAATGGTAATTACCAGTCTAAATTGATTGAAAAGGTGAAAAATACATTTAGTAATTATGAACAACAATTATTTGTTTCCAGTTTTTACTGTTTTTTGAATTATAATTATAAGAATGATTTTGTGATTGACTTAGATGATATTTGGAAATGGTTAGGATTTAGTCAAAAAGTAAATGCAAAAATTTTATTAGAAAAACAATTTATAATAGATATTGACTACAAAAAATCGCTTTTGTTACAACAAAAGCAAACAATACATATCAAAGGAGGTCATAATAAAGAAATTATTATGTTAAATATTAATACTTTTAAAAAATTTTGTTTAAAAGCAGGAACCAAAAAAGCGGATGAAATTCATGATTATTTTATAAAATTAGAAGGAATATTACAAGAAGTTTTACTAGAAGAAAGTAATGAATTAAAATTACAATTAGAACAACAAAAAAATGAAATGCAACAATTAGAAGATATAAAAAATAAAGAATATGAAGAAAAATTACTGCAACAAAAAATAATAGAAAGACAGAAAATATTATTGAAAGAATATGCAACCATTGGAGCCATTGTTTATATCATCAAAGTAAAAACCTTTGAAAATGGTCAATACATTATTAAAATAGGAGAGAGCAGAAAAGGAATTCTTAATCGATACAATGAACATAAATCTAAATATGCAGAATGTTTATTATTGGATTGTTTCTCTCTTCAACGAAGTAAAGATTTCGAATCTTTTTTACACAATCACGAACAAATTCGAGGAAACAGGGTTCGCGATTTACCTGGTCACGAAACAGAATTAGAATTATTTTTAATTGGAAAGAATCTCTCTTATCAAACACTATTGAATATCATTCAAAACAATCACAAATATTTCAATCAAGTTGAAACCAATCATTTGGAACTTGAAATTGAACAATTGAAACTCATGATTGAAATGAAACAAACGAATAATGAGAATCCATTGATTCTAGAATTGATTCAATCCGTAAAACAATTGTCTAGTAAAATAGATCATTTAGAAAAAACAAATCAAGAATTCATAAATAAAATCAATACATCGCAAATCAAAACCAATACTGGTTTCCAAGAACCTCTAGTTACTCTTGGTCCTAGACTACAAAAAATACATCCTGAAACTCTTCAACTCATTCAAGTTTATGAAAGCGTATCTGAAGTCATGAAAGAAAATAACGCAATCAAACGACCAACGCTGAATAAAGCCGTCGCGGAAAATACGATTTATCATGGTTTTCGTTGGTTATTGGTAGAACGCGATCTAGATCCCTCGATTCTTCATGGCGATATCTCTCCTACGAAACAAACCAAAGTCCAAAATCTTGGTTATATTGCTAAACTCAATCAAGAGAAAACAGAAATTATCAACGTTTATTTAGACCGTAAGACCGCTGCTTTAAACAATGGATACGAATCTTCTGCTGCCCTTGATAATCCAGTAAAAAATTTCACAATTTCCAAAGGGTTTTATTATCATTTATATCAGGATTGTGGTGAAGATTTATGCAATGATTTTGAAAATAAGTATGGAAAACCTCTATTATATAAAGATGGAGTTGGACAATATAATCTAGAAAATCATCTTGTACGTGAATTTGCATGTAAATATGATTGTATCAAAGGTCTCTCTATCAGCGATAAAACATTAGCAAAAGCCTTGGAAAAAAATATTGCGTACCAAGGCTTTTATTACAAACTTCTGGGAAGCAAATTACAAGTATTATCGGAATAAAATATATTTAATTTTTTTATTTTTATTCGTTATTTATTTATACTTGAACTGAGACGACTTCTTCTTGTTTGCTATTAAATAATCGATTCATATTGATAATTTCAGGTTTCTCTGTATCTGAAGTAAAGATCTTCAAAATCTGTTCATCATCACGGAAACGAATTGTATAATTTTGTTGAATATTATTTCGCCCGATACGTCCCATTGCCTGAACAATTTTTTCCTGGGTTAAATTCAAATCCTTACTTAGATAACTGTGACAAAACTGATAATTGGTTCCATAAATATAATCACTTGACGCGATAATCATATACAACTTCTGTTCATCCGCCAACTTCTTCATGATTTCCGTATAAGTAATATTCTCATGATTTGTAAACACACCGATCCCCATCATTAAAAGTACTTTCCAACTATCCTCTACACCATGCAGCAACATGATTTCATTCACTGTTGTTTCTTCCATATTACTTGTAAATGCACCTTTTGTATCCTGATTTTCTGCCCACTTATTTAAATGTAATGATTTATTTGGAATAAACGCTTCATTTAAACTCGTACTTTTAATCAAGGTTCGCAAATTCTCCATTTCAAACGTCAATTTCTTGGAATCATTCGGTTTTGTATCGTTATTCTCTGTAGTATCACGATTAAATTTTCGAAAATCTTTGGTAGATCCCTTTTTCAAATTACTCGATCCTTCTTTCGATTTCACTAGATTTTTTTCCATTTGTTCATTAATGTATTCTAATTCCTTCTCCAGTTCATTCAGTTTCGTATTTAAAACATTATTATATTGAATTTTCTCCATTAAATCTTCCATCACCTTTACTGGAATATTTGCCTGCTGAATACAAAATTTCGCTATTTTCTCAATCTCATTCGTAATAAAAATCGTCGGGCCATCCGTTAAACTATAAGCATCCTTGGTAGTTACATAAATACAAGAATGCGATGCTTGTTCTACATTCAAATTTGCAGTTGTTGTAGAAGAAACTATTTGCTCACTTCCTAATCTTGAAAGAGGCGCTCCCGAAAGCAAAGGTTTTCCAGAATTCATTTGAACCCCTGGACCAATACTACGTGTTTTCAAGATCTTATTACCTTTACTATCTACGGCATCATTCACAGGCAAACGGGCTTTTCGATGAATTTTAAAATGCATATATATTGCGCCCCAGGATCCACCTATAATATTTTGCAATAACTTTAAATAATATATTTTAATATTCGTCATGGTAAGATCACTGAAAGATTCAAAATATCTTTCCATTTTTGTCTTAATACCACCAAAATTATTTTTATTCACATAACTAATAAAATCAACTACTTCTTTCAAGTCGAAGTATCGTAAAAGCGTCAAATGATTTTCACAATGCACCGCAGTTTTCACAATATCTTCATAGTTTTCATGTAAATAATGAGGTAACACGACATAACCATCTTTATTAATAATCGGAATGGATTTCTTACAATCATGACTTACGATATTTACAATTTCTGCTCTAGGAAATTTTTCCTTAAAGTCCGCAATGGTTTCCGTTAATTCATAAATTTTCGGCAAAGTTGCCGATGAAAGAACCATATTTTCAATCATATTCTTGGACCAGTTTTCTTTAATAATACTATGAAATTCATGATCTGGATAATCTAAGGTAATTGTCGGTTCATCCCAATAAACAATAATTTTTTCTTTTTCATTAAAAGCACACATGTAATACATCGCAGGTAAATAAGATTTAATATCGCAAATCATAATCTCGACATCATCCCCAATACTATTATCTACTTTTCCGATCCCTCCACTTCGTTTATTTTTTGTAAATATTTTCGCAGCGAAATAATGTAAACGAATATCATCTGCACTTGAACAACCAAATGCAAATGCAACTTTTTTATTCACTGAAATCGCTGCACGAGCCAACGCTAGTCCAACATGTCTAGCTGCACAAACAAATAAAATACGATGTTTTTCAGACAAAGCGATCGGAGTAAGTGTCTTTCCTGTTCCTGTAGGAGCAATATATAGTACCAATTTAGGTGTGTCGCTATTTTTAAAAATACTGAATATTTCTTTTTGATGTTCATATAAAATCATATCTCCGTATTTTAACAAATATTCGTTTTTTTCAATTAAAGTGACTGCATTTTCAATCATATATTTCATTTCTATTTTTTCTTTGTATTCTTCTAATAAAGTGGACACTATTTTCATTACATGACGGTTTATTTTTGGTACATTATTTTTAATTAATTGGTAAAGAGTGAAATAATGAATCATACATTGAGTTCTCATTTTTTCTACTTCTTCCCACTTTTTTTTTTCAGTATATTTCATCCATTCATGATGATATTTTAACATTTTTTCAATTTGTTCTAATAAAACATATTCATATAAATCTAGACTTTGCATTTTTTTTTCATCATTTTTTTCTAAGCGAATTTTATCCGCTCCTTTAATTTGTACTTTGGGGTTTACATCTACATTTAACTTTTTACCATTACAATATTTATCCCATGTCTCATTTATTTTTTTATCCATATATTTGAGATATAAATAATCTTCCATATTTATACTATATTCAATTTTCAAATAACTAAAAATCGAATCATGTTGATTCACACGGATATTCGTATCATGATAACCTTTCACAATTAAATCTAATACTTCTTTTTCTGCCGTAGAAACAGGAACTTCAATGGAGTTCCATTCAGATTTATTAAGCTTTCTTTGTTTTAGATCCATATTTAATAATAATTAAGTTTTTCTATTATATCTTTTTTTAAAATCATTTATTTATATTCATTTTTATTTTATATTTGTAAAAAAAAATGAAATTTTAAATCTGTACAAGAAATAATCCATATAAATTAAATGAATTCATTAAATAATCAATCAATAATGCAAACCAAAGTTCAATTATTATCCATTGAAGGAAATATTGGTTCTGGAAAATCTACTTTGTTAGCAAATCTAGAGAGACATTATAAGAATACTGATAATGATTCCATCATCTTTTTAAAGGAACCAGTAGATGAATGGGCGACAATTCGTGATGAAAATGGGATTACCATGTTGGAAAAATTCTATGAAAATCAAAATAAATATTCCTTTGCTTTCCAAATGATGGCTTATATTTCTCGACTTTCCGCGATTAAATCCGCCATTGTTGAAAAGAAAAGGTGTGAAGAAATCGATAGACAACAAATTAATAAAAAAATCATTATCATTACAGAAAGAAGTTTATTTACTGATAAAATGGTATTTGCTCAAATGTTATATGATTCTGGATCCATGGAACATATTCAACATCAAATTTATTTAAAATGGTTTGATTCTTTCGCCGACGAATATCCAGTTTCCAAAGTTGTTTATGTAAAGACATCCCCATCCGTATGTTACGATCGTATATCAAAAAGATCAAGAGCCGGTGAAAATCAAATCCCTCTTGAATATTTAGATCAATGTGATTTATATCATGAAAAAATGTTATCTGATCCATCCTTTACTAAAAATCAATTAATATTAGACGGGAATATTGATATTTATGAAAACAAAATTGAATTAAATGAATGGATTCAAAAAATAGATGAATTTATACATTTGAACATTTAAGTTTCGTACAAAAATATAATAAAATTAAATTTTATATAATGAATAATAATGAAAATACAATCCTTTTTACAATTGGACGCATGAATCCACCTACAAGTGGACATATGCTTTTGATACGTACCATGATTGAAACCGCCTTACAAAAAAATCTCAGTCAAATAAATATTATTCTAAGTTCCACCGTAGATAATAAAAAAAATCCACTATCCTGTGATGAAAAGCGGTTTTTTTTATTGAATTTCATGATTCATCATTTGAAAGAAATTATGAAAATCGAACAACCAATGGCTTCAGCATCCATTGAAAACCTTCAAGTGAATATTATTTGCATGAGTGATGTTGTAAATCCAAATTACGGGAACCATCCGATTCTTAAATCCATTCAATATATTTTGATTGATTTATATGATTATCCGAGAGAAAATCTAGAAATGATTTTATTTATTGGTGAAGATCGTATCAAAGATTACGATTGGATTCAAAAATCTTTGTTGAATAAAAACCCTCGCGTATCAATAAGCATTCATGGAATTGAACGTCCAGAAGGCGCCATGTCCGCTACATATATTCGTCAATTGGCTATTGAAGGTAATTACAAAGCTTTTCGTGTAGAAATGGAAAAAACTGGATTAGATTCAGATGCTATCATGAAAATGTATCATGAAATTCGAGAGAAGATTGTGGTACCTTCTTCTTCTTTGAAAAGAAAAAGAAAAGGAGGCGCTACAAGAAGAAGAAGAACAGGAAGAACAAGACGAATTAGAAAAAAATCTTATAAAAAAAAGGTTTTATAGTATAAAGATAATTTTTGATTTATATAAAATCTAATATGTGTATAAGGAATTTCTCAATGAACTTGAAATTTCTTTCAACTATTTTTTTCACAACTATGATTAGCAAATACTTTGCCTTTGAAACGTCCAAAGTTGTGAATCATGCTTTTCATTATGTAATTCAGACAAGCGAAAAATATAATATCGATGAATCTCATGCATTCAAGCATAGTCTAGATGTTTTACATTATTCAAATCGTATCTATCAAAGTGAAATATCTAAAAAACCATTTTTGAAAGAACAAAAAGATGTTATTTTTACATCTTCGATTATACACGACATGTGTGATAAAAAATATATGAATGAACAAATGGGAGTTCAAGAAATGAGAAATTATATGAAGGATTATTTAGAACCTTCTCATTTAGATGCTGTTTCGGATATTATTTCGACCATGTCTTATTCAAAAGTCATGAAATATGGTTATCCTTTCTTAGGTAAATATCAAGATGCATATCATATTGTGAGAGAAGCCGATCTTCTTGCCGCCTATGATTTAGAAAGATGTATTATTTATCAAATGATGCATGAAAAATATTCTTATAGCGAATCATTACAATCAGCAAATGATTTATTCCATAAACGTATTTTACGATATATTGATGATGATCTTTTTGTTACTGAATATTCTAAAAAAAAAGCAACTGAATTACATATCAAAGCATTAGAGGATATTGAAAATATTAAATTAATTTTATAAAAAATAATATTATAAAAAAATGATTTTGTATTATTACTTTTTATAATTTATATACTAACTAATAATACAAAATGGAAACTGAATATGTTATGCGATTTGATGGTTGTAGTAAAGGAAATCCTGGACCTTCTGGTGCAGGTGCGGTTATTTATAAAAATAATGTTGAAATATGGTCTGCGTACGATTTTGTCGGTACAAGAACAACCAATAATGTAGCTGAATATCATGGTTTGCTTCTCGGATTAAAAAATGCGATTTTGCTAGGTATTACAGACATTAAAGTACAAGGAGATAGTTTATTAGTTATCAAACAAATGAATGGTGAGTATAAAGTAAATATTAGTCACTTGACCAAATTATATGAAGAAGCCAAAAATTACGAAAAACAATTTCAATCTGTTACTTATCATCATATTTATCGCACATTGAACACTCGAGCCGATGAATTATCGAATCAAGCTCTAATAAAAATAAAAACGAATGTTTTTATTGATGATAGTTATGACTTACTTATCGAAAAAGTGAAACAGGATTAGGTTTGTCTCTATAGAGAATTTATAGACTAATATTCCAATAAAGTAACATTCAAGACTTTATTTGGTTTAAATTTCAATAAATCCAATTCTTTTTTTGTTGTCGGGAATTCTTGACTTCCGTAAACATCTTGCAATAAAAGCCATTCAAACATTCCTCCTGTATAAATATATACTTGATAAAATCCGAGACTTTGTAATTGATTATATTTCGTATATATTTTTTCATCATTCGCATTTTTACCATAAATAATAACAATTCTTCTATTTTTTGCGCCATTTTTTATTGTTTCATTCACAATTCTCTCTTCATTTGATGCTGGAATCGTATTTGGTATCAAACAATCTTGTTCGGAATCATTTAACGTATTGATTAATAAATAAGATTCTGGATTTTTCATCGTGTATTGTATATCTTCAAAATTTATTTTTTGAATCGATGAGAGTGAATTTCCCATTATTTGATTATTTTGATAAATATATTTAAATCATAACAAAAGTACTTAAATATATTTATTTAAAAATTATTAACAATTATTATGCAAATGATAACAAATTCTTTTCTATTTATTATTTCAAATCTTTTACTATCGTTAACGAATTCTCAAAAGTCAATGAATACGAAATTTTGTCTGAATTGCAGATATTTTTTAGATAATAGTTATACAGGTATTCAATTCGGGAAATGTGCTCAATTTCCTCATATTATTGAAGACAATTCATATTTGATTACAGGTACAAGTATTTATCAAGAAATTGATTATCATTATTGTTCCACAGCAAGAAGTAGTGAAAAAATGTGTGGAAAAGAAGGTAAGATCTATAAACGAAAATACCAAAAAAATAAATAAAAATACTTTCTTGCTTACACATGTATTACTTCTCAATCACCACTTCTTTGGCGATTTTCTTAATAATTTTGTCTGAATTCACATCATTGTGATCCATGGATTCATACATAATATGATTATACAAATCCGATTTTTTAGACTCGGCATAAATACAATCTGGATACTTTTTTTTCCATTCAGGAATCATACAAATGTTCTTGTGTGCGATTTGTTTAATGGCCTTTTTCAGTTTCTGGTTCTCAGGTAATTCTTTGCTATCATTATGCCACTGATCCTTGTCTTTGATATAAACAGTTTCTCTCTTTTGATCACTGCAATGTACTGGCCTTTGTGTATAATCAAGTGCTTTCAAATTCTTCATAATAATACTTGAAATACCATTTACAAATCCATTCTTTCCTACATTTTCTAAATCTGAAAGCTGAATCTGGAGAGAATCCACAAAATCCGTCAAATTCATCGCATCCTTACACGTTTCGTTTAAAAATACTTGTAAATTGAAGGTCTTGTTATGACTATTGGTGTGATGAATCGAATTATTAGTAATCTGATTATTTTTACAGGATGATATCTCAATAATCGATTTTTGAAGTTCATGGTTTTGTTTTTGAAGTTCACTATTATTTTTTACAACTTCTAATACCAATTGCGTCAAGTTTTGGATATTTCCGTCTGGAAAATAGACGTCGTACGGATCCTCCTGTGGTTGTTCTTTATTGTTACTCATTAATTCATATTCGGCAATACATTTCTTTTTATGTCTCCATAATCCAGAACGATGCGAAAACTTTTTTTCACATAATTCGCAAATATGTGGCGAGCATAATTTGAGCATAATTTCGGTTGCTTCGGTTGCTTTTTGATGTTTCAGTGATAAAACATGATTTGTATAACTACTTTTCTTGCTAGTAGAATAGTCACAAAATTTACATAAAAATATCGAGCATAATTTGGGCATAATTTTTGTTGCGTATGTATCCCTAAATTAGCAACCGAAAATTATGCTTTATCTTTTCCTTATTAAAAATAAAAAAATTATGCTAACAAATAAGAAAAAATATTTTATATGTCCAGACCATAAGATTTTTCTCAGTAACAAATTTCTAAAATTCCGGCATTCTATACGGACTTTCCAAAAATGGACATTTATAAATGTCCAAAAATCGATTCTGGACTTTCAAGTTGGGGTAAAAATACTGTTTTTTTCTTTAAGTAGGATTTAAATATTATATATTTATTTCTCTATGACTACTTCCTTGGCTATTTTCTTGATAATTTTATCAGAATTCACATCATTATGATCCATGGATTCATAAATAATGTGATTATATAAATCGGATTTTGTTGATTCGGCATAAATACAGTCCGGATACTTCTTTTTCCATTCAGGAATCATGCAAATGTTCTTATGAGCAATTTGTTTAATGGCCTTTTTCAGTTTCTGGTTTTCCGGTAATTCTTTGCTATCATTATGCCATTGATCTTTGTCTTTTATATAAATGGTTTCTCTCTTTTGATCACTGCAATGGACTGGTCTCATTGTTACATCCAGGGCTTTCAATTTCTTTACAATAATATTCGAAATACCATTTACAAATCCATCCTTTCCTATTTTTTCCAAGTCTGAAAGTTGAATCTGGAGAGAATCTACAAAATCTGTGAGATTCATCGCATCTTTGCATGTCTCGTTCAAAAAGACCTGCAAATTGAAAGTCTTGTTATGACTATTGGTATGATGTATCGAATTGTTATTGGTAATTTGATTATTTTTAGATATTTCAATAATCGATTTATTCTGATCAATCATCATTTGTTGTAATTCCTTGTTTTGTTGTAAAATACTCAATATCAAATCATTTGTAATAGGTACAAAATTGTCGCTCTCAAAATTACATTTTTGTTTATGTTTCCATAGACCACTATTCGTCTTAAATTTTCTACTGCAAATACAACTAAATCCATAATTTGCGTAATTTGCGATTTCCAATATTTCCATTTCATTTCCATTGTGACTGACCTTGTGTTTAAGGGTTGAGAGGTGTCTGTTAAAATCAAATTTATTATAGCATTTAAAGTCACAAATCTCGCATGAAAAAATGAGGCGTTTTTTTGCGTTTTTTGCGATTTCCTTAATTTCCATATTTTAAGGACAGAAAAAAGTCTAAAATCTTGAACTTTTCAAAAATTTTGAAATTATGCTAACGTTTTTTTAAAGTTTATTTTTGTCGTCTTACCTTAAAAATTTTCTCAGTCACAAATTTTAAAATTCTAGGGATTCTATACGGACTTTCCAAAAATGGACATTTATAAATGTCCAAAAATCAATTCCGAAGTTTCAAATGGGGGTAAAAATATGGTTTTTTTCTTTAAGTAGGTTCTTTATATTATATTATCAGTCTTAAAGAAAAAAGGGGGAAGGCGCCGATATATTCGCATCCTAGGTAGCATCTGCAATTGTTTCAAATTTTTGTTATGTCCACTGCTCTCTTTTTTTTGCTCACTTTTGAAAGAAAGCAAAATATTGCAATCAATATCAATAGTAAATTTTTTTCTAATATTTGTTTAGCTCTCTTTTTGGTTAAAAGATAACCACTTTTATTTATTTTATACAGAATTTACTTTTATTTTTAAAAATAAAAGTAAAACATTCATAATTAATATTGACTGCATAATAGCAAACAAACATGAGATTATTATTCATAGTATATTCACATCATAAATTTATTGTAACCCACACTTAATGAAACTGAACCACGATTTCCACCTTTTCTTTCTTGATGCTTTTTGTAGCGGAGATCGATAATTCTTCACGTTTTTTACGTGTCTTTGAATTCTCATTGACGACTTGATCCTTACGTTTGGAAGTACTGTTACGATTATTCATGTCCTTTTCAATCGTTTCGTAGTTATCTTCTATATATTCAACGACTTTGTTCTCTAGCGCCCATTTAAAAAAGTTCAATTGACCGATCGTCGTTTCAATACATGTTCCATCCTTATATGGTACAGAGATTCGATCCCATCTGCAGAACGGATCGAATCGTCTCTTACTGTAAGCTTTTAATTTTAATTTGTAATCAATGTACACCTTAAATCGTTTGAGATTATTATTTACATCGGTATAATTATAAAGAGTATAATACTTTTTCGCATAATTTGTCGCAAACCAGTCGACGATACGTAATGAAATTTTCGATTCTCCTGTAATGATTTTCAGCATTATTTCTAGATTATTATCATGTCGATAAAATTCAATCAAATTATTTAATAAAAGATCATTTTGTGTTGAATATGTAATTGAAGGAGTAGTCATTATGTAGTTTTTTACACCATTTATTTAAGTTGTTTACGATAGAATATATATTACCTATTATTTGTCTAGTTGAAATATGATGGTATTCAAAATTTGATATAATTCACCAATATTTCGCATTTCTTTTAGATTGATACGATTTTTTTTGGTAATAATTATATTTGGAAAATGAGATATTCTCTCACAATGTGAAATATGATGAGGATCATTTATATTAGAAACAGACAAGTCACCATAAAGATAATATTTTGTTGAATTATTTATATATTTACTTATGTCTCTGTATTTTTCATCTACATTTGACGGATTTCGAAGAATGGTTTGAGGTACGAAAGCTATAACGGATGTAATATTAAGTAAAGATCCAAATAAAATAGCAGCATAACCACCTGCAGAATTTCCTAAAAAAATAACATTTTTATATTTTTCAATTTCATTTTTCAAGTAATAAACAGTTTCATCTATATTATTAGAAATACCTAATATTCCTTTGTGATATACATGCGTTTTTTCATCTATATAAAATTGTCTATTTAATTGTGGAAAATGTTTTTCTAAAAATTGAACAAATTCGAATCGATCTATTCCACCGAATTTTTTTGCATTTCCTGCAAAAGATACAATTAACGTATCTGAATCGAATTCATCCATTTTATAACATGATGTAGACATATTATATAATAGCTGTTTATTATAATATCTATTTATTATATAATGATAATATCGATAAATTCATTCAAAAACTTTTGTATATTAAATTCCTTTTTAACCATTTTGGGATTTTTTCAATATGAGTTTAATTTGTTTTGCTATAAAAGATATAGTAATAATCATTTATATTTTGTTCCAATTTTATTATTTTTTATATTGAGAAACTATTTATTAGTAAATTTTATAGAAAATAGAACAAACAATAAAAATAAAATAAATAATGATATTTCACTTATACCAAGAGAAGATTACAAATATGAATTTCATGTAAATCTTATTACAAGCACGTTAATTGAAACAATAACTCATTTATTTATAAGAGAAAAAATGATGATAAATAATTATGTAATTGTAAATATTTCTCATGAATTATTCTATTTTATTCCTATTTCATTTATTTTCGAAATAATTTTTGATTTTTTTCATTATTTTACACATCGAATATTACATCATAAATATTTTTACCGTTTTTTACATAAAAAACATCATAAATTTAAACATCCTCTCGCAATAATAACCTTTTATCAAGATCCATTTGATTTAATAATAACAAATTCGATACCAACCGTAATAACTTTATTCATTATTCCAAAAATTTCATATTTACAATATAATTTAATTATTATTTATAAATCTTTTATAGAAATTAGTGGTCATTGTGGTAAATTAATATATCCAACAAGTTCATTTGTACAATTTATATGGCTTCCAAAAATGTTGAATATTGAATTGTATGGTGAAGATCATGATCTACATCATTCACTTAACAATTGTAATTATTCGAAAAGATTTTCATTATGGGATAAAGTTTTCAATACGTATCGAAATAATCGTTAAAACAGAATATAGAATAAATATTATATAGATGTATAGTATATAATATATGAAATCATCGAGTTATCGATTCGTTTATTTTTTGTTGGTTGTATTACTTATTCTTGGAATTGTCTATTATATTTATAATTATACATTCAATTCTCCTTGGCTAGTTAGTGGAGAAGTAGCCAAAATGTTGGTTAAAAATAATAAAGTAGATGTTATTTTAGATGTTCGAACAGATCTAGAGAGAAAAACACTTGGCTTTTATCCGTCTTCCGTACATATCCAATCCGGAGATTTAGAAAAACTTATGGTTAAAATGTATCCAAATAAAAACAATTTTATTCTTGTTTACTGCAATTCTGGTCAGCGTGCACGCAATGCTAGTGATAAGTTACATAAAATGGGATATAATAATACTGTCTATATCGCATCGGGGTATAAGAGTTTCACTGATTAAAGAGTCTTACGGACTCGACTAGTTAGATGATTCATTCTCTCTGTGAAGAATTTCTTTACTACTATTTTGTGGTTTTAAGTATTGATCATGAATCGAAACATCTTCTGCATAATTGGTTTGATTTAAAAATGGATTAAAACCAATTTGTTGTACTAATTCACGATTCGCAATTTTATCGTCCAAATCTTCTCTCCGATTACTTTGTCTAAAGTTTTCTTGGTAGATACTTTGATTAAGTATATCCCAAGTATTTTCATCATGAAATAATGAGCTAGAATAAGCAGCCAATTCTTCTTTTTCCTTATTGGTATTATCGCTTATAGTATGATTGAAAAAACGTTCTTCCTCTTCTCTCGCGACATTTTTATTGACTGCTCTTTTTCGCGCCGATCTTTCATAAGGTTCACCAAGAGTCCATTTCCATTCCATGGTTTATTATACACAAGAGGTATTTTATCGCATTTATAAACTTATTTTTCCAACGTGATCATTGTTAGGATCCGTTTTAACAATGGTTAATTGTTTCGTAAAAAGAAATTTATCGGCCGTTCGCCGTCTTCGTTTTAAATTACATTCCAAACAAGCAAGTACAAAATTGTGTTGATTATGACCCTGATCATTATCGAGACGATCTACCGACCATTGTTTCGATTCACGAACTTTTTCATATAATAAAAACATGGGTTCAAAACAATAATAACACTTCATTTCACAAGCAATCATTTTTTCGATTATATCCTTTAAAAAAATAAAATCTTCAACCTGGTAATGATTTTTCTCTAAATCTTGTTGTTTATAACCGTAAATTTTTCTCTCTATTTCTCGAATTAGAATCTTGGTTGGCTCATCAAAAAAATTGAAATTATTATCTTGGATCGCATGAATCATTTCAAGCTGTTTTTCAAAAGTCAAATATTCTTCCGATAAATTCCATCTTTCAGAAACAATTCTTTTTTTATTTTTTTTATTGTTTTTTTTGATCCATCCGACAGGTTTCAAATTAGTGGAAGGTTTTATTTTCATCGTAATTGTTTTTATCATTGGTTCTTCATTCTCCATAATAGTAATGATAATATATAAATAATATACATAACAAATATAAATAGATTCTACTAAATATATATTTTCGAAAAAAGAGTTAAAATCATTTCTTTATATGAATATAAGATGGAAGAACAAAATATAATTATTGATCAACCTATTAAAAAAGATGAATGTATTGAACTAAAAAATATTAAATATAAATCTATGTTGTTAAATGGTAACAACTTCAAAGAAACTAAATTATCCAACAATTTATCTAGTTTGGAAAAATTTTTAGAAGATGAAAAAAACGTTAATAAAAGTGAACCTTGGTGTAAATTGGACAAGACTATAAAAACAATCAAATTATTAGAATATGTAAAAGAATATAAAGAAAAACATGAACTTTCAGAAGAAGAAGAGATTTTACTTGTACAATTTCTAAAAGATTGTTTAAATCGGAAAAAGTTACAACGCGTGAAAGATGTATTGTATGATAAAACGTGCGGTAAAGTAAAAGAAATCCCAGCACTTATCTATACAAAAGCGAATAAACATTTTACACTTAAAAATCTAGATAATCGCGTTTCTACATTAAAATCATTAGCTCCGAAAAAAGTACAAGGAAGCATTCGTAACAAAATAACAGAAAAAAAGGCGGATTCTTCAGATGATGAAGATGAAGAACCGAAAACGACAATCTAATTGTAGAAGAAATAAATTATTCAAAAATAACAAATCTATATATTGAAATAAAATATATAAAACTAAAACAACGTTATTTATATAAAAAACAAAATGTTTTATATAAATGATTTAGAAGAATTAGAAGATATTTTAGATTTATTGATTCCCGAAGAAGAACCAAGTATTTTTGACGAGGGAGATTTCTCTCTACAATTTGTGGAAACGGCATTACAATTAATGAACGAATATATGGATGAAAATCCTGATGCGATTTCCGAACCTGATTTTCTGGAATGTTTCAAAGAAGAAGTCGAGGAATTATTTTTCACACAATTCGAAGATGAGATTTGGAAGAATGAACAAGTAGAGGAAGATTTAAATGAATTACTTGATTTTGCATTTGAAGTTTTTTTTACCATGTTTTATCAAGAGAGAAGTGTAAACGAGAGTGGAAGTGTAAACGAGAGTGGAAGTGTAAACGAGAGTGGAAGTGTTAACTTTAACGATAATTCCGAGATTTTAGACAATAATATAATATCCCCTGAATATTCTTCAATTCCAGTAAATAGCAAAAATATCAACAAATTACAAGAAAAAATAAATGAGTTGAAAGCCAAACCACAGCCTACACAGCGAACAAAAGAATGGTATGAATTTCGTTATAATCTTATTACAGCAAGTAATGCATACAAAGCATTTGAAAGTCAATCAATGATGAATCAATTGATTTATGAAAAATGTTTACCATTGAAAACAAATAGTGATTCAACCACAATGGTGAATGTGAATACAACTTTACATTGGGGACAAAAATATGAACCTCTTTCAGTAATGATTTATGAATCCATGTATAATACAAAAGTAGATGATTTCGGATGTATTCAACATGAAAAACATTTTTTTTTAGGTGCTTCTCCTGATGGAATCAATGTAGATACAAATAATATCGAACGATTTGGAAGAATGTTGGAAATAAAAAATATTGTAAATCGTGAAATAAATGGAATTCCGAAAAAAGAATATTGGATTCAAATGCAACTTCAAATGGAAGTGTGTGATTTAGATGAATGCGATTTCTTAGAGACAAAATTTACAGAATATTATGATTCAACAAGTTTTTATTCCGATGTTGATGATTCGCATAAAGGAATCATTTTATATTTTCATACCAAAGAATTAAGACCTTTTTATCTTTATAAACCATTACATTTGAGAGAAAAAGAAGAAATAGAAATATGGGAAGAAAAAATGGTGGAACAATATGAATCTTCTGAATATAACATGGTTTTCATTAAACATATTTATTGGAAATTAGAAAAACTAAGTTGTGTACTTGTACTTAGAAATCGTAAATGGTTTCAAGATCACATTGAACAATTAGGAAAAATATGGAATATTATAGAGCAAGAGAGAATTTCAGGTTACCAACATCGTGCTCCTAATAAAAGAATAAAACCGATGGTAGAACAATCCTCAAATATGATGAATTATTTCATAAAGAATGGTAGTATAAAAGATTCTGGATCAGGAGGAGGTTGTTTGTTAGACTTGAATAAAATCAAAGTGAATAAATTACCTGGTTCTAATGAAAATGAAACCAGTAGTAATATCAAAAATATAGAAAATCATGAAATAAATAATGAAATAAATAATAGTGAAATAAAAATAATAAAAATCAGAACCGAATCTATGGATGAAACTAAAAATAAATCAAGAAGTTGATAGATAATTTTTATTTTTTTACAGATTTTCTCTTTTTTGAAGAAGATTTTTTTCCATACTTTTTCTTAAATATCCTTCTTTTTCTAGTACCACCCATACCCATTTTTCTTTTTTTCAAAAGTTTAGCATTTTTCTTTGCGATTTCATCATCAATTTCACGTAAAACCTTATCCATATCACGTGTTTTTAACACGATGGTTTCGCCATTTGTATAATACTGTGAAAATAATCTATGAAAATTCAAGCCGTTTGGATTAATATCATAAAAACCGAATCTTGGATAATATTCAGCTCCTGTATCAGCTGAAGCTTCTAATGTAATATTAATATTATTGTGTCTATATAAAACGAATGCGATATGAAAAGGTGCAGAATCATCGATAATATCTTTTCGAACAATTGCATAAGTCTCACCATTTTCAGGAATCGCATTCTCATTTTTTTCTGATTCTGGAATTTCTTTTAAAAATTTTATATTTAATTTATCTGATTGACCGAATTGTTTATTCTCCAAGTTTTTGAATTGTAATACAGATGGTGTACTTTCACTTTGAATAACTGTATTGAAACGATCGATATCTCCTGTTTGATTCGCAATCGTTAAACATTCACCAAATTGTAAACAATCATTTTCATTCATCGATTTATCATTGTAATCTACCTTACCATTTTCATCATATTTCCTTTTATCAGTTAATGGACGATGAAATTTATATTTATTATAGAGATAGGTAAAATCAAGACCTCCTATTTTCATGGTTACACTTTTCGTTGGTTCTAAATCATCAAGAACAATAAAATTATTTTTCATTAAATTCGATAATGCAGAAGAAGATTCAGTAATTTCACTTAGCTTGTCTTTTAGAATGTATAAATAAATAGAATCATTATTTTCGATCGCAAATAATCTATCTGGAGTAAAACGATAATTACCACTTTTTTTAATATCAGATTTGACGGACATTTTATATTATATTATTATATATTTATTGATAATAATATAATATAAAATATTTGATATAATTTTCAATTTATTTTTTATCCAGAAATTAAAGATAAAATTAGTACAAAATATTCGAAGTATCTGCTCGATATGGTAAGAAACTACTAGGAGTATGATAATAATTTATACGTGAACCACATTCTGGTTTTACAGGAGGTAGTGGGAATACATAATTGTTTTGGGTCTGATATTCTTTATATAAAGTACCACAAACGTCCGCGGGCATACATCGTCCAGTATCTGGATTATTGGAAAATTTCAGATTATTGGTAATTTGATCATAAGAACCTACTTCAAAAATAGGATAATGCCACCAAATTTTACTTCCTTGATCAATGGAAACACCATTTTCTCCAGTAAGAGGATAACTATCTTGTAACAAAACATCTGTTTTTGAGAAGGGATAGGATTCTTTCTGTAGATAGTTATTGGTTGGAACTGGACTTGTTCCTAAATTGGTATAACCTTCAAATGATGATAGATTCATCTTATAAATTAAAGGAAGACCAACTGATAATATTAAAATAAGTACTAATAATAAATTTTGATTCATATATATTTATTATTTATTATATATATTTTATACGATAAAAAATAAAAATTCTATAATAAAATTTAAATATAAAAAAATAAATCATTACATATTATAAAAATGTCTTCCTCATCCTACATTAAAGCATACGAATATGAATCCTCTGTAAATCCAAATTTACCAGAAGTACCTATTATGACTAAAAATAGTGAAGAAGTAGATTACGGTTTTCAACCCATTGATATTTCGCATATTTACAACATGAATTTTCCATGTACTTCTCCCAATTTATTAGCCTCTTTTATAAAAATCAAAAAATTTAGCACTTTATATTTAGATCAAGATGATTTCGAAAAAAAATCATTGAATGCTTCTTCGCATTTATTTTTCATTATTCAAGGTTCATGTATTTTAGATATTGATCTAAAAAAAAGTTTTCAAATCGAAAGTGGTGAAATACTAACCACACCATGTTTCAGTAATCTGTTTTTCAAAAATAAATCAGATATAGATTTGATTATTTATTATATCAATGATAGTCCTTTGATAAATTATTTAGGATGTGAACCGATAACTCAGATTTTTCAAACTTCACTCTATTCACGAGAATTCATTCAAGAAAATCTAAAAACTCTTTCGAATCCGAATAATAATCGAAAAGGGATATTACTTGGAAATGAAGATACAGAAAGAATTGGTATAAAAACGATTACTCCGATTCTCTGGAGTTTGTACAATGAACTACCTCCTTATACAAATCAGCGCGTTCATAAACATAATTCAGTAGCTTTAGATTTATGTGTTACTTGCACCGATTCTGAAAATGTATATACGATATTGGGATCAGAATTAGATGAGGATGGAAATATTATTAATCCTACAAAGGTTTATTGGAAACAAGGTGAAATGTTTATTACACCTCCTGGTTTATGGCATTCTCACCATAATTTAGGAAATACCTATGCTTATATTTTACCGATTCAAGATGCAGGACTTTTATTATATCAGCGAATCTTGGGAATCGAATTGAAATAGTAACATTGGATTGAATAAAAATAAGTCTATAAAAAATGTATAAAAAAGATATAAAGTCAAATATTGATATTATTATATTATTAGATGAATAATATGAATGTTTCAGAAATGAGAGTTACAAAGCGAAATGGAGAATTAGAAAATATTTCTTTTGATAAAATCTTGAATCGTATCAAGATTTTGGGTCAAGAAGTAGGAATTCAAATCAATTATTCTCTACTAGTCATGAAAGTGATTGATCAATTATATGATACGATGGAAACCAGTAAAATTGATGAATTAGCCGCGGAACAGTGTGCGTCTTTATCTACCCAACATCCGGATTATGGTGTTTTATCTTCCCGAATCATTATTTCAAATCATCAAAAAAATACAGATCCATCTTTTTATTTTGTAATGAGTAAATTATATCATTTCAAAGATGTTCATGAAAAGCAAGTGCCTCTTATTTCCGAGCAATTATGGGAATTTACGAAAATTCATATCAGTGAATTGAATAATATGATTGATCATAGTCGTGATTATCTAATGGATTTTTTTGGTTTTAAGACACTTGAACGAGCCTATCTTTTCAAAATAGGTCCATGCGTTGTAGAAAGAATTCAACATATGTGGCTACGTGTAGCCCTTGGTATTCACTTGGAACCACAAACAACTACAACAACAAATGCAAATACTGATTCTACGACAATCCTACATTTAGTCAAAGAATCGTATGATTTATTATCTCAAAAATATTTCACTCATGCTACACCAACCTTATTTAATGCAGGTACTCCAAGACCTCAATTAAGTTCCTGTTTTTTAATAGGAATGGAAGAAGATAGTATTGACGGTATTTATAATACATTAAAGGATTGTGCATTGATTTCAAAATACTCTGGTGGAATTGGTCTACATATTCACAATATTCGAGCAAAAGGATCACATATTCAAGGAACCAATGGAAAAACGGATGGTATTGTTCCAATGTTACGTGTGTTTAATAGTACGGCTCGATATGTGAATCAATGTTTTACACCAGATTCATGGGTTTATTCTAAAGAGGGTCCAATACAAATGGAAAAGATACAAACTGGGGATGAATTAATTACCATCGACGGCAGTTTCAAAAAAGTAAATGAAGTAATAAAAAATACGGTCGATAAAGAAATACTAGAAATTAGAGCAACCAATACATTATTTCCAATAAAAGTAACGAAAGAACATGAAATTTATCTTATCAAAGAACAAAATAAAACATTAAATTTTAGTCTTATTAAGAATCGTTTAAATGAAGGAATAATCCGTCCAGAATTTTATTCAGCTTCTGAAATGGATGAAAATGATTTGTTAGGAATTCCAATACCAACTTATGAAAAAGACAATGATATTGAAGATCTTGATTACTATAAATTTTATGGTATGATGTTAAGGGATGGACATATATGTTCAAATAATCTGGAATCTGGAATTACATTGGTGGGAATTGAGAAAAAACAAGAATTAATCGATTTTACAAAGACTTATTTAAAGAGCAAAGATATTCATTACTGGGAAAATAATAATAATAATAATGGCTCTCTTTCGATTATGTGGACAAGTAACAATAACATTCATAATAAAGTAAAAATATCACGTAAAAATATTTACAATGAAAATAATGAAAAACAAATAGATCCAGAGTATTTACATTTACCGAAAAATAAAATTTTAAAAATATTAGAGGGTCTATTGAAAACATACGATTCCAATTTGAAAGAATTCTATTATTACAGTACTTCTTTAACACTCATTATGCAAATGAGATATATGTTATTTCGATTGGGTATTTTAACATCAGGTAATGTGAATGATCATATTGAAGAATCTCATACATTAAGAATTCCTAAACACGAGATTTTATCCAAGATTTTAGATTTTCAAGTGAAAGATAACAGTTATCACGCACTTGAAATGTGCGAAGATGTACAATATTTTGAATGGAATAATATATTATGGGGAAGAATTGAAAACATAAATAAGATACATTATCAGGGTGATGTATATGATTTTAATATGATGGATAATCACAATTATCTTACAGATATTGGGCTTGTACATAATTCAGGGAAAAGAAATGGATCCTTTGCGATCTATTTAGAACCATGGCACCCAGACATTGAAGATTTCCTGGAATTGCGTAAAAATCACGGCGATGAAGAATTAAAAGCCCGTGATTTATTTTATGCGCTTTGGACACCCGATTTATTCATGAAACGAATCAAAGAAAACGGTAAATGGTCTTTATTCTGTCCACACGAGTGCCCAGGATTAGAAAAGGTATATGGTGAAGAATTTGATCATTTATACGAATCCTACGAATCTCAAGGTAAAGCCAGGAAAATCGTGAATGCTCGTGATTTATGGTTTAAGATTTTAGATGCACAAATGGAAACAGGAACACCTTATTTATTATTTAAAGATGCTGCGAATAAAAAAACAAATCAACAAAATCTCGGCACCATTATGTCGTCAAATTTATGCTCTGAAATTATTCAGTACTCAGACGATAAAGAAACAGCGGTTTGTAACTTGGCGAGTATCGGGCTTCCAACCTTTGTGAATGTAGAAACCAAACAATTTGATTATGAAAAACTACATGAAGTAACCAAAGTAGTAACCAATAATTTGAATAAAGTCATTGATGTGAATTTTTATCCGACTGAAAAAACGAGACGTAGTAATTTATTACACCGTCCGATTGGTGTTGGGGTTCAAGGATTAGCCGATACTTTTATTCTCATGGATCTACCATTTCATAGTGAAGAAGCAAAACAAATCAACAAATACATTTTCGAAACGATTTATCATGCTGCACTTGAAAAAAGTAATGAAATCGCCATGGAACGAAAAAAGAAATTAAGTGAAAAAGTGATTCGTATCAGAGCCATTTTAGAATATCAGAATTCTAAGAATTTAATAGATGATATCCAAGATTTGAGTGTCTATGGATTAAAAGAAATGACGTATTCAGAAATGATGAAATTATCAGATTCATTATGCGGATCTTATAGTTCTTTTATAGGTTCACCTGCATCGAAAGGAAAATTACAATTTGATTTATGGTCAACAACTCCTACGGAAGGAAGATATGATTGGGAGAAATTGAAAAAATCCATTCAAAATCATGGCTTGCGAAATTCATTATTAGTAGCTCCTATGCCTACAGCGAGTACTTCACAGATACTTGGATTCAATGAATGTTTTGAACCTTTTACAAGTAATCTATATAGTCGCCGTACACTCGCAGGAGAATTTGTAGTAGTCAATAAATACTTGATGAAAGAATTGATTGAATTAGGACAGTGGGATGAAAAAATTAAAAATAATATCATTGCGAATAAAGGAAGTATTCAACAATTAACATTATTACCTGAACATATAAGAAATAAATATAAGATTGTTTGGGAAATGCCGATGAAACATTTAATTGATATGGCGGCAGATCGTGGAGCTTTTATATGTCAAAGTCAAAGTATGAATCTATGGATTGAAGATCCGACTTATAGTACGTTGACTTCCATGCATTTTTATTCTTGGAATAAAGGGCTGAAAACAGGTATTTATTATTTACGAAGAAAGGCGAAACACCAGGCTCAGCAATTCACGATTGAACCAGAAAAAAATACATCTTCTAGTGGACCCTCTTCTTCAGAAGAAATTTGTGAAATGTGTTCTGCTTAGATCATTTGAACATGTAAAATTTATTCAAATTTGTAAAATAATTACTTGTTAATGGAATGATAATATGATTCCGAATTTTGTCGGTATAAAAATTAACATAATCGATAAAGGATATCATGAGAATATAAATTCCTGTGGAATATCCAACTTTCCGATCTAATTCTGTAAATTTAATTTTATGTTTTCGGTAAGAATTAAATCGGTAGATTAAAAATAATGCTAAAATGATCTTAACGCAAAAGTTGAACTCAAGAAATAGTTCTGGTTTTTCTTGAAAGAATCCGACTAAAAATAGAATCAATATGATTTTAGTTAACCATCCAAATACATGTAAAAAAAGAATTGATGAATTAAAAACTTTTTTGTTATCAATTAAAATATCACTCATTGTATAATAATATATATTATATAATATCATACTAAATTTTTTTATCTTATTTATTACTACAGTTGTAATTCACGGAATAAATATCTTAATTCTCTATTTGTTCGTAATAAATCTTTTTTATGTTCCAACATATAATAACATCGTAAGCAAATAAGAACATCATTTAATGAATTATGTAAATTTTTGGGTTTTCTTTGAAATAATTTTTCATATAATTCCGATAATTTCGGAAATTTTGTGTATTCTTTTCCACTTCTATCAACTGCTTTAATATCGCAAATAACAATAGATTTTTGCATGGTACAATAATTTTTATTTGTTTTTTTAAGATCTTCTAGAAATCGCAGATATTTTTCTCTCTCTTTTAGACCAGCTTTGAGTAATTGACGCATGATTTCGATTTTTAACATATTTAAATCAAAACTTAAATTATGTCCTACGATCAAATCGGAGTTATCAAAATCTTCGATAAATACATCCAAAACATCTTGCATGGTTTTATCACTTTGCGAAGACATTTCTCTTGTAATTCCATGAATATTGGTACATTCTTGACTAATGTCTATATTCTCGGGAATGTTTATAATTGAATCATGAATATTTATGATAGTATTCGTAGAATCATCGTAAATCACATAACTTAATTGAAGTACATGCGGCCATAAATCGACGGCTTCGGGAGTTAATAATTTTGTCCGTGGTAATCCAGTTGTTTCGGTATCAAAAGTAAGTGTCCGCATTTTCTTTGTAAAAGTTTAATAATTATTTATATGTGATAAGTTTAAATGATAATTAAGTAAATCAATTTTTTTTTCCACCTTTGAGAAAGGTGGAGCCAAATTTTATGAAAACCGGAGCCAAATTTTCAAACCATTTAAAGTATTTTTTACTATTACATAAATAACAAATAAAATAAAAAAAAATAGTAAAAAAAATGTTATAGCATAAAAATGTCCGACAATAAAAAAAATTGAAATGCTTTTCCAGAAATAAAGTATTTACATAATAACTTAATTAAGATTCAAACTATGTCCAATACAAATAACTGTGTCATCTGCGAAGAAAAGTCTAACAAGACTACCCACACACCAATCACTTGCAACTTCTGCAATTTTGAAGCGTGTCGTAGTTGCTGTGAAACCTATCTGCTAAGTCAAACTGACGCAAAGTGTATGAACACCGCGTGTTCTAAACCATGGGATCGGAAATTTATGGTTTCCGCTTTCCCCAAGTCATTTATGAGTAATCAATGGAAAAAACATCGTGAACAAGTCTTCTTGGATAAAGAACTTGCGCTTCTACCAGTCACTCAACCGATCGTAGAAAATCTTATCCGTAAAGAAAAAATAAAAAAAGAAATCGAAGAAATCGAAAAACTGATCGGTGAATTACGTGTAAAACAACGGGAACTCAACTATGAAATGATAAATCCATCGAAAGATCAGACAAGGAAATCTCATTTTGTAAGAGCATGTGTAGATCCCGATTGCCGTGGCTACCTATCAAGTCAATGGAAATGTGGTCTCTGTGAGAAACGCGCGTGTAAAGAATGTCATGTATTACTTGATACAAATGAACAGCATGTGTGTAACCCAGATGAACTCGCCACCGCAAAACTCCTAGACAAAGATACTAAACCTTGTCCATCATGTCAAACAGGTATTTTTAAAATCGAAGGTTGCGATCAAATGTGGTGTACTCAATGCAAGACTGCATTTTCATGGCGTACAGGTGCAATTGAATCAGTGATTCATAACCCTCACTTTTATGAATGGCAGCGTCGTACCGGAGGCGAAGCACGACGTAATCCAGGAGACGTAGTTTGTGGTCGAGAAATTACTCATGAAATAATAGAGAATCTATCAAGACGTCTAAGAATAAGTGCAACCGCAAATAGAAGAACAGGAGGAGCCCCTGATTTTATAACACCCTTATCAAAAACACTCTATGATCGTGCGTGTGTCATTGTTAGCAGTATGGTTCATTTACGTATAGTTCAATTCCCAGAACACCGAGTAGGTGATAATGAGAATAATCTTGATCTACGTATCTCATACATGCGTCAAGAAATAGACAAGGATACATTTATGCAACGCATTCAACGAAACAATAAGAAATTTGAAAAAAAGAGAGAAATATATAATATTCTTTCACTCTTTATCCAATCAGTTACAGATATTTTGTTCCGATTCCAAGACGAAGTCAATAAATCTCATCTAAATGCAGCAGAAAAAATCCTAGACGAGATTCAAGTGATCCAAGACTACGCAAATGAATGTCTCGGAGACATTGCAGAAACCTATGGAAATAAATCCAAGAAAATAGAATTTTATCCTTTACATAGTGAAAGATTTCATCATGCCAATGTTTTAGTATATAAATAATTTTATAATTTGTAACTGTGTAACTTTTTATATATGTAACTTTTTATATATGTAACTTTTAATATATGTAACTTTTTTATATGTGTAATTTTTTTTATGTGTAACTTTTAATAACTTCGTAAAAAAGGTGGAAAAAGGTTTCTTCAAAGAATTTTGCTCCACCTTTTTATAACTTCGTGAAAAGGTGGAAGTGGAAAAAATTGAAATCTTTTTGATAAGTTTTTAAATATGATAAATAAATAAATAAAATATTTGAAACAATGATTTACAAATTAAGAAAAGAGATTGATCTTTGCAAATTAGATATAAGATGGATGGTATATTATAATCATCATCCTGGAACAAGTAAAATTGTTGAAGAAAATCTAGATGAATTAGACATGGATGATTATTCAATGATTTTATGCTATCCACACTTTATGAATATTATTGTTACAAGATTAAGTATATTAAATTCACCTTATTTATCAAAAAATCCAGATGCGATGCATATCTTAATGAAAAATCCAGATTTGATTGATTGGTCGATGTTATCAACTAACCCAAGTCCAAAAGCATTAGAAATCATTGAAGAAAATATCATGTATGAACAAATGATAAAAAAAAATATGAACCATATTCATCGTATCAAAAAAATAAAAGAAGTATCGATCAAATGTCCTCAATCTTATTTAGATTATCCCGCTTTTTGGAGATTGTTGGCTACCAATACAAATCCAAAAGCAATGGAATTGATTGAAGATTATTATCCTAAGTTACATCATAATCCGTTAGTATTTGATGAAGAAGTTGACGAGTTTTGGAGTGATTTATCGAAGAACCCAAACGCAGTTCATTTGTTAGAAAAATTCCCTTATTTTATTAATTGGAAAACTATTTTAGAAAATCCAAATCCAAAGGCGATAAATATGATTGAAAAAAATTTGGATAAAATTTATGAAGATGATTGGCCGATTTTATCAGGAAATCCAGCGGCGGTTCATATCTTTGAAAAACCTGAATATTTAAATAAAGTATATGATTGGGGTTATCTATGCAAAAATCCAAATGCGATGCATATTATTCTAAATAATTGGGATAAAGTAGAATGGATAACCTTTTCAAGAAATCCAAGCGCCATCCATATTATAGTACAATTACTACAAGAACAAAAAGATTATAATATCAGAAAAATAAAAAATATGGAAATAAAAGAAAAATTTGGTGATGATACTTATTATTTATATGAAAAGGATCATAATATTTATCGTTCTATTTATAAATATTATGATGAATTTTATAAAATCAATTGTCGTGGTTTATCGATGAATCCTGCTATTTTTGAAGAAGATTACAATGGTTTAAAAAAAAGATGTGATATTTATCGAAAAGAATTGATTGAAAAAGCGATTCATCCTTCAAGAATCCTCGCACTATTAGATCAGGGAATTGATTTGGAAGATTTGGAAGATTATTTTTGAAAAGATGGTATAAAAAAGTAAAGTAAATGGAATAAAAAAGGATTTTTGGACCCTCAATTCTTTTGCTCCTTCTTTTCTTTTTTCCCTGTTATTTGGCTCTTTCCCTGTTATTTGGCTCCACCTTTCTCAAAGGTGGAACAAGGCCGAAATGTTTTACGGTGCCACTCGGTGATCCCATGAGTCTTGATTCCGTCAATATGTTTTTTAGCACCATATCCTTTATTACTATCGATCCCATATTTTTCGCTCAGTTCCGGGTATTTTTCACATAGATCATAAATATAATTGTCCCTTTCCACTTTCGCCAAGATGGAAGCCGCTGCGATACATGTATATTTATTATCTCCACCTTCAACCATCGTATAAGGAATCATTTCTATTTTTTTTGATCCAGCATCAAAATAAGTAACTGGATTAAAATAATTACCATCAATGAGTAAATGGATTTTCGAATTTTTTATTTGTTTTCTTATTTCTTGAATACAGTTGTGCATACATTTTTGAGTAGCTTGTAAAATATTGATTTCATCAATCGTTTTTTCATCTTCAAAACTAACATTCCAAGCAATCGCATGTTCTTTAATATATTCAGCAATTTCTTCAATCTTTTTTTTAGAATGAAATTTTTTACTGTCTTTCATTTTGGAATGATCAAATGAATCATCTTTAGGTAAAATCACTGCGGCAGCATAGACTCTACCAAATAAAGGTCCACGTCCTGCTTCATCTACACCTATTTCATAAATTCCCCCATCTTCCTGATAATATTTTTGTAAAGGCTCTTGTATTTTTCGGATTCTTTTTTTCTTTTGTTCTTCTAAATCTAGAGATTTTTCTTGTTGTATCATTGTATTATTATTATTATATGATATTGAATTAAAATCCATTTTATTTCAATTATAATTTTAAATTTTATTTTTTATTTTTTAAATTTTTTCACTATATAAAATATAGTAAATGAATACGGAAGCTTTATTTCTTTTTCTTATTTTATTATTAGGCCTCGTTTTATGTTCTTTTTTAGGAGGCCAATACAAAGAAGGATATCATAATCAAAGTGATGATAAAAATAATCAACAATCATCTCAAAATAATAGAAATCAATCATCATCTCAAAATAATAGTAACCAATCATCATCTAATTCCAAACCTTCTAGTCAGTATGATAATTATAATCATTATTCTGGTACATCTACACCATTAACTGCTGGACAAGTATTTAATGGACCAAATGGTGGTACAATTACCGTAATTACAAATAGTGATGGTTCACAAAGTTTACAAATTACTACTGCGAGTGGTCAAACACCTGTAGTTTATACGAGTGAACAACCATCTTCTACCAAAACAGAAGGATATACAAATTATAATGGTGTAAATGCTTCTGCAACTACTTTTTATGGCCCTGACGGTGGAACTGCTACCGTAGTTACAGGTGATAATGGTCAACAAGCCATTCGTCTAGACTCAAATAATGGTACAGTTACTTATACTCTATCAACCGCAAATCCAAATGGTTATTATAATCCTCCTGGATACAATCCACCAGGCACTTCGAATAACCCTCCAGGATATAATCCGCCAGGAACTTCTTATAATCCACCTGGATATAACCCTCCAGGCACAGTTGGTGCTTATAACCCACCAGGATACAATCCACCAGGAAATAGTGCAACTAATCCCTGGATGGGAGCTCTGCCTCCTGGTATTCCTTTTAGTCAAATCCCACCGGGAGACGAAAATTTATATATTCTAAAAACAGAAATTGTACCACCAGTTTGTCCAGCCTGTAACGTAAATGCATCACAAAATATTTCACAATGTCCGCCCTGCAAACCTTGTGGTCGCTGTAAGCTTCCACCGTTTGAATGTAAAAAAGTTCCTAATTATTCTGCTCTGGACGATGAATATCAACCCGTTCCGGTTTTAAATGACTTTTCAACTTTTGGAATGTAATTATATAATAAAAATACATAAATATTTTACTATGTAATATAATAATAAATGAGAATTAAATTAAGTGAAAAATATCAAGAAGAACGAGAGAAAATATGTACAACTCTTATTTCAATAATAGAATTAGATAATAATAAATGAGTTTAATCCCTCGTCTTAATACATTTTTTATCCATTTGGAAAGTATCTTCCTTTGCATCTTGAGGTACGATTTTAATAATACATTTCGATTTTTTACCGTAAAGAGGCTCAGTACATCCTTTTTCCTTTTTATGCTTTAATGAGTGATCCAATTTTTTATAAGTAAACAATTTTGGTTTTTCTTCTGTACAACGTGAACGAAAATGTTCATAACGTTCTCTCACATCACAATAAGATAAATTAGATTTTTTATGCAACATTTTATTAATTAATTCATGTAAATCATAGATATATCGAGAGAAAGATTCACGATCTTTCATTTTTCCCATTGTTAAAGGCAATTGCTTAAAATTTGTTTTCAAATTCATACGACAATATTTGCAAGGTAACACATGTTGTAAACTCAGAATAAAATCGCGATAATGTTTTTTCTCTTCCAGGGTTGGTTTTATAGGATAATTAAAACTCATGGTATGAAGTGAATGCCATACACTCGGCCCCCAAACGGATACCAACATACCATCACCTGATTCATAATCTGTTTTTTTAAACACACGCATTTTCCTAGTTTTCTTAGGAACTTGATATGTATGTTTTTTATTTTTATATGTTTTCGTCATATATTAAACATATAAAAAAGTAAAATCGAAATAAATCATCAGATTGATCAATCTAAATATAAAACTTTATAAAATTCTTATCCATCGAATAAATTCTTATAAAATGTATAATGATATAATATATATAATAATATATATTCATAAATGAAACATTCACTGGATTTAACGAAAAAAGTATGCATGTGTACTTTTGTATCAATTATTCTTATCATTCTCTTTGTTTTATCCCCATTAAGTAATTTATTCAAAACATCTCTCTTTATGAAACTGATTGCTTTAATCATAGTGGGTTATAGTATTTATTTAAGTATTCAACAAACCAATCTTTTAAAATTTGTTGATCAAAGTAATAATCAAAATCCACAATTAAATTCTCAAGTGAATATGAATATTATTTGTAGTTATGTATTTACCACCTTTTTAGTTATCTTTTTTATTTTTATCCTAAAAAACCTATTTTTCCTGTAATTTAGTAAAAGCCGTATACAGTTCCATAATTTTCATATAATACAATTGATCATTCTTAAAATCATATTTATTTAAAATCACAATTTCACCTTTTACATTTCGAAATACCATTTTCTAATAATAATAATAACAATAATAAAAGATAGAAAAAACCTTTATATTTTATTCGTTAAAACATTATCATTATTTCTTTTCCTTTATATATAAATGACTAAATTCGTTAATTTCAATAATCCTCATGGAAAAGATTCGTCCGATTTTTTATCTAAAATGAATTTTTTAGGTGGTTCCGCTAGTTATTTGAATAATACTACTTTATATGTAATCATTGCTATTTTATTTATCGCATTATCCGTTTATTTATATTATTATTTAGTGAAACCTTCCACCAATACTAATTTCGTCCCGAACAATGAATTAAGCGGTAAAAAAACTAATGAAGCTGAATTATTATTATTTTATGTGGACTGGTGCCCACACTGCAAAACTGCAAAGCCTGTATGGGAAGAATTACAAGCCGAATATGAAAATAAACAAATCAATGGTTACAATGTGTTATTTACAGAAATCAATTGCACAAATGAAACACCAGAAGTTGAAAGTTTAATGAATAAATACAAAATCGAAGGTTTCCCTACCATCAAATTATTAAAGGATGGTCAGATTATTGAATATGATGCAAAACCTACGAAAGAAACACTTGTTCAATTTTTAAATACTGTTTTATAAGATTTATCGACTGTATAAGATTTATCGACTGTATAAGATTTATCGACTGTATAAGATTTATCGACTGTATAAGATTTATCGAGTTTCAAAAATTTCATTATCATCATGATCATCATCATCATCCAAATTTACTTCTTCTTCTAAAGAAGATTTCATCGATGATGAACGAGCACCAATAAATAATTCAGCGGCTTCAATCCCTTGTTGAAATAATTCCCTTCTCGAACCTTCTTCCACAAACGTTTTCTTAAAATATTCAATACTTAAAAATTTCGTATTGCATATTATTTCCGATGAAATAGTCGGTTGTAAATGATCTCTACTAATACTAAAAATTAATTTAAATAAAAAATTCATAATAAAATCTAATAAGGTAGATTCGCCCGTGATCGCTGTATTTCTCTCGGAAGATTCATATTGATTTCGAAATCCCAAAATCTCTTCTTGTTCTGAATGTGCTTCTAAACAATATTTTAAAGGATAATTGCATTGAACACCACCATCAATAAAACATTTATCATCAATACATACAGGACTCACTAAGACAGGAAGTGCGCACGTCATTTGGATGGCTGTTAATAGAGACAATTGGGGATGAGATTTATATGAAATATCGACTAAATGAAACTGATTAATTTCAAAAGCAAAAAAATGCAGTTCGATTTTCGAATATTCATAAAAATCTTTCAAATCAATCGTGAGATCCAAGTCTTTAGCATTCAATAGAGGTTTAAAGCACTTCTCGATCGTTTCATGATTAAAAATTCCTTTTTTGGTATAAGCATCAAAAATATTCTGTATTTTTACAGAAAATACTTCTTTCCAAGGTCGTTTAATAATATAGTCATTGATCGTATCCCAATCAAAATTCATCGCATAAAGAACACCCACCATTGCTCCAGCGGATGTTCCGTAAATTGTTTCAATGTTTTCTCTCAGAATCACATGGTTTTTTTCTAAATGCTCCAGGGAGCCTAAGGTTTGAATCATCGAAGGACCACCTCCAGATAAAACCAAATGTTTAATCGTCATATTTTAAGCCTGTTATTATTATGAAAAAAGAGAGAAATACATTCTATTAAACTAATTATTTTCTAAACAATTAAAAATGGCGAATATTTTCACACTTGAAAACGTGGAAGATTTTTCAGAAAAAATAAATATGGATGATCTTTATGAAAAAAAACGACAATATGATTTGAATAAATTAGCACTTTTTAATAAAATCTTGAACCGTGTTCATGTTCGTATCAAGACCACATCAAGACAAAAAATCGATGAACAATTTTGTTGGTTTATTGTTCCAGAAATTATTTTAGGAGTGCCTAAATACGACCAAGCTGCATGTATTGCTTATCTAATGGACAAGCTAAAAACAAATGGATTTAATATTCGATATATACATCCAAATACTCTTTTTATTTCTTGGTTACATTGGGTTCCTTCCTATGTGAGAAGTGAATTAAAGAAAAAAACAGGGATTGAAATTAATGAATATGGAGTGAAAATAGAAGATTCGGTAGAAGAAGCCAAACGATTAAGCTATGAACCAAAGGATCCAAATGAATACATGTTGAATTTAAAAGAGTTTGACCAATCATCTCAACCTGTGGATACAAAGAAAAAGAATTACACTCCTATCAAGTCATATAAACCATCCGGAAATTTGATTTATGATGAAGAATTATTGAATCACATGGAAGATAAAATGAATCTTTGAGAAGCAAAGAACAACGGAATTTATTTTATCTAAATTAATAATATAAAAAGAAATATGAAAAACAATAAAACAAGAAAATTATTACCCAGGTTATTAAAAGAAGAGAAGAAAGAAAATGAGAAGAAAGAGAAGGAAAAAGAAAAAGAAAAAGAAGAAAACAATAATATTATGATGAATGAAAAAAAGAATGCAAAACATTATCATTCTTTTGAGCAAAATATTATTAAAGATTTAAGAAAAGCGATTGCTCCTTCCAAAATTAAACCACAAGATGATTATTATTCTTATATTAATTATAAATGGTTACAAGAAAAACATATTACTGAAAATCAAAAATATATTGTTCAAGTCGACGATTTTCGTTTGTTGCAAGACAAAGTTTATAGACAACTCATCGCAATTGTTCAAGACTATATTAAAACTTCAACAACCGAAAGAGCAAAAGTCATAAAAAACTTTTATGATTCAATGCTTGAAATAGATAATTTAAAACAAGTCAAAGAATATGCGAATGAATTAGTGAATTTTATTGATGATTTTAGAAAAGATGGTAAAAATTTATGGTTATTACTAGGATATATCAATACAAATGAAATTATATCATGGGGATCTCCATTTACATGGTCTCTGAATCCAGATGATAAAGAACCAACAAAATTCCGATGCTTTATTAATCCAGTTCAAGTAACTTTACTCGATATTAATGTATATTTTGATGATGGAACCGATATTGAATATAAAAAAAAATATAAGCACCATTATTTAAAATATCTGAGAGAAATGTTTACGTTAGTCTTTGGTGAAAATCACGGTTATCACGTAGAAGACATATTTGACGTAGAAACAAAAATGTTGTATGCGATGGGATGTGAATCTGGAATCAAAGAAGACCCTAATGGTTATAATCGAGTACACACCAAAGATGCGATGACTAAATACAATTTTGACTGGCCAGATTTTGCTTCTGGTTTAGGATTTAAAGAAACACCTGAATTTTTCATTACCTCTAGTTTAAGTTATTTGAAATGTGCTACGGATTTATTATTGAAAGAGTGGACGACAAATCCTTGGAGAACCTATTTTATTTATATTTATATTCGACAATTAATACGATTTAACGAGCAAGGTCATCAAATTCATTTTGATTTTCGTGGTAAATATGAACGCGGTATGAAAGATAGTGTAGAAAGATATTCCTCCAAAAATAAATCGTTTAAAGATATTATTTTTCCTATTTTTGGCTTGGGATTTGCATTCAATACTTTTTTAACAAATGAATATTATGACCATTATGAAAATAAAGAGTATATTGATTATGTGAAAAATTTAGCAGAAAACTTGAAAAAGATTTTTATTAATATTATTGAACGTAATGATTGGTTACAACCCGAAACCAAAAAATATGCCTTGTTAAAATTAAATAATTTTCAGTTTATTATTGGAAAACCAAGTGATTTAAGAGAAGATCCTCTTTTAGAATATAAAAAAGATGAATGCTGGGGAAATTTATTAAAATGTTCTTATTGGCGACATCGTCATGCTGTGCTATTAGAGGGAAAAAAAGTCATTGATATTCCAGTCATTGATTGGTCGCATACACCTTTTAAATTTATAGGAACACAAGCCTATGTTGTGAATGCTTCTTATACTCCAGCCAAAAATAGTATTTATATTCCTTTAGGCTATATTCAAAAACCCTTTGTGGATTTAGATGAACGAGGTATTGAATATAATTTAGCATATATTGGTTATACTTTATCACATGAAATGTCTCATTCTTTAGATGATTGGGGAAGTAAATATGATTATGAAGGAAAAATGAATGATTGGTGGACACCGAAGGATAAAGAACACTTTAAAAAAATTCAAAAGAATGTGATTAAGCAGTATGAATTATTTGCGTCCTACGATGGTATTGATTTTGATGCAAATATGAGTATTGGGGAAAATTTAGCAGATATTTCTGGATTGGCGATTTGTATAGAATATTTAACACAATTTCAATTAAAAAATAAAGACATTTTGCCTATTCGTTCACTCTCATACAGTGCTTTTTTCGTTTATTTTGCAGTTCAATATCGACAGAAAATAAGTAAAAAAGCGATTGGGGCGCAATTAAAAACGAATCCTCATCCATTGGATAAATATCGAACGAACGTTCCTTTATCGCGAAGTCCTATCTTTAGGGGAAATCACAATATTCAAAAGGATGATAAAATGTATTGGCCATCAACAAATCGTGTTTGGAAGGATTAAAAGAATGACTGTTAAAATGGAACTTGGAACTTGGAACTTTGGAAACAGAGAAAAAAGAATTGTATTTATCTAAAACAAAATCCTACGGATAAATATTTAGGTAAAAACACAAAAAATCAAATTCAAAATATTTTTTTTTCTATAAGATATATATATAAAATGGCTAAAACACGTCGTAACCAACGCTCCTCAATGAGAGCTCGTTCAATGAGTGCACGCAGATCTGCTGCTAAATCCGCTTCCGCTGCTGCCTCAAGAGCTGCATCTGCTGCTAAATCTGCTTCCAAGGCTGCCTCCAGAGCCGCCAAAGCTGCTAGAAGTGCATCTGCCTCAAGAGCTGCATCTGCTGCTAAGAGTGCATCATCTGCTGCTTCCAAAGCCGCTTCCGCTGCATCATCAGCATCTGCTGCCGCATCCCGCTCAGCATCTGCTGGTAGAATGTAAATATCTTTACTTGAATTCTCTTCTCTTGAATTTGAATAAAATTTATATTATTATTTTTTTATAATAATATAATATATAAAGCACATATGAATAAAACAATGAGAAGAAGAAAACCAATAAAAAGAAACACACAAAAGAGTAAAAAATCTTTAAACAATAAAAAAGCAATTGCTTATTCCAAAATTCGTTCTTATAAGAAAGCAAGAGCTATCTTTCGTGCTCAAACCTTAGTCAGAGGGCGTAAATTATTTGGTTATACTACAACCGAAGAAAACATTGTTTATTAGATAAGCCGATTATAATTATTACTAATTCTAGTAATGAATTATTTTTGAAATAGGAAAAATATTATCTATTACATTTGCACAATCAATTGCTATATCTCGATGTTCCTTTTGTGTTCCATTTGATGATCGTAATTCAATATAATGGATCCAAGAACGTAATGTTCCATTCATATATATTTTTGATAATGTTATACCCTCTGGTAAAACAGCTCGTGCTTGTTCTTTTGCAATACCATTTGTTAATGCCCAGTGATAGTTTTCTTCTACCATCTCAGTAATCTTTTGTTGTCTTTGTAACCATTCATTCTTTACACCTTCGGTTTCTTCAATTTCAATACTATTCTGTCTATTTTTACTATCCTGTAATCTTGCTTCTTTATATTCGAAGCCTAAATCAGCGACAGCATAACGTTGTGAGAATTCTTGAAAAGAAAAAGATCTATGACGTAATATCTGACGAATAATATCTCTTGTGCTTTCAATTTCAATACATATGTTAACCATTTCAAATGGTGACCAATGTTTATTTCGAATAAGATAATCAATTAGTTTATCATTTGTTTCGGTATTGTGTTGATTATTTGGATTAGATACTCTTGCACAGTAAGCAATTAAATCTTGTAATGATTTATCACTATCAATAGATTTTGAATAACTTACTAATTTTACTTTCATTCCTAATTATATAATTATAAAAATATCTATTATTTGTAATTATATCGCATAATATTTACAACTTTGAAATGCATAATATTATATTTTAATGTTTATTTTATCGATTCACTTGCTCTACCAATATTTTCTCACTTTCTTTTTGTAAATTCTTGATTTGATTTTGGGTACTTTCTAGAATTTTTGATTCCACAATGGCTTCATAAAGTTTGATTCCATTTACATAGTCTGTCTCACATTTTACGTATAATTCTAAAATCACTTTTCTGGATATCTCTACGATTTTTTGGAGACTCGTTTCGGTAAGTTTTGGGTTTACACGAATTTTTTTCTTTCCTGAATAAGGGTCAATTACAAAAGAAAATAATTCATTAATAATCGATAATAATTCTTTTTGTTTATTGGTGGCGGATTGAATCATTGTTTTTAAATTGTTCGCATATTGAATAAATAAGGGTGAATTTTTATCAACCGTATATGTTTTTTTGAATAAAGGATCAGAACCGATACATCCATTACGAGAATGATAATCTCTTAATTTAATATCACTGAATTTTGTAATTTCAGGAGGCATATTTGTATTACCTGTAAATGCGGTATAAAAAGTTTTTAAATCTTGTTTAAATTGTGATTCGGTTACAGGAGACATACCTGTAAAAATTCCAGTGGAATAATCGTATTGATCATCTAAATAAAGTTGCATTAATTCAGGAATTCCTGGTTCTTCTGCTAAATTTTTCACAGATCCATCTTTTTTAACATTCATGGTACATAACTTGGGTTGAAGGTAAGTCAAGTTTTTATTACTATTACTATTATTTGCATTATTTGCATTATTTGCATTATTTGCATTATTTGATTCTTTTGGATCCGTTTTATCCATTAACGAATGGATTCTCTCGTCACAAATATTTAACTTGTATATTTTTCTGGGTATATTTTTTGGTATCTTATCTTTTTCTAATAATCCTTTTTTAATTGTATTCCCGTAAGAATCTTTATAGACGTAAATCGGATTAATGGTAGTCACAATTGCTGCGAATACATGAGCAATTTTTATATAAAATTTAGCAATTCCTATACAAACTCTTTTCTTTTTAATTGATTTTTGTGCATCATTTTGAATATCTAGATTTGTTAATTGATCTTTCTTTAAGAAAACGATTTTCTCTTTATTTAATTCATTGACTTCCATGCCTTCTTTTACTCGTTGAGCTAAATAAGTAATTTCTACATCATTGAAATATTGTTGAATGATATCGGATGTTAAAATGACTAATTGATCACAATATTCCTTTTGTGAAAGTTTGCTTAAACTTTGGAAATCCATGGTAAGAATATAATAAGTCGCAATGTAATCAATAATTTGATAAAAATTTTCAAAATCCTTTTTCTCTTCTTTTGATTTCGAATTATTGGATGATGGTGAATTTCCCATGATACAAAGATTTATATTACATAACCTTGAGAAATAAATTCTTCCACTTTTGGGAAAAGTGGAGCAAAATTCCATGTAGAAACTTCCGAACACTATTATTAATAAAAATTTATATAAGAATAAAAATTCTTTAAAATTTTGCTCCACTTTTTCCAAAAGTTTTTGAATGGTTTTTTGCTCCACTTTTTCCAAAAGTTTTTGAATGGTTTTTTGCTCCACTTTTTCCAAAAGTTTTTGAATGGTTTTTTGCTCCACTTTTTCCAAAAGTTTTTGAATGGTTTTTTGCTCCACTTTTTCCAAAAGTGGAAATAAAATTGAATTGAAAAGATTTTATCTTTAGGAATGAAAATAACTAATGAGTCATGATCAAAGTAAAAAGAAGAAACCTCCCAGCCATATAAATAAAAAGGAATTATGGAATATTTTTGAAAAGGAGATTGAAGATGATACCAAAAAAATACCTCTAGAATGCATTTATCGCGAATCAGGAAATCGTGAATTTTGTGAACGTTGTGAAAGCAATTTGGCTTTTTCCGAGGAAGGTTTTCTTACTTGTACAAATAAACAGTGTGGAATTATTTACAAAGATTTAGTGGATCAAAGTGCGGAATGGAGATATTATGGTGCGGATGATAATCAAAATTCTGATCCAACACGATGTGGTATGCCGATCAATCCATTGTTAAAAGAATCTTCTTATGGATGCAAAGTATTATGTACTGGAAATATGATCTATGAAATGCGTAAAATTCGAAGATATACAGAGTGGCAAGCGATGCCGTATAAGGAAAAATCTCAATATGATGAATTTCAAATTATCACGACCATGGCTCAAAATGCGGGGATGCCTAAAATGATCATTGACGATGCGATTCGATATCATAAAAAAATATCCGAATATGAACTGACTTTTCGAGGAGATAATCGAGATGGTATTTTAGCAGCTTCGATTTACATTTCTTGTCGAATAAATAATTATCCACGAACTGCGAAGGAAATCGCACATATCTTTCATTTAGATATTACGAGTGCAACAAAGGGATGTAAAAATGCATTATTTATTATCAATAATTTGGAAAAAGACATGGACCATAAAGAAAAAACGAATTTCGGAAAAACCAAGCCAGAAGCTTTTATTGAACGTTTTTGTAGTAAATTGAATATTAATAATGAATTAACAAAATTGTGTCAATTTATTTCCATGAAAATTGAAAAAATGAATATGATGCCGGAGAATACACCACATTCGATTGCCGCGGGAGTTGTTTACTTTATTGCGAATGTATTTCATTTAAATATTACAAAACGTGATGTAAAAAATGTAAGCGAAATAAGTGAAGTTACGATTAATAAATGTTTTAAAAAATTAGAAATTATTCAAAATGAATTGGTTCCTGAAGTGATCATAAAAAAATATCATATTGCCTACTAGATATTTCGTGTTATTTATTTATATAATTGTTTTAATTTTGTATATTTATATATAATATTTGTTTTATTTGTTTTTATTACAACACAGTTTTACATTACATATTTTTCCCAAAATTTTTTATTTTCATAAAAAGCAATTTTTTTTTGTAATTTAACATATTGCCTTTCCCATTCTTCCAAATCATTTTTTTCATTCACTTCACCAGATATTTGATCTTCCAAATCCTTCAATTGTTCTTTTAAATCATATAATTTTTCTTTTAGATCATCCAAGTTGTTATCTAGTAATTCATCATCGTAATCTACCAATGTTTGTTTTTGAGGTTCTTTCAAAAATTTAAATCTTTTGTCTAGTATATTCAAGATATTGATTCGATCAAATAAATATCCTTCACTACCACACATGTATTCGTTTTTTCTGCAATGAATCGCATACTCATTTACCAGTATGTTTGTATTGGTTTGTTTACCACCATTAAATTGTCTACAAAAACCATAATCAACCATTCCATTATTATTAGCAACAAACCATTTGCAATTTCTACAAGAAGGAGTAAAATTTCCAAAAGCTTGGATCATTTCTAACGAAATTAAAATCATGGTAATCATACGAGAGTAGTTGAACATTTTGTTGTATTAACTAATTTATTCATAAACCTTTATTTCATTTTTCAAATCATTTTTTTTACAAAATAAAAAAGTATAAAATATAAAAAATATAATTTAGAGAATGAATAAATAAATTAAAATCTCAGAAATAAAACATTCATTCAATTTATAATTGATGCAACCCGAAGAAAACAACAAGGTTCCTCCAAAGCATGTTTTTATTGTCCCCTATCGCAATCGCGTCCAACATAAATTTTTTTTCAGTAAATACATGACTTTTTTATTGGAAGACAAAGACGATTATGAAATATATTTCTCTCATCAATGTGACGCAAGAACTTTCAATCGCGGGGCTACCAAAAATATTGGTTTTTTAGCAGTAAAAAATAAATATCCTGATCACTATCAAGATATTAATTTTATTTTCAATGATGTAGATACCATTCCTTTTAATAAAATCTTTAATTATGAAACAACCAAAGGTGTAGTAAAACATTATTATGGTTATAATTACGCATTAGGAGGTATTGTAGTAATGAAAGGATCTGATTTTGAAAAAATTAACGGATTCCCTTGTTTTTGGGGATGGGGAATGGAAGACAATTGTTTACAAAAACGTTGTCTACATTATGGGTTAACGATTGATCGATCTATTTTTTATGCGATTGGTAGTCCAGAAATACTGCAATTATTTGACGGTATTTCGCGAATTATTTCTAAGAAAGATCCATGGCGAATGGAACGAGATGATGGAATGGATGGAATTAAAACGATTCATAAATTAAACTATCAGATTGATTCACAATCTGCGAACCAAGAAGATAATTTGTTTGAGGTAGATAATAAAAGAATCTTCTTTATTAATATTAAAACTTTTTTAACACATTTACGATTTGAACAAGATCAATACTATCAATATGATTTGAGAGAACCCAAGAGAAAAATTGTTCAACCAAATAAATTAAAAGAGGCACAGCAAACAGTGATTCGTACGGATGATTGGTCGAATATTCCTTATTATCCTACGATGAAAGAACGAAGAGAGAGCATGGCTAGATTATTAATAAGTCAGGGAAAACAAATTCCTCCAGCTTTATTACAACAAATCGAACAAGATAAAATGAAAGAATACCAGGACGATGTATTTAACAAACCAATTATTTCTCAAAATAGAAATACAAGAAATATTAGTACAAATCAAAATAATGGTAATTTTAGTAATACAATTAATAATAGCAACATGAATAACAGTGAAAATATGTGTGCAAAAGAAATGATTCAACAATCACGAATGCAGCAACCCTTGCAACAGCAATATCATAATCCTAATCAATCAATAAATCAATCAGCACATTTATTCTCGAGAGAATATGCTCAACATCAACCTAAATCACAAGCCATGGCGAGTGCACGAATACGATTAGGTGGTGTGTTCTAATAATCCACTTTTAGAAAAAGTGGAGCAAAACCTCCGGGTAAAATATATTTTAGAAAATTAGTATAGGTTATAACAAAGTAGCATGCAAATTCTTAAAGTTTTTAAGGGATTCTATTGTTGTTTTTAACGATTACCCCCAGAGGTTTTGGCTCCACCTTTCTTTACTTCGTTATAAAAAGTGGAATGGAACCATATATAAATCGATTCACTATATTCATTCTGTCGCTTGCTTTTTTTCAAGGGTATTTCTTCATCAGCTTCCCCCCACAATCCAACGCAAATATCCGTATAAATTTCATGATTTACATTTAAACAATAAACACCTCCTTTTTTCAAAGATTCATATGTTTTTTTGAAAAGTGGTTCATAAAAATTCGTTTTCATACTTGCTTTGGATTCATAATTCTTATTTTTTGAATATTTCTCTAAAAAAAAATAAGGAGGAGATGTAAATACCATGTCGTATTCCTCTAAACTTGAATAATCAAAGGTAACTGCATCTTCAAAATACAAGGAAATATCCGTAGTTGTTTTATCTTTTAAAAAATGCGTCATCTTTTGATAATCCGATTCCAAATTTTTATTAATATCAATCCCAATATATTTCGGTACATTTAAAGCACATGCACCGATTAATCTTCCTCCCCATCCACAAGTAAAATCAAGGACACATTTTGGACGAAAACGTGCATAGATTTCCATTGCGACAAGCGGTCGAAATAAATTGATCGCGCTAATACATATATTATAGACTTCTTTATAAACAACATACTGGTTTTTGGTTTGATTTTTATTTTTCACATTTTCATAATAAATGAGCATATTTTGAATAAATTTCTTTTTTTTAAATTCTTCGATATTCTGTAAAAAATCATAAAAATTCGCATTATATTTTCCCTTGGTATTCAATCTTTCAGCAAAAGTAAAATAATCAACACAATCATTACCGATTCGAGAACGTGAAGATGTGTTTCCTGCATTAAATCCGATTTTGCGAAGCTGTTCAAAATCTTCGGTTGCTCTTTCTAAAGTAATTGGTTTAATTTGTTGCGCAATTTGTTGTTTTTCTTCGATACAATAAGTATTTTCAATATTCATTGTATATTTTATTTTTATAGTTCGAGAGAAAAAAATCATAGTTTTCATTTCTATTTTTGGACGGTATAAAAAACGATTATTTTACTTCTTATAATTTTTTTAATTTTTGTTTTCTTGTTTTATTTTTACATATACAACATGTCTACTATAGAGACCTTTTACACCTTTTAACATTTCAAACACCGATTTTTAATTTATAATTTGCTCTTGTGTTTTCGGTAAATATTTTTTTGTTATTGCTTTATTTAATCTTTCTTTATATTCCTCTAAATAATCATCATAACTAACAGGAAATACCAAAGACATATCTGCAATTCTTTCAATATCTATTTCTCTTGGGTTATTTTCTTCAATGATATGTTTTTCTATTTTTTTGTGATGTAAAAATTTTTTTTTTAATATTTATAATTTATAATATGAATATTATTCTACCATTAGGAGGTAAAGGTGAACGTTTTTTAAACGAAGGTTATAAAGACCCAAAACCATTAATTAAAATTTTTGAAAAACCAATGATTTTTTATGTTTTAGACAATTTAAATTTAAAAGAAGAAGACAATATTTTTATTATTTATTACAATATAAAAAAAGAATTATTTGAGAATACAATTAAAGAAAAATACAAACAAATTTACTTTATTGAATTAAAAGAACAAACCACTGGTGCTTCTGAAACACTTTATAAAGGTTTACCTGAAATTTTAAAGTATACGAAACATAAAAAAACAATGCTTTTTGATTGCGATACATTTTACACAGAAGATGTTATATCAATGTATCGTGGTATGAATACAAATGCTGTTTTTTATATTTTAAATACTGATACTAAACCAATTTTTTCTTACATCAATACAGATGAAAAAAATAATATAATAGAAATTGCAGAGAAAAAAAAGATAAGCGACAAAGCAAACACTGGTATTTATTGTTTTAATGATATACAAAAATTATATAATTATGCAGAAAGTGTAATAATAAATCATATTACTTTTCAAAATGAATGTTATACTTCTTGTATCATCGATCAAATGATTAAAGAAAACGTAAATTTTTTAGGAATTGAATTAAATGAACAATTTGTATTTCATTTAGGAACACCAAAACAAGTAAATGATTATATAGATAAAACCTTTTTTTTTTTATTTGATTTAGATGGTACATTAATTATAAGTGAAGATATTTACTTTGAAATATGGAAAAATATTTTAATTGAATATAGTGTTGAATTAACAAGTGATATGTTTAAAAAAAACATTTCTGGTAATAATGATTTAACCGTATTACAAAAATTAATACCTAATTCAAATGTATCTGTAAATTATATATCAAAAAAGAAGGATGAATTATTTATTCAAAATATAAATAAGGTGAATCTTATTAATGGTGTAAAAGAAATGCTAACAATTATTAAAAAAAATGGCCATAAAATGGCTATAGTAACTAATTGTAATCGTCAAGTCACTGAATGTATACTTGATCATTTTAAAATATACGATTATTTTGATACAATAATTATTGGTAACGAATGCAAATATCCAAAACCTTATTCAGATCCATATAAAAATGCTATTCAAAAACTTTGTGGGACAAATATAAAATCTATTATATTTGAAGATTCCAAAACTGGATTATTAAGTGCAAATGGTGTTTCGCCAAAATGTATTATAGGAATTGAAACATTATATAATAAAGAAGAATTATTGAATAATTTTGCAAATATTACCATGAAAGATTTTATTGATTTTAATTTAGAAGATATAATTAATTATGATAAAATATATAATAAATTAGCTGTATTTATAAAAAAATCTTTGCCTCATTTAGAAATCGAAAAGATTGAATTCGGTAATGATAAATTAAAAGGTGGTTTTATATCAGATGTTTTAGATTTAAAGGTAAAAACAACATTTGATAATCTTCATTGTGTTCTTAAAATAGAAAATAAGAATGATAATTTTTTAACAAAAATGTCTAATAAATTAGATTTATATAATAGAGAATATTATTTCTATGAATATTTATCAAAACATATACCTGTATCTATTCCAAAATATTATGGATTGATTAAAGATAATGAAAACAATAATATTGCTATTTTAATGGAAAATATTAATAATTCAAAATTTAAATTAAATTTAAATTTAAATAATGAAAATTTATCTGTATCATTGAAAGTAATAGAATCAATCGCATTGATGCATTCTAAATTTTGGGGTAAAAATTTAACTAGATTTAGTCAATTGAAAAAAAATAACGATTCTAAATTTTCTCCTTTTTGGAATGATTTTATTCTCTCAAAATGGGAAATATTTCAAACAAAATGGAAGTATACACTTACAAAAGAACAATTTATAATTGGAGAAAATATTGTAAAAAATTTTTCTAATATTCAACAAAAATTAAGTAATAAAAACTTGACGTTATGTCACGGAGACGTAAAGTCTGCAAATATATTTTATAAAATAATAAACAGCAATGATTATGAACCTTATTTTATAGATTGGCAATATATTATATTAGGTAAGGGTGTTCAAGATCTTGTTTTTTTTATGATTGAAAGTTTTGAAATTAATAAAATGAAATATTACAAGCATCTATTCAAAGAATATTATTACGTTAAATTAATAGAATATGGAATTATAACTTATGATAAAAGTGACTACGAAGAAGATTTTATAAATGCTTCTTATTATTTTCCCTTTTTTGTAGCTATTTGGTTTGGAACAATGAATGAAGACGAATTAATAGACAAAAATTTTCCTATTGAATTTATTAAAAAATTATTTCATTTTTATACTTTGAGATAATAAACAATTCAAATATTTTTATTGACTCATCTTAATAATGATTTGATTTAATTCGTTAAAATATTTTAATTTTTAATATTTATTCATTTATATAAATGCTAAATGAATTTGATGGTATTCAATATAGATTAGCAAATAATTGGTTTTCTAATGTAGATCTTAACGATTATAAAGATAAACCAATCAATTATTTAGAAATTGGAACATTTTATGGTGCAAACATTTTATCAGTTGCGAATTCTTATGGGTTGCATAATGATAGTAAGTTATATTGTATAGACCCTTGGGAAGATTATAATGATTATCCAGAATATAAAAATCAACAATCAAGTATTTATAACTCATTTATAAATAATGTTGAAAAATCAGGAGTTAAAAATAAGATAATTATTAATCGCGGATATTCTAATAATGAGATACCTAAATTCCAAGATAATTTTTTTGATATTATTTATATTGATGGAAATCATGAACCTGATTATGTATTAGAAGATGCAGTTTTAAGTTTTAGAAAATTAAAAATTGGAGGAATAATGATATTTGATGATTATGGTTGGGGAGGTCCTGATCTAACACAAAAAGGTATCGATGCATTTTTATCTGGTTATCACAAAAGAATCACTTATTTAGGTGAAAAAACAACTCAAGTGTTTATAATAAAAAATCGTTAACAATAATAAACCATGTTTCTTCAAAAATGGTTGATCAATTCTTCAATCATTCGTTGTTTTTTTTCATTATTTTCTCTCGTTTTGTTACGTTGAATCCAAGTAACTTGATTTTCATGAATACGATAGTAAAGTAAAATTTCAGGTAAATTACATACAAAACCATATTTTTTCAAAATCCTTAATTCTAATTCTAAATCTTCAAAAGGGTCCTTTAATGTCTGATTATAATTTCCTACACTAATTACAGCATATTTACGAAAACATAAAGTGGGGTGATTTAAAATCCATCCTTCTCTCTTTTCCTTGTATTTTTCCCATGTAAGAATCGGCAAATGATACGACCGTTCAAGAGATATCATTTCACCTGTATTATTTTTCATAAAACTTACAATATTGGTTCCACATAAAACACATTCTGGATTTTGATTCATATAATTCAATTGTTTTTGAATTCTTGTTTCATGCATAATATCATCTGAATCCATGCGAAAAATCAGATCATAACTACACAAAAGAACACCATGATGCAAACAATAACTTAGACCTTTATTAGAATCCATATGAACATATTTTATTTTTATTATACTTTCGTCACCACGGGTTGTTGCATATTGTTCTTCCAATGTTTTTAGAAGATTTTCAAGTGCCTGAGAAAATTCTGGAAGAGATCCATCATTGATCCACACTAATTCTATTTTGTAAGAAATTCCCAACCCTTCTTGTCTTTGTATCGAATGTAAACATTCTTCTAGATATTTCTTCGGAGTATTGTAACTCGCAATTAACATGGAAATCCATTGAGTATGATTGTACATCAATTATTATTCTTAGTAAGTAAAATCATTAAAAAAATAATAATAAAACTTAAAATAATAATAAAATAAAACTTAAAAATAATAATAAAATAAAACTTAAAAATAATAATAAAACTTATATTATATTTATTATTATCACATGATTCATTCGATTTCAGACATACAACATGTAACTTATATTAATTTAGAACATCGTGTTGACCGTAAAAATTATGTAGAAGAACAATTACAACAAATCGGTATACAAAATGCTGAGAGATTTAATGCGATTAAATTAAAAAATGGTGCATTAGGATGCAGCATGAGTCATTTGAAATGTTTGGAAATGGCGAAAAAAAACAACTGGCCTCATATTATGATTGTCGAAGATGATATTACTTTTTTAAATCCGAGTCTTTTTGTAAAACAATTCAATGAATTTCTCTCTCTACACAAAGTTTGGGATGTGGTTATCATCGGTGGAAACAATGTTCCTCCTTATCAACCGATTGATTCTACATGCGTGAAAGTATCAAAATGTCAAACAACCACAGGATATCTTGTTCGAAGTCACTATTATGATTACTTGATTGAAAATATCCGCAATGGAATCAATCATTTATTGAGAGAACCTGAGAAACATATTATCTATGCGATTGATAAATACTGGTTTTCTTTACAACAACAACATTTATGGTATTTAATTATTCCTTTGACGGTCACACAGAGAGAAGATTATAGTGATATTGAAAAAAGATTAACAAATTATACAAGACTTATGACGGATTTGGAAAAGCCTTGGCTTTCTTCTAGATAAAAATCTTTGAAATATTTACTAGTATCAATATTTAACATATTTTCCTTGTAATACTGACCTAAATAAAAACCAATCGCATAATCTTCCAAATATTCTTTTCCTATCAATTCTTTTTTCGAAATCAGATTCATAATTGCTTGATTCGAGAGAAAATAAAAACGACCACTGCAATATTTAGTTCTATGTAAAACAATATTCTCTGGTAATTCAGGATGAATTAAATAATATTTTGATAAATATGGTGTATCAATATTTACTTGGAAACCTCCATAATGAATTTTAGGCGATTTTACAGACATCATACTTGTAATAATATTAAAGAATTTGTTATTGGATAACATTTGATCATCATCTGTTTTAAATATATATTTGAGACAGGGAAAGGTTTCATGTACGGCTTGAAAACTCGCAATGACTTTTTTTGGAAGTGAATTATAATCATCCATGGTTTTCACAGTTAGCACACGATTTACATGATCGAATAGATAATCCGTATCCAAATTTGCATTTCCTAACACATGATAATATATTATGTCTGATGGTAAGTTAGATAACCATGTATTTTTCTGATGTTCCGATTTGAATCTGTATTTTTCACAATTCATAATGAGTAGGACATATTCTTCATCAAGCGATATCATTATTTTTATTAATTAATAATAATGATATTTTTAATATTTTTAGATTTTATATTTATTTATGTATTTATTTATTTATGTATTTTCTTTGATAATTTGTTTACTCATTCCTTGTAATTCAAATAAATGTTTGATTTCCTCATAATAATTCAACATTTGGTTGTATTCTTCTTCTGTAATCGATAATAATCTAGATTCTAATTCGCCTATTTTTGAAATATGCATGGAAATACATAATTTTTTATAATCAATGATTTCTTGAAAAGGTAACCATTCTACATCATTCCATAAATAAATAGGAATGGTACCTAATTGAAAACATTCAAAGAAACGAAAAGAACCACGACCATACCCTCTTGGAGCCAATGCAAATTTTGAATCAATTGTTCGATTTATAAATTGTTGTTGTAAATTTTCATTGACGGATGGTGTCCAACCACCTGAATCAAAGAAAATAAAATTAGGATTGTGAATCAATGTGTCTTTCATTACTTGTCGAACATTTGGTTGAACATGATTGCTCGTAGTATTTCCTACAAAAGAACATAATATTTGTTTTTTCGAAAAGGATTTTTTGGGAATCTGTATCAAGGTGTTTCGTATGTCTTGATAAATTAAAGGGATTGGAATATTTCCAGAACATGCTCCATAGACAATTGTATTTTCAGGAAGTGAAAGAAGTGGACCATCATCATATTGAACAATTGTAAAATATCCGTAGTCAGGTGATGGATTTTGTTGCACCCATTCATCTAATAATTGTTGCATTGCTTGTTTTTTGGATGGAAACCAATGTTCAATCTGGAAATTCGTCCATAAAACAGGAATATATTTCCTTTTAAACAAAGGATCTATTTCATTTACAGTTTTAAAAAAATATTCTTCCAAATACAAACCATTTTTAAATGGCGGATAAGTATCTTTATTGGGACAATTGAATAATGGATGTTGTATCATTTATAAAGTAAATAATAAAAACTATTTAAATATTATTTAATTTTTATATTATGATTTATTTTCTTGTAACTACATCCATATTCAATAAATGTTTTACAAGAAAAACACAATATATAAATGGTATAAATAAATTAAAAAAAATAATACAAGATTTAAATATTTTAAATTACAAAATTATTATTATTGAAAATAACGGAAAAAGAGATACATTTTTAAATATGTTAGATTACGAAGTATATTATACTGAAAATAATTTTTTACAAACAGGTAATATAGGTATAAAAGAATTACAAGATATTTTAGATTGTATAGAGAAATATAATATTAATGATACTGATTTCATTGTTAAAATGACTGGTAGATATATTTTAAATGATAATAGTGAATTTATGAATATCATTCAAAATATACATAACACAAATTATGATTGTGTAATAAAATATGGGAATTATTTTAACACTGTAAATTATAAAATGAATGATTGTATTACAGGATTGATAGGAATGTCCTCTTTATATGTAAAAAAAATTGAAAAACCAAATGAAAATGAATGTGTTGAATGGAAATGGGCAGAAGTTACAAAATTAATAGATGATAAAAAAATATATATGGTAAATAAATTAGGTATCAATATATGTCCTGCTTCTAACAATTATTATATGGTTTAGTTCGAATTTGAATTTATATAAAAGATTTTTTTTTAGAAACACATGTATTTTTAAATCTCGTCTTATTAGCAAAATAGGAAAGCTTCCTCAAAGGCAACTAATTTCAAATTACAAATGGTGAATTTTATCTATATGATGATATAAATTATTATTAGCTATTGGCTATTGGCTAGATTTTTTTACAAATCAATAAAAATCTGTATCTTCAATCGGATATTTACATGTACTATTTTCACTAATATTATATTCAGGCATATAACATTTTTTTATTTTATCTGAAAAGAAAGCTGAACACCAGGAAAGAGTACTTTTAGAGCAAATCAATAATTCTGCTTCTTTCATGATATAATAATCGGTTAAAGTATCATTATGTTCTACCGTAACCAAAATATTTTTATTTTTTAAAAAAGAATCAATAAAAGAAATATATTCGTTTTCAAATTTGGTATCAGGTTTTTTACAAACAATACATAAGGTATCATCCTTTAAAATATCTTTTTCTAATAATTCAATAATTCTTTCTTTTGAAATATACATATTATGTGTTACAAAATCTTCTAATCGAAGATGTAAAACATTTTTATGTTTTTTTTCAAAATTTTCCGGGGTTTTTAATATATCAGTCATAAAATATTTTTCATGACGACAATCTCCAGCATTTATACCATCTGTTAAAACATAGTGCGTTGGATTATTTATAATAAATTTTTGAATATCATTCTTATATTTTCTATAAATCATATCATGTTGATAATAACAATCCATATTGATAGAATGAAAAGAAATATCTATTTTTTCATTTTGTAATAATTTATCTTTTATTTCATTAAACAATTTATCGCTACAATTTATAGAATTATTTGATGAATAATTTTCACTATAAACACCGTCAAAACATATACACATTATACAACAAGCCAAATAACGAAAAATCGCATTTCCTAGTCTTCCTCTTATCACAAAATGAATAGTCGTCATTTTATATTTATGATAATTATGATAATTAGTATTTAAATAATATTTTTTATAAAACATATATATATATATATATTAAATGTTCTCATTATGTATTCCAACAATGAATCGCTACGATAACTTTTTAAGTAAATATTTACCAAAATATTTAGAAAATGAACTGATTGATGAAATTATTATTAGTGATGAAAATGGTTCCGACATAAAAAAAATAAAGGAAAATTTTCCAAATCACAATAAACTTGTATTAATTCAAAATGAACAAAAACTAGGTCCTTTTTTAAATAAAATAAAAGCATGTTCTTATGCGAAAAACGAATGGATTGCTCTGATAGATTCTGATAATTTTGCGGATGATCATTATTTTTTGATCGCCAAAGAATATATAAAAAATAATAATATAATACAAAAAAATATTATTTTAGCTCCATGTAAGGCAAAACCACGATTTAATTATTCGCATTTATCTGGTTTCATTTATAAGAAAGGTAATTTTAAATCAAATAATGATTTGGAAAATCAAAAGATTAACAATAATTATATCCATAGTGAAGTATTAATGAATACAGGGAATTATATAATAAATAAATATTTAATAGATCATTTGAATTTATCTCAAGAAAACGAAAATATTAAAAAATCATCAGCATGTGATGTTATTTATATGAATACATTATTATTTGAACAATTAGATTTACATATGCACATTGTTACAAATTTAGAATACAATCATGTTGTACATGATGAAAGTATTTATTTACAAACGCATCAAATTTTTAAAGATATGAATGAATATGTTCATCGTAGATATAGACAATTAGTATAAAATAATTATAAAATAAATATAATTTAAAAGAAACTCATATATTTTATTTATATAAATAAAATGTTGATTCCTCTACACGAACTCGTAAAAAAATACAATATTCAATTCAAGGGTATTCTCCACGTCGGTGCTCATGAATGTGAAGAACTAAGAGATTATGAACAATATTTACCTAGAAACAAAATTTTATGGATAGATGCATTACAAGATAAAGTAGATTATTGTAAATCTCGTTATCCTAATTTATTGATTGAACAAACAGTTATTTCAGATAAAATCGAAACTGTAAAATTTAATCGTTCAAATAATGGACAAAGTTCTTCTTTTTTGGAATTGGGTTTACATGAAACGTTTCATCCTGAAGTAAAATATATTGATTCCTATCAAGTAGAAACGAACATGTTGAGAAATATTCTTCCGAATTATAATATTGAATACAATTTTTTGAATTTAGATATTCAAGGGGTTGAATTAAAAGCATTGAAAGGGATGGTAGAATATTTGTTTAAAGTAGATTATATTTATACAGAGGTAAATAGTGATTATGTATATAAAGATTGTAGTCTTGTTACAGAAATCGATGAATATTTGAAACCGTTTGGATTGGAAAGAGTTGAAACCAAATGGTGTGGTGATTTTAGATGGGGTGATGCATTATATATTCGTAAATAATCATAATACTATTTATTTTATAAAATATAAAAATATAAAATAAAATATAAAATATAAAATATAAAATAAAATATAAAATATAAAATATAAAATATAATAATATAAAATATAAAATATAAAATAAAATATAAAATATAAAATATAAAAATAAATGTCGACCATCACATTTTCATCATGTTTTTATATTATTAAATCTAAATTTGATGCATCTACTTATGTTTATTGGATGAATAATTTCATTTCGATTGTGAATCAATTCAATTTAGTGATTTATACAGATGAAAATTCATTCAAATATATTGATACCAAAGGAAATCCACGAATCAAAGTCATTCTAAAACCCAAGGAACAATTCCATCATTACAAATATAAAGATCAATGGATTCATAATCATGAGAAAAATATTTATTTGAATGATCGTATTGATTGGTCACTCAATATGTTATGGAGTGAAAAAATCTGGTTTGTAAAAGAAACTTGTGAAAATAAATATTTTTCAACTGAATTTTATGGATGGTGTGATATTGGATATTTTCGTAATCGTCCCAATGATCTTCATACCTTTTATTTAGAAGACTGGGCTTCTCCTGAAAAAATCAATCGTTTGAATCCATCGAAAATTCATTATGCTTGTATAAATAATGATCGTGAATATATTCATGAAATAATCGAACGATGTATAAATAACAAAAATGAAAAGGGATTACCTGCGATTCCGATTCCACCAAATCAATTATCTGTTGCTGGTGGTTTTTTTATCCTTCATAAAAATAAAATCCAATGGTGGGCAGATCAATACGAGAGAAAATTGCGACTTTATTTTGAATCCGATTATTTAGTCAAAGATGATCAGATTATTCTTGTGAATTGTATTTTAGATAATGATTTGAAACATCATTTTCAATTATATTGTGAAAATCATCTGGAACAGTTTGATCATTGGTTCATGTTTCAACGAATATTGAGTTAAAAAATTTATTTTGTATATTTATTATATTACATAAATAATATGATAAGTATTCTAATTCCTATTTATAATGGTATTGAATTTCTTGAAGATTCAATCAATTCTGTTTTACAACAGACAATGAATTCATGGGAAATCCTTATTGGAATCAATGGTTATCCACCGAATTCTTCAGTCTACAAAATAGCTAAAAAATATGAACAAAAAGACAAAATCCGTGTGTTTGATTTTCATGAAATACGCGGAAAAACGAATACACTGAATGAATTAATCAAATATTGTAAATATAATTATATTGCATTGTTGGATGTAGATGATATATGGTATCCACAAAAATTAGAACTACAAATTCCTTACTTAGAACAATATGATATTGTAGTATCAAAATGTATTTATTTTGGTGATTTGAATTATTCACCTGATATTCCAGATGGGGATATTTCTACCTTTGATTTTAGGCAAAAAAATCCGATTATAAATTCAAGTGTAATTATTCGTAAAGAATTATGTAAATGGAATAATATTATTCTTGAAGATTATGATTTATGGATAAGATTAAGAAAACAAGGAAAACCTTTTTATAATTGCTCAGAAATTCTTGTAAAACATCGTATTCATGAAAATTCTGCTTTTAATTCTAAATTAAACGAAGATCATGTAAAAGCATTATTATCTTTACATTTTTACAATAACGTATAAATATAATGATGTATAAATCAATAATCAATGTTTTCTATATTATATATTTTTTTATACTTGTATCTCTTTCCATTCAATAGGACATAAATCACTTGTATTTACATGATATGATTTTTGAAACCACAAAGAAGGAAAACAAACGATTTTATCTGATTCTTCATTGAAATAGGCACCCCACCAACTAAATGAACTATTCGCAATAATATGATCACGACATTCACTCATAAGGAGCATCTGTTCCCAATCATCTAATTTGGTAGGTGCTCTTTCGAAAGTATAATTGGGAAACTTATCTCTACATTGGTCAATCATTCCTTCTACCGTTTCTAGATCTTCGTCTTCGCAAAAATACATGACTTTTGATGGTTTTTCTAGTGTAGATTTTTGATCATCAATATAAGACAAAGAATCTAAATAATAATGTGTCGGCATAATCGGATGAAAATAACTGTGTTTTTTATAATCACCTAACCTAAAATGCATAGTGATTGTTTTGCTCAAATCTTCTTTCGTCATTTCTATTTTTTCTAAGACTTCTCGTTTCTTTTTCTTGATTTCTAAAATTTTGCAAATGAGTTTAAAATGTTCTTCAATATACTTGTAGCTTTGAAAATAACCATGAATACAAACATTACGATTTTTCATCATGGGAACAGGTAATTCCTTGAATGCAAACCCATCTTCTTTTATTACAATCATTTGAGGTAATTCATCTAATAATACTGGTTGTAATTTAGAGAATATGGTATCCCAAAAGGTAGTACGTTGTGTACAACCGCCACCTCCTAGTGTTTTTAAATTTAAAAAACAATAATCGTTCTTTGCTTTAATCGCATAAGAAATCGTTGCAAAAATTTGGAATAATTGATTCCCTAATCCTCCCATTAAATTACAAGTAAGCATTTGTTTGAATAAAATTGTTTCTTTATATTTAAATTGTTATTTTTTATTTGGATAAATTTTTATTATTATCTATAAATTTGTAAATTTTTATATTCAACATAATACTATGATTATAATGTTTAAAAATCTTCTGTAAATTCAAAAATTTCACTGTTTTTTTCTTTGTTCGCCAAAGCATAATCTGAAACATGATGCTCGAAGAAATTTGTCTTACGCTCTAAGCTTATCATTTCCATAAATGGAAAACAATTCGTCACACCATAAATCTTGTCGTAGCCGAGTTGTAAACATAGACGATCCGCCACAAATTGAATATATTGAGTCATTAATTGAGAATTCATACCAATCAAACGACATGGTAATGCCTCACAAATAAATTCTGTTTCAATATCAACGGCTTCCTTGATGATTTCATGTAATTTTGATTTTTTGATTTTGTTCTGTAATTTATTGTATAATAAAATGGCGAATTCACAGTGAAGTGCCTCGTCACGAGAAATAAGTTCATTTGAAAATGTAAGTCCAGGCATCAATCCTCTTTTCTTGAGCCAGAAAATACTGCAGAAAGCTCCGCTGAAAAAAATCCCCTCTACACAAGCAAAGGCAATCAATCGAGTTGCAAAACCACTACGATTATCTTTGATCCATTTTTGAGCCCAATCCGATTTCTTTTTGATACAAGGGAAATTTTCCACAGCATTAAACAAACGCATTTTTTCTTCAGTATCTTTTATATAGGTTTCAATTAATAAACTATAAGTCTGACTATGAATATTTTCCATCGCAATCTGGAAACCATAAAATGCTCTTGCCTCCGAATTCTGAACATCACACATAAACCTCATCGCCAAATTTTCCAAGACAATTCCATCACTTGCTGCAAAAAACGCTAGAATCATAGAGACGAAATGTTTTTCGTCTTCTGATAAGCTCTCCCAATGAGATAAATCTTTGGTTAAATCGATTTCTTCGGCACGCCAGAAACAATCGACTTGTTTTTTGTACATTTCCCACACGTCTTGGTATTTAATTGGAAACATTACGAATCTATTATCGTCTGGTGTTAGTAAAGGTTCATTTGAATTCTTCGACATCCTAAATAATATAATGTATAGATTTTAAATTGTTTGAAAAATTTCATTGTGAAGATTTTTATTGAATTTTATCGGATTTTTTGTTAAAATAAAATAAAAAATAAAAATAATTGTTTAATTTAAGAGCCCAAAATATGTTACCTTTACAAATGATTCATCGAAATGTAGCAGAACGCGATATTTATTTAATTCATATTGAAAAAGAAATTGAAATAAGGCGGAAAAAACTGCTTGAAAAACAGCAAAAAATACATCATATTACAACGCAAAATCAATTTTTAGAAAAAGTAAAACAAGATTATTCGAATTATCATTCTATTATTCTTAAACAAAAACAAGAGCAAATAAGAGCGTTAGAATTATTGAATCAATATATTGAAGATCTCTCGGTTTCAGGAAAATTAAGCAAACACAATATTAAGGATAGTGTTTATGAACAAAAAAAAATACTTGGTGAAATTAAAAAAATAAAGAAAAGTTTAGACGAAATAACTTCGACCTTTTCCACTTTTTAGAAAAAAGTGGAGCAAAAATCCTTAGAGAATTAGCGTAAAATATTTTATATGATTTTGACTGGTTGTTTTATAGGATTTTGGCTCCACCTTTTCTTAAAAGGTGGATGATTTTTATATCCATCTATAATATATAATATAATTATGCTAGCAGTAGATCCTACTTTTTTAGATCAATTTGAAACTAGTTTACAAAAAGTCCAAGAACTTGTAAAAGATAGACAAGAAAATACCTCTCAATATAGTCAGCAAATTGTAAATTATGTAGCAGGTATCAATGGAAAGTTAAATGAATTGAAATCCCAATCTGTTAAAATGGTTGAATTAGTGAACCAATTAAAAAATCAAATTCAATCTTCTGGCGAAGAAGTGAAATCGAAACAATCCGAAATTGATAATTTAAAACAACAGAATGAAGTTCTCTCCAGTAATTCAGGAAATGCGATGGTTAAATTAAATTCTCAAATGGAAAGATTACAAGCACAAATCAATGATTTAGAAGCTCAATTACGAGATTCATTAATGAAAATGAAAGAAAAGGATCAACAAATTGCAGGATTGCAAGAAGAATTGAAAACAGTCGGCAAACAAAATATTGGTTCTGCCTTATCGAATCAACAAGGAAAAAAACAAATGAATGATTTGCAACAACAACAACAAGGTCTTGCTGAAAAATCAGCATCTTTAGAACAACAAATTAAAGAAAAGGATGAACAACTTCAAATGATCAAAGAAGAAACGGATAAATTAAGACAAGAAACAGCTGGTCAAATTCAATCCAATAGCGAAGAAATACGAAAATTACAAGAAGAAAATAATCAATTAATCCAACGAATCGTTCGTGCTACTCAAGTTATTAATGAAGCAGTCAATACTTTGAATGAATTAAAAACCAGTAAGAGAGAAGAAAATTTAGAAATGTTACGTTCTAAATTTGATGAAACAACACAGATGATTCAAGAAATCAGTAATGCTTTACAAGGAACTGTGGCTAGTACCGGGGGTAGAAGAAGAAGAACAAGACATAAAAAGACGAAACGTCTTTATAGAAAACAAAAAGGAGGTTTTTCATATCACAAAGCTTTTACCTATAAAAAGAAAAGTTCGAAATTAAGCAAAAAATATTCGAATTCTAGTAAAAAATAAAAAATTTTAATAAAAAATATTAATAAAATCATTTGGACGAGTTTTTTTAGAGAGATATAATATATAATAATGAAGTATCATAAACTATCCTTTTCGAAATTATTAAATAATCAATTTGTTTTAGGTTTCGTGTTTATTCTTTCTTTATTGACTTTTTTTGGAAATTTGATTTATGGAAATTTTGACGCGGTTATTTATTTTGTTTTATTGGGAGGATTAACTAGTTTCTTTACTAAAAATATGGTCATTGTTTTATTGATACCATTGCTTTTAGTCAATATTCATACAAGATTTATTCAATCAAAACGAAGTAAAGAAGGTATGGATAATAATGGTTCACAAAGTGAAGGAAGTGAAAATAATAAATTAACCGACAAACAAAAAATAGAATTGATGAAGAAGAAAAATGCGAATTCTGTAAATTCTACTACAAATAATTCATTACCAATCATAGGTAATACTCCAGAGAATGAAACCTCTACTAGTACATTAGAAGAGGAACCTTCTTCTTCCTCTTCATTGGAAGAGGAATCCTTTTCAAATAATCGTGATTTAAATCAAAATAAAAAGAAAAAATACAATATTGATTATGCTTCTACCGTAGAAGAAGCCTATGATAATTTAAATCAAGTCATCGGTGGAGAAGGTATTAAAAATCTAACCGATGATACTCAAAGACTTATGAAACAACAACTGCAATTAACTGAGGCAATGAAAAATATAGGTCCTTTAATGGAATCCATGGGTCCTTTATTAGGACAAGCAAATACGTTATTAAAAAGTTTTGGAGGTTCAGAAAATTTAAAAGGTCTGAATGATTTAGCCAAAAATTTAAGTGCTAAATAAAATAGCGGAATTTATTCTGTTGTCTATAATACTATATAATATGGGTTGTGAAATAATATACTACTGTATAATACTATATAATATGGTTATAAAATATTATATAATATAAATATATGAAGAAGTGTCCACCAGGTGTAATATGTATTGAAAATGTTACTCTTTTTATTTTATTCATTGTAATCATGATTCTTTCCTATCTCGTTTATTATTATCTGCTTCCGAAGGATAATAATCATAAACAAAAGAATGATTCGAGAGAACACGTTGTAAAATCAAACAATTCTTTTTTTAATGTGCCTTTCTTAAATGTGCCTTTTTTAAATGTTCCTTTCAATAATGTACCGTATTTACCACCTCCTGTACCAGGAGATGTTTTATTAAATCCATATATCCCTCCTCTACGTGATGAACGTTATTTGGTCCCTTCTTTAAATTATATTCCTCCTGGCGCGGTTCCTATTAATATTTCAACCAATGTAGGAGCCGTTGATACAAATTATCGCCAGGTCGGAATCTTAACACCATTAAATAGTTCAAGCAAAGATAGTATTCTTCCACTCATGGGACGCCCATTATTTACAAATCGCGATAAATGGCAGTATTATACCATAAGTAACCAACATAATAATGTAAAACTACCTGTATCGAAAGGAGGACGAAGTTGTACCAATGAATATGGATGTGATAAAATATATAATGGAGATTCGATTTATATCGAAGGAGTGAATGATGCTTATAAAGTAACGATTTATGATAATGATGTGATTAAATATTTGCCTTTTGTATAAGTTTCTACAAGGTTTCTGATAAATTTCTACAAAATTTTCGTATTTCTAAATGAAATAAAATGTTGAATTTCTGTATAATAATGCTCCTAATCGTGGCTCGTTATAATGAAAATGTAGAATGGACAAAACAATTCTCCAAAGTTGTTATCTATAACAAAGGCACACCACTAGAAAAGGATCGTTATCATGAAATTTTATTGAATAATGTAGGTAAAGAAGAACATAGTTATTACAAATACATTTATGATAACTATGATCATTTAGATGATTATACTATTTTTTTATCTGGAAATCCATTCGATTTTTCACCGAATATTATAAATAAATTACAAGAATATATAAATAATAAAGAATTAAATATTGATTTTAAATTTCTAAATGATCATGTGTATAAATGTAATATATCCGATTGCCGTGTTCACCATGATTTACCTTTTATTGATGTTTACGAAAAAATATTTAATGAGGGGAAAAAAAGCATTGATTTCGAATTTGGTTTAAAATCAAATTTTATTGTTTCTAGAAAACAAATTCAAAAAAAGTCAAAGAATTTTTACTTGAAAATCGTTGATCTATTGGAAAATGACCATTCGAAAAACGAGGCAAATGTGATTGAACGGTTTCATAAACTTATTTTTTGTTAACTATTTTATTCTATTTTCACTCTCTCTTTTTCATCTCCGAAAATTTCAACAAGTATTTTCTCTTTGGATTTTTCCAATTTTTGTCTTATATATTCTTCTGAATAAGCCATCAATTCGGCAATTTCACGATTACTACGTATAATTTTGAAATCATAATTGTATTTATAATAAAATATTTTCTTTGAAAAAGGATCCAATACTTCATTTATTTTTTTCCATATTTCTTGTTGTTTCTCTCGATTTGCAATTTGGGAATGTATATTTGTATCTTGTTCGTTTTCATTTCTTTGGTTATTATTTATTTTATCAAATTTCCAATAATCTTCATAAGATATTAAACAAGAATCCAATTGTTTTTTATATTTTTTTTTCTCTCCAATAGATAAATTTACTTTGGATTTTTTTCGTTCGTTTTCAGGAACATTTGTTAAGGTATAAAATTTGGTTAAACAATGATAGAGTTCTCCTCGAATGTATATTTTAGAATAATTCGGAAAATTGGTTTTTCCATTATAGTTTTTGATGGATCGATATAATCCCATTTTACTCGAGAGAATAAAATCATCAATTTTAATATTTCTTGATTTATATTTGTGATATTTTTTGAATTCATAGGCTTGATGAATGGCCCATGGTTCAAATGATTGATAGAGTAAATAATTGATTTTCTTTCTTAATACCGTATTCTTTTCATCATTCTGAATAATCGTTTGCATTGGTCTCCACAATTCTTTTGTTATTATATTATAGGATTCTGAATAATAAAAGAGAGAAAATAAAGATGATAATAGAAATAATGATGTTGAAATATGATTGATATGCATAATGAATATGATGATATAATATAATAAATATTATTTAATTGTTTTTATTATATTATTTGTTGTTGTTGTTGGATTTTCTTGAATGATTCGCTTTTTTTGTAGAGTAATTTCGTTTTGTTTGTTTCTTTCTTTTCCCTCCAACGGTTTCTTTATCATGTTCTCTCTGTAAATCTTGAATTTGTTGATCCGTTTCAGACTTGGGTTGAATATCATCCGCTATATTTTCAGATGCTTCTTGAATTGCTTGATAACCATTTTGCATACCTCGTTTTAATGGAATCATATTTTGCGAAATTCTTTCGGCGACTTTATCTGAAAAATAGTCAATCATTACATGCAATGACTTGTCTACTTCAGGTGGAAATTGCACTTGGTTTTCTTTTTTGCTTTCTTCAGTCGTTTCGCTTTCTACTTCGTTTTTCGCTTCACTTTCTTCACTCGTTTCGCTTCCTACTTCGTTTTTTACTTCGTTTTTCGCTTCACTTTCTGCTTCGCTTTCTGCTTCGTTTTGACTCGCGTCTACTTCGCTTTCTGCTTCGCTTTCTGCTTCGTTTTCTGCTTCGTTTTCTGCTTCGCTTTCTGCTTCGTTTTCTGCTTCGCTTTCTGCTTCGTTTTCTGCTTCGTTTTGACTCGCGTCTACTTCGCTTACTTCAGGCTTTATTTCTTCGCTTTCTACTTCGTTTTGACTCGCTTCTGTTTCAGGCTTTATTTCTTCACTTTCTTCAGTCGCTTCGCTTTCACTTGAAATAGGCATCATAGGTTTTTCATCAGTTGTTTCTTCTTCTACGTGTTCAAAAGGTTCATTTTTCATAAAATCATCATTAATATTTTTAAGAGGTCCTTCTTCTACTTCTTCCTCTTCTACATGTTCTGGAAGTTTTTCTTCTAATTCTTTTGGTGGTTCTTCTTCAAATTCTTTCATTTCTTTTGTTTCTACATCTTCAACAAGAGGAACTTCGTCAACAACAGGAACTTCGTCAACAACAGTTTTTTTCCGAGAAACTTCTTTCGCTTCTTCTTTTTCTTCCTTACCAGGTAACTCATCACCTCCTTTCTTTTTATTATATTTTAATTTCTTTAGACTTTTCTTAGCTAAATTAAGATTTCTCCTCTTTCTTCTTAAACTGCTTTTCTTAATACTTTTCTTTTTACCATTTCGTTTTTTCAATGTTTGTTGTTTTTTGTGATATAATTTGGATATTTTACCTTTAGTTAATTTCATTTTCTATATAATTAAATTGATATTTTTTATTTATATAGTTATATTAATGACGGATCAAAAAGAAGTAAATATTTCTAAAACACAAATAACCAATAGATGTGACTTAAAATGTTCATACAGTTATGAATATCCTGATTGTAATACTACAGCAACAAATAATGGATCAATGATATCATTATCTTATGAAAATGGAAATAAACCTCCCGTTACTTTTAATAATTTAAAATACACCGTCCATAAAATCGACCTATTTGCTCCTTCCATCCATTTATTCAATGGATCAAAAGTACCTGGAGAATTAATTGTAACTCATATTCCAGAATTAGGAGGACCTGATTTAATCGTATGTATTCCCATGATTCAATCGGGAGATGGGACTTCCGCCACAGATTTAATTACCCAAGTTATAAATAATGTTTCTACTAATGCTCCAAGAAAAGGCGAATCGACTAACCTAAATATATCCAATTTTTCATTGCAACACATTATTCCTAAAAAACCATTTATCTTTTATACAGGAACATTCAATAATACTACTGTTGACTTTCTTGTCTTTCCAATTATGTATCCAATACCACTTACTCAGACTACTTTAGCTAAACTTTCTTCCATTATTTCATCTACTGCGATCTCGTTGGAGGGAGGCGACTTATTTTTAAATATGAAAGGTCCAAATTCGAGTGTAAAATTCCAAAATGATGATATTTATATTTCTTGTAAACCTACAGGAGCTTCAGAAGAAAAAAGTTATGTTGAGCAGCCTTCCGATTCATCTACTAGTTCTTCAAGTATTAATTTATTTGAAAGTCCTGCGTTCATGGATTTTTTGAAAATACTCTTGATTTGTTTCATGTTTATTATTTTTTTCCTAGGAATCAATTATGCTTTTAATGCATTAACTCAATTAAATTTGAAACTTCCTGGTAGTAAATCTAACAATTCTTAGTAATGGTTTATATTCGTAATTTCTTGTCTAATTTTGTCGTCTCATTTTTTTTTCGACAAGTTTAACACGAAATATTTAATTAATTTCATGAATTAATTTTGTTTATAAAATATTTATATATATTATATAATGACGGAAGAAATGAATGTTTGTGTAACTATAAATAATTTTGATGAAGTAATATCCTATTTATTAGATCATTATCAGAAAAATAAAATTGCTATGTTAGATACAAATGAAATAGAATTACTGAATAATGTTTCAGACAAAATAGAGTCTATGTTTACTTCTCAAGGTATTCAATTTAATAAAGAAGGTTTTAAAACGCTTGTAGAAAGATTGTATCCAAAAAATATTATGTTTGGAGGAGATGATGAAATACTTGATTATACAAATATTCCCAAAAAAAAAATAGTATTTAGTATATATGATTTTGTAGCTATTTTGGGTTTGATATCATCTATTTATATAATATATTTATCTTTTGTTCAATTCAATCAAATGTCTTGTAATATTACAGGGAATTCTATTATTGAATTACCATCTATAGTAAAAGATCAATTAAGTGAATCAATAAAAAAATTGTCTGGGGAAGAATTGTCGTACTTGAGTTATATGTACAAAATATTTATTAATTTTTCAAATAACATTATATCCCAACAACAAAAGCAAATATCTAAGCTTATTCATACTACTTTGAGTGCTGCAATTCCAGATATTACAGATAGAGTTAATTCCCAATGCTTAACAAATGAAACTGGATGGACAGGTTTTTTCGAATCTGCTACACGATCGATTATTAGTCCAACTGCAACTACAAGTTGTGTTACGAGAATGACCGAATTATTGATGCATCGTTTTTTTTATGATCAAAACGAAAAAATAAACATATTATTAACAGAACTTAATACAAAAACGATACAAATACAGGATTTAGTTTTTTATGGAACAAAATTAGGATATGCGTCTTTGGGTTATTTGGCTTATCGTATTCCTCAAATTATTAGAGGAATACCAACAAAAATACAAGCAAACACTAATAATAATTTATATATTGAAAATGGTGGGACACTAAAAAGTAAAAGAAAAATAAAAAGTAAAACAAAAAAAGTAAAAAGAAAATTACAAAAAACTAAATATCATTCTTGTAATAAAATGAAAAAAAAAACTAAAAAGAATAAAAAATAAAGAAAATATACAAATAATTATTTATAAAATGGTTTATAAATAATCGGCATTTGAAATGTGCAAAAGTGTAATTAATTTGTTCCATTTAATGGTGATGCATCATGCAAATTTTCCAAATAAGGTTTATAGGATGGTTTTGTTAAATTACCACTACCATGAACAATCGGAGCCATTTTCTTGACTACTTCTTGTTCTAAAGTATAGGGGAATTGATTATAAGCCGTGAATTGAGACATTTTTTTTTCTTCAGAAGGTTCGTATTTTTTCAAGGCATCTAAACCAGTTGTTTTGGAAGAACGACGAATTAAATCAAAGGCAACAAAGAGAGATAAAACAGCTAAAAGAGGATTGGTATAAAGAAACATCGCAATCACAATGATTAAAATCACTACTTTTCCAGCTAAAGTATCTACCACATTTGCGACAGATTCTGGAGTCTTGTATCCCATGATTATATAAATAATAAAAAGAACGGCAAGTAAAAGTTCACCTGTTTTCTCTTTTTTGAATAAACTATAAAATCGATCCATATATATCATATTGTTAGATTTTATTTTCCACCTTTCATAACTGCGTGAAAAAGATGGAGTCAAAACATTAACGGATTTTGCAAATGAAACTCATAATATCCATCTTTAAATAAGGTTTTGGATTTAAATTTTTTTCAGGTTTGAATCTACATTTCTTTAAGGTTTGGCTCCACCTTTTCCAAAGGTGGAATAGAAATAAAATTGAAAAAAGTTAAACACTACTTATTAATTAACATAAAACCATAATGTCTGAATTACTTAATAAAAATCCTTCAACTTATCTAGGTCAAAAAGGTTATACAATTTCAAAGAAAGATCTTACTCTGGATCAAATAAATAAAATGAAAGCGGATTTAACAGTGAAACCATTTGTTCATGGTTCCCCCAATAACGCCAGTCAACAACCAACCTTTCCAGTTTATCGCGAATCCGCGCTAAAAATGTATCTTCCACATTATTATGGTGTGGAAAAATTCGGACCTCCCAAAGAATACAAAATCAGTCCTGGTCAAGACATTGATCTAACTTTCAAAGGATCATTACGTGATTACCAGGAACCCGTTGTGAAAAAATACTTGGATCATGTTTCTGCGTGGAATGGGGGAGGCTTATTGGAACTTCCATGTGCATGGGGAAAAACTTCAGCATCTTTATATATTTTATCGCAAATCAAAAAGAAAACCATCGTGATTGTACATAAAGAATTCCTCATGAATCAGTGGATTGAGCGTATTAGTCAGTTTCTTCCAGGTTCACGTATTGGAAAAATTCAAGGAAAAACAATTGATATTGAAGATAAAGATATTGTCTTATGTATGCTTCAAAGTTTAGTTTTAAAAGATTATCATTTAGAAACATTCAGTTCTTTTGGGTTAACAATTATCGATGAAGTACATCATATTTCAAGTCAAACATTTTCAAATGCATTATTTAAAGTGGTTACTAAATATATGCTTGGTTTATCCGCCACCATGAATCGTAAAGACGGAACCACGAAAGTATTTAAAATGTTTCTAGGCGATATTATTCATAAAGTAGAAAGAAAAGATGAACATAATGTTGAAGTCAGAGGTATCATATATAAAACAAATGATGAAGAATTCAATGAACCTATTTTAGATTACAAAGGACATCCTCAAATAAGTTCAATGATAAGTAAATTATGTTGTTATAATCCTAGGACAGAATTTATAATTAAAGTATTGAATGATTTTATTAAAATAGAAGACATTGACTCAGGAACCATTGAAGAAAATAAACAAAGGATGGATCATCAAAATCCGAAATGTGAAATATGTAATAAAAATAATAATTATTTGGTAAAAAATACATGTTGTGAAAAAGTGAAATATTGTCTGTTGTGTATGGATAATATTATGGAATACTACAAAAATAATCAAGAAAAGACCATTGATAAAGATGGAAATGTAAAAAGTACTACAAAAAGGGCTAGATGTCCATGCTGTGATAAAATTTTGAAATATGAACAAAATTATATTGAAAATCCATATGTGAAACCCATTGAAAAATTACATACGATTGTAATGTCTCATAATTTAAATATACTTAATTACATGTATAATAAATTCGTCTGTAAAAATTACGCATCGGTTGGATACTATGTAGGTGGGATGAGTGAAGAAGAATTGAAAAAATCAGAGAAAAAACAAATTATCTTTGCATCCTACAGTATGTGCAGTGAAGGATTAGATATACCTACACTAAATGCGGAATTTTTAATTACACCGAAAACAGATGTGATTCAAATTGTAGGTAGAATATTACGAGCAAAACATGCATTCGCAAGTCCCGTTATTTATGATTTTATTGATTCACATGATGTATTTCGAAAACAATGGTTGAAAAGAAAAACTTATTACCGAAAACAAAATTATCAAATAAAAGAAATTGAAAGTAATGAGTATCATAAAAATAATAAAAATTGGAAAATAATTGATTATAAGAAAAAAGGTAATTCGGATAATTATGATGATCTAGAAGCAGAGGAAGCTTCTTTTAGTGGTGGTAAATGTCTTATTTTGATCAAAAATAAGTAACTGAAATTCTTACTTGAGCATATATAATTTTTCAATAGAATACGATCCAAATCAAAAAAGACAAAAGAAAGACATAATAAATAAAATATTATTTAGTCTGAATTAAAAATGCCTTGATTTTTTCTTGTTCCGATACAAAAAATAAATTATACTTATATATTAGTTTACGAATCAAATCAAATGGTCAAAACAAAAAAGAATATAAAAAGTGTTAATAAATCTTCTACGAATACAAATCCAAAAGCTTCTTCAACTAGAACAAAAAAAAATAAAACGGTTTTATCCAAAAGTGCTCAAAAAAGAGCCGAACGAGTTTCTGAGGAGAGACTTACCCCAATAAATCGTGATGAAAGCTTGAAAAAAGTATTCAATTGGGATCAAATGGATAATTTAGATGCAGGTGTCGCATTTGATTTGGTTTACGGTTTTAAACCAGATGTTAATTTCACATCTGAATACGGTGAAACAATCAATAAAGTAAATGCTCGAAAATGGTGGGAGAGAAGTTCCGCTCAAACACAATGTGCGAATGCGATCGGCAATTTAAATCAACAGGAAGATCCAAAATGTTATATATGCGGGTTCCCCATTATCCAGGGCGAACCTACCGCTGAATGTGAACATATTTTACCGGTTTATAAAGCAGCCATGTATTTGACTCTCTATAATGATCATTATAAAGCGATCATGGAAAAAGGAAAGGATGATTTAATGTCTTTAAACCCAAAAGAAAAGAAAATATTTACCGAAATTTCCATGGAGTATGCATGGGCACATAAATGTTGTAATCAGAAAAAGAGTGATAACGATTTCATTAAATATGTTTTTAAACGCGGAGAAACCGGGTTTTTTAAATTGGATTTTCAAAGCACAAATAGAGTATTAACCAATATTGTTCAAGCATTACTCAGTGAAGGAAAAGATGGTCACTGCATGGAAAAATCATTGATTCAAAATTTCCGAGATTTTCTTGGACCCAATAAAAATAATCTGATCAAAAAATGGATTAACGAGAGAATTGATATTTTAGGAGCAAAGGCTGTTCCGAATAAAAACTTGTCCGCAGGTAAAGTTCAAACCATTGTTGATTATATGAATCATTATACTTCTTCTTCAAATTATTCGATGTTCACCTTAATTAATTTATGTAGTTTGATTTCTGCTTCTGATATGAATGATGTTCATGTTACTTGGAGGAAAATTTCGGGATTACCTGAACCAATCAAAGAAATTCCGCCTGTCTCTCAAATAACCAAAGCTATTGTGATAACTCAACTGACTGCTTATGCAAATTTTTTGAGTCAATTCAACTGGGGTCGACAGCTAGAAGTTCCGAAAATATATGAATTTTATAAAAAAATATTTGAAATTCCAGATGGGATTTCATTTGATGTTCGACGTGATGGTGGTGCGGACTGTTCCGTCGCTATTTTAGGGTCTTTACTTCATTTAAATAAAACGGAAATAAAGATTGGGGATTTTTTCAGAAATTTTTATGCGGTTATTTCTTATCCAAGTGTTGAAATAGATCCTACTACAAATAAGAATATCACACTTTTTCCAGAATTGATTGGAAAAAAATATGCTTCGAATATGGTGGGACAAGCATTTATCATTTTATTATTGGGACGCATGATATTAAAAATGCAACATTTAGAAAGCGACGGGTTCTTTTCGAATAATAGTGCGATTTATATGCAATTTTATCAGCGGTTTCAAGATAAATATAATGAAGAAGTCAGTAAATTGATCAATATAAAAAAGAATTATTTCGATGTTACTCGATTTACTAGTGATGGGTCTTCTTCTAATATAAATCCTTTTTATGTATTCTTACTTGTATTCATTCAATTTCTTAATCAAATTGACGGTGAATTAACAAAACTTTTTATAGATTCTATAACGAAGGAAGATCCAGAATTAAATGCTTTATTTAGTCTGGATAACAGCAGTGAGATTTCTGCGCGATATAATGAATTATCTAATTTATTATTATCACCTAAAGATAACAACAAAGAAAATCAATTATCTAATATGATGCATGCAGTGGTTCTTTTTTATATGGATGAAGCAGAATATTTGAAATTTTATCCTACATGGGACCCAAGTGTAATCGACGAAGAAGATAGTAAATTTACGGCAAACGCGAAATCCATTGCGGTTGGTGCGACTAGTTTACTGAATATATTAAAGACGACCAATATCACGGAACCGAGTGAAATTGATGAAATTGCTGATGTGATCGGAAAAGGAAATTTGACGAAAGAACTTTTGGAATTGGTGAATAAGAATGCATTGAATCTTGAAATTGTGAATCGTTATTTTTCTGAAAAGAATCCATCGACTACTCCTAGTGAAATGAATATAAATGAAATAATAACTCAATTATCTGTTTCTGATCTTGCACAAATCATTTTTGAGATTGATAAACAAGATTTAATAAAGCAAATTATAGACAATAAATCTGAAATAATGGATACAGTTATTTCTTTTTTTCATATTACTTATCCGGAAATCGAAATCACGGCTGAAAACATGGATGGAAATCTGGAGAATTTGAATATTAGTGAATTAGGAGACATTGTTTATTCATACAATATGATTGAAAATGATTTGATCTCATTGAATAAAACAAACGATTCAATTTCATTTGAAGAAGAAGAAAAAATGGGGAATTGAGAGAAATCCGATTTTGACGGATAGTAATAATATTTATGACTATACTTAAGATATATTTATATATGAATAATATATAAATAATATATAAATAATATAATGAAATTTAGTAAAACTGAAATAGATAACATGAAAAAAATAGATAATATGATGAATGATTTAGATAATTGTGGTGATAAATATTGTGGAAATATTATAACAACTGAACAAATAAAAGAAGAAGGAATAAAATTTTCTGAAAAAGTTAGTAAAAATTGTCGTTCTAAAACAATACCTAAAACTGAAAAAGCATACAAAATCCAACAAAAAAAATATGACAAGTGTTTTACAAAAATTAAAAAACGTTCTAAATATGCTAAAAAACTTACACAAAGAAAAAAATGTGAGGACAAAAAATGTAGTATTTATCAAAAAAAAATGCAAAATTTTTTGTCAAGAAGAAGAAAAAACAATTCTATTGGTGGTGGAAAAATATTTACACACGACGGTACAATGGTAAAAACAGATGAATTATATGAAGGAAAAGATTTTTTTCAAAAAATGACTACCAATGAAAACGAAAAAAAAATATGTAAAATATTAATGGAAAATCCGCATAAAAATATAGTAAAAATATATGAAGTTGCTAATGATTACATTAAAATGGAGATGTTAAACATTGATTTAGCCGGTGTAAATGAAAATGAAATAAAAGAAAAAATGATTGGAGTTAAAAATTATTTACAAAGTTTAGGTATTATGTATATCGATTGGAAACTGGACAATATTGGTATAAGCGAAGATGGAGAATTAAAATTATTTGATTTTAACGCTTCTGGAATAATTGAGCCTACAAAATGGGAAATTAAACCACCAGAATATTATTCATATAGGAAAGCAATAAAAAATGGTATGAAGACACCATTAGCGATTGATAATTATTCTTTTGAAAATACAGATTTTCATGTTATTGATTTTTCAAACTTGATTGATAAGGTTGAGTCAACATAGTTACAATATTTTTTCATAAGTAATAATTCTTTTTCTTGGGTATTTATTATATTTTCAAGAAATGGTTATATATTATTTTTTTATTCAATAGTTTTTTACTTATATGAATAGCCATAGAATGTTGTATTAAATTGATGAAAAGAAAAATGAGAAAAATCTTAATTTTTATTTTTATATAATTTTTTTATATATAAAAATATTTTTTTTTACACATTTGGCTATATATTTTATAACGTAATATATAGTAGCTTATGAAACCGTCACAAAGGCTTTAATGACCTCTTGATGCGAAACTATTACCTGATGGTGGAGGATAATGAGAATAATTATCACCTGCATTGCCTAGTACATGATATGGAGGAGGATTTGCTAATCCTAATTCATTTGCACTTAATACCCCTCCTACGGAATAACTTGGGGTTAGAGGAAGATTATTTTGATATTGACTATAACCCGGAGGATAAGGAATTGATTGAGTATAACTACCACCACGGTGATAACTTTTTCTTCCAACATTTTTTCCTTTTCTTAGCCTGCGTGTTTTACCTCCTTTAAAAGAAGAATTACGTGCTAACATTTTTGATATGGTCATTGCTCTAGATGCAGCTCTTTTCATATCATTTCTTATTTTTTTACTTATTTTTAGAAATGTACGTTTTGCTGATTTTTTTCCACCTTTCATCTTATACTCTCTAGTGATATTTTTTATTTTTCTTTTAAAGCTTTGATTTTTATGTGAAAAGCGACGGTTACCACCTTTCATTAAACAAATTCCTGGGACATGACTTGCCGCTGCATCCACATTACTTTTTGCACCAGCTAAACCAGGTAACCCAGGAATCTCATTTGACCCAAACCCACCAGGATAATGGGAATTATCTACATTTACAAAACCAGCATTTACATTACTATTTGGATAAACACTACCATAACCTAAATTCGATGCATCAGAACCTGCCGACATTTATGATTAACTATATAATTAGTGTTTATTTTTTTCTAGCTAAGAGAGTTCCTTCAATTCAACTAAACTACCATTGGGGACAATACGCAATGGAACCCATTTTTTAAATTTTGAATGATAACTACATAACATGAGATATTCGCGATCTAAGAAAACATGACGATCTTCACGATCATTTTCAAAATCTTCTTCATCATCACTTTCTTCCAAGGCATCTAAATTATTATTTTCCTTGATGTTTCTAAATAAACGATTCATGAAAAGACTCGTCTTGTAATCTGGAATGTAAGCCACTTCATAAAATTCTTCTACACCTTTTTCATTTAGACAATACAAGTGATAAATATCATTTTGAATATCCGGGCGAACTTTAAAAATAACATCTTTTTTCTTAAACCTTTTTACAGGTAAATTATTGAGACTTTGACGATTTACCTGCGAAAAATTACTGTTACTATGTTTATTCGACGGTATAACAACTTTGTTTGAATCTTTGTTTACACTTACCAACGGTTTGTTTACACTTACCAACGGTTTGTTTACACTTACTTGTATTTGTTGAGGAACATTATTTGGAATTATTGTTAATTCTTCTTCTAAACAAGAATGTAAATATTGAAACGGCATTTGACTCAATGAATGATTTTGGTCCTTCCTAAATTGTATTCCGTAGATTTTATAAGGTAGTTCCTTGATTTTTTCTACGAATGATTCAAAATTCGTATCCATTAATGGTAACCCAAAAATAATAAAATTCGGATGATAAGCAACTTGTTTGATTTGTTTTTGCATGATTTTTTTAAAAATATTTATTTTTTGATTCCATGGATCATGCATCACGGAATTTCCTTGATAATAAAAAATATCTTCCATGCTATAAAACGCTTGCTTTTCATAATGAAAAATCGTACCATAAAAAATGGTCCCGTAACTTAATCCTGAGTCAAAACAAGTATTTATTACACGAATATCCGATATTTGCTTATCTCTTCCTTGTAATTCCATCAAATAACAAATGGGTTTTTCCTCTTTTTGAGTAAACCAAGCAAAACACTTTTTACCTTGAGGAATAGCGGTTATGAGTGAAGCATTCGAAACTTTCTTATGCACAATATTTTCATAAGAAAGTTTTTTGATATTTTTGGGAAATTCTGCTAAAATTGATTCTTTTTCTTTCAAGGTAAGATTCATTATTCTATATCTATTATTTACATGAGAATTCTTTAAACTGTTTGTTATAACATTTGAAAAGACAATGAATTTAAATCAGTGGAACCAACATGATCCGGGCTTAGTTGATTTTTTAAAAAATTTTTCAATTCATCTTTCATGGAAGAGTTATTTGCATTCGCATTATTCGCATTTATACTATTTATATCGGTTGTTTGCAAATCTTCTTTCATAATCGAAGGTTGCAAATAAATATTATCATATTTTTTATCATGATCACTTTTACTTTCATTTTTAGAGAGAATCTCATACATTTTTTTATATTTTTTACCTGGGTCATTCACTAAATCCTTGATCTTGGGTACCGTTAACGTATCTGTAAAAAATTGTATTAAATGATGTACTAAAAAAATAAGGATAAATGATATGAGGATAATTTGTATTGTCCAAAAGACCATATACTACTTATAGATTAAGTCTCTTTTTCGCAAACGTAAATCCTTCCACCTTTTTCCACCTTTGGGAAAGGTGGAGCCAAAACCTCCGGTAAAAGTGGAGCCAAAACCTCCGGTAAAAGTGGAGCCAAAACCTCCGGTAAAAGTGGAGCCAAAACCTCCGGTAAAAGTGGAGCCAAAACCTCCGGTAAAAGTATATGCAATATTTATTTAATTTTTACAAGGTATTACTTTATTATGGTATATTATTTGGATTTTTCTACCGGAGGTTTTGGTTCCACTTTTTATTTATACCTTCGTAAAAAAGGTGAATAAAAAGGCGGATATTTCCTCTAAAAGCCATGAATTTTTAGTATCATCCACTTCAAAATAAGCATCTAAAGGATATTTTGTTTGATCATCTAATACCAAGTATTTCATTACTAACTTTATTTTAGGTTCTATTTGATAAATATGATAATGAATAAAATGAGAAATATGATCACTAGGTACGGCAGCGACTTTCTCTCGAGTTATCTTTGAATAATCAATTAAAAAATAATAGGAACCATATTCAATCTCTTCTTGTTTTTCATTAGTTACATTCAATTGATAAATATCTGAATTTTCTACTTGGAAGAGTCCATCTTTTGAAAAGATTTCCCATTGTTTTTTTGAAGTCATGATATAATTGGATAATTCGGATGTTTTGCTAAAGAAATCGATTGGTTCTTTTTCCAGAGATTTCTCTCCACTATTTTTTACTTCGTTATAAAGGGTTTTGGCTCCACTATTTTCAAAAGCTTTTTCCAAGGATTTGGCTCCACCTTTCTTAAAGGTGGAAAAGGTGGAAAAGGTGGAAGAAAAGGTAGCATATATTTTCATAATTTCAATTAAAGAACTATAATATATTTACTAAAAATCATTTAAACCTATTTATAAATTATTATACAATAAATCATCATGACCTTATCTGTGATTATTGTTGAAAAAACTGGACAACTGAAATCCTTTTGTATCAAAGATTTCAAAGAAGAAGAATTATATAAAAAATGCGGTTTCAAAAAAGCAGATGATTTCATTCTTCAAAATGAATGGAAAATGAAAACCGACGGAAAAAAGTACATCATTCATGTATATGGAAAAACAGAAGGTCGTGCTAATAATGAAAACAAGTACGATTTTCCACCTCCAATCGATACCACCCTTTTTTTCGGAAATTGTGTAATCTTGGCCCAAGTAAAAAATCAAAATGATGAATCCATTTATACCAATTTGTCTCTAGAATTATGGGAAAAACTCTACGAAAAATTATTTGGTGGTTTTGAAGACTTATCTGCGACTGCAGCAGAAGATGAAGAAGAAGAGGATGAATTAGCGAATGTACCCAAAGAGAAAAAAACCAAGGATGGTTATTTAAAAGATGATTTTGTGGTAAGTGATGATTCTTTGGAGGATAGCGAGGATGTAGAAGAAGAAACCGATGATCTTGAAGAGGAGGACGATGAGGAGGAAGAGGATGAATTATTAGAATTGGAAGATATTGGATCCGAATTAAGTGAAGATGAATATGATTATGATTCTGATTTGGAAAAGGATTGAATGTTATTTTGCTTACTTATTGGTTTTTTATTTGTTTTTCTACTGGAACTATTCTATCTAGCCTTTCATAATAGATTGTGACTACTATTATATGTTACATCGTCTCGTAATAATGCACAACATTCATTTTTAGGTTGATATATCGATTCTTTGCGATAGGATTCCGCTGCAGAAGTACCACATGTATCCTCTTCTTCTTGTAATTTATATTCTAGTTTTGCAATTTCTTGTTCCTGTTTTTTTATAATGGTGTTTAAATTTTCAATTTCTTCAAGTATTCTATATACGATTTCGAACGGATAATCTTTGGTTGTTTCATCATATTTTTTTTGTAATTTTTCTAAATCTGAATAAAGTTTGATTAAATTTTCTGATTTTTGTAGTAGTATCAATCCTTTTTTTTGCGACATTTTACTATATATAAGTAAATAGAAAGATTTTCATAAATGGTTATTTATGAAAATTTATGAAAGTGTATACAGGGTAAAAATGAAATTACAGGGTAAAAATGAAATTACAGGGTAAAAATGAAATTACAGGGTAAAAATGAAATTACAGGGTAAAAATGAAATTACAGGGTAAAAATGAAATTACAGGGTAAAAATGAAATTACAGGTAAAAATAAAAATAAATAATTATTCTATAATGAGTTGCTTATTCGATAGTTTGAGTTATTTTATTCAAGAAGACAGTTTCAAAATTAGACAAATGATATGTGACTATCTAGAAGAAAATAAACCAATTATGGATGGTATAGAAACACATGAAATTCTCGGATTGGAAAATAATGATGATGCGAATTCTTATATTGAATCAATGCGATTAGCAAGTACTTTGGGTGGAGCCATTGAAATTCAAGCGGCTTGTAATATTTGGAATCTTCAAATCAATGTATCAAATTACCGAGACCAAAATAGCAACATTATTGAAATTCTTCCTGTAAAAGGCAACTGTGAAAAAACAATCCATATCTATTGGAATGGAGGACACTATGAACCAATCAAATAAAATACTATTCTTATTATATAATGTCGCTGTGTAAATATAAAAATTTATTTGGAGAAGTAGGTAAAGGTGTCCACTCCTATAAAATATTTCATATATCAATCATCGATGTATTATTAACAATATTAGCAGCTTTCGTTATTCATTTATTTATGCCCAAATATCATTTCGTTTACATTTTACTTTTTTTATTTCTTTTAGGGATTATTTTACACCGTATCTTTTGTGTTAGAACAACCATTGATAAATTATTATTCCCGAATGTAAAGGAATAATATATATATTCTTTGAACCTACTTAAAGACTTGAGATAAGATAAAAATAAATATTTTTATTCGAAAAAATTAATAGATTCATCGATTACATTTTTAAAAAGTATAATATCTTTTTCTACTGGTAAAACAAACCTATCTCTATTTGCTTTTTCTCTATATTCTTTTAATTTATTTAATACCATTAATTCTGCTATATTCATTATTTCTTCTGATTTACATTCTTTATAATAAACAACTTCATGTTCTGATGTTTTATTGTAACTACTTAATCTATTTTTTAATTCTTTTGCTTTACCAATAATATATATACGTTTTTTTTCATTATCTTCAGTTGTTAACATATATATAACATATTTTTCAGGATAATTTTTTCTTTTTTGTTTTTTTATACAAATATCTTGTAAAATTTTAATTTTATAATCTTTAAGTTTAATCTCATTTTCTTTTTCATTTAATAAATTTATATCAATATCAATTTTACTCTTTGTAAATATTTTTCTTATCCATTTAGTAACATGTAATGCAATTTTTGGAGAAATCCAGTGAGCAACATGAATAGCTAAATCAGGATAAACCCATGATTCTTCTTGGTTGTTTTTATTTTTTACGGTATCTATTAATTTTGTTAATCTACTTTCATTTTCGATTTCTTTTATCAAATCAATCGTTGAATCTAATTTTATCCAATCATTCAAACATTTGTTACCAGCAATACATAATTGTGTTGCATTGATATAATTATCATGTTGTCTGGAAACAATAATAATATTATTTATTAGAAGTGTGCTATTTTCTTCACACCATATTTTATCTTCTTTCTGAATTATTTTATTTGATTTTTTCAATTCTTCGATTTTTTTTGTTTTATCAACAATAATATCTATTAATTGATTATTTATAGGGTAACAATCTTTTTCTAAATTTATTTTATCATTCGTATCTAAAATTGTTTTGATTGATTTTTCAACTAAATTCAATATGAATGAATTATTTGTTTCTTTTTTACATTTTCCATTTATTTTTGTACAATTTTTTTTATGCCTAGAAAGACTGGGTAAATGTTTATAATTATTACCACAAATACAATCATATGATTTTTCGATATTTAATTTTTCAGAACTATTAATATTAACAATTTGTTGATGTTTGTTTGTTAATTGATGTCTATTCCAGTCACCTTTTTTATTACATGTAAAGTTACAATCTTCACAAAAAAATTTTAAAACAAGTTTTTCAGGAGAAGTTAGCATTTTATACTATGCTAATAAAAAAACTCCTAAATATTTAACTTAAACAAAATAACCAAAATCTTCAGAAAGCAAACACCATACTCAAAATTTCATCACAAATAAATAATATATATTTCATGTAACCTACTTAAAGACTTGAGGGAGGGTCGGCGCCGGCCCCGAAGGGGCCTTACTCTTATAAGAAAAATATTATATATTGTTTAAACTAACTTAAAGAAAAAAACACAAATTTTTACCCTCATTTGGAAATCCGGAATTGAATTTTGGACATTTATAAATGTCCATTTTTAGAAAGTCCGTATAGAATGTCGGAATTTAAGAAATTTGTTACTGAGAAAATTTTTATGGTTAGGTCCTAGAAAATTTATTTTCTTGTTTGTTAGCATAAATTTTTATTTTTCCAATACCGATCATTTAGGCATTTTTTTATGTAGCCTACATATATAGGAAAAATGCCGAATCAAAAAATGCCGAATTTTTATTTATGTGAGTCATGTGACTTTAAATGCTGTAAAAAATCGAATTATTATAAACATTTATTAACACTGAAACATAAAAACCTACAAAATCCTACATTAAAAAATGCCGAAAATGCCGATTTTGTTAAAAAGTTGTACTTATGCTGTTATTGTGATAAAAAATATAAACATTCTTCAAGTTATTACAGTCATAAAAAGAAATGTTCACATTTATCTGAGATAACAAATGTTAAAAACACTTCAAAAGAAGAACCAGAAGAATCCGAAGATTCTCTTGTAAACTATACGAATGAGCATGACCTAGTGATTCATTTGCTGAATCAAAACAAGCAATTGCAGGAACAAATTATTGAATTATGCAAGGATAAAAATCATATTACAAATAATAATAATATGATCAATAGTCATAACAAAACATTTAATTTACATGTATTTTTAAACGAAACATGTAAAGATGCGATGAATCTAACCGATTTTGTGAATTCTCTCCAGATCCAGCTTTCCGATTTGGAAAAAGTGGGAAAGGAAGGTTTTGTGAACGGGATTACCAATATTATTGTGAAGAATCTGAAAGCATTGGATGTTACAATGAGACCGGTTCATTGCAGTGATCAAAAGAGAGAAGTCGTCTATGTGAAAGATGATAATGAGTGGCATAACGACAGCAAGGAATTGCCTGAGAATCAGAAACTCAAAAAAGCGATTAAACAAGTCGTTCACAAGAATATTTGCATGATTCCAGAATGGAAAAAAATGTATCCAGACTGTATTTATGCCGAGTCAAGAAAATCTGATCTTTATAATCATATTATGTATGAATCTATGGACCACAATGAAACGAATTCCGAGAAAATCATAAAAAAAATCGCAAAAGAGGTGGTGATTGATAAAAACTAGTTTTTTCCACCTTTCTAAAAGAATCCTCTACGGATTTGCTCCACTTTTTCTCAAAGAATCCTCTACGAATTTTGGCTCCACCTTTCCTAAAGGTGGATCTAAAAGTGGATCTAAAGGTGGATTGTTTTGTATTCCTTCATATTTACAAGCCCAGGTGTTTTTGTTTTGTTAATATTTTTGATTTCGGTATAAACAAAAACTACATTTTTAATTTGAGATATTTTATTCGTGTTTTCTTTACATAATTCACATCCTTTTCTTACCACTATTTTTCTCTCTTCTTCAGTTAATTCAAATTCATCGGGTAATAAACATACTACATGACATGATGAATGTAGTTTTGCATGAAACCATAAATCATTTTTAGAACCTTCATCAATGACTTCAAAATTATCGCGAGCATTTTGACCAATTAGGAAATTAATTTTACATTTCTGATTCGGCAAATAGAATATTTCAGTCTTCATACTATTTATGATTCAAATATAAATAGTATGGAGAGAAAAATCAATTTTTTATTTTTATCCATCTTTTTCACTTTTTTCACGAAGTTATGAAAAGTTGAGCCAAACCTTAGAGAGAATTTATATGATTTCATAATAATCATCCAACAGTATTTCATCCAACATTTTTTTATTCATCTTCGCATCATGATACCCATCATCATATAATTTCATAAAATTTAAATTATTATTCTGTTTTTGAGTATTTTCGGTAATCAAATTGTAAAAAGAAATAAACTGTTTCACTTTATTATAAACAAACATTTGCCGAATACTACCTTTCGTTTTCCCGATTTCTTTCCACATACTTGGAGAGATATGCAATACAGGTTGTTTAATATTTAGATAAGGATACTCACTAAAACCGCCATCAAAAGTATACATATTATGATACCGATTTGTAAAACCACCCGTTATAAAAGGGATATGAGAACTCGCAATACAACAATTGATCGCATCCTCCAAATGATTGAAATCAGAAAAAATATTTGTAATCAATTTCATTTTATGAACTGTGGTAACACCTATAAATAAACGTTGTAAATCGAAATCTTCGTTTTTGCATATTTCAAGTAATTTGTATTTCATCGTATATTCCATATCATGTATATTTTTAGATTCCATAATATTCATATTCATGATTTTTAATGCGAGTTCCTTGGGATCCTTTTTATAGCACATTAAAAGACTATTCCATGCGCCAGCGGAAGCCCCTGAAAAAATAAAATTGTGTAATGGATAATTTTCTTTGATATAGGTAATAACTCCCAAAATATAAAATCCTTTAAATCCGCCTGGAGAAATGGAAATGAGTTTTTTGTCCATGATAAAATCATTCGATTCCAAATATAATTGTTTATCTTTTTCACAGAAAATTTTGTCGATTTTATTTTGAATAATGCATTGATTCTGATTTTGATTACGCGGTTTCAAAATAATATCTTTTCTTACCATGCTATCTGTTTTTCCCAGCAGTATGCTTTTTCCAACGATTTTACTCGCAAAGTAAAAATTCCGAAAATTCATAAATGCAAAAATATTTACCAAAAGATTAATTATTTTCATCTTAATATATCTAAATATATTTTTACAAGTAATATATACTAATTTATTTGTAAAAATGAAAACCGCATTATGTTTTATTATCAATTATAAACACATTTTAAATAAAGAAGAAATATGGAAAAAATGGATTGAACCAAATAAAGATATCATAAATGTCTATTTTTTCTACAAAGATCGTACTCTCATTCAATCCGAGTGGATTTTGGAACATTGTATTCCAGAATCCTTTATTTGCAATACCAGTTATTATCATGTAATTCCTGCTTACATATCCTTAATGAATTACGGGTTTCAAACCGATGCAAATAATCAATGGTTTTGTTTTTTGACGGATTCATGTTGTCCCATTATCTCTCCAAGACGTTTTCGTTATTTATTTTTTACATATTATCATAAATCCGTAATGAGCTGGAGGAAAGCCTGGTGGAATCCAGCATTTCATAAAAGGGCGAATCTCGCATTGTTTCCTCAAGAATTAAGATTAGCAAATGATCCGTGGTTTGTATGGAATCGGGATCATGTGGAGATTTGTTTGAAATATGTTAAGATTAAACAACCGATTGTGAAGATGATTTGTAATGGTGGGCTAGCGAATGAAAGTTTATTTGCGATGATTTTATATAGTACAAAACAAATGGGTTCGGTCATGAATCAAGTAACACATGCAGCCGACTGGTCACGGATGATGAGTAGTACAAGCCCTTATTTATTCTCTCAAAAATGTGATCAAGATATGGAATTTATTGAAAAGACGTTGAATGTGAATCCATGTATCATGTTTATTCGGAAAGTAAATCCGCAATTTTCGGATGATATCTTAAAGTATTTTATTTATGATTATTCCAAGGATTCCGATTCAAAACTGCGGATTCCTTTTTTCCATGATTTTATTATGAATACAATGTATAAAATATTTAAATTATTCTTCTTTTTTTATTTGGCTTATCTTTGTTTTTCAATGTTTTTTTTATCAAGATGTTTGTTTCAATTCAAAGGAATAGCATTCATTTGAGATTTCCTGGATACGAATGATTTTTGTATTTTATGGTTCTAATTGCGTTTGTCCTATTGAAGGCGGAGCTACTTGCGTTTTTTCAGTCACTTGATTACTTTGTGATCGCACGTTTTGCTGCGCATTTATATTTTCCAAATCAACCAAGGCGCTCTCATCGATATAATTATTATTATGAATCGCAACAATATTCGCCATCATATTTTTCAATAAACTATTATTTACTTTTTCATATACATTGATGATGGATGCGATTAGATTTAGACCAATTCCGATATAAATTAATTTTTTATTATCATTACTGGTAGCAATGGTCGTTAATAAAATACCAGATGACTGAACAACATAAAATAAATATACTAAAAAGACATTGAATTTATTTAAACAATGACGCTGATTCAAAAATTTTCTTAGATCATTTACCTTGTTTTCATTGAATATTTTGGTGATGAGTTGTTCTTGTGATAATTGTAATGATAGTTCTTGTGTTAATAATGGTTGTTCTTGTCTTAAAAAAGAGGAATTCATTCTAATTTAGATAAATATATATTTTTTATATATAACTATCTATAAAAATGGACGACGAAGAAACAAATACGGATTTAACAATTTTAATGGTGAATGGAATTGATGTATTAGAAGATTTCGGTAAGGTTATCATATTACCTTACGGGACAGATTCGGTTCATGTGGATGTAATAACTAAAAGTGAAGACGCAACATATGTAGTTCATGGTTACAATACTTTAAAAACTGGTGAAAATTTACTTACTATAAGAGTAACTGCTTCAGATGGTATAACTACCCAGAATTTTATTGTTAAGATTTTAGTGGAAGCACTTACAATATTTCCTAGACAAGAGAAAGAAAAAGTTTCTTCAACATGGGAAACCTTTCGAAATTGTGTTTCTTATATTTTCAGATTTAGAAGCAAGTAAATATTTGTTTGAACTAGGATTTTGCTTAATGTTTTGCTATGAGTTTTCATCTAAGTTTTTTCGGTGTTTTGACTCCACCTTTTTCGGAGACTTTTTGCTTTATTTTTTTCGGAGTTTTGGCTCCACCTTTCATAACTTCGTAAAAAAGGTGGAAAGAAAATGATTTAAAAATAACTCTCTATCATAAGATAATGTTCTCGGAAGAAGAATATCAAAAAAAAGTCAAACTTTTAGAAGATGAAATTCTTGTTCTCAAAGAAAAGTTGAAATCTTATACCGCGCCAACAAGAAGTAAAACATATTATGAAAATCATAAAGAGGAAATTCTGGAGAAAAATAAAGAATATAAAGAAAAAACAAATTATTCAGCAAATTTATCGAAAGAAAAAAAGAAAGAATATGCGCGAAGAGCTTATTTGAACAAGAAAGAAAAGATGATGCAAAATTCGGAAGAAAAAAAAGAGGAAGAAACGATTTAATAAATAATTTATATAGATATTTCGTTAAATCTATATAAATAGAAATCTTTAGGTAATATATAGAAATCAAAAAAATGCCGCATCGAAAATGTAAATTTCCAGAGGGTTGTCTATTGACGGCTTCTTTTGGGTATCGTGGGAATGGTAAAGGGACACAATTTTGTTCAAATCATAAAAAGGATGATATGGTGAATTTGATTTGTAAATTATGTTTTTGTGGGAAAGCGAGACCTACTTATAATTATGAGGGAAAAAGTGCAAACTTTTGTAAAGAATGTAAAGAGGAGGATATGATCAATGTAAATGATAAAAACTGTTTCTGTGGAAGAGTGAAACCGACTTTCAATTTACCTGGTTTACTTCCTAAATTTTGTGCTCAGTGTAAAACTAGTGAGATGGAGGATGTATATGGTAAAAAATGTAAATGTGGTAAAACAACCAAGTCTTGTTTTAATTATGCTGGATTAAAAGCTGAGTATTGTAGTCAGTGTAAATTGGAAGATATGATTGATGTATTTCATTCAAGATGTAAATGTGGTAAGGCTCAACCTAGTCTTAATTATGAAGGATTACAACCTGAATATTGTGCTAAATGTAAATTGGAAGGAATGAAATTGATTCGTAAAAGAACATGTATTCAATGTCCAAATCAAGCAACTTATAATTATATAGGAGAAAAGGCAAAATATTGTAATAAATGCAAAACAGATGATATGATTAATGTAGTAGATAAATGTAAAAATAACGATTGTACAAATTCAGGAAATATTAAATATAAATACTATTGCACTTTTTGTTTTCAACATTTGTTTCCTGACGATCCTGCCGTATCTCAAATCCGTAAAAAAACAAAGGAAAATTATGTTCGTGATTTTTTGAAGGAGAATTTCGAAGATTTTATTCATGATATACCTTTATGGAGTGGTAATTGCGATTGTAGTCACCGCCGAAGAATCGACCATCGAATATTAGTGGGAAATACTTTGCTTTGTATCGAGACCGATGAGAACCAGCATAGATCCTACAATAAAAAAGACGAGGAAATTCGTTACGATGATCTTTATATGTTACATGGAGGTAAATTTATTTTTATTCGATTTAATCCAGATAAATTTGAAAATTATACAGGTACAAAAATAAATCCTTGCATGAAGAGACGTATGATTGAACTGAAGGAGGAGATAGAAAAGCAAATCGAACGAATAAAAAAAGAGGAAAATAAGGAATTATTAGAAATACATTATTTATTTTATGATGGTTATAAAAGTAGATTTCATTGATTTTTCTAGTTTTTTAAAGTTTTTTAGCATTTCCATCGGTTACCACACGTTACGCACTGCACAAAACAAGTCATAGGCTCGTCAGCCGATTTGGTCTGAACAAGATAATATGTACATTTGTTTTGCTTACATTTTCTACATGTAAAGGTATCAGTAGAAGCCTCAATCTGCGTATTTGACGTCATATCTTTCTTTGATTTTGCCTCAATCAATTCTTTCCAAATATCAGGTCGCAGTTCATGGTGCGTCATAAAAGCAATCTCATGTGCTCTCAAATCACCATTTTCCAACTGTTTCAATAAATCTTTATTAGCTAAATTAGTGTAAATACTGCGCATGTGATCCACGTAAATTTGCACAAAGTGATGATTATCCCATTTTTTCACGACTTTCCTGCTCGCTGCTTCTTTCAAGGCAAAATTATAAACCCCTTTTTCTAAATTAATAGCATGTTTTTCATTCTTGAGAATTTCACATAATTTGGAACGAATATTGATACGAAATTGATCAGGATTATTAATTTTTAAACGAGAAGACATGTTGTTTTATTGATTTATATAAGAACGTATTATTTAAATCAATTTTTTCCACGTTTTATAACGAAGTAAAGAAAAAGGTGGAGCCAAAATTCAGAGAAAAATCTGATGTAAAAAGTGCAGAAAATCCAAGGAATGATTTATAGGAGTTCCATCCCTGATAATTCTCTCAAATATCGTTTAGAAGAGGATTCTACCAATAGACCGTTTGCGTAAATACCATAATTTTTGTAATAATCATCGTTTTCTAGAGCCAAGTGGTAAATAGTATAGGTTCCTTCAACCTCATAAACTTGAGTTCTCTCATCTACACAGGCAGGGAGACGGTATTTATTACCAGTAACACAAAGATATCCACCATTTACTTCGATTGATTTTTCCTTTTCTTCTTCCGATATAAAATCATCTACTAAAATGGAGTGACAACCAGTGAGAAACAAATCAGCAAATACTTCTGGATATTGTCTGTGTGTACATTTATAAAGCTGATCTTTGATTCTTTCCTTAGAAGCTGAATGAAAAATGTCTCTCTTACCGATTAGATCAATAGGTTTGAAATCGTCTAAAAGTGTTTTTACTAAATCGCCTTTTCTTAGATCTTGAATCAATTTATATCCCTGATCCGTTAAAATCTTTGTATCTTCTTTGAAACAAGGATAACTGAGAAAAGTAAAATTAAGAATCACAATACCTGAACCACCACCAATTGCACCAGATGTACTAACACCTGTATTTGAAGAACCACTACCACCTCCTCTATTTTGGAGACCAGCTGTTTGTGTAGTTCCTAAACCATTAGCAGATCCACCTCCACCAGTACCACCTAAACCACCAGGACGAAGTCCAGTATTACCAGTACCACCATAACCACCACCACCACCACCATAATAAACATCATTACCACCGGATGCAGCTAACCATTGAGTACCATCACCCCCTTTCCCTCCAGTACCCCCACGCCCTCCATTACTATTACCACCATAACCACCGCCACCACCATTTATACCCCCAGCACCACCACCATTTATACCCCCAGCACCACCACCACCAGCATTACGACTACCACCATTACCACCATAACCACCGCCACCAGCACCAGTACCAGCAGTACCAGAAGTACCAACACCACTACCATCAGTAAAACCATTAGCACCAGGAGAAGCAGCAACTCCTGATAGTGTTCCTCCTGAACTTCCTCCTCCTGATAGTGTTCCACCAAAACCTCCATTGGCTGTTGCATAAGAACTTCCATTAAATGTAATACTAGAGGCACTTCCATTGTTAGCAGCAGTCACGACCGATCCAGAAGCAATCGCTGCTCCACCCGCACCTACTACGATCGTATAAGTCCCAGTGGCTAACGAAGTAGTAGACGCATTTACATTTAAATCTGTTCCTGCAATTGTTTGTTTTGATTCAGCAAATGAATCACTAGGTCATGCTCATTGGTATAGTTTACAAGGGAATCTTCTGGTTCTTCGGATTCTTCTTGTCCGTCTGTAATTTTAGATATTTCACAGCAATTTTTGTGTTTGTATAAGCTCTGCCGATGTGAATATTCTTTTCCACATACACAAATATGGATCTTTTTTTGTAAGTCGTTTATGTAAGTATTGTAAGTATTTTTATGTTTCAATGTGGTCAAGTGTCTATTCCATAAGCTTTTTTTACTGCATTTGTATGTGCATTTTTCACAGAAATAATTTTGGATCTTTTTTGGATCTTTTGGATCTTTTTTGTAAGTCATTGTAAGTATAAAGTTCCTAAAGAAAATAAAATAAAAACTTAAAATTTTTAAAAATATGCTAACAAACAAGAAAATGAATTTTCCAGGACCAAACCATAATATTTTTCTCAGTAACAAATTTATTAAATTTCAGCATTCTATACGGACTTTCCAAAAATGGACATTTATAAATGTCCAAAAATCGATTCCGGACTTTCAAGTTGGGGTAAAAATTGTATTTTTTTCTTTAAGTTGGTTTAAACAATATAATAATATTTTCTTTATAAGAGTAAGGCCCCCTTCGGGGCCGGCGCTGACCCTCTTCTATTTGGAGGTCTTTAAGTATGTTCCTGAAATATATTTTATTTTTGTGATGGAATGTTTAGTATGGTCATACTTTTTTCACATCTTATAAAAATCACTCGATAGCAAACTATATCCAATATAATTAAGCAGTTTTTATAAAATATTTTTTTGTAAATAACATGTATATGACTATTGCATTTATCCATATTGGAAAAACAGGAGGAAGTACGATTAATCGGCTTTTGAAATACTCAATTAAAAATTATAAAGAGTATCATGTGGAGAATAACTATAAAACAAATGAAAAATATATAATATGGATACGAAATCCGATTGAACGTTTTGTTTCTGCATTTAATCAATCATATTACGGACTTCATACAGACGTCAGCACAATTAAACATTTTGATTTAAACCATTGTTTGATGCCGGAACGGATGCAGAATTCAATAGGTAAACCATATATATTTTCCCAAGAATATGATACATTAATGAAACAATTTACAAGTGCGAATCATCTCGCAGAAAGTTTGACGTCAGAAGATAAAAATTTACAAAAAAAAGCGATCGAACTTATGAAGCGTAAAGAACAACATATAGATAAAGGAATTCATTGGTATCTTGAAAAAGATGATTTTTTGAACAAAAATCGTAATAATATATTATTTGTAGGAAAAACAGAAAGTATGAAAGAAGATATAATTAAATTATCTAGTATTTTACAAGTAAAATTAGATGAAAATTTAAAAATACGAGAAAATGTATATATTGAAAAATCTATGAAATATCTCTCTCCTCTGGCTATTCAAAATATAATTGACTGGTATAAAGATACTGATTATTCCACATTAAAACAATTATTAATAGACGGTTGGATAAATGAATCAACTTTTAATATGTATTATATGTATCATATATAAATGATTAAGAATATTTATATTTTATGGTTTCAAGGTTACAATAATGCTCCAGAAATCGTTAAACAATGTATTAATTCTTGGATACATTATAATCACGACTGGAATGTAATTATACTTGATGATACAAATTTAAGTAAATATATTCAATTAGAAAATTACATTAATGATATTTATGCAAAAAATATAAATAAAACAGCATTATCTGATGTGGTACGTGTTATATTACTTAAAACATATGGTGGTTTATGGGTAGATGCTACTACTTTTTGTAATAAACCATTGAATGATTGGTTGCCTAATTATATAAATGAAGGTTTTTTTGCCTTTGATAAGCCTGGTCGCGATAAATTATTATCTACATGGTTTCTTTACGCTAATAAAGATAATTATATAATAGACAAATGGCTTTTTTCAGTAATAAATTATTATAAAATTAATAACGAACCTCATACATATTTTTGGGTTCATTACTTATTTGGTGATATATATAATTCAGACTTGATGTTTAAAAAAAATTGGGGTAAAGTTCCCAAACTATCCGCAAATGGAATTGGTCCACATTATTTACAAGAAAAAGGAATGTTTAATAATCTAACAATTGAAATAAAAAATGATATTGATACTAAAATCACATCACTTTATAAACTTACTTATAAATGTAATTTTCCAGAATATGACGAAACCAAAAATTTATATTATCTTTATTCAACGATAAAATATGAAAACTTGTAATAAACAATATATTTTATATTTTTATAAGAATATTTTACTAGATTAACCAAGACCCATTTGATAAACCAGTGTATTCAAATAAATTATTCTCTTCATCAGGACCCTCACAATGATAGTAATCTGGTTCAATAAAATCATTTTCTTCAATTTCACAATTGAACCAAGGTATTTCATCACTTTCTGCGTCGTCATCTTCTTTTTGATCTTCTTCTTTTGTATTTTGAACTACATGACATGGTTCAAAAGACGAAGATTGTTTTGTTTTTTTATAATTATTATCATATCCAATTTCATGCAAAATTACATTTTTCAAATAGGTGTTCCATGCACTATTTTTTTCATCTAGACCTTTTTTAATTTCTTTTCCTGAAGAAATAAATCCATTCCCCCTTTCGTAATTATATTCTTGTGCACAATTTGCACAATAACCAATAAATACACCATTGTAAGAACCGTAATCGAAACAGTTTTTACAATGAGAAGGATCACAAATAAAATCATCATCACATATTTTTGGATTCGCAGCCCATTCGAGAGGAAAATGAATATCATACGCGATACCATTGAATAAGTAGTATTGACTTTTATTTCCTTTTTTAATTTGAATCATGGTGTCCATTTTATTATCTATATATTATTTTTTAATAGATAAAAAACATTTCAATTTTTTTATCTATTTTTAGACCTTTGTTAATCAGTCACAAAGGTAACAGTTCCTAGGCTACATACTATGTTATAAAATAGCCGAAGGTGTAGAAGGAAGTAGATTTATCTTTGTTAGTTTACATTATTTTTACAAATTAGTAAAAGATAGATATTTTTATTTATTTTACACTTCTTGATTATTCGGATTACTAGACGCATGCCGGCCATTATCATTATTCTGATTTAAATTCCATGCTCTACCAGTTGGATAGCAAGTATTAGTATTCCAGGAAATTTTATTATTTGGTATTTTACCAAAAACTACATTTCTATAAAAATTAGAATATATTGTTGGTTTAGACAACTGGAATGCATAAGATGTTGGTACAAAAATTGTATACAGTCTAACTATTGCTACACCATTCAATACTGAATTACCATCAGTTATTTGTTGAATTACAATATCAACATTTCGGTCATCGTGTTCTTTAAATTCTAAATCTTCCATTTTTTTAAGACCAATCTGAATAGTAGTCATTTTATACTATACTATATTTTAAGAAAATATTTTTTACACTTTATTTAATTTAAATCTAAAATGATTTAGTATTTTCTTTTTTTACTGTTTGCATATCATATTATCAAATCAAATATTTTTATTTATGAATCAACTATAATCAAATATTTTATTTTACACTTTATATGTTTTGATTATTCGGATTACTAGAATTACCTCTTGTTGAATATAATCCGCCGCCGCCGCCGTCATTAATTATTGTCTGTTTTTTGTTTAATAAGCACCATCCTTTACCACTGGGAGAGCTAGTATCAGTTTGCCAGTAAACAGTGGAATTTGATGTAGAACCAAAAACTACATTTCTATAAAAATTAGAACTTACTGTTACAGCATAACCAGTGTATACATAAGATGATGGTACAAAAATTGTATACAATCTAACTATTTCTATACCATTCAAATAAGTTGGACCATCCTTTACACTTTGAACACAACAACCACTTTTATCACCGGTAAAATAAAAATATAAATCTTCCATTTTTTTTAATACCAATCTGAATAGTAGTCATTTTATACTATATTTTAAGAAAATATTTTACACTTTATATTTCAAAATTCGGATCCATATAATAACTATTTTTATCTAGTATTAAATTCCAAGAGTCAGATATATTTTTTAACCCAGACGCAGTTTCTAACCAGTAATATGGTGGGGATACACCACTAAAAACTACATTTTTATCAAAACGAGAATATATTGTTGGTTGAGTAATCTGCTGCAGGCCATAAGATGTTGGTATAAAAATTGTATACAATCTAACTATTGCTATACCATTCAATACTGATTTACGATCAGTTATTTGTTGAATTACAAGACCATTTAGATTAAATACTAAATCTTCCATTTGTTTAAGACCAACCCAAGTAATAGTCATTTTATACTATATAAGAAAATATTTTTACAAAAAAAATAATATTTTACACTTTATATTTCTTGATTATTCGGATTAGCAGCACCACGACCATCAAGTTGTAAATTCCATTGTGAGCCAGGAGAAACAACAACCCAGATATATTTGGTGTGTCTACCATCAAAAACTACATTGTTTTTATAAACAATAGCATTTATTGTTGGTCTAAGAGGATTGCAATAAGAATTTGGTATAAAAATTGTATACAATCTAACTATTGCTACACCATTCAATACTGAATTACCATCAGTTATTTTTTGAATTACAAGACCATTTAGATTAAATCTTAAATCTTCCATTTTTTTAATACCAATCTGAATAGTAGTCATTTTATACTATATAAGAAAATATTTTTACAAAAAAAAATAATATTTTACACTTTTGCACATTTAAAACGCAAATAATAAATATATTACTTACTAGAATTTTTATTAAAATTCATAATATACTTCGTTATTTATTAAAGATTGATTATCTCTAAATCCCTTAAATTCCAGTATTCACAACCACCACTAGGTAAAGGTCTTCGTAAAATAAAAGGAATTCGTTTTTCACGTAATTCCAATTCTGCGATAATATATCCATCAATAATATTTTCAGGTACTTTTACAAAAGGTTTTGATCCGGCTTCAATCTGTTTCGCTCGCTGTCCTAAAATGCGCGCTTTCTCATACTTGGTCAAGAAAGGAATGGTTTTATGAAAAGGATCAATAATAATGTTATGTGAATCCCTTACGACTTCAGATAAGATTTTCACTTCTTCATAATTATGAATAATACACTCAGGATGATGGTGACTCACATAATCACGTTTAATTTCTTGATCGAATTTCTGTAAATAATTCTCATCACCTTCATCCTCTTCGTCATCAGAATCCATCATCATGTTAGAAATAGGTTGTTGCTGTGCAGCGGCCTTTTTCAAAGCGTTAGCGGCAGAAGCGAGTGAAGCGTTATTAGTAGCATTAGGAGCATTTTTTTTTGGTTTTTTCTTACTAGGCGCACCTCCCTCTTGCTCATCATAATAATCATCATCTTCTTCGTCCTCTTCTTCATCATCTGAATCATCATCATCCAAAACCAAATCATCATCATCATCATCTAAAATCAAATCGTCATCGTCATCTAGATCATCCACTAATTCAGAAGAGGAATCAATATCAGGTTCCAATAAATCTGTACTAGTAGCAACAAGAGGTTTTTTAATCATCATCATCGGCTTTTTCACTTCTTTTTCTTCCGATTCTAAAGATTGAACACTATCTGAATCATCGCCACTTAAATAATCTTCAATATCACTCATTTATATAAATCTATATTTTATGTAAAGATTGTTTTAAATAATAATTTGATTCAATTTTCTTTTTTATACGAAAAAAAAATATACAATATATACAATATATAATTTATTTTATTCAGACAGACTATTTCTATCTAAGCAGTATCATTAATTTTCCAGACGGTATCACAAATACAGCATAAATAAACATATTTCATTTCTGAATCATTATAACGAATATAAATAATTTCTCTTTCTTTATCATGTGTATTGCATTCACAATCTTTATTTGGACATAATATTTTATTGGTTCGTGGTAAACTCGGATCTAATTTCGTGTATTGATTGATAATATGACTAAAACTTTCTTCGGATTTTTTAATTTCGGTTTTCACAATGGATACATTATCAGTGTTAAAGAGTGTATCTTCATTCCCACACTTTCTACAATAATAGACTAACTTATTGGGATCATTCGCATCAATACGAATATAATACATATTTTCACAGATAGAACAGAAATGCATTTTATATTATTAGATGATATAAATAATATAAGATTTATTTATTTCATTTTTTTATTGAAATCATATTCCCATTTTTTTCTTACATAAATGCAATTCCTCAATGACTTTCGAATACTGAATAGATACTTTCATGGAATATAATCCAGTTGTTAATAAAACGGGTTCAGGAAATTCTTCCTTCTTTTTCTCTGCATATTCAATGAATTTATCCACATTTTTCACAAAATATTCTTTTACAATGGTCTCAAAAGAATCAAAAAAAGGAAGATAATAACCCTCCTTTTTGGAAACAATCTTACAAACTGCAATATTTAAATTCGCATATTCAATGATTTTATTATAATGATTAATATCTGTATGATTTTTATGAACTCCTGGTTCATTCATCAAAGGATTTTCACATAGAAGTGTACATAAATTCAACAAAACTGTAGATATTGTTTGACATGATGTCCATTGATCTCCACGCCAAGTATTTAAAATCGAAATACATACTCTTCCACATTTGTATAAATTTGGATTAAAACGAATATCGTCTCCATTTGTACAATATTTTACTTTGGGTGGGCTGTGAGGATAATCCGTAGGATACCTGAATTCAAAAAAATAATTACCCCCGAAATAAGGAGTTCCTTCGGGGCCTATAATCAAGGCATAACCTTTCAACATATCTTCATCATCGTGGATGTAATAAATGCCGTGATCAGTTAGTGGATGTTTGATCATTTCTTTTACATCTTTCAATAATCGTTGAATACTTTCTTTTGATATTATAGTCGAAGTCATAATAAATAGGTTCTTTAAATATTATATTGTTATTTATTTATGTTTATTTAATGTTTTATATATTTTTTATATTTATTTGTATTTTATAGACCATTGTATATTTACTTCAAAGGATATGTTTTTCAAAAATAAATATAATCCGATTATATTTATTACGATGATAAATGATGTATAATTAAATAAATATAATTGATTTACAACTATATTTATTATATGGTAATTAGATTTACATATATTGTAAATCAAAAGTAATAAACAAATATACAAAGTATTGAAATTATAATTTTGAACAAATTCGGGCATCTTATTTATTATTAGTTATAGTTGGTTGTATTATTATCATTTTTTTATAAAATCTTTGGATTAAATCATGAATAAATCGATGAATAATCTTTGCATCTTTTTACATTTCAAACTCCGTAATTATACATTAAGTATTGCTATAAGATCATTTCCATCACTATCTGTTATATCATTAATTACATAATTATACTCTTTAAGTTTATTTATACATTTATTCGTACCATTTATACCTAAATGAGGTGCTTTTTCTTCATAATAATTTGTAAAACATTCACTATTAAAATTCCACTTTTCAAATCTTATTTTATTAATTTTATATTTGGATAAATTTATCATTTGTATTATTTCACTATCAAAACCTTCAGTATCTATTTGTAAATAATCAATATTAGTTATACTATGATTACTACATATTTTATCAAAAGTAATACTTTTTGATGTTATTTTTACCATATCATTTTTATTTCCCCAGTCATTCATAGGTAATAATGAAAACTGACTATGAGAGTATACTATTCCATTATCGGCAATTGTTCCGATAATACCATTTTTTGCTGGTATATATAGTTCTAAAGTTTCATCATCATTATAATATATAGCATTGTTGTAAATATATACATTTTTTATATTATTATAATTTTTTTAATTTCATCAATTAGTTCTTTGTTTGGTTCTACTAGAATAACACAATCTGGTGCATTTTTTATTACCAATTCTCTAAATAAATCGTTTCCGTTGTTTGTACCAATTTGAAAAAATACTTTAGACATTATAATTTATTGTTATATTGATTTTTTTTATTAATAACGCATGTATATTCGGTGTTTGAAATGTAAAAAGGTGTAAAACGGACACATATTTAAAAATGAATTCCATAAAAAAATGAAATAGAATTATATTCCTGTATATATATAATAAAATAAAAATATGAATAGCCAATTAACATATAAGGATTTATCTGATTTCTTAGCAAAGCATAATGCGAAAGAAAAAGGGTTTACCCATACAAGAATCGGCGACACTAAATTAAATATATATGCAGGTTCTTATTCAATACCAGATGAAGATCTTCCTACTTTTTATGGATTATATTATGATCATGTATTTGTAAAAAAGAAAAAAGAATATTTGACTGAAAAACAAATGGAAAGTGGCGGATGCATGGCGGTAGATTTTGATTTTCGCTATGATTTTGGTGTGGATGATCGCAAGCATTCCAAAGAACATATTCAAGATATGATATTGATTTATTTGGAGGAACTTAAGCAATGTTTTGTTTTTGAAGAAAATAAACCTTTTGATGTTTTTATTTTCGAAAAACCGCATGTAAATCGTCTGGAAGATAAGACACTTACAAAAGATGGTATTCATATGATTATTGGTATTCAAGTTGATTCTATCCTTCAAACCATGATTCGAGATAAAATGATTATAAAATTACCAGAAGCTTGGGCTGATCTTCCTTTAACAAATACATGGGATTCGGTATTGGACGAAGGAATAAGTAAAGGAAAAACGAACTGGCAGCTGATTGGTTCAAGAAAACCAGGCAACGAAAGTTATGAATTAACACAACATTTTGAGATAACATATGATTCTTTAGATGGTGAATTTATGATGGATGAAAAGAAGGTAAGAGATTTTGATATGAAAAATAATTTATATAGATTATCGGTACAAAATAAGAATTTTCCGAAATTCGAAATGCAAAGCAAAATCAAAGATTTATATCAAAAACAATTGGAAAAAAGAGGACAACCTAGAGCAAAAAAACAAGCTTCCAAGACAAAAGTGAATTTATTAATTGACGGTGAAGATGACGAAGATGACGAAACGACGATTTGTTTGAGTGAAATCACAAATAAAGAAATGTTGCAAAAAGCAGTGAATATGATGTTGAAAGAATTGAAACCAGACGAATATGAAATCAGAGAAACGCATGAATATACACAAATCCTGCCTGAAAAATATTATGCACCAGGATCCCATTTATTGAATCGTCAAGTAGCTTTTGCTCTGAAACATACAGATGAAAGGCTCTTTTTAACATGGGTTCAACTCAGAAGCAAAGCACCAGATTTCGATTATAGTACGATTCAAACCTTGCACTATGATTGGAAAAAATATTTCGTGAATACAAAAGAACAACCAGTCACACGAAGATCGATCATTTATTGGGCCAAACAGGATGCGTATGATGATTATATAAAAGTAAAGGAATCAACCATTGATCATTATATGGAAGAAACCATTTATACACAGACGGATTTTGATTTGGCGTATGTATTATATCAAGTATTCAAAGACAAATATGTATGTATTAGTTATGTAAACAAGGGAATCTGGTATGTATTTAAAAATCATCGATGGGAACCAGATAAAGGCATATCACTACGATTAGCGATTTCAAAAGATTTATATAATATTTTCAATAAAAAACAAGATACTATTCAGAATGAATATCAGGATGAATCCAATGAAGATCGACGCGAATATTTACAGAAAAAATCACAGGAAATATCAAAAATCTTATTGAAACTCAAACGAACCTCGGATAAAAATAATATTATGCGTGAAGCAATGGAATTATTTTATGATAATGATTTTATTAAATGTATGGATACTCACAAACATCTCTTGTGTTTTAACAATGGAGTCGTGGATTTCAAGACAAAAATCTTTCGTGATGGATATCCTCAAGATTATATTACAAAAACAACAGGTATTTATTATCATGATTATGATGAGAATGATAAGAAAATGATGAAGATTTGCGATGAGTTGACTTCGTTTATGGAGAAACTCTTTCCAGTTCCAAGTTTGAATAAATATATGTGGGATCATTTAGCGTCGTGTTTAATTGGAGGAAATATCAATCAAACGTTCAATATTTATCATGGATCTGGAAGTAATGGTAAATCGATTTTAACGGATTTAATGTCGCAGACACTCGGTGAATATAAAGGAATTGTACCCATTACTTTGGTGACGGAAAAGAGAAATAACATTGGTGGAACTTCTTCGGAACTGATTCAATTAAAAGGAGTGCGTTATGCAGTCATGCAAGAACCGAGTAAAGGTGTAAAGTTGAATGAAGGTATTATGAAAGAATTGACGGGAGGCGATCCACTTCAAGCAAGAGCGCTTTTCCAGGAATGTGAAACGTTTGAAACGCAATTTAAATTAGTAGTTTGTACAAATAATTTATTTGAAATTGAGAGTAATGATGATGGTACATGGCGTCGTATTCGAAAATGTGATTTCTTGTCGAAATTTATTGATGAAGATGAAGAACATACCGATCACGATCATCCTTATGTTTATCCAAAAGATAAAAGTTTGAAAGAACGATTGCCTGAATTAGCGCCAGTATTTGCGAGCATGTTGGTAAAAAGAGCATTTGAAACAAATGGTATTGTAGAAGATTGTGATATGGTAATGAGTGCATCCAATAAATATCGTAGAGGACAAGATCACATTGCTGCTTACGTGAATGAACGAATTGAAAAAGTGGATGGACATAAAATATCGAAGAAAGGAGTGGGAGAAGATTTTAAATTATGGTTCGCACAAGAACATGGAAACCAACAAAAACTACCAAAATTACAGGAATTATATGAATATTTGGACAAGAAATTTGGTAAATTGAAGGATAAATACTGGTATCATATTGATTTTATGAGACAGGAAGAAGAAAATGCGATTGCGATGTTTTAAATCTTTTATAACGAAGGATAGAGGTGGAGCCAAATTTTCCATAAAATTCCACCTTTTACAATGAAGTATCTAACGAAGTAAAAACCGTTGGGTCTTTTTTATTTCATCGCAAATAAATGTAAATGAAATAAAATATGAATTATTTTTGAAAAATTTGGCTCCACCTTTCTAAAAGGTGGAATTTGGAATCATTTCTACTATTTTTTTGAATAAATAAATAAAAAAGGTTACTGTAGGAAAAGCAATGAAAAGATAAAGAAACATAAAAATTAGAATAACAATTTGTTTGACTAGAGAGAAATGAGATGCCTTTAAGAACATACATGCAATAAAAACCACCAAAATCAAAAGATAAATACCTAGGAAAATATAATAATAAAAATTCAATGATTCGATACCTTGATCCTCATAATAACTTTTACGATCATTGGTTGTAATATCTGCTTTTAAATCATATAATTTTTTTTTAAGCAAAGCATTTTTTTCACTTATTTGTTTATAGTATTCACTTACATGTTGAAAATTCACAAGAACACTCGTATAAGATTCCAATAATATTTTCGATTTATTCACATCATCGTGAAAATTATTTGAAAATTGTTTGATAATCACGTCAGCACGTTGCGCTAATATTTTATCGTATTCTTCATTGTAAGCTAATTCTCCTTTTTCATATACATAATAATTTTTATAAGTATGTTCAACTTGTTCGGGAGCGGTTAAATAATTATTTTTTGCTTCTAAATATTTTTGTCGAAGATTATCTCGCCCTTTTTCTGCTTGACAATTTGCATCACATAAAAGTATATCTCGTGATTGTTTAATCAAATCATTAAATTGTGATAATGTATTACTATCACTATCACTACATTTATTATTTTCAGACATAATCTATTATATTATGCGATGATAAGATTTTTATTAAATAAATATTTATTCATGAAAAATCTATTAAAAAATTTTTACCAAAGGTCTAAAATTTACCAAAGGTCTAAAATTTACCAAAGGTCTAAAATTTACCAAAGGTCTAAAATTTACCAAAGGTCTAAAATTTACCAAAGGTTTTAAAATTTACCAAAGGTCTAAAATTTACCAAAGGTTTTAAAATTTACCAAAGGTTTTAAAATTTACCAAAGTTGATGAAACTCACACTTTCAAGAGGTTTTACATTATCAGAACCTAAAAAAACATCTGGCTTTTTCTGCGAATAACCAGGTCTGGATAGTACATTATTCATAAAAGTTTCCATTGTTTCACTCGTATTTGTACTAGTACTACTAGTATCTGCGATTGGTTCAGCATTGCTAGCAAGAGTAGAATTCGTGCTATTATTCGTAACAGCACATTGATTTAAGCTCGCATCCCATATTAATCCTGAACTGCAACAAGCATCCCCAATGCAAGTACCAGAGGTACTACTTGAACTACCAGTTGTAGTAACTGACCAAGGATCACTCACACTACTACTTGTACTTGAAACAGGCGCATTATTTGGATCAAACTTCCAGTCATATTCTTGATAATTCATTGTATCGCGACTCCAAATCGAAAGCATTCGATTCCAAAAGAAATAAGAACCAATAATCGCAATGATACCAAGTAAAATGTAATATATTTGATCAGGTAAAATTCCTTTATTATTTAAAATAGCTAAAATAAGAATAGGAAAAAGAACCGCAATAATAATTTTCATTAAATGCCCATGTTCCGCATATTTTTCACCAAAATAATGATTAATCTCAATCAGTCTCAGTTTATTATTTTTCTCTTCCTCCAATAATTTCAATTTCTCTTTGTTTTGATTCAATTCATTTTCGACAATTTGAATGGTAGATACTTGTTCCGATAATGTTCCTTGAGATACAGAGAGAGTATTTTGAAAATAATTATTCAAATTATTTAATGTTTGATATAAATTAATTCGCATATTAGAAACATCATTGATTTTTTGAATAAATTGTTTTTGTTGGTCAGGAGTTAAATTTTGATTTTCTTCTAAATTTAAAAATAATTGTTGCTCAATATCTTGAAGAGATTGAATATCATTTAATAATTGACTCGCATTCTCTTGTGATGAACTAGATAAATCAGTATTAGACATATTATTAGACATTATTATTTATTATATAAATAGGAGAAGATAATTCTATCTATATAATATGTGAAGAAGATGAAAGTACTTGATCATTATTTTTTCACAACATTCATCGCGATTAAAACAGTTCCTAACGCTAAAATACTCCAAAACATGTAATCATAATTTTTCTGTAATACACCAATATCACTATCATTCAACATATTTTCAAAATTCCCGTCGAAATTTGTAATTTTCTTTTGTACTTGATTGATTTCTTCTAAATATTGATTCAAATTTTTCATATTTATTTCTGATTGTTGATCAACCAAAATTTCATTTTCATTAAAACTTCCATTTAAATCAGTAATTTGCTGTGCGAGAGATTGTAAAGTAGACTGGACGGTTTCCAATGCTTGTTTTTGCAATACGTTAATATTTGGTAATCCATAAGATTCACCTACATTTTTATCAGAATTGATGTAATTACTATACATAACAGTATCCACATTTTTCATCGTATTTTCAACTCCTAAAGGAACTTTGGTAACCATTTTATTACGAATATACGTATCCATGTCTGTCGTTGAATAAGAAGAAGAGTTTGGAAGGATCCCACTCGTTTTTGGATAACATATATTATTTATTTTATCAAAAACAAAACCATAACAATCTTTATTTGAGATACAAGTCGTTTTGCATTGATCAACAGTTGAACCACTAATCGCACCAAAGTCATTATCTGGACTATTGTAATTTTCGATTTTTCGAAAGTCAGAGGATAAGCCTAAATCCGAATCAGGATAAGAATATAATTCACCATCTTGATTAATAAAAGCCACTTTTCCTAGATTTTCTGGAATGCCTTTTGTACCGATATTGTATAAAGCATTAGCGAAAGATCCGCCACCTTGTTTACCGTCTTTCATTTTAGAACAATTGAGTTCATTTTGAAATGTATATAGAACCAAATTACCATCGTCTTGCATGATTAAAACCATGTTACCATTATTAGAACCAATAAAATCACCTGTAGATAAGGTAGAACCACTAGCGATCCAATTTTTCCCATATTTACCTTTTGCGGATGTGTATATAGGATTCGCATCTTGTGCTTTTCCATTTGTTTCGGAAGACCAAATAAGTCCCTGATTATCCTCAGGTCCGGTTCCTCTATAAACACACATATTTCCATCATCTTGTAAGATTAAATAATAATTACTTCCTAGGTCATTGTTACTATAAACCGCATTGGACAAAGTACCTCCACTATAAGTTCCATCAGTGAGTTTTGTGCAATTTCCGGCTTTTCCGTATTTTAACGTACTCGATAAATCATTACTGAACGAGCATTGTGCATTTGTTCCAGTAATTGAATCTTGTAAACCATAATAGGAATAACTATTTTGTTGAGAAATTTCTTGACACTGAGATAAACTATATTCATGTTTACCGTCTTCATATAAAATCATCGCATGTTTTGATGAATCATTATAACATCCCAGATAATTACCCGGAGTAGCTTTGGAATTATCGGTAGAAAAAATCGAAGTTCCACTCGAATTCAATAGACTCAATGATCCAGTAATCGTAAGCATCGCAGTATTTCCGGTTTGTCCACTCGTATTGGAAGACCATAAGGATATTTGTTTATTCGATACATAAGACTCCCCATTGACTGTGGCGCTCGGTTCATCATTTGTTACCGCGCAATAACCCATGGATGTGGAAAGATTCACACTTTGTAATCCGAAATATTGATAACCATTTTGAATCGCACCTTGTTTACACATCTCATAATTATATTTTCCGTTTTGATTCGCAACATCTGATTGTTGAGTAATCTGAATATTTTGAAGAGCAGTGGAACGATTGCTTTTCCCCGAAGTACCTTGAAAACGTAAAGTATAAGAACCAGTTGTATCGATCGAAAGATTGGTGGAATAATTTGTCCATTGATTAACAGGTGGAGTAAAACTGAATATTTTATTGGATGGATTATTAGATGAATTTAAATATATATCAATCATATTCGCAGTATGTGAATCATCACAACAATCTCTACCACAAGCTACAAAAGAAAGCGTATAATTTCCAGGATCTAATTGGATGGATTGGCTTATTGCCTGGTTATATCGTAAAGAAACCGCCTGATTTCCATAGGGATAAGGAATTGGATATCCCCATGCTTTTGAATTGTTAATTAGTACAGCGTCAAAAGTCCAACCGGGAACATCAGTAGAATGCAAATGTTTATAGTTATTTTCTTTCATTTTAGGTTCAACAAAATTTCCATTTTGCAATCCAGCAAAAACAGGCGGTGGTGCGCCGCCGATAAAAGTCATGATAGATGAACCTGTAGTATTATCTTGATAACAACCTTCATAAGTTACATTGTTTGTTTTTTTGACCATTTCATCTACAAAAATGTTATATCCTTCATTTCCGCATGATTGGCTAGGAATCATATTTTTTCCAACGAATAAATTCGGGATTGAATTGATGGTAGATCCAGGATTTGCTTCACCTTGAGCATCGATATTCACATACGAGGATGACGGACATCCATTTTTACCAGCCGTAGAATCATAAGTAACATTGTTATCCGCTGGATACAATTTAAATACACCTTTATTGGTTACGTAACCACAAGGTCCATTACTTAAACAAACATTTTTATTTAAATAAGGATTGGTAGGATTTACACGGTCAAAATATTTTTGAACATTTGTTTGTATTTCATTCTTGATCGTTTTATATTTTTCTAAAGTAGCTAAATATTGCTGTTTCAATGATTCATAAGAGTCTTGTTGTTGAGTACTCACCTCTGTATCTTCCAAAACTTTATAGGTTTGTTGACTAGCGCTATAACCGGCATTTGAACTCGTCTCTTGATTCATTGAAAATCCTTCTCTGGAATTTACTTTCTCAATATCTTTTTCATATTTTTGAAATATTTTTTGTTGATATTTATTGAATTTGAGTCCTTGTCTTTGACTAACAGATTCAAGAGAAATTGATTGATTTATATTTTTCTTTTTATGATAACTTCGTATGCTATCATGATTTTCAGAAATAGAATTATTATTTAATGTGGAAAAAAAAGAAAATAAACTACTCATTAATATAATCAAATATAATATAAAATTTTATTATTCTTTCAATAAAATTTTATTATTATTTACTTGTATCCTTGAAAAAGTTTAGTAATAAAGGTATAGGAAGATTTTGAAGTTCCTCCACGTTGATCACCTGTAAAAACGGAAAAATTAATGATTAACACAATCAATAAAATAGCGATTAAAAGGTAAACAATGTATTGTGAATATTGCTGAGTCACTACAATTCGGCTATTTTGATCGGCTTCATTTAAGAATTGATGTTCTTCAATCATTTTACTGATTTGCCCACGATCATTTTGTAAAATTGTATGATTGTGATTCAAAATATCTTGTTGTTTTTGTTTTTCTGGTTTTTCATTCACTTCATAATCATGATAAGAATTCTGTAAAGAAGAAGTCATTTTTTCATTTAAATCCAACAATTGTTGATTCAATTGTTTCAACTGATAATTATAATATAGACTAGAAGGCACAATCGCATTTAAAGCATCATTCTTTGAAAAAATAATATCACCATTCCCTTGGCGTAAAGAACAAGATTGGGTATCTGTATTATAAGTAGCACCTGAACAAAGAGAATTGGAAGAGCATGATTGTAAACAATCATTTACACTTGAAATTTGTTGATTTGAAATTTCCGAATTACCAAAAAAAGAAGCCTGTTCAATGATAGTAAGGGTTGTACTACTAGTTGAAGAATTCAAACTTTCTAGATAATTCTGATAAGTTTCCTGATATTGTGTTAAAATAGTGTTATATTGATTTTGTAATTGTTTGAAGGAATTCATTTATATAATTATTATATATTCTAGGAAGAAAATAAATTATTTGAACCACTACTACTACTCGTACTCGCAGTATTATTAGTGCGAATAGATAAAAAGTTCATCAATAAAAAAATAATAATAATCATGGATAAGATGGATAAGAAAATAAAAATCGTATAATTGGTAGAAGTATATAAAGCCGAATAATTATCATCCGCATTTAATTTATCAAATTCACGGATCAATTTTGAAATTTTCTCTCGATCTTGAACCAATGTATCATAATTTTTATTTAGATTCGTTGAATTCGTTTGTAAATTTTGCACCGCTTCATCATAGACTCCTTGATTTTGTTGAACAGATTCACTGATTTGATTATTAATATCAACCAATTGCTGATTTAATCCCTGAATAATATTTAAATGCATTAAATTCTCTGAAACAATCGCATAATTGGATGAATTCGTAGAATGAACAATATTTCCTTTTCCAGATTGAAGTGAACATATTTTTTGTTCTTCATTATAAGTCGCACCTGTACATTTAGAAGAAGAAGAACAAGAAGCAATGCATTCTTGTAAATCATTTACTTGTTTTATATTTAGTTGACTTCCTAAAAAAGTGCTTGATTTTACACTGGTTAGATGATTATATGTAAGTTTAATATCTTGAATGGCTGAAGAACGATCTGAATCCTCACTCCATGTTCCGACAAAAGAGAGAATCTGGGAACCACTTTCAGAAATTGTAATTTGAGTCACGTAATTGGTCCATGAATTGCTCAAAGGTTCGACATGATAAATCGTAATACCATTTAATTGAATATCGATGGGATTACTTAGATTTGTTTGATTAGAACAAGCGCTGAAACTGAGACGATAATTTCCTGATGCTAAATTGACGGTCTGAGAAATACTCGCAGTTTTTAGTAATGAGACAGCTTGGTCGCCATTCGGATAAGGTATTAAATATCCTAAATCGGTAGAATTGTTCATAATCGCAGCATTTTTAAAATTCCAATAAGGAACGGTAATAGAGTCATCATTAATATATTGATATGTATTTTTTGAAATTTGTGGATCATGAAAATTCGAATTTAGAATATAATTTCCTGGGAGATTTTCAGATAGATATTGTGAATAATTGGTTTGTGATTGAATATATTCATTCAATACCATTTTATATTTCATTTTCAGACTTTCTAAATGAATCATTCTCTTATTATTTATATATTATGTGATGAAAGAATATATTATACATTGAAAGAATAATATAATATACAAAAATTTATTTATTTGAGGATAGTCTAGACAATAAAAAAAAACCACATGGAACCATCGATAACAAGAAAAGGTTTCGATTACGTTTGATAATTTTGAATATATTTATTTTGATATCATGATCTCTAGTATTCGAAGAAGAAGGAGAATGAAATAAATCTTCAATTTCGAATAAATTCTTTTTACAACAATTTTCTTTTTTACAGTTTCTACATTTTTCAAATTCTTCTACTTTATTTGTAATAAACTTGCGATTTGATTCTTCCATGTAATTTTTGAACCAATCAGGATTTACAAATGGTTTTTGTTGTCCTTTTGTGTAACTTTTGAAACAATCAGGATTTACAAAATTATTTTTTTGTCGTCCAATAATAGATCTAAACATTTTATTGATATGTTATGTAAAAATATTTAATTTTGGCGATTTGACTGAAATACTTTGGATAAAAGAGATCCCGCCATAAAAATACCTAAAAATAAAAGTAGATTTTTTAAATAATGAATACGATACATTTCTTTATAATCCAAAATCATTTCATCTGAACCATGATATTGATTTTCGATCCTGGCTAAATATTTTTTCATTTTTTCATTATCCTTTTTTTCTATTTCTATTTTTTTATTATATTCAAAAAGTTCCTTGGTTAATTCTTCCATTCCTTTTTCAATGCTATTATTAAGAATATATAATTTTGCATTTTCATTTTCTACATTTGATTGAATACTTTGATAAAGTTGCTCATTCTCGTTATTTTGTGAATTTTTGTGATAGGAAATATATTGTTTTTTAAAATCATCCAAAAGAAAAGGAATTGTTTGTTCTATTTTTATCAACTGAGCAAATAATTCGCTAGGTTTTGGAAGAGATAAAGTAGCATCATTAGTGGGAGAATAGTTTTGTAAATCCATTGATATATATGTGATATATTATAGAAATAATATTTATTTACAGTGAAGAACCTTAGGAAATACAAACACGATAATATTTTGCCTCAATAGATGTTTTACTAATTCTAGTAATCTCGCACACTTTACCTGGTCGTAAACCAATAATTTGCGCAACTGGATCAAAACGTGAAATATCCGGAAATTCAAATTTACTTCGAATATTATATTTTTTCATAATTTGTTCTATTTCGACATCATTCATAACACGATGGTCAGGGACTAAAACATGTTCCAAAATATTGAATTGTAATCCTTTGATACTTTGAACAATAATAAAGATCCCGTCTTTTTCATAAATGTGTTTTAATTCGTTGGTAAGTGTTTCATTCATTTCATCTTTGGTAATAATAAAAAGAGTATCTTCTTTTGTTAAAATCTCTTCTAATTGAAATAAATCATCAATGATTTCTTGAATAGTTGCAGGTCTCAATACTTTTGCTAAATAATATTTGATATAAATTTTATTTTTTTTATTTGTTACAGGATCTTCTTTTTCCATTTCTAAAAGCATATCTAATTGATTATTTTGAAACATGGTATTTATTTCATTAATACTGAAATTTTTATAATCGTTTACATAATAACCTTGTTTTTCCATGATATCCAGAATATTTTTTTTTGATTTATAAATGGAAGAAATTATACTACTTGTATTTTGAGTCGACATATGATTATATATTATATTATAATGATATATTTGATTCATTTTAAATTCAATTTTTTATAAAATAATTTTTCTATTTGTTGAAGAAGAAGAATCATCATCATTCATCGCATTGGAAGCATTTCCTGTAAAAATAATTTTTCGATCTCCTGAAATAGAATTAGTGTTTTCTCCTTCCGAAACTTCTTTCTTATCTTTTTCTAGTTCTTGTTCTTCTTCTACGTCTAAAATAGACGATGACTTTTTCTCGGAATTATCTTTCAATAATTCAGTTTGTTCAGATAATGGTCTTTTCAGTAATTCAGTTTGTTCTTCTTTCGACATATTCACAAATGATAAATTCAAATCTTGACTTGATGTGGATTCAGGAGCATATCCTGGGCTTCCTGGAGCATATCCTGGGCTTCCTGGAGCATATCCTGGGCTTCCTGGAGCATATCCTGGGCTTCCTGGAGCATATCCTGGTGAGCTTGGTGTAAAACTTTGTTGAAAGCCTGGGCTGCCTGGTGCATAGCCAGGTGAGCTTGGTATAAAACTTTGCGGTGAGCCTGGAGTATTATTTTGTTGAGAAATAAGAATTGGTTCTTCTTCTACTACATTTGAATCTACATGATTCGTATCGGCAACAGGAACAACATTTTCTTTACGCAGCGTATCATTGATTTTCTTAGAATAATAGTTAATGGCTTGATTCATATTCGCATTCTCATCTTTCAATTGAAGTAATTCATAGATATTATTCGAATAACTAATATTCAAGAATTGATCAATATTTTCATCTGTAATAATTCGCATTTGTACATTCATTACTTGCAATTCTTGAATGAGTAATTTAAACGAATAAGGGATTCTCAAAATACTAAATGATCGTCCAAACTTACTAATATTTTTAATATTCATCGATCCATCTGGATTGGTATGGAATTGAATAGGTCCGTCTGCAAAAGGACTCAAGAATAAGTTCCTGGAATCATTATAAATCGCAATCGCTCCTGATTTATTACAAACCGCCATATAATATTCATCTCCACGAATCATAAAGGATTCATTTAAGAAATAAGACATTCCATGTGCTAATACACCATCACGTTCCATTTCACCGATTCTAAGTCCTCCATCATTTGCTCTTCCCTGGACGGGTTGCCGAGTTAACGCTTGATTCGGTCCGCGAGCACGATAATTAATCTTATCTTTCACCATGTGTTTTAAACGCATATAATAAGTAGGACCGATATAAATATCCGATTGAATTTGTTCTCCAGTCATTCCATTATATAAAATTTGATTCCCTGATGAATTAAAACCAGCTCTCACCAATAGGGGAGCATAAGTAGAATAATTTGATCCTTTTACTTGAAAAGCAGTGCAATCACCAAAAGCTCCATAACTCGTACAAACTTTACCAAATAAAGATTCGATAATTTGTCCAATCGTCATACGAGACGGAAGAGCATGTGGATTGATAATGAGGTCTGGACGCACACCATCCGCGGTAAAAGGCATATCTTCTTCTGGAATAATGAGTCCAAGAGTTCCTTTTTGTCCTGCTCGACTAGCCATCTTGTCTCCAATAGCGGGTATTCGTTCTTCGCGAATTCTCACTTTCGCAATATTGAATCCTTCTTCTCCTTCGGTAATAAAAGATTTATCGACAAACCCGAGCTGTCCTTTTTTGGTTTTTATCGAATCATCATACCATACATCTTGGTTTTCCAAATTCGAAGTAATCTTACCAATCACAATGATTTTATCATCGAGAGGAGTATTTTCTTTAACCAAACCATAATCATCTAAATAACTATAATCATAACCTGGTTTAATTTTAATCACATTATTTTTCTCAATATTCGCGAATTTCGAATTCACAAGCCCGGATACTTTGGAACTTTCCTCACGAGCTTCATACATGGAATAATAAGTTGTACGGAAAATACCGCGATTTATGGATCCTTCATTAATAAGAATCGCATCTTCTACATTATATCCAGTATAAGCCATAATCGCAACAATCGCATTTACACCGTAAGGTTGTTCCTCATGATTAATATATTCCAAATATCTTGATTTTACAAGAGGGGTTTGACCAGAATTTAAAACAACACCCATTTTATCAATACGCATTTGATAATTTGAGTGATAGACAGAAACGGCTTGTTTACTTTGACCACAAGAAAATGCATCTCTCGGAAATGGATTATATTCGGGATAAATAATTTGATTACCCATCACTCCTAAGATGAGAGAAGGATCAATTTCAAGATGTGTATAATATTTAGATTTCTTTAAATCTGCAGGATACATTGCGATAAGTGCGGACTCTTCTTCGGCCGTATCAACAAAATCAATGACTGATTTATTTTTTTGTAAAGTTTTAAAAACAACTTCTTCGCCAGTACCCAAATCTGGATATAATTCATGCAAATCATACATTTTATTGGTTTTGATCGAAAAATTCTCATCCGATTTTTCTTTGAATCCAGATACAAGTTGTGTCCAAGTTATTTTCCCACTCGATAATAAAGAAATCACGTCTTCTCTCTGAAAACTTTCTTTTCCATTTTCCATGTAAAAAATAGGTCTACATAATCTACCTGCATCTGAATAAATATGAATTTCATTATGTTCATATTGAAATGAAATACTTGTAAAAACTGGAATCACACCGTTTCTACGATATAATTTCAACATATTTACAAATTCAATTGGCTTATCAATGACGCCTAACCAATAACCATTGATAAAAATCTTGGTACTATGATAAATAGATTCTGGGTTCGTTTCCAATAATATTTTAATAGGTGTGTTCGCACGTAACCAGTGCATCATTGGAATCGAAGACGATCCGCTTGTAATATGAGTACTGATTGCGATATGTTTATGTAAACCAATATTACCACCATCTGGGGTATCTACTGGATCAATATATCCCCACTGAGATGAATTCAAATGTCTAGGACCGACTACTTTGGCGCTCGCATCTAAAGGTAAATTAATTTTGCGTAAATGGGATATAAAGGTATTCCAACTTAAACGATTTAAATCTTGTACCACGCCTAGACGTTTTGTATGAGCTTCCGAACCCCAATTCCCTTTAAAAGCTTTACGAAACCCATCTTCTACAACGCGATCTTTAAAAAAAAGTTTGAAATTGAGTTCAATGAGACCTAAAAAACTGTCGCCGCTTTTATACGGATTTACTGTCTCTGTATTTTTAGTTTTTTTTTGATTAATAGTGTTTTTCTCTTTTCGATTAGTAGAATCGTCTTGATATTTACCGCGATGATAATAATATTCTTGATCAATTTTTAAAGCAATATCCTTTTTCTGAATTAGATAATATTCACGAAACAAATCATAAATTAAGGAACCCGTTAATTCAACACGTTTAAATAAAAAACTATCGCGATCGGTTGGTTTTTCTTCTTTGGTATAAACACGTAATAATTTATAAACCATATAACCAACAAAATAAGCCTTTTCTAGAAAATTCAATTCACCAATATGAGGTAAAAAATAATCAGACAATATTTCCATGACTCCTGAAAGTGTAGAACGCTTTGTAAACGTTTTGATATATTCCAAAGCAGTTTCTTGATTAAATATTTCATGTGCATCATGGACCGATGGAATAAATAAATCAATAAATGATTTATTCTTATCTAAATCTAATAAACAGGTGCGAATAATATCTTTATCTGAAATGATACCTAAAGCACGCATTAAAATAAAAAGGGGAACTGGTTTTCTCACATTCGGAACCAAGACAACAATCTGATTATTTGTATAGGAAGCACTTGGAGCGACAATTTTTACTGCCGTAGTTCGTATTTGTTTCGATGCGTCTTCGGATACCGAACGAATCTCGGCGGAATGACTATAGAGATCGTCCTTTTTAAGTGTTCGTACATATAACATGTTATTCGCGAATTTTTCCTGCGAAACAATGACTTTTTCTTTTCCATCAATAATAAAATAACCACCATAATCGTTACGACATTCACCCATATTAAATCGTACTTCTCTCGACAAACCCTGTAGAATACATAAATTAGATTGAAGCATAATAGGAAAACGACCCAAATATATTTTTTCGAGTGTTTTAGATAATTCTTTTCTTTCTTTATTTTCATAATAAATAAAATCAACGTCAACATCATAATGTATGGTTGTTCCGTAGGTCATATTGCGAAGTCTCGCATCATTTGGATACATATAATGTGATTTTCGGTCACTTTGTCCATCAAAAATAATAGGTTTACCGAAATAAATTTTGTTACCGTCTTTCCCTCCTAAATACAATAAACACTCGTTTCTTTGATCCGAAGCCTGACTATCTTTTTCTTCTCTCTCGATAAATCGAATTGGATTATTTTCACGAAAAATACGATGAATTCCTTGAGTAAAAAAATCATTGTAAGATTCTAAATGATGAGATACTAAATTATTCGGATTATCTGTGAAATATTTATCAATAACTTTCCAAGACAGTTGGTCCATATTTTCTATTTCTATTATAATAATCTTATATTTTTAATCTTTTTTTTTTAAATGTAATAAAAGATGTAAATAAAAGATGTAATAAAATCTAATTTTTTGTCTATATACTAAATATAAACCTTTGTTTTTGTATGTATGTAATAAAGATTTTTAGTGATTTTTGTAGTAGTGAAAAAGCGAAAGAAAATTATGAAAGAATATATGATGCTTTCAAGATGAGTGATTATGGTCAGTGTAAAAAAGTTTATTTTACAGAAGAAGATGTTTATACTCATGCGATTATTTTAAATCAAGCAATGCCTCCTTTAAAGATTCTTCCTAAAAATGTAATAGGCTTTTCATTTGAACCATATGAACTTATGCATATAAGTAATCGATTTATTGAATATGCTAAAAATTATATTGGTAAATATTATATTGGTTCCAAACATAATTTGGAAGAACCATTTGTAGAAGGATTCGGTTATATGTGGTTTGCGAATCCGAGAAGAAGTATTCCTTTATCTGAAAAAAAGGGTATTATGTCGATCATTGTGAGTGAAAAAAAATTTGCTCCTGGGCATCAATACCGACATCAACTGGTAGAAGCCATTATTAAGAATAATTTACCGATTGATATTTATGGAAGAGGATCTTCTTTTTATAAGAATTATTATTCGACTGATAAGAATGATTCTTTGAATGATTCTTTGAATAATATAAAAGGCGAATTTCACGATGAATCACCGTATGAAAATTACATGTTTTCCATTTGTATTGAGAATTTTCGTAACCATCATTATTTTTCAGAAAAAATAATGAGTCCATTAATGCATAATAGTATGCCGATTTATTGGGGATGTACAAATATACATTCTTATTTTGAAGAAGTCGTTTTATTAACTGGAGACTTGAACAAAGATATGAATCTTATTGTAGATATTTTAAAAAATCCACTAGCCTTTTACAAAGCTACTTACATTGAAAAAAATAAGAAAAAAATAAATTTAATTGAAAATATTGATACTTTATTTTAGATTTTACATGTATATTCTATTATTTTTATTATTTATACCTCCTCGTTTTTTTCCTTCTCGTTTTTTTTCCTCCTTTTTTTGCAGTACGTTGTTTTTTAGATACTTCAGCTCTAATTCTTATCTTACCTGAGATCCCAAAAGTGGTCCATGGTTGTGTTAAACGATCAAAAACATAGGGTTCAAAATTCCTCCATTGGATATGTTTTTTGAAATATTCCTTCGCGACAAAAGGAATACCACATGAATTACCATAACGCATAATCATTTTCATTTCTTTCGCTAAATTACTATCGACTACCGAACCATCTACTGCTCCGTGAGGAGAAAATGGTTTTGGACGATCTGCTTGGGACATATATTCACGTGCATCTAATTCGTAATGAGAACAAACCGTTCTTGAACATGGATTATCTTCTTTATGTAAATAGACATCATAGTGATCAGCAATGATTTTTTTTGCGATATCAATATTGAGTTTACCTTTATGTTCGTCCATTAATTCGGTTAATCGAACATAACGTGCCCCTTGGTGTCTACGAATATCATAAAAACCACTATTATTACATTCTAAATTGCGGATTTGTGGATCATAAGCAGCGTTGAATCCAATAAAATAACCATTGGAAGTTCTCTCGATATTATGATATTTTAATCCTAATTCAATACGTAAAATTTCATTGGTATTGATATCCCCAAATAACCAAGAATTCGCATAATCACCTGAATTTTCTTTTAATAAAAATTCGACATAATCATCCAATGTTTTACCGTACTGCATAGCTTTACGAATACGATAAGCAATGGGAGCTTTTCTCTCATAAGGCATGAATCCACCAATCGTAGTTTCTGTCCCAATGATACCATTCGCAGTTACAAAGAAATCTGTACCACTCCATATCATAGCAGGGCTAGTTTGCATAATAAAACGACAACCTTCCGATGGATTTAAATCTAAAATAACATTCGACCACTGACCATCGATATAATCCGTAAACGAATTGTGGGCGCATACAATTTTCCCATCTTCCGTCCAATCTTTACCTACGGCGATAAATGCACTACATCGGTCTTTTGATCCGCCACCTTCTTTTCCTACATGATTTTCAGAACGCGTAGAAAACCAATAAGGGATAGACATATAAAAATTCCAAGCAAGTATTTCATCGATGGTCGTTTTTGTTCCAGCTGCATTTAAGCCTTCACAAATTCCTTCCATTTCCAAATATAATTCATTGAATTCTTTTTGTGTATATTCTTTGTAATCCATACAAATTTCTTCAATAAAATAATTCCATGTTTTACCATAAGACTCGGGTATAAAAAATTGCAACATTTCTTGAATTTTTTTAAAGTCTGCTGCACAAAAATAGCCGTAAGCATAACCTCTCTCTTTCGGTTTTCCGTAAACGGAAATATATTTCCATCCATCTTGGTCATAACTAATTCCATTTTTAATTTTCATTATTGATATTACTATTATAATAAGGAAATATTTTATAATTTTCAGGGTAAAAATTTATAAAAAAGATATTTTTTTTAAATAACAGGGTAAAAATTTATAAAAAGGTGTACAATTTATTGGTTAAGCATGATGAGTCCAATAATTACAAATAAAAGAATAAAAGGAAACAGAATAAGTAACCAAGAAATACCAGCATGACCATCTTTGCAAATCAAATTCAAAATCCATGTCCAGAATAAAATGTAAATTAATTTAATGAAAAAGATCAACATAGTATTTGGAACACGACAAGAGAAATTACCAACATGATAACTATGTTGATTACCTAAATTTTGAACAAAAAGAATCACTAATGAAATAATAGAAATAAAAAAATAGATGAATGCAGGTGTGCATAAATCTTTTAGATTTTTAGGGAACGCCATTATAATTTAATGATAGAAAAAAATAAAAATGACGGTTAAAAACAATAGTGTAAAAAATAAGGGTTCAAAGTTATATCTTTGAACCAGTAGATACCATTTGATCTTTCCATGGTAGAGGACTGACTGGAGCTTGATATCCATTTAATGCATTGTAAGTAGAACCTACATTATATTGAAATTGTCTTCCTAAATTTACTAAATCTTGCCCTAAAAAATTCGACATAATACCACCTTTTTGTTTTCTTGTTTTTTTCGCACTTTTTCTAGTACCACCAACCGAAAAAGGTGGATTTGCACCAGTAGCTATCATTTGTCTTGAAACGTCATTTGGTGAATAAGTATTATAATCTAAATGATTGCGATCACCACTGATCCCATCCACACCAGGCCAGTTAGGAATAGGTGGATTCCAAGGAGCACCAACTAACCCATTTGGATAAGGAATATCATTCATGGGTGGTAGACCCTTACCATAAGGTAATCCATTTCCTCCTTTTTGTTTTTTGCTTTTACATCTGGAACATTTACAATAAGAACGATGTTTTCTTGAAGATTTTGCATGGGAACTACCTCCAGCATGAACCATATAATTTGTTCCGCAATTACATCCGCCACTTTGTTGACCATTTAACCAATTTTGAGAAGCTGGTGGAGGACCAGAAGAAGGGTAAGCAGGATTCTCACCATTTGTATTTCCAGTATAAGCTAAAGGTGCCTGTGTAAGGCCATTATTATTGCAAGCTAAATTACTAGAACCTCCTTTACCAGTATATGCGAGGGCAGGATTCGGTAAAAAAGTGATGCTTTTTGCTGGATAGGCGAAATTATAGTTAGACAATGAAGGTTGACTTGTTGCACCACCTAAATATTTACGCGTTTTTTTAGAACATCCTTTCATTTTATACATTTTTTGTTTTTGAGAACTTTTTTTTTGATTTTTCATATATATATAATAACAGTATAATAAAATAATATATAATATATAATCAACTTCATAATTATTCAATATCAACATGAGTAAGCATATGTCTTCGACAACACATTTTAGTTAAACCTAAATCATCCATAACTTCACCCTCTGGTGTTTTATCGTGAAATTCACTTGTTAAATAAATCACTTTATCTGTATCCATCGATTTGGCTAATTTCTTCTTTCTTACTTCTTCTAGATAAAAACGATATTTATTGGCTAATACTTCACCACATGTAAAACATTTCACAGGAATAATCATGATACTTATTATTTAAATAATATATTATATTTAAATAAGAAATCATTTTTTTATTATATTTCTTTCACTTAGTATTTTTATTTCACGTATTTTTATAACATTTCTGTCGAATCCTTTTTTGGAGGACAGTTACCATAACATTTGTTTTGATAATAGTAATAATCGATATTTATTTTGGAACCATCAGAATTTGTTTGAAAAGTAGGCCCGTTGGGACCACCAGCTACACATTTGTTATCTTTTACATCCTTGTTACCATTACTAATTAAAACACAGCAGTGAGATGATTTACAGTTACTATGTGTTAGTTGATTACATTGTTTTTCTAATTGATCACTTGATCCTAAAAAACTTTTACAAAAATCTTTTTCTAAATCACTGCTTAGAAAATCCTTGATACCTAATAACAAAGGTTCTGGAGGGATATCTTGCCTTGGGTTTTCTCCTGATATTCCGTTATTACTTTTATCATTTTTACCATTTTTATCATATTTGTTATCTTTCGAATTAGTATCACAACTACAACACTTTTCTAATCCTTCAATGGTAACTACTTGTAATAATTTTTTACTAGTCACTGTATTTAAATCAATTTGAAAAAAATGAAGTAATAAAATAATACCAAATATAATTAAGGTGGCCGTAATTACATAGGTGATATTTTCACTATATTGTTTATTTATTTCCATTATTATATTATTTAAATATTATATTATAATATAATAATACAAAATGGCCAAATCGCGTTCTAATAAGAAAAATTTTTTATCTAAAAGTGTAAAAAGTATCGAAAAAACCGGTAAAAAAGTGATTCCGGTAGTAAGTTCTGGATTAAAAACCGTTGGTAAAGCCGCAGAAAAATCCGTTCCGGTAGTTGAAAAAGGAATTTCAGGTGTTTATGGAGCTTTAGCAACTGGATTCGACATGGGTGTAAAAGGCGTTAAAAAAGGAATCACTATGATGTCTAAAAAAAAACATTATAAAAAAGTTCATACTAGTAAGAAACGTCATCATAAAAAAACTCATAAAAAGAGACATTAAATAAAAAATAAAACAATATTATATTACGATGAATGAAATAATATTATTACTATGTGAATCGATGATTGTTGGAATATATACGACAGTTCTTGCGTCTGTCCTTACGTCTGTTCTCTCTTTTTTCATTCCATCCATCCAAAAAAATGTATTGAAATTTATATTTTTCTTCTTTACACTCGGATTTATAAAACATTTTTTGGGATTTTATTTAGGATTACAAACTTTTTATTGTAATTATGGAAAAGAATGTAGTAAAAGAGTGAATAATAAAAATTTAGAAGCTATAACACCTAGTTTTTTTGAAAATCTTTTGGAAGGGATTGTTTTTGTAGTATTTGGATTAATCTTTAAAAATATATTTTCAATATTTAAATATGGAAATAACATTTATTTAATTTCATTTTTTACAGGTTTTTTCTTACATTTCATTACAGATATGGTAGGTGTTCATACTTTTTTTTGTAAATATTATTGTAAATAATTTTAGGTTTTCATCACAATTATGAGAAAGTAAATGATATAATATAATATATAATATATTGTTATATATAGAATATGAATAATAAATCAAAAAACATTGAAAACAAAGAAGAAAAATGTAAAGAATCAACAAAAAGTGTAAATAAATATATACACGACATAAAAAATTTTAGACTATGTAGTGAAGAAACATTAATAAATATGAATAATTTGCCTTATGAAGATAGATTAAAAATATTAGTGACTTATAATGAAATGATACATTACCTTAATGATTATTTAGAATTAAAATAGTATAAATTTTTCATATTTATTTATTACATCAAATAAGATTTATTACTATATAACTATTTTCAAAAATAATCATCAATTTTAAGCAAAACATCTCTTGGTAAAACACATGGAACATCCTGTAAAATATCATCTAATGTATAGATCGAAACAATCAATTCTAAAGGAATGGACCAAATAGCCATCGTGGTTTTTTTATAACAATAATCATTTTCACAATAATCAATAATTAAACGATCATTCCGAATTTCTCTAAAATTGGCTCGAAACATTTTTATTTTTTGGTTTTTATCAGTTTTTTCGTGAAATAAATATCGTTTTCCTACAATTAATTTTTTTCCAGCAATTTCATTTTTCTCACACATGTTATCTAATATAATATAAATTTAATTTTTATATTATAAAATTTTCAATAAAAATAAAGAAAATCAGAGAAGTTCCACGACTTGATAACCTTTGGTCGTTTTTATTTTTTTATGTTGTACCTTTTTTTTATGAAAGTCTAAATGGCATCCTTCACATAAGGTAATCAAATTCGCCAAATGATTTTTATGAAATATACTATTTTTATCTTCGATCATTCCGTCCAGATTTGCCTCTTTTTGATGTTGTAAATGATGAACTTCCGTACCAATATTTATTCCGCATTTTTCACAATTCCCCATAATTTTTTGAGAATTGTAATGAGATGTTTTGAGAGAAAGAACACTCGCAGAAGAAGAATCCTTCTGATATTTCATTCGTATTTCATAGGCAGACTCAATAAAATCCGAAGGAAGATTCAGTGATTTACACACTTCTAAACCATACATGTTGTTTCCAGATCCTTCTTTCAATTTACGATCATAAATTAATAAATCTCGTTCTTTATCATAAACCACCGACATATGTTTCAAGGCTAGACTAGTTAATTCCTTGATTTCATCATAATCCACAATTTCATGCAAGTGAGTCGCAAACAAAAAACTACTTTTAGCCTTATGTAATCGTTGAATTCCAGCAACAAAAATACTAATCGCTGATGCATTTTCGGTTCCAGAACATAATTCATCGCCTAAAATAAGACTATTTTCATCAGCTAATCGCAAAATGGTTCGCAATTCCGACATTTCCACCGCGAAGGTCGAGAGACCTTTAAATAAATTATCATTTCCTATAATTCTTGTAAAAATCGCACGATAAGGTTTATAAGTAAATTGAGAGCATGGGACATACAGTCCCGATTGAGCCATGATGAGAGAAATTCCGAGGGCACGAATTAAACTCGTTTTACCAACAGCATTTGTTCCATATAATAAAATTCCATCGGTGTTACCATTCCCCAAGACAATATCATTCGTCACATAATTTTCATTGGTTTGTAAATATTCAATGAGACAGTGGCGAAGATTTACTGCATTCACAAATGATTTATCGGACTCGACTATGGTAGGTTTACAATAATGATATTTTTTCGCTAAACTCGCTTTCGCAAATATTACATCGATCAAAGTAATAAATTGAATAATCCTTTCCAAGGATGCTTGAAAAGATTCACCAATAGTTTCAATAATTTGATGAAAAACTTTGGTAATTTCTTCTTTCATCGATATTTTGATATAAGAAATGCTTTTACATAATTGTTGAATTTGTTCATCTTGAATAAAACTATTTGTTGCACTTTGTTTCGGATAATCAAATTGTTTTTTAGAAAGGGTAAATGGAAAAGAAGAAGTCAAATAAGTCAAAGTAACCACCGTTTCCTTTTCAGGTAGCGCATCTTGTAATAATTTACATCGTCGATTCGTAGTAAGTAAATTGAGCGTATTTTTTTCGGTTTCATGAATCTTCACATAATCATTCGCCATTGTCTTTTTTTCTTTATTTTCGATAAGTTGACTTAAATAACTTCGAATAGCTTCCAGTCTTTTTTCACATTCAATTATTTTTTCGGTTTTTGCATCTAATTCCGTATTAATTCCTTTTTGAATAAAATTTATTTCAAATCCTTGAATGTGATCAAGGTCTTTTGCAAATAAAAAATCGATTTTTTCTTGTAAATAATCAATTACTTCCTTGCAATAAAAAGGAATCTTGGATATATTTTTATCAAAATTTTGCAAATAAGAAATAATCGGTTCTTTATTCTCAATTTCACCAAAAAAATCCATAATCGTTTGTAAATTGTTATGTAATCCAAACAATGATTTAGGAGTGATTTTCTTTAAAAAAATTTGTCTTTCCCATTTGGAGAGATCCTTGATTTCCATTAACATCGGTTTCCAAGAGACAAAATCAGGTTTTTCGAAATTTTGAACGAGATATTCCGTAATATCATATTCGCGCTGTAAATAGGAAAGATTCGTAGTAGGGGATAAAAATAAATACGCGAACTTTCGTTTACCCATGGCCGTACAGCATAGATTTAACATTTTCAATACGGACGAATATTTACCAGTATAACTATTCTCTCGATTATCAATAATATTTAATTGTTTTAAAGAATGATTTGCGAGTAAAACACGATCGGAATGATTTTCGAAAATAGGTTCTGAAATTTTATTTACAAGATGCGGATTATGCTGAAAAACAAAATCAAGTAAAAAACAAAAGGCTTGACTAGCTATATTTTGTTCATAAAAATTCTCATGAAATGCTTCATGGTTTTCTGCCTTGTAAAATTTTTGCAAAATTTCCTTTTGATAAATTTGTTTTTCGCAATTTTTGGCTTTTTTGAAAAACTGACTTTCATTTTTTCTTTCATCATTGGATAGACATAATGTATGAATCGAAGAACAATCGATATTCGCAAAAGAAAGGATCGAATCCATTTCCGATTCAGATAAATTGGAAATCAAAATAACTTCGGCTGGATGATAAATAGAAATAAAATGTTCTAATTGATCAAAATCAGTAGGATTATTGGTATAAGCTTCTTTATATTGAAACAAATTCGTTTTTCCTGTATAAATATCAATATTAGCGATTCCAATGACGACATATTTTCCTTTTTGCAAAACTTTGTTATGAATTAAATCAACCCAAATACAAGTAATATTGTTTGTAAGATGATTTGAATCGGAAGAGAAATAGGTACCTGGAGAGAAAATACCGGCACAACTTCGAGTGGTGTTTTTTGCTGATTCATCTTGCGTATAAACAACCGCAGTGAAACCGGCTTCCTGGATTTTCTTTACATATTTTTCAATTTGAAAATCCTTGAATCCAGCCATCACAATATCGTTTTCACCATTTAAGCTTACACAAACATTTTTTTCAACAATATTTAAATCACAGATTCTTGAAAAGTCTTCAATATTACTTCCACTAATAACGCCTGTTTTTTTATCTAAATAACCATAGACTTCAAAAAAAGAACCTACTTGCATCAATAATAAAGTTTGAGCACCATAGTCATTTTGATACCTTTTTGTAAGTTCAAAATATTCTTTAATGAGAGACATTTATTTTTATTTGGTTTATTTAAGAATTACTTGGATTAAATAGATAAAAAGCTTTATATTTATATTTTTATACTTAATTTAGATGATTCAATATATTTTTTTATTTAACACGTTCGTTTTCTTTTTCTGGATCTTCTTCTTGTGTTACATCAATAACGACAAATTCGGTCTGCTTTCCATCAATGCAAATATTCATTAAAAATTTTTTAAGATCTATATAAATAGATTTAGGTAAAATACTGAAATCATAATACAAGTATTTCAATAAAATTAGTAAATAGGAAACATAAAAAGGTAATTGAATTTTGCGCTGATGTTCTTCTAAAACAACAATCTTATATTTTTCATTATAAATAGAAAATTCTACTTTTAAGAAATGATCTCTTCCAGTATCTTTATATTTCACTTTGTATCCATGAACTAATTGTTTGCTTTTTTCTAATCGATACACAAATTTTTTGAATTTATATTTTTCAATGTGTAAATAATTCTGCATTTTCATCATTGTGCTTTGTTCATTTTCTGTAAATATATCTACATCAATATCACTTGAATTTGGAAAATAATCATTACGTTGAATACTTCCGAAAAAATACATGGGAGTTTCTAAATAATTGCTTAGTTTATTGAAAAAATTATTTGAATAAGATGATAATATATTTTTAGTTGTTTCCATTGTTACACTATGTGAAGATAATATTTATCCACTTTTTTTTCACGAAGTTATGAAATAATGCCATTTTTTAATTTTTGGCTCCACCTTTTTAAAAGGTGGAAACAAAGTTATGAAGTAAAATTTCTTCATTGTTATTTGTGATTTCTCCCGTTAGCATCGCCGATTCGTATATTTTTCGGATTACATCATTCGGGGCATTTGTACCTATTTTAATTAAATTATGTTCTCGTAAATATTTTTTCACATCTTGAATCGGTTTTTTTTTAAGTTCTTTTTGCGCATAAAGTATTTTTTTCCGTGTAAAACGATCTTTGATTAAAATACCAACTGATTTTTTTAGACACGATTTTCCAAGTAAATATTTTCGACGTATTGTTCTTTTTAGTATTTTGGTTTCAGGAATCGATATTGATTCAGGTATCGCAACATCATTTTGTTGTTCGTGATGATTCGTTATATATTCTTTTGTATCATTATCTAAATGTGGTTTTAGATTTTCTTGCATACTTGGTAAAGAAGGTTTGTGAATTAATTGTTCGGTTAACATTTTATTTTCTATGATGTTATTTTGTGCAGTCAATATTTTTTTTTGTTTTATTTTTTCTTTTAGTAAATGAAGCCGTTTTTCTTTATCGGTTAATATCATGGCTGAATTCGGATCCGTTACTTCCATATTTCTTTTTGTTTTATTCCATTCACGATAAGTAGGTTTTACACCTCCTTTCAATATTCCATACGGGATATTATCTTGTTTTTGTTCTCTCAGCCTGATAAAATCATTGTTATTATTGTTATTATTTTGAAAATTAAATTGTTCGGTAGTTACTGAAATAAGAGGTTCTCTTAAATCTTCAGGCAAATCAATATTTACGTATGGAATTGAAGACGAGTCATAAGACTGCGTATTTCTCAGCGTTTTGTTTTGTAATTCTTCTCTTCTTTTTTGTAATTTTTTTTCATAGATTTCTTTTTCATTATCTATTTTTTTTTGTTTCGAGATGGTTTGTAAATATTGAATTGAATCATTAAATTCATCGGTATATTTATTAATATCGTAAAAAGAATCATCTTGTTTAAAATGATTATTCGCTGATGCTGGATCAATTTTTGTTTTATTTTCTTTTTCTAAAAGATCATTTTCTTTTCTTTTATGTTCTTTAATTCTTTTTAGTAATTTATTTTTCAAGATATTTGGTGAAATAAATGGTTTCAATGTTTTCTCTTTGTTTTCGCGATTTTTTCTTGTTTTATTTGAACCTAATGAAAATAATTCAGGATTAATTTGAATTGTTTTTTTAATGGTGGACATTTATATATTGTATATTGTATATTGTATACTATATAAAAAACAATTTTGCATATTCAAACACATTCTCTTCCACCTTTTTTACGAAGTTATAAAAGGTGGAGCCAAAATCCACTTTTAGAAAAAGTGGAGCAAAAAACCTTCAACAATACTAGAGAAGCATAATATAAGAAAATCTAAAAAATTTTTATTATTTTCCCGAAGGTTTTTCATTAATTTTTACCGGAGGTTTTGGCTCCACCTTTCCCAAAGGTGGAATTAGACATACATTCCACTCGCGAGTACTTTACGTAATTCTTCCTTTTCCTTTTTCGTGTGAATGTTTTCATTTTGAAGGAGATAGATTTCATATCCTTTTTCTAAATCTCTTCCAGTAATTTTTCTTTTTTCAGTTTCAGGTTTACAAAAGACTCTTCGACTGTGTGTTATTTTGATTTTGGAAAATAAAGTTTCAATATCTCTTCCATAAGAAGGAAAAAAATCAATTCTCTTCTTAAACCAATCTCCACAAATTATTTTATCTTCCGTATCAACAGACCACCCATTTTCTTTTACTTTTTTAATAAAAATTTCATATAATTCATCAGCTTTAAATGGATCCGTTTTAAATCGCCAAGTAAATCGTGATTCTAAACCTTGGTTATAATGAAAGAAACAATCATTTAATTCTTTTTCGTAACCAGCAATAATAACAATTAATTCATGTTTATGATTACTCAATGCTTCACACAAAGTATCGATACATTCTTTGGAAAAACTATCTTTTTTTTCATCATTTCCTAAAGCATATGCTTCATCAATAAAAAGGACTCCACCAATACATTCCTTAATTACATCCCTTGTTTTCAAAGCGGTTTGACCTAAATATCCAGCAATTAGATCACTTCGTGTTACTTTTTTAAAAATATCATTTTTTAATATACCCATTTTGCTGTATATTTTTCCAATGATTTTAGCAATCTCTGTTTTCCCAGTACCAGGGGGGCCATACAAAACGGTATGCATAAAATCTCCTCCCTGATTTTTCGATTCATGTAGTCCTTGAATGAAATATAAAATTTGATCTACAATATTATTTTTGAGTGACGACATCCCAATCATAGCATCTAATTCAATCAATGAATCCTTGATATTATGAAGTGATTTCATATTGATATTATAATGAACACAATTGTCCAAAGGATAATTATCAATAAGCGTTAATAAATCACGAATCGAATTTATTTCTATATCAATCACAATTTCCTTTTTTTTTGAATGAAAACTAAAACCAATATTTTTTTTAATCTTGGTTTCTTGATAAATATTTGGATCATGATATTTTGTGGGTTCATTTTTGGAAAAACCGTGAAAATAGGCTGAATCTGAACATTCACTATAGAATAAAGATTCTATATTTTGAATGATATCATCCATAGAGGAGGAAGAAGATTCTATTTTTTTATCTTTATCTAGCTTCATTAAAAATTGATTATGTTGATTAATTTGACTCGCATTATTTTTATATTTATTATTTTTCTTATTTTTTATCATATTCTTATTTATGATGTTGTATAATACTATAATTATATCATTAAATTGTTTACATCGATAAATTGTTTTTGAAATTTTATATTAGTTACTAAAAATAATAAATAATAAAAAACAAAAAATATATATTTACATGAAAATGCATTTAAAAATAAATTGAAATGATTAAATATCTGTATGGAGATATCAAATATAAGTATGAATTTTGAAAAAATGAATTTCACAGATAGTAAAAAGGAAGAAGTATTTGATTTTGAAAAAGAGATATCAAATATAAGTATGAATTTTGAAAAAATGAATTTCACAGCTAGTAAAAAGGAAGAAGTATTTGATATTGAAAACGATCACTATATTGAAACCCCATTTCATATTATTGAATCTTATTTCAAAGGCCAGCATTTGGAGAGATTAGTAAGACATCAATTGGAGTCCTATAATAATTTTGTAGAATATCAAATTACGAAAACGATTGAAATGTTTAATCCAGTCCATATCGCCTCTGAAAATGATTTTGATCCAAACAGTAAAAAGTATTCTCTTGAATTATTTATTACCTTTGAAAATTTTAATATTTATCGTCCGCAAATTTATGAAAATAATGGTGCGATTAAATTAATGTTTCCTCAAGAAGCAAGACTTCGCAATTTTACATATGCATCAGCGATGACGGTAGATATGAATATTAAATATATCGTAAGAACCGGTGCAAATTTAGAAAATGCTCAAACTTTTTATAAAACATTACATAAAATTCATATTGGAAAACTACCAATTATGTTAAAATCGAATATTTGTGTATTAAATCAATACAAACATGTAGATCATACACAAACAGGTGAGTGCCGTTTTGATGCAGGTGGATATTTTATTATTAATGGCTCTGAAAAAACAGTATTAGGACAGGAACGTGCAGCTGAAAATAAAGTATATTGTTTTAATATTTCTAAAAATAATACAAAATATCATTGGTTAGCAGAAGTCAAATCAGTTCCTGATTTTAAATGCATTTCCCCAAAACAAGTAAACATGATGATTAGTTCAAAAAATAATGGTTTTGGAAATGTGATTCATATTCAGATTCCGCGTCTAAAACAACCATTACCTTTATTTATTGTTTTCAGGGCTCTTGGTGTAATTTCAGATAAAGAAATATGTGAGAAAATTTTATTGGATGTTAAATCAGAAGAAAATAAGATTTTATTAAATGCATTACAAGCATCGATTATGGATGCCGATAAATATTTAACACAAGAAGAATCTATCAAATATATTACTAGTTATGCGATGTTTACCCCAATTAACATGGATAAAGAAACAGGTGCTAGGAAAAAAATGGAATTCACCATGGATATTTTAAATAATGACTTGTTTCCTCATACTCATAATAATAAGGAAAAGATTTATTTCTTAGGATACATGGCGAATAAGTTATTAAAAACATCTTTTAAATTATTAAAAACAGATGATCGTGATTCATATATTAATAAACGTATTGATTTAACAGGAACCTTATTGAATAACCTTTTCAGAAATTATTTCAATAAATTAGTAAAAGACATGGAAAAACAAATTGTTCGTGAAATCAATAATGGATCATGGAAGTCGAAAGACGACTATGATAACATTGTGAATCAAACAAATATTTATAAAATTATCAAATCGACCACCATTGAAAATGGTATTAAAAGAGCATTAGCTACAGGTGATTTTGGTATTAAAAATACAAATAGTAATAAAGTTGGAGTTGCTCAAGTATTGAATCGTCTAACCTATGTTTCAAGTTTAAGTCATGCTCGAAGAATTTCTACTCCTACCGACAAAAGTGGTAAATTAATTCCTCCAAGAAAGCTGCATAATACGTCATGGGGGTTCGTTTGCCCCGCAGAAACTCCAGAGGGCCAGTCAGTTGGAATCGTAAAAAATTTAAGTTATATGACGCATATAACGATTTATTCCAATTCACATCCATTATATGAATACATATTACCTGAAATAAAAACACTTACTTCTGAAAATATTACCAATTCAGAAATTGCGAATGAAGTAAAAGTATTTATCAATGGTGCTTGGGTTGGAATGACGGATCGTCCTAGAGAATTATATTCCATGTTAAAAGATAAAAAATATCGTGGTATGATTAATATTTATACTTCAATTATTTTCGATTATCATCTGAAAGAAATTCGTCTTTGCAACGATGCAGGACGATTATGTAGACCAGTTTTACGAATAAAAGACAATAATTTATTGATTCTTCCTTCCATTATAAAAAAAATACAATCTTCTGAGTTGAATTGGGATGATTTATTTACAAACACTCGTATTGAAGATTCTATATTGGAATATATTGATCCAGATGAACAAAACAATTCAATGATCGCAACTGTACCAAAGGATATTATTCAGAGAACCAATGATACGATTTATAATTATACTCATTGTGAAATTCATCCGAGTACCATTTTCGGAATTTTAGCGTCTTGTATTCCTTTTCCAGAAAATAACCAATCACCTAGAAATTGTTACCAATGCTTAGATATTAATGAAACTGTAATGTTAAGTAATGGAAGTAAAATTCCTATAAAAGATATAAAATTACATGATGAAGTTGTATGTTTTAATCCAGAAACAATGGAAATATCATATACTAAAGTTATAAATCATTTTATTATTCAAAATATAACTGACGTTTTTGAAATTATTTTATATAATAATAAAAGTATTATCGCAACATTAGATCATAAATTTATGACGAATCAAGGATGGAAAACAGTTGAACAATTAATTTATATTTTAAATGAAAATACAGAAGAATTAAAAACACATGCAAATATAGGAGTTTTTGAAGATAATTTAAAAAATTATGATTTTATAAATATAAAAACAATTGAAAAAGTGAATGATCGCTTAGTATGTGATATTACAGTTGAATCTGATAATCATAGTTTTATAACAAGTCACGGAATTATGTCAAGTAATTGTGCTCAAGGAAAACAAGCCATGGGTGTCTATGTGACGAATTATGAAAATCGCATGGACAAAACTGCTTATGTATTGAATTATCCAACTCGTCCTTTGGTAGATACACGTATTATGAATATGATTCAATTGAATAAAATTCCGTCGGGAACAAATGTGATTGTAGCCATTATGACTCACACGGGTTACAATCAAGAAGATTCATTGTTATTCAATAAAGGATCCATTGATCGTGGCTTATTTGTTACTACTGTATATCATACTGAGAAAGATGAAGATAAACAAAAAATCAATGGAGACGAAGAAATACGATGCAAACCAGATCCTACCAAGACAAAAGGAATGAAAATGGCGAATTATCAAAAAGTTAATTCTAAGGGCGTGATTCCTGAAAATACCCTTGTAGAAAACCGAGACGTGATCATTTCTAAAATTGTTCCTATCAAAGAAAATCGAAATGATCACACAAAAGTAATTAAATATGAAGATCAAAGTAAAATATATCGTACCGCAGAAGAAACATATATTGATAAAAATTATATTGATAAAAATGGTGATGGTTATAATTTTGCGAAAATTCGCCTGAGAACATTCAGAAAACCAGTGATTGGTGATAAATTTTGTGCTCTTCCTACTCAACAAGTTCTAACAAATGTTGGTTGGATAGAAATCAAAGATGTGGATATTAATCTTCATAAATTAGCTACACTTGATGGAAATGGAAAATTATGTTATGAATCTCCAGTTGCAAAATATGAATATGATCATGATGATAAAATGTATTTTATTCAAAATAAACAGGTCCATATTGTATGCACATTAAATCATCGTCTTTATGTGAAAAAACGCGCAGGTAAATCATATGAACTTATTGAAGCCAAAGATGTAATGGGAAAAATGGTTCGTTTTCAAAAGACAATGGAAAATGTATATCCAGACATGGAATTTATGCATATTGGGGATAAAAGTTATAAGATGGATAATTGGTTACAATTACTAGGTATGTTTATTGCGGACGGTTGGTGTGATAAAACAAACAAAAGAATTTTTATAACAGCTATAAAAGAAAGAAAAATACAATTTGTAAGAAATATTTTAGATAATTTAGGAATTGATTATTCTTATCACAGAGATGGAAATTATTTTATTTCAGGAGTGAAATATCCAGAAATATATGAACAAATATTACAGCTAAGTGTAGGTGCTTTGAATAAAACTCTACCCAATTATGTATGGAATTTATCAAAACGTCAATCTATTTTATTATTAGAAGCATTATTACAAGGAGATGGTAATACAACTCTCTATAAAGGTGAAGAAGAATTCAGCCGTTATGGAACTATTAGTATACAACTAGCAAATGATATCACACGCCTTGCACTTCATTGTGGTTGGTCAGGTATTATTAAAGTATCAGAAGAACCTACTAGAATTGCGAGAATTGGAAAACGTAATTTAGGATCGCGAGCAGGTCAAGAAGTATCAATTACACAAAAACATACCTATTATAAAGTGAGTATTATACGAAAACAAAATGAACCTTGGATTAATAAAAAAAAGAATGAATCCAACGAAGAAAAACTTATCAATTATCAAGGCAAAGTATACTGTGTAGAAATGCCGAGTTCACATACTTATTATATGAGAGAATCCAATTTCAGTCCTTGTTTAATTATTGGAAATTCGAGTAGACATGGGCAGAAAGGGACGATCGGAAATATCATTCCTGAATCAGATATGCCTTTTACTAGTTCCGGTCTAAAGCCGGATATTATTATTAATCCACATGCAATTCCATCTCGTATGACGATTGGACAATTAAAAGAAACGCTTTTAGGAAAGGTTCTTGTACAACTCGGATTATTTGGTGATGGGACTTCGTTTGGGAAATTAGAAGTCAATGATATTCGAGATCAATTGATTAATTTAGGATACGAATCCAATGGAAATGAATTGTTGTATAACGGTCTTACAGGAGAACAAGTAGAATGTAGTGTATTTATGGGTCCAGTATTTTATCAGCGTTTAAAACACATGGTCGTAGATAAGGCTCATAGTCGTTCAATTGGTCCAATGGTGAATTTAACAAGACAACCAGCGGAAGGAAGAAGTAGAGATGGTGGGTTAAGATTTGGAGAAATGGAACGAGATTGTTGCATTAGTCACGGTGCTTCACGATTTACACGTGAAAGATTATATGATGTATCTGATAAATATAGTGTACATGTATGTAAAAAATGTGGTTTAATCGCTTCATATAACGAGGCAATGAATATTCATCATTGTAGAATTTGTGATAATCGTGTAGATTTCGCTTATGTAGAAATTCCTTATGCGTGTAAATTATTATTTCAAGAATTAAATACGATGAATATCGCTCCTAGAATTATGACGGAACATTAAAAATGAATGTTAATATAAAAATAAAATATTACTTGTCTTTCTAGAAAAATATATTTAAATTTTTATAAAAAATACTATTATAATATAAATGTTTCAAAATATATCTCATTTTACGAAAACAAGTGATTATTTATCGATTCTAAATGGAGCATTAATTACGGATCTTGTTTTTATGTTTTTTCTTATTTTTGGTGTGATTCATACCAAAGTATTAGAACAATGGTATCGAGACTATACGATCGCAGCCGCTATGGAAGATGTTCTCATCATAGTAATAGGTATCATACTTGCTAGATTTTTATATGAACCCATTTTTGGTGCTTCCTTTTCCATTGTAAAATTTACTCTTTTAGCTGTTTGTATTCAAATTATACATGATATTTTATTTTATCTTTTTTTTAGTATGATACCTAAAGGAAAAAATAAAATGATGGATACATTTAAGGCTTATGGGAGAGAGGTGGGATTTTATGCGATTTTAGCCGACAGTTGTATGATGGTATCTACTTCTCTCTTAAGTTCTTATTTAGCTTCATGGAGTTTAAATTCGAATATTGTTTTACTTATTTTTGTATTATATCTTTTTCCTTACACACTTTACTATTTTTAAATCTATCTTTTTACTTTCTTGTAAAAGGTGGAGCCAAAAAGCGTTACTTTTTACTTTCTTGTAAAAGGTGTCAAGGAATAGACAATCGCAGTAGTTAATGCGAATAGCACGGTACCCCATGTAGTATCCATAATTACGGTAAGGAGAGACCAATCTTTTAACAAAGAATAATTTGTAAATTCATAGACACCATAAATGGTTAAACCAAGTAATGCGGCATCTTTTACAGGGCGATGTTTTTGAATAATAAAGTAATTCACTCCAAAAATAAGAAAAACATAAGTAATTGCTGTAGCAATCAAACGAATTTGAATAGTCGACCCTTGGATGCTTTTGATTTGTTTATTGAAATAATCTTTTACTAAATTCAAGTAAAAACCGTCTAAAACAACAAAAACAATCGCAGTCAATAAATATTGAATCATTTCACTCTATAAATATCTGAGAAATAAAAAAGAATTTTAGGAATAATGTTTTCTTTTACTTCTCCAAAAGATAAGATTTTTTATTATTCTATAGTATATATAAATGTCGATCGGCTTACAAAATCCAATTAGTGGAAGTTTTTCAACTTTTAATACTGCAGTAATTGCTCCTAAAAATTCAGGAGGAGCTATTCGTGGATATATGCCTCAACCTCTAGTGGATGTAGATAAGACTTTTGCTGAATTTGAACAAGTTCGTTTTACATTAAAAAACGCATGGAATACTACTTACCCAAGTCAATTAAAAGCGAGTAAAAAGAAAGCAATTATTACTCCTTTTCGGGCGGTTACAAATTCAGGTGATTTATTAAGTCGTGAATATTATTCATGTGGTGGATCATGTCAAAGTTTTCAAAGTAGACCTGGAATGTTTGGTTTAAAACAAAGATTTGGTGCGAATAGTGATAATTGTGTTCCTGGAGTAATTTATAGTACTTATCAATTAGATCCTAAAATTCCTGCTGCTGCTTGCAACGGTAGATATGTATATGATAGTTCTGATTATACTACTTATTTAAAACAAAAAGCGGTGAACAAGAATTATAATGATTTATCTTATGGAGGTAACGATTCAAGTACAAGTCAATCCAATATTCGTCATATTCGAAGATACTAAATTTTTCCACCTTTAGAAAAGGTGGAGCCAAAAGCCGTAGAGAAAAAGTGGAGCCAAATCCGTAGAGGAACCGTGGAGCCAAAGCCGTAGAGGAACGGTGGAGCCAAAGCCGTAAGAAAATGTGGATTAAATTATAATATCCTTATAATGTATTATGGCCGTACGTCGTACTCGTAAGAACAAGAGAAACTTGAATAAAACGCGTAAATATAAAAAACAAGGTAAAAAACACCATCGAGGTGGACAAAATATAGGAGCAAATTCATGTGATCCTAATTTTTCAATTTACAATACAAATTTTTTAAAATTATTTCCTTACAAGGTTTAATTGATTTACCAAAATAAAATATAATTTATACAATTATTATTCTCATCTTTATTTTTATTTATTTCCCAAATAATATTTGTATTTGGAAAAGATATTTTTAATTTATCAATAATTTTAGGTATCATACTATCAATCGGTATTTTATACATTTGTATAACTTTCGATATTTTATCACCTTCTACTGGTTGATCACATATCGTATTGAATATTTTTGAATCGCAATTTTTTAGATCAAAACATAATAAGTTGAATTGTATATGAGAATTTCCTTTTTTTATTTCTTCTAAAACCATGTGATATATTTTTTCGTATTCAGTATTTATTATTTTTTGGATTTCATAATTTCTTTCTTTTTCAATCATACCACGTAATTGATATTTATACACGATATTTTTATCTAGAGAGACTGCTAGAATATGTAATAAGTAGACAAGGAATAAAACAAGCATCATGTTAGTTATATATTTATTTGAAATCAGAATAAAGATATAAAATATTTCATTTTTATTATTTTATTCTACCTTTAATAATAATAATAATAATATGGAGAAAAGTCATTTAACTCGTTTTCGTATGAGAAATTATACAGATAATTTTTCATTGAATAATTTAGATGGTATCTTTCGTTGTAGTAAATGTACTCGTTATAACAATATAAATACTCAAATTTCAATTCAATCATGTTCTTTTTGCGGTAATCCACATCTTCCTGTAGCTTTTTCTAAAGAAGTAGGGAAAAAATATCAAATCAAATAAATTATTATACCTTTGCACATTTAAAACGCCGACTTTATTTTCTGTAATAAAAAAATGAATGAATTCCTAAAACAAACATTAATATAAATCCTAATAATTCAGCAAAATATACGAAATGTTTTTGTTTTTTTAACATTTCTGTAAATATTAACATTCCTCCTATTCCATATAACAAATAAAACCAAAATGGTATAAATGCTTTATTTTTTTGTATAGTAATTATAAATAAATATATTATTGATGTTGTTATAAATGCTATACCTAAATTATGTTCTATATCATAAAATAACGAATAAGACATGTATAATATTATTAAATATTTTAATTTATAATTATAAATTAAATTTTTATTGTAATTTGTAAAATATGTTCCAAGGAATATAACAAGAAAAGTAAAGAAAATATACAAATAACTATTTATAAAAAGGTTTATAAATAATCGGCGTTTGAAATGTTAAAAGGTGTAAAAGAATTTTCGCTCCACCTTTCTCTCTAGTTTTGTTCAACCGTTCCTTTATGGATTTGGCTCCACCTTTCCCATCTGGATTTGGCTCCACCTTTCCCATCTGGATTTGGCTCCACCTTTCCCATCTGGATTTGGCTCCACCTTTCCCAAAGGTGGAAAAGGTGGAAAAGGTGGAAGAAATTTTAATACTTGCTTAGTATAAATGAGTACTCCTTATGGAATATCTACCTCAAAAGGTTCCATGTCTTATAATAATTATGTAAATACACCTATTTTTGGTCCTTTAAGCACAAATCAATATCCAGGTGTAATGCCTTATCACAGTTACGGAACATTACCTGGAATCCATCCAAATCCTCCACAATTTTATCCATCTCAAGAACCTGTATACGCGGATCAATTCACAAATTCTCGTCATCAATATTTCCGAACGGCTGAATCGGTCCAAGGTTTAGCAAAAAAGAGAGAACGTGCGATTTTATCTGCTGGCCAAGGAATGTATAGTAGTAATTCAGGTAGATACTACAATGTTTCAAATCATTTAAATTACATTCAACCAGTTGATTCTTCTTTACATACACAAAAAATGCGTGCTTTAGCAGTAGGAAAAAGTTCTTATAAAATTGGTCTTCCAGATTTTGCAGCTTATTCTACCAAAAGTTATTACCCAAGTGGTGTAAGAAGTACAATTCGAAGGGCAAGATCAGGAGGTTGTACTGCACCCAAGAAAAAAGGTGCGATTGAAAATACTAGTTTACGAAATGGACAAGTATGTGCATGGGGATCTATACCTAGACAAAATTATTAGATCTTTTCATATGAATATTATTCATTTATAATTTATGCAAATTTATAGAAAAATATATAGAAAGGTACACCAGGTATAAAAATGCGTAAAAACATTTAAAAAATATTAAATTTAAAATCTTTAGTATTTATATAAATGGTATCTTTAAATTTACCCGCAGCTCGCAGTTTTTATTATGCTTATCCTCCTTATCTTCAACCTACACCTTCTGTAGGTACAGGAGCACGTGTTGCTGGTTCCGCAGCTCTTGGAAGTCGTCCAAAATTTGGTGGAATTGTACGTATTTACAATTTTTATAAACAACATCAAGGAACCGATGCATTTTTAAGAGATTTTGTTTTGGCTACTTACGGTGTTAGAAAATAATTTTGTTGCGATAATATATAAATGAATAAATATTTAGTAGAATTTTTGGGATCCATGCTTTTAGTTTTTGTTATTTTCGCTACCGATAATTATTTAGCCATTGGTATTGTTACAGGGCTTATTGTGTTTTTAGGCGGTCCGATTTCTGGAGGTGCATTTAATCCAGCAGTGGTATTTGGTTTGTATAATGCAGGAAAAATACCTGTTTCCGATGTACTTCCTTATATTATTGTAGAAATTTTAGGCGGTTTAGCAGGATATGAAGCTTATAAGCGAATCATCAATAAAGCATAAAAATGAAAAAATATATTATAATTTCTTAACTTATAATATAAATGACGAAAAGTAGAAAAATGAAAAGAGGAGGTTTTTGGGAAACACTTACAAACGGATGGAATTCAGTAACAAAAGAAGCAAGTGATGGTGTTAATTATGTGACTCAAAGTGCGTCTAGTCTTATGTCTTCTAAAAAACCAACTACCTCAACTCCTTCCAGTTATATGAGTAGTTCATCAATTTATACACCACCTTCCAGTACAACATCATATTATCAAAGTCCTTCGACTACATCATCTTATCAAAGTCCTTCAAATACAACAACCGATACTACAACTAGCAGTTCAACAAATATAAATCCTTCTTCTAATTCAACAGGTGGAAAACGTAAAATGACGAAAAAAATGCGCGGAGGAAATTATATAGCAGCGACAGCTGCTCCTTTCTCTGGATCACCTACAGCACAAGCTTCATGGGTTGGTGGTAAGAAAAAAACAAGACGTCATAGAAAAAAGAAACATTCTCATAAAAAACATTAAATCATAATAAAGATAAGATTTTATCATTATTATTTCAATTATTCTACATCTAACTAATAAAATTCTAATGATAAAATCAAAATTTTTTATCCATGAGCCGATACATTAAATATACAGCTATTCCTGCTAGACTAAAAAAATAAATTTGAGCCAAAGCATCTTGTGGTAATTTGATTTCTTCTTCAGAATCAAGATTTCCCATAAAATTATTCAAAGAAAATATCTCCTTGCATTTTTTTTTTGAAACAGGATTTGTTTTATCAGAAAACATACATGGTTCCATATTTTGAATATCAGCTACCGTAACAAAATGAGATTCGGTTGATTTATTATTATCTACATCAATTGTTTGCATTGTTAATTCTTGACATTCAGGTGTAGTACCAGCTAAAAAAGATCTTAAAATACCAAATGGATTTAATACGTTTAAATTTCCCATAGCTCCGGGTATAAGACCTTTTAAATCCGCAAAATTCGTACCTAAGCCCTGTGAAATAAAAGGAATGGTTCCATCTGGAACATTATCTACATATATGTATCGATCTACTTGTTGATTTGTTTTATTATCAATACATTTAGCAGCTGTTTTTAAAAAAAATTTATTGCCTAAAGGTCCACCAGGCACAGAAGCTTTGCTTTTTCCTGCGACTAACACTTCCACGTAATTAATTAAACCATTTACATCTTTTCCCAAAGCGGATAAACTTCCATCAGAAGACATACCAATATCACTTGGTACCTTTATATTTTTATAATAAGGATAACTAGGTCCTAATAATTTTTCAGAAACACCTTGTGCATCGGTTAATACTTCTTGAAATATATTATTAGAAGACATATAAATGTATGATCTACATTATATAAATAATATATTTTTGAGATTTTTTATAATTAGACTAACCATTTCAATAATTAGTTCACTGCTCCCGTAATGGTAGGTTGCGATGGAGCCATTTGATTCGCATATTCTTGTTGTGATTGTAAAATACCATTTACTTGAGTCTGTAAAGTAGAAACATTTCCACTTAAATCTTCTACCTTTTTCTCTAAATCAGGATCATTATCAGAACTTTCATTATTCTCAACTCCTTCTCTTAATATTTTTTTTGAAAATAAATCTATTAATTGATAACCAATTAAAAATGTAAAAAAGAAAATAAGAAACAAAATAAGTAAAAGCATTATTTATTATATAATAAATATACTTTTTATTTTCTCTCCTAATAATATAATGTCTTCGGCTTTTTATCCATTAGGTATGAAAACTTATAATAATTATGTTCCTCAAGGAGGTTATAAAACTTGGAAAGGAACAGGTGTTTTTAGTAATCCAGTAGGTGTTACCGCAAGTCATATTCGTCCTCTAACCAATTTAGATCCAGGAAATATTTTCCCTACTGGGTTTGGTCTCGCAAGACCTATTAAACATTATAGAAAAGGAAGAGTCATTCCTTATCCAGAGTCAGTCATTGTCGTGAATCCTGAAAATCCGTCCGAAACCATTGAAACTTCTCTAATTCAATATAATTTAAATCGTATCGTAAAATCATCCAAAGGACAGTCCTTAGGAGGAGGAGGAGGAGGAATGGGTTTATTAAATCAAATGTTGGATACTCCTGGAAGTTACTTGGTAAAACAGAATACACCTGATGAAATCAATGGACAAATACAATTAGATACAACTTGCAAAACATGTGAAGGTGTTGGAATTGTAGATTCCTATTATCCAAATACTACTTACTTAACAAATAATCCAGAAAAAAATACGACCAATCCACCATTATGTTGTAATGAAGAAAAAAAAGCGAGAAGACGTGTTTTACCTGCGAATACTTATTTACCAAAGAACTATTATACAACACTTCAACAATATAGACAAAATAGATGTCAAACATATGACCAACGAGTGTTCAATTTTCAATCAAATCAATTAGCCAATAAAGAAGTCATTCTTTCGAATAACCCTTTGATTACCGAAGCTGCGATCAATGCAGCCAAACCAGGGTCCCCACTTGCTCTATTAAATTATTATTTCGCAAATTGTTATCCAAATGGAGAGATTTTCGAAGCTACTGAAATCAATTTAATCGATCGTTTTATTGTTATTTTAAAGAATCAAGGGCTTATTTCTTCAGAACAAGTAACAAATTTTTATCAATCAAATATTACTACATTAGTAGGTTTATATAATTATCTAAGTACACTTATTCCTGATTCGACCAAAGAAGCAGCCTTAACATTATTAATTGATTTTATTTATAATCCTTATTATGGTGTTCCGATTGAAGGCCCTTCGAATCCGCGAGGATGTAAATTAGTATTTTATAAACCAAACAATCCACAGTATGCAAAGCAGGGTGCGGTTTCTAGTAGTACAAGAATCTTAAAATTGAATGTAGATACGATTACAACGAATGCGGCTAGTTTTAACAGAAATGAACAAGGTGTTAAATATACTCCGAATAGTTTAGTGAATAGTTCAAATACAAATATTCCTTTTCTATTGAAAAATAAGGCTTCCAAATGTGATAATCCGCCTATTTTTCCTTTTCAAAATCACAAGGCTTGTTATTTGGACAAGAATTATTCTGCGGTTAATACTCCGAATATTTTGAATCAAGCCACGTCTTTTACAAACTATCAATCCCCTTTTCCATCCAATCATTTTTCACAGTCACCAAGAAATGCATTAATGTAGAGTGAGAAGAAACAAAGTTTTGCTGATTTATAAATTATAAAAATCATCTTCACAATAACAGTGTCCATTCAATTTTGGATAATAAACTTCAATGATGGTATCTTTTTGCAATTTTTTCCAAGGTATAAATTGTAAATTAAATAAATCATTATAATTTTTATTTTGTTTCTGAAACCATAATAAATATTTTTGAATTGCTCCAGGAATAATAGATTCATCAAAATTACCTTCCATTTTCCAGTCAAAATATCTTTCTGTATAAGGATATTCATAATTCGCATTCAAATTTTGTAAATGAATATTATCCAATTGAGGTGTTAAATCTGTCGCATTTAATAAAGTATTTTTAGATAATGAAATAAAATAAATTCCTTCAATTGAAATCACAGCATGAAACTGTGAATTTTTTAACTTATAAAAATTTTTATAAAAGGAAGTAAAATCCTGACCAGAAGGTGTAGCTATTAATACTTGGTATTTAATATAATTAACAATCGGATGTGTATGAAAAGTTCGATCACCTTCTGGTAAAAGGACATTTTCCTGAGTACCTTTTAGGTATTTAATTCCTTTATTTTCTGCTAATGTTTCCAAAGATAATTTATAAATTACAGATTCATTTTTAATATAAGCATTAAAAATATGAAATATACCAGAATATTCGCGTTGTAAATTTTCTTGATAAACATTTGTAATTCCTTTATCCCCTGAATATGGAAATAATCGAAGATTTAAAATCGCAGACTTATCAAATTGAAATTTTAATTTGCAAGCATATAAATTATTTTTTTGTAGTGATTGTTTTGCTTGATAATATAGATCCATTGTTTTCGCATAATTAATAAAAACGGTATCTTCATTAGTAACATAAGTATCAAAATTTTTAGTAAGTTCGACAATTTTAAAAGGTAATTCATTACCATACATATCTTTTGAACTAATCAATGGATCATTAAAACCTTTCATAGTATATAAGTAAGCTAACTTTGAAAATTGAATATTATCTAATCGAATACCTAACCATAGTCTCAGATTTGTTTTATCTAATTGAATATCTGAATAACTATAAATAGCTGTTAAAATAATATTAAATAATACAGTTCCATATCCTACTTTATTTGTAAGATGTAAACATACATTATAAATTCCAATCATATTTTCTTTTTGAATTGTTTTTGCATGACCTAGAATGAAAAGTTCTAGAAATTTTTCATCATTTAATAGAGAAGTATTACTTGTAACCCGTACTAAATCATCATATTTTAAAACCAAAATACATTTTTCAGAAGAATTATTTAAAAAAGGCGTAGAATAATTTAAGGTGCATTTTTCGATAGATGTACCTATAGAAATACAATCACATATTTGAGTTTTTTTTAAAAGAAAGGTATTCAGTAAAGGAAATTTTTGGAAATTTTCATAATTAATTATTAAATAAGTATATGCAAAATTAATTTTAGGAGTTCCTCCTATTTTTTTTTTACTTGATTTACTAATATTATTTGTTTTTCTAAATTTACCTCTCTTATTTTTTTTATAATGTTTTTTATTCTTCAATGTTTTCATAGTATAATATTTATATATTATGAAAATATTTTATTCTTCTTTATAGATTCCTTCAACCTCAGCCATTTTGTCTTTTTCCTCAGCCATTCTTTCCTCCTCATTAATCATCGGCAAAAAAATATTAGTTTTCTCTAAAAATTTATTGCAAGGAATTTTAAATTTTTCACACCAATGAACTGATTTCTGTATATTTATTTTTCGAATATATTCAATCCGTTCTTTTTTATTATTATTTTTAAATACATTAATAATTTGATCAATACATTCTAATTGTTGTTGACCAATAATAATATTAATATCATCAATTTTATTCTTAAAATAATAAGGTAAATCTTGATTGATGATAGAATGAATATTTGATTCTTTCAATTCATTTTGATCAATCATTAAATCATTCAACTTATGATAATATTTTTTATAAATCTCTATTTTTTGTTCACTCATAATAAAATTTTTACAAACAATATATTTATCAAAATAAATAATGTTACTACTATTCGGTTTAATGATATATGTTTTTTCAAACAAAGATGATAATAAAAATAATAATTGAATAACTGGTTTATGTATAATATGAGTAATTTGAATAATACAAATACCATTCATGTTTTGATATTTTAAAATTTGCATAAGGGATTTTATAAAATAAAAAATATAATCATTTGTATTATTATTTTTATCTTCCATTTCAAAAAATAAAAAATCATATCTATCTTGTAATAATACATGATCACTGTAATGAATTAATAAATCAACCTTATTCTCTCTCAATAAACTAAAGGATTCTACAAGATCAGAAAAATTTGTACCATTAAAAATAAATTTCAAATTATTATTTTTAAAGGATTCAAAACAATTCAAGGTTGTAGATATTTCTAAAAATTCATAAAACAAATTGGTTTTGGTTTTTAACTTACTTACTGAATATTTTGAACCGGGAACTTTTGAAAAAATATACTCATAAGGATTATATTCTTTATATATATTTTCGATTCGATTAAATGATAAATCATAAGAATTATCATGTATTTTTATTATTTGTTCCGTTGCATCAGAATAATGATTGTAAATACTATAAGAAGTATAAATTGGTATTTCATTTGAATCGTAGATAGGTATGATTTCTATATTATTATTGTTTTTTGGTAATATATAATAACTCATTTTTAATTTTTAATTATAATTATATAATATTAACCATAATATTTAAGTGTTTTTAACTTATTCTTCATGTTCTATGATAATTAGTTTTTTCTTAGGTTTTTTACTTATCGCTGATTTCTTATTTTTATTTTCAAGTGGTTCAACTTTGTTATCCTGTGGTTCAACGATCTTATTATCATCTAGTTGAATGTTGTTATCATCTGGTGTAGGAACAGAGCTTTCATTCAATATTATTTTTTTCTTCAACTTTCGTATTTTTGGTTTTACCTTTTCAGCAACTTCTTCTTCAATTTCTTCCGCTTTTTTCGTATCTTTCCTGTTCTTTTCTTCACTAAATTCATCATATTCACCCAAATCCAATTGAACTTTGCTAGTATTTACATCTCTTCTCTTTTTAAAAATAAAATATCGATTCAAAAAGGAGATTTTCTTTTCAAAAGAATTCATGGTCGAAGCTTTCCCATAATCCTTTTTCTTTTGGTCATTTCTTTTAATTTCTTCCAACATACTTAAGAATAATTCACTAAACAGTCCGCTTCCTTCAGGCAATCCCAATTCTTTTGCTTCTTCACGATCAATCAATGTAAAACCATAATCTTCCATAATTCTCAACAAATAATCATAATTAACCAAATATTCCGAAATAACTTGATTGATCGATTCTTGAAATACATCAATACGATAACCAATCGAACTTGAGTTATCTTCAAAAATAGAAGATTGATATCCTTTTGTAATTTCCCAAATTTTTTTGTCTTGCTCTACAATTTGAATCGTTTCTCCTGGTTGTTTTTTCTTTAATAATTGGAAAATAGTTTTACCATCATAAGTGGTACCAATAAAATATCCACCAATTTTGGTACATTCTGAAATATTTCGCATAAAACCTTGTAACAAGTCCGGATTTTCAAAGAAATAATGAATCGCAAATTGAATAGACGATACTTGAAAACCATCTTTGCCTACACCAAATTGTCTTGCGACACCCGCTCCTAATTCATCTTCTTTTTTAGAACCAGAACCAAATACCGCCTTGGTTATTTGAATAGCTTTATCATTTAACATGGCTGCACCAGATTGTATATTGAAGGCACTATTACCATTCACAAATAAAGCATAAGGCATATTTTTATTTCTTTTTCTTGATTCTAAATAACGAACACAAGCACCATCCAAACGATTTTCCAAATTATCCTTGGAAATATCAATTCCGAAAACAAAGGATAAATGTGAATGAATCCATTTAGGTAAATCACCTGCTTTTCCACAAGCATAATCAATCAATGTATCTCCTTTCTTGGAAACACTTTTAATTAATATTTTTTTTACGTATAAATTATGAAAATCTTTCATAGCTTGGGTTCGGTAATTTCCAGAAATGGTATTATAATAGATATCATCTTCTACCGTCATTTCAGGAATATTTATGCCTGAAGTAATCATTTCTTCGGTAATCGGATGGTGAATTGATTTCCAATTACTATTCGCAACATGATAAGCATTGCCGAAATTTTTAATTCCGCGTCGCAATTCGGATGTCTTATCATGTCTTAATCGTAAAGGTGTCCATCTCCATCCTTCTTCTTTCGTAAAATCATAACTAAATTCAACAATCGTATTATCTTCAAATACTTCATTTTCCTCCGTAAACATTTGTTTGGTATTGTTATCATCATTTCTTAACATAATATTACATATTCCAGCAGATGGATCATATGGTTTAACTGGATAAAATTGCATAGGTTGAGCATCATTCGTATTTTTATCTTCATAATTTACTACTTTATATTCAGGTAATTTATCTTCAATAACATCTTGACATGGATTTAAATAAATGGTCCCGTGTTTTTTTTCACTATATGTACATTTCAATTGAATGGTTTTATATTCGGACAGTTGCGTAGAAATATGAAGATTGATTCCTTCTTCGAAAATAGGTTTCATTACGTCCGTTCCATTCACAGCTTTTACCGTACTTACTAGAAAATCAATTGTATTATATTGAGGAGGTTTCCATTTGAAGGAATAATTCCAAGTAATTTTACTTAAAGGTCCTGCTTTTCCAACTTCATCCGATCCTACTCCTAAAAAGGCGGGTGTAAATATTAATCCATCTGTATTATATTCAAACAAATCATTCCGTACTTTCGATATGATATCATTACATGCGCTGAAAATATTTGTATTTGTATTTCCAGATTCTATAATAGTTCTTGGATAGAAATCCTTACATTGAATTCTTATCGGAGAAATGGAATCTTTTACTTTTTTCATTGGATCGGTTGATTTTTGTGTTGTTTCAACCATTACTGAAATAGGTTTTAAACCTTGAATTATTTTTTTAAGTAAATGATATCTGGATTTTTCAGAAGAGGATTGATCTTTTCCTGGAAAGAATGGATAACTTCTTATGTCGTTTCCTTTTAAATAATAGAAATCAAAGGCTGCATATAAGTTAATAAATTGTCCTTTTTTATTATGATAAATAAGTTCACCATCCATTAAAGAATGAAATGCTTCCACGTTTAATGTTTTACTTCCCGTAAAGATAACATTCATACTTGTATTGATCAAATAAATTCTACCGTCATCACTAACATACATTAAATGTCTTTCTCCGTCCGCTTTATCGGTTACAGTGAAATCTTTACGAATATTCGGTAAATTCGAATTTTCATTGATAGGTTCAATATTTTCCATTTGAAGCGTAAAAGAAGAAGGTCCTATAAAATTATTCGGATAAACAGGTTTTTCAGGTTTGTAATTTTCTTTGTGAATTAATTTCATGTAAGAAGCAAGAATTTGTCCTTGTTCAGGATATGAAATCGGATAATTGGTTCCTTGAAGTCCAGATAATACAACTTTAATTGTTTTTCTTAAACTTTCTAAAAGTAAGTGATCACTGTTGAATGCTGTTCCCGGACCAATTTTTTTATTATCGACTTCTAACTCAATTTCATAGATTTCTGGATGATGAAATACATCCGATTCTTCCAAAGTATAAAATTTTTTATCTTTTTCAGACATTTTTACAATACTTAAATCTACCAAAATAGGTTGATCTTCGTGTTGAAAAGTCACACGATTGATATAACGAAATGTTTTTTTGGTTTTGGACCAATTTTGAAGAATAAAATTACGTGATTTTGGATTATTATTTTCCACTTGATAAGAAACACGAAAATGAAAATCATCGAAATTTACTGGAAATAATTTATTTTTTTTTTCGTCCAATACCCATTCTTTTTTCGTTATTTTTACTGAATTTGGAAAAGCTTTCATCACATCATGAATATTATTTGTTTTACAATAATTTTGAATCGCAGATAATCCATGAATTTCGGTTCTAGTATTTCGATCCATGATGAATTTTCCTGTATTTCTATCTAAAAATTCATTCTGAACAGTTAATCGATATTCTCCATTAGAATCGGTTGTTTTAAATCCCAATGATTTTAATTTTTTAATTACACTATCATAATCATTTTTTGTTAAATATTTATTTCCTCTTGTCGCAAATCTTACTTCTAATTCATCATTTTTCAAAGAAGAACTTACAAAAGGATTTGATTGATAAAAAGTACGAACCAATTGTTGAAAAGCTTGTTGTGGTGCTCCTGGTTTCAAAGCGTTTTTAGATTCAGCTTCTTCCTCCAAATCTTCTTGCATAAGTATTTCTTCAGGAATAGATTGTTCTTGCTGTTGAATATTTATTTTTTTTTCATCTTCTCCTTTTAAAATTGGTTTTGTTGCGAGTATTTCCTTTTCTTTCTTGGTTAATTGATTTAAAATCATCATTCGATCACGAATTTTCATTTCATCTATTTTTTTTTTATTTTTTAGATTCATTTCTTGATACGTTTCCATAATTTCTGGATTGGAAAGTATTTTAAGAACCGATAATTTAAATTCAGGTTTTTCCAATCCGTCGATTTCTTTTTTTGTTTTTTCATCTAGGAAACGATAAATCTCATTTAATTCTTGATTTTCCTTTTCATTATCTGTAAATATTCGAAGTTTATATTCAGTCATTATTTATATATATAATATAAATACATATTTTTAAATTAAAGTTCATTTTTTTTAGAAATACTGAATCAATGATTCATATAATTCTTTTTTATTTTTTGTTTTATTATTTTGATTCATAGTTTCAATTCCTAATCGTTTACAATATTCCAATAAATCATTTAATTTATAAGCACTGATTGTTTTTATTGGTTTTTCAAGATTTTCAATATGAAAAAACTCCTTTTTAAAGTTCTCAATCTTTTCTGAAATACCTAGTTCAAAACCATATTTTATATGATTATTTATTTTTGGATTTGTTGAAGAATATAAAATAAAAGTAGAATTATTTGTATCAATATTATTATCATCTTTATTGATTACAAGGTCGTAATATGTTTTTTTATGAATGTAAAACACATTCATCTTTTCCAAAACACATAACGAAAAAAAGGTCTTAATATCAATACGTTGTTCATTTAATAATTGGTTTTCAATATGAGTTAAGGTAGCATATTTATGTTGTTTTAATAATGCCTTGTTTACTCGTATTTTTTCAATATATTCAATTTTTATTTTTTTTTCGCTCACAAGGTTAATTGGTTGTATCAATTCATATGCGACATCTCCATATACCATAATATAAAAAGACCAAAACAAGGAATCTTTTTGTTTGGGATAAAAAATATGGTTAACGTCTTTTTTCACAGTTGATACTCCTACTACGGTTAAAGACTCTCCTCCTCCTACGGTTAAAGACTCTCCTCCTCCTACAGTTAAAGGATCTCCTCCTCCTACAGTTCCACAAGATATTGAGAATACACTATTATTTAAAGTCTTTTCAACATTTGTTATCTTAGTAGTAGTATTCATTGGTCTACTGTATAAAATCGTTCTTTTCAATAGATTATTCGTTAACATATAATCTTGTAATTCTGTGATTACATCATTATAATTATGATATTGAGATTCAAACATAATGTTTTTCTATTTATTTTATGCTGATCTCTTTATTATCTTTTGTAAAATATATATTTTTAAAAGATTCCTTTTGTTGTTCTACTTGATGTAATGTGTCCTCTTGACTATGAACGTAATGGATATACATTTCTAATTCATCAATAATTTCTTTAGGTAATTCAGTTAGATTGATATGAACACCATATTTATTCTCATTAAAAGTAACATTTTTATGTTTATTAAGTAATCGCAATACTTCAATTTGATTGAATTTATTCATGTTTTCTATTTGTTTACGAATTTGATTCAAATGATTTACAAAATCATATTGTTGATTTAAAGAAGAAAAAGTAGAAATGGTTTCCATTCTCGGTTGATTAATAATAATAATTTTATGTTTTTATATTCTTTGAGAATATCTTCTAAGAATAAATTATAAGAATAAATTCTTTACAACCATCGAATAAATTCTTTACAACCATCGAATAAATTCTTTACAACCATCGAATAAATTCTTTACAACCATCGAATAAATTCTTTACAACCATCGAATAAATTCTTTAATCTTCAATCACTATTTTGGGTTTCTTTTCTTCCATCTCCCCTATTTTTGGTTTTACTACTTCCGCAATAATCGAAATGTATTTATCATTTAATTCAAAACGTTGTCCTATAATTCGCGCATTGAATTTATCACCTTCTTGAATGGTATTAAAATAATTATTGGAAATATGATGATCACGTGCGATAAAAACAACAATCGGAGAAGGCGATTCATCCGAACTTTCTCCACGAATACCCGCTTTGGTAATATTCTTAGCAATGCATGAAATCAGCGTTCCTTCTACAGGAAAACATACCAAACATTCAAATAAAACCTCAAATAAAACATTGGTACCTCGTTCAATAATACCACTTGAATAAGTAATAATTTTGGTTGATCCAAGTTTCACAAAACCTTCATTGATACATTTCCCTTCGAATTGATACGAAATAGTAGTTTCAATGGTTTCACGAATATTTTTATTCACATTATTCACTGGTAAACTAATACTTCGTGTGATTAAACATCTAGAATAAATATCTTTCGTTTTAAAATCTCTTTTCTTGTATTTTGGTTGTTGTATATTTTGTTTTTGTGCTACTACGGATTCCATAATTATATGTTATATGTTATATTCATATAATCTTTTCATATTTTTTCAATTTTATATTAATTTGTATTTTTCTCGAATGTTATTTTAATTATTTTATATTTTTTATATTTTCAAAAAAATCGCCATTTCAGAAGTAAGAAACCACCTTCTTTCATTTTTCTTAATCTTGGAAAAATATCGCAGTAAAAATTCTTGCAAAACACATAGTTCCATTTGACTCATTGCTTCTTGAAGAATAGTACCATCTTTTGCTTTGATCATTTTTGTATTTTCTTTGGTATATTTATCCACACCTACAATCGTATTTAACAAATCAAGTGATTTTTGTTTTCCTGCTTCATCACATCGTGCTCCTGTATTTCTCTTAACTGTAATATCTTTGGTTTTAAATACTAAATAGCGATTATTTTTTTCATAGCCAATAAAACCAATAATGGAATTAAAATCTTTTTTATCTATATCCAAAACTTCATTCGCCTCACGTGATTCTAGTAATTCTCGTTCATCTTCTGGTTTGGCTTGAATCCATTGATTCTTTTTATTTAATAGGAAAAATTTTCTTTTATTTATATCGTATAATAAAAAAGCAATTTTATCCTTGGTAATAATACTATTTCTCTCAAAATAATCCTTTGCAAACCATTCCAATGTATTTCTTTCAATATTATCTAAAGAATACAAATAATTCATAATAGACAATTTTTCATGAAACAATAATAAATCCATCATGTGATCAACTAAAAATTCCAATAAATATTTTTTACTTTCTTCATATTCTTTGCTGATTTTTCGAATCACAATTCCACAATGTTTATACCAGTCATCATCTCCTCTTGAAACTTGACGTTCTTTTATAAATTCCTGGGCTGTTTTATAATTTTGTTTTAATTTTTCAAATATTTTAATAGCTTCTTCAAATTGTTTTTTATTTTCTTGATTATCTTGTTCTTCTTCTTTTTCATGAAGAACATGTTTACCTTGTTTTTCTTGTTTTTTCATTGTTTTTGAAGATGTTACTGGTGTTGAATGAATTTGTAAATCAATAAAATGATTTTTATAATCAACAGGAGTTGATCTTTCAAAAATAGATGCATTTAAATCATCTAATTCAATCGGTTGAAACAAATAATAATCACCTAGATTGATTAAATGTCCATTTCTTCCATATTTATCCGTAATATATTCATTACGATCATCAATCAATTTTGTTAATGCGGAGTAAATTTGTGCATATGGATAAGGTTTGGGGGTTTGTATTAATTGTAACATCGTATTTTTTTTATAAAAAAAACTTTCTTTCATTAACAGTCTAATTTTTTGTAATATTTTTTCAGAATTCATTATAATATACGTCTCATTATAAGTATCTTCATTAATATCAGAATCTTTGATTTTTTTATCAGGTCTACAAGAATATTCACAAGTCGCCATGTAATCACATGCGGGAGAGAAAGGAGCATCACCGATTTTATACTCTTTCAAATGTTGACCATCAGATAAAATTTGTTGAATAGGTTGTTTTAATATTTGTTGGAAATTTTCTTGTGTAAAATTGCTTTGATCGTGATGTAAAATACAATCAACCGAAGTTTCTTTTAAAATACGTGTTACATGACCGATCTGAACAGCCTTCATTTCAGCAACACGATATACATAAAGATCTGCTGCTTCTTCATCCGAATCTCCCAAGATTGTTCCATGCATAAAAATCTGCACATTTCTTTTTTCAAAAGGTAAATCTTTATGACTGATATTACGAACCCCGCGTCCAATAATTTGTTCAATACGATTCATATTGTACCACGGTTCCAAAATATGGACTTGACGAATATATTTAAAATCAATTCCTTCGGACCCTGCTTTTGATATCAATACGATTTTCACTTTATGTCCTTCCCGATTTTCCTTGTCGGTTAATCCTTTTACTTCAAAGACATTATTCGGTGAAAGTCGTAAATCTCCTGTGATCATCGAATAACGAGCTGGTATAAAATCTTTTTTATCAACGGGTGGTTTCATCGTTCTCACATCGACTACATCACAAGGTTTCTCTTTAAACAAAGATTTCACATTCTCTCCATATCTTGTAAATCCCATTTCTTCAAGAGCCAACGCCATCGGAATTAATCCTCCATCAATGTATTGAGAATAAATCAAAATCACACCTTCCGATATTGTTCCAGCATCTGAAACAATGAAATCTAAAATCGTACGAATTTTGGAACTATATTTTCCAATCTTTTCTCTCAAAAAGATTCTACCATAATGATCTAAAATCGTTTTTTTATATGCAAATCCACCTTTTTCGGGAGGTGATTTTTCATCTTTAAACGTCATCATTCTGGTGAGACCCTTGGTACCGGTTAATTCATTTGGATCAATATCAAAAACTTCCCTTGCCTGGGGGGACAAAGAAGTATCTCGGTCACTGGTAATCTTTTGCAATTTTTCTTTGATTCCTTCTCTCGGGTAAGAAATAATTAGTGATTCCATTGGGATTTGAAGCATGGTATAACCAAAAGATTCCATATTTTCAAAATTCGGCATTTCGATCACTTGGCCTTTTTTGGTTGTTTTATTGAATTTGGTATTTTTTAAATTTTCGATAATGTATCGATAAATACATGGTTGACATTGTCCACAATGATTGACGCATTTTTCGAATTTATTTAAATATAAAATTAAAATACGTTTTTTATCTTGTTCGTTTATTTTTTTACCATTCATTTGATAAGAAGGATAAAGAACCGCTGGGAACGTATGTTTTCGAGCAAAATCATTTGGATAAATACGATACGGAAATGTATAAGGATTTTCACCTCGAATAAACGAAATATAACCCGTTGCTTTTCGGATCAACATTTCTTCCCCTTCTGGCTTGAAATTACCTTCGATATCAAAAATATCTTTAACTTGTACTTTTCCACGATGATCATTGATATTCATTAAATTCAACAACCAAACAATTTCCTTGTAACTATTATACATTGGTGTCGCGGATAATAATAATAAACGTACATTTTGTGCTGCTTTTACCATCATTTCCAGAAAAATAGCGACTTTCTTATTCGCATTATCTTCCGTTTTTCGTATATTATGAACCTCATCAATGACGATTAATCGATTATCAAATTCATTACGCAATTTTCGTATCATTGTTTTATCCAAATTTATTTTTTCATTCGATATTTGCATTATATTATTGCTATCTTTATTCCAATAAATGGTCTTGATAATATAATTCGCAAACTGTCCATACCCTAAAAATAAATAAGATTGATTAATTAATGCCTTGATTTGATTTATGATTTTATCTTTGGGGATTCCTTTTATATTCATTGGATTCACATCTCTCAATAATTGACTCCCTGAGATCCCTTTGATTGTCCATAATCCCTCTACTAAAACTAAATTTCTCTCATCAAACAATTGCAATCTGAAATTTTCCTGAACATTTTCCGAAGCAACAATGAGAATTCTTTTGGAAATTCCTGTTTGTTTTAAATATTCTCGCATCTCTTCGGAAACACCGATTGCGCTCAGAGTTTTTCCAGACCCTAAACCATGGTATAATAATAAACTATTATATGGAGTTTGTGACGATAAATAATTCTTCACAAAAGCTTGGTGTGGTTGAAGTTCTAAATTGGCTTTACTTAAAATATCCGCACGTTCTTTGATGTCTTCATATAAAGTACCATCATATTGTGTATCATGGAATTCCTTTTTTTCGGCGATTTTAATATTGAATTTTTCATCATTTAAATTCGGATACAAGGATTCATTTTCATTTTCGTCGGTTTTTAAACAATTTCTCTCTGCAAATTCTTTTTTGAGTAAAAATAAATTACAATCATTGGTATCTCGATTTTCTTCGCATTTAGACTGAAGATAACTTGTTTCTAAATTTTCATCGCATGGATCTTGTCTAAGTGTAAGCGGTTCACTTGATGATTCAATAATAAGTTTTTTTTTATTTTTATTGATAGGTAGTTTAGACATGCTTAGATATATATTATGAATATAATCTATATTCTTGGATTACTTTATATATTCTTTGAATTAAATCTTTTTTTTCTAAATGATATGGACGAATGCATTCTAAACACTCATCGATTGTCTTCCATTCCATTTTACTAACTTCTGTTTTTTGATAATTCATTAACGGATTCTTAAAAATTGGATCTTTAAAATTATTGTCTATAAAAGCCAGAAAATATTTGTGTTTATAGGATTTATGATTGGAACCAATAAAAGTTTCTTCAAAAGGCATAATATTCTCAATTAATTGAATTTTCGTTTTTTCAATTCCAGTTTCTTCTTCAAATTCACGTAAGGCACAGTCTAAATCCTTTTCTTCAAAATCACGTCTTCCTTTAGGAAATTCCCATTCTGTTTCTTCCCAAGAAGTAAAACTATTTTCAACAATTTCTTTCAACGTAATTTTTACATCATTTACTTGAATACCATTTTTAATAATCTCAAATTTTTTGGTACATGCATTTTCTTCATTCTTATTCTGATGATTCGATGAATAACCCCACATATTTTTCCATAATTGTTCAAAAGGTTCACTTAAGATTCTTTCTTTTTCAGAGAGAGACATTTCATCAATAATATTTTGAATATGTTCATTATTATAAGGTGAATACTTACCGCGAATGAAATCAATATAACCAAAAGTATCTTTTCTACGAATCATTAAAAATTTTACTTCTTGTGAATTCAAATATGAATCATAGGTAAATAAAATAATACCATAACTTGTAATGGGTAATTTACATTGATAAAACATATGTCCGTGCTTTCCACAATTATTACATATATTCAGGTTATTTTTATTCATAAGATATATATGTTTAAACATGCATGTTTTTATATTGTTTTACTGTAATGGGTTTAGATTCCACTATTTGGGGGCCACCAATGTGGTTCTTTTTACATACAAGTGCGATGACTTATCCAGTTCATCCAAATGCAGTGACCAAGAAAAAATATTATGATTTTTTTCAAAATTTACCTTTATTTATACCGATCGAACCAATGGCTTCTAATTTTAGTAAATTATTAGATGAATATCCAATTACTCCTTATTTAGATAATCGCGAATCTTTAATACGATGGACATGGTTTATTCATAATAAAATCAATCAACAATTAGAAAAACCTGTAATTTCACTAAATGAATTTTATGTTAAATACTACGATGCTTACAAACCGAAAAAGGAAAAGATGCTTGAATATTATAAGATTCGAGAGAAAATAGTTTATGGGTTTTTTTTATGCTTACTACTATTTGCGATTTATTATTTGTATGATAAATAAAGACCTATATATCCTAAAAAAAATAAATGGAAAATAATGGGAAGCTTCTCGAATGATACATGGATTCAATTATTCCATATTTCTTGATAATATAATGTAAGTCAAAAATAAACCAAAAAAATTCTTTGCGAATAAATCTAATATATTGTAAAAGGTATTTTTAGTATAGTAAGGGAAAAAAGCAACTACTCCATAAAGTGACCAAAAAAAGAAGAAATACCAAAATAATTGTAATCCTATTTGACTTTGATTTACATAATTTATATAAATTATATAATAATATATTAAAAATGGTACAAAACCTAAAATAACACCAGTTATCGTATGAATTATTTTTTCTTCAGCTAAATATCCAAATATCAACATTAGCCAATTTAAAGATATTATGTAGGATATGTTGCTTGAATTCTCTAATAGCAAATTAAATATTGTTAAATTTGATGTATCATATCCTTTTTCAATATGTTTCAAAAAAATTAAATATATAATTAAAGTAATTAACATTGTTGGTGTCGTTATAATCCAATCGATGTATCGTTTTGGTGTGACGTTTGATACTTTATTAAAATTATAAAGCAACCAAATATAAAATAACCCTTCTATGATTTGAACAGATACTTCTAGAAATAATAATTGTTTTATTATCATATAAGATGTATCAACTTTTACAAAAAGTGTTCCTATTTCGATAATTCCTGTTACAATCTGAACAATTACTGATAAAATCAATGTTACGTAAAAATAATATTTTGAGTTCATATATTATTAAAATATGAAAATAATAAATTACTCTAAATAATATCAATCGCATTTTTAATCACATAATTCATTTCAATGATTGATTTTATTTCTTCTAGTAAAAAAGGATTTATAACATGATAAATAAACGAAAGATAAAAAGTTGAATTAATAATGATTATTTTTTTTAAATTTTTACTAAATTTAGATGAAATAAGTTTGATTAATTCTATCGCAACTTCGCGTTGCATAAGATGAATTAAATTAAAACCATTTCCGTCTAAAATCCAAATCCATTGTTTATTTTCAGGAATTTCATTTAATACACCTTCATAGTGATTAATAATACTATTTGTATCATAGTATAGTTTTGCTTTTGAAGGACATGTATAATAATATACTACATTCTCTTTTTCTGAAAGTTTTGTTAGAGAATGACTTAATGGATCAATCAAGCATAATGGACATGTATATTTCATATAATATATATACTTTTTACACTTTTTCGCGCTGAAAATACGCAAACTAAGTGTTTCTAGAATAAGCAAAAATGATAAAGATAAATGTAAAAAGATACTATAATATTATTTTCTCAACATAATCTAATAAAAAAGAATTAATTATAAATGAATCAAATACAAAATCAATCGAATAAGGGAGGAGAAGCCATCGCATCTGGTGGGTTTGGATGCGTTTTCTCTCCAGCACTAAAATGCAAAAACAAAAAAAGAAAAACAAATTTCATTAGTAAATTGATGACTAAGAAATATGCTTTGGAAGAATATAAAGAAATTAAAAATGTGAATAAAAAATTAAATTCGATTCCCAATTACGAAAACTATTTCTTGATTTATGATTTTAATTTATGTGAACCAGATAAATTAAGCAATTCAGATTTGAAAAATTTTGGAAAAAAATGCACGGCTTTACCAAAGAATGATATTACTCAAAAAAATATTAATGAAAATCTCAACAAAATATTCGCATTAAACATGCCTTATGGAGGTTTACCCATTGATGATTATTTATATAAAAATATTACTTATCCTCAAATAATTGACTTGAATGATTCTTTAATTGAATTATTGAATCGAGGTATCTTACCCATGAATCAAAAACATATTTATCATGGAGATATCAAAGATTCGAATATTTTAGTAGATAGTAAAAAAGAACAATCTACCCTAAATACACGACTTATTGATTGGGGACTTACTACAGAATATATTCCTTTCAAAGAAGAAAAATTTCCAGATGCATGGAAAAATAGACCTTTGCAATACAATGTTCCTTTTTCAGTGATTCTATTTACTGACGATTTTGTTGAAAAATACACTGAATTTGTAAAGGAAGAAGGTAATGACCATCATGATGTTTCCAAATTAAAACCTTTCATCATGGATTATATTTATTTTTGGTTGAAAACAAGAGGAAATGGACATTATAAATACATTAATCATATCATGTATATGATGTTTAGTAAAGATATGAAAAGCATTTATGATGAGAAAACAAAAACAAGAATTATTGAATCGGATTTTACGCTTTTTTATTTATCGAATTATTTAATTGAAATTCTTGTTCATTTTACTCATTTCAGAGAAAATGAAACCTTGAATTTACGCGTTTATTTAGATAATGTATATATTCATCTTCTCGATGTTTGGGGATGGATCACTTGTTATTTACCAATCATGGAAATTCTTTTTGAAAACTATGAAAAGCTGAATGAAAATGAATTATTACTTTTTGATCAACTAAAAAAACTCTTTTTAAAATATTTATATGAACCTCGGATAAAACCAATTGATATCCAGAGTCTTACCCAAGATTTTAAAGATTTAGATAAAATTTTTGATTCGTTATCTGAAAAAAAGAAAAAAAGCGTATTATCATTAAAATCTTCTTTAGGAAACCAAACCAAGGTTACCGGACTCACTGTGAATATTCTAAAAAGTACAAAAAAAAAGCGTTTATTTATTAAAAAAAATCGAACGAAACGAAATTCTTATTTATTATTTGCGGATCTTAAAAAAGACAAAAAAGTAAAAAAGACAAAAAAGTAAAAAAGAGAAAAAAGTAAAAAAGACAAAAAAGTAAAAAAGACAAAAAATGAAAAAAATCAAATAATAGAAAAAAAAATAATATCAACAAAATATATAAAATGAAGATGAACGCTGAATTCATGAAACTTTGTACTCCTGCAAAAATTTATTTTACTCTCGCAATTTTAAGTATCTTACTTGGTTTATTTAATGGTATTCATATTTTTATGATTTTAAGTAAATTATTTTTCGCTTTTATCTGGACCTATGTTTTAGCATGGTTATGCAAAAAAGGATATAAAACACTTTCTTGGATCTTAGTTCTATTACCTTTCATCATGCTTTTCCTTGTTGTTTTAGGCGTTATGAAAAACATTAAACAAGTTCATTATTTGAATCCAATGAATGATCAAATGGGAACAAAATCCTCATAAATAAATACTTACTTACTTGATTGCTTCATTATTCAGTATAAAACATAAAACTTTGATTTTTATATATTATATAAAATATATATTATATAAAATATATAATATATAAATGAGATTAGAAATATTTATCATAGGATTAACTGCATTTTTTATTTATAATACATATCATGATGGTAAATACACAAAAATGCTACTTTCTTTTAAAAAATATTATCAAATGATTTTTTATGTATTTATTGCGATCAGTATTTATTTATTATTAAAAAAAAATCCAGTTCAAGGAAAAAACCTATTACTTTATGCAAATAATATGGTGAAATTTATGCCGATTGATCGTTCCACCGTAGATATGATAACTCCTATTTTCGATTTTACGAATGGCGGTTCAAATCAGGGAAGTTTTATGGAATCCTTTAATGATATTCAACCTGCTTCTCTGCGTTCTTCAGAACAAAGAATCCTATCTTCTGGTAAAACAGGAACAAAAAGATCAGTAAGTGAAACCAAAAAAAAATATGTAGCTGCACAACAAGATTGGAAGTGTGGAGATTGTGATAAACAATTAAATGCATGGTTTGAAGTCGATCATAAATTACGTTTAGAACATGGTGGTGGAAATGATGTCTCTAATTTAGTTGCTTTATGTAGAGAGTGTCATGGTAAAAAAACAGCTATGGAAAATATGTGATATTAGATATATCTATATGAAGATTTTCTTTTTAGCATGATTCAAGAATAAATGCAAAATATATTTGTCTCTATTATAATATAATAGAATCTAAGCTTACTTATGGAAAATAATAATAATAATACAAAAAATATATTATCACAATTAAAAACAAAACAAACCGCTTACTCGGTTGGTGCAATTTATATTTTTTTAATGTTAATCACTTTGATTCTATTATATAATCATGGTTCCTTATTTGAAAATATTGATCCCACGAAAACAGTGGATAAAAATAACTTGGGTCTTACCATTTTTGCGATTATTACTTTTACATTGTTAGCCATCGCATTCGTGATTGTTTTATTACCAAGCTTTGAAAACGTTGAAAAACTCTTTGGACAAATGCAGAAAACCATTTATGTAGTATTGTACACTATTTTTCTGATTTTATTGTTCAGATTAATACCAAATGATACATTAAATAATTATGCATATCTTATCACTCCATTAACATTATTAGGTGCAATATTTGTTTTTTCTCAGGCGTTGAACACGAATTATATTACAGAGTTTAATATAAATTATGAGAGAATCAAAATGATTGTTTTATTTTTCTCTCTTATTACTATTCTTACAATTTATTATTCGATTGATCCTGGAGGATATTTCCATAAATATTTTGGTTATTCCATGTTATTAACCATTTTGTTATCTATTTTTTCCTTTTTATATTTAATCATTGTATTAACCTTATATAATAAGGCAAATAAAATGGGCGGTGCAAATAAAATGGGCGGTGCAAATAAAATGGGCGGTGCAAATAAAATGGGCGGTGCAAATAAAATGGGCGGTGCAAATAAAATGGGCGGTGCAAATAAAATGGGCGGCGGCAGTTTCGACCTTTCTCAATATAATTTATTTATTTGGTTTACAAACATTTTTTTCATTGTATTTGTTGTCTTGTTAGGGTTAGGAATCAATGCTTATCCAGATGGTTTTTTTTCAGATGTAGGTGTTTCTACAGCGGTTATTATTTTTACCATGTTAATTTTTATTTTATGGGGATGTATTCTCGCAGTTACTTATTATCCAGATACAACCAATCAATTATTAGATGATTCAAAAATGAATTTATTCAAGAAATCGATTCTCATTATATTAGGTGTTGTTATTTCAGGTTTACTTATCACATGGCTTACTTATACAATTCAAAATTATATGGGAGGTACTTTTAGTACATTCGGATTACTTTTAAATATATTATTAGCTCTTGTAATTTTAACTTTTATTTATAAAATTATCAATGTAAAAGATCCTTCTTCTTCTAACAATGGTTCAAAAAGTAAATTTGGTAAAATTTTGGATCTTATTAAGAATGTGATTTTTTATATTCCTTGTTTATTTTCAGATTTGTTTGATTTGGTGATGAAATTTTTCGTGAAAGAATACAATCAAACAACTAGTGGAAATATTTATTTTTTAGGTTTTGTTATATTATTGTTTGTTTTTTATTTCTTATTCTTTTATTTGAAAGGTAAAATCGGTTTACAGGGAGGAAAATTAATTGTTGGCGAAGCTATTAATACAGATACATTACATAGTTTAGCTGTTTATCAAGAATTAAATGGTTCGGATGATGACTTTAATTATCAATATGGTATTTCTTTTTGGGTATATATTGATTCCATGCCTCCGAATAACAATGTTTCTTATACTAAATATACTTCTTTAGTAAATTATGGAAATAAACCAAACATTGTTTATAAAGCAAATACAAATACATTTGCGATTATTATGGATAGTGGAAGAGTATACAATAAAAGTAAACATTATGTATATTTGGATGCAGATGATGAAAATTTGAGTGATAAAAATATAAGTAATAAAAATAAATCCATTATTGTTTATCAAAAGGAAAACTTTTTATTACAAAAATGGAATCACTTGATTGTGAATTATCACGGAGGATCTTTAGATATTTTTATGAATGGAGAATTGGTAAAATCACTTGACGGTTTAGTTCCATACATGTCTTTAGATACATTAACTGTGGGATCGACGAATGGAATCCAAGGAGGTGTTTCAGATTTGTTATATTTTAAACAACCATTGACCATTAGTAATATTTATTATTTGTATCATACTGGAAAAAAATAAAGAAAAGAAGGATGAAAGAAGGATGAAAGAAGTATGAAAGAAAGTGAAATACAATGAATTAAAGGAGAATAATGGAAATAATGATCAAAAAAAACAAAAGAAAACAAAAAATTTCTACATGTATAATATACAAATGAGTCCTTTAATGATTGTTATAACAATAGCTATCATCGTTTTGATATTTATGATACTAAGATATTTTTTAATCAATCCTTACACTTTACAAGGAATGCAAAGTGGTCAAACTTCAAGTACCATTAATTCTTCCAGTTTAGCAACAAATGGTTCAGGATCTTCTGCGAGTAATTTCGCTTATTCCATATGGTTTTATATTAATGATTGGAATTATCGATATGGAGAACCCAAAGTTATTTTTGGTAGAATGGGATCCGTAAGTGATGCGAGTGGGGGCGCCATTGAAGGTATTGGAGGGGTTGATCCTTGTCCTACCGTTGTTTTAGGTGCAACTCAAAATAATATCATGGTTGCAGTAGGTTGTTATCCTGGTGCAGATCAAGAACCAACGAGTTCAAATGGAAAAACAGTTGTACATACATGCGGTATTGGAAATATTCCTATCCAACGATGGGTCAATTTAGTAGTAAGTGTTTATGGAAGAACCATGGATCTTTATATTGATGGTAAATTAGTACGTACTTGCTTATTACCTGGTATTGCGAATGTAAATAAAAATTCACCTGTTATTGTAACCCCCAAGGGTGGGTTTGATGGTTGGACATCGAATTTTCAATATTTCCCAAATTCATTGAATCCACAAGATGCTTGGAATATTTATGTTAAAGGATATCGCGGAGGTTCATTTTCAGTTACTCCATATCAAGTTCAAATTTCATTGATTGAAAATGGAACAACTCAAAGTAGTATTACCATCTAGAGCTATATATGATTTAGACCGATTTGCTCTATTTTCTTTTCTTATTTCTAATATATATATATAAATGAGTAGTAATTCATATTCTTTTTCAACAAATAAAGGAGTTTCTGGAACGAATGAATTTATAGAATCAAATAGTTTAGTAGCCATGTTCGCTTTTATCCTACTCGTTCTTTTTGTATTTGTATTATTATTTAGACTTGGATTATCGTTTGTTTCTTGGCTTTCTAGTCCGAATCAATCACCAAAATTAATTAATGGTATGATTGATGCAAAACAATCGATGACTTTTGAACAAGATCCAAGTGCGAATGATGCAGTTACTATTTATCGTTCAAATAATGCGAATGATGGTATTGAGTTCACATGGTCCGTTTGGATTTACATTGATGATTTACAATATATGAATGATCAATATAGATGTGTTTTTTATAAAGGAAATAATAATGTTTTATCCAATGGTCTTAATTTCCCGAATAATGCTCCTGGATTATTTATTACCCCTCATACAAATGCATTACTTTTAATTATGAATACATATAATGTAATTAACGAAGAAATATTGATTCCTGATATTCCTTTGAATAAGTGGGTGAATGTGATTATTCGCTGTCAGAATACTACATTGGATGTTTATATTAATGGAACGATTGCTCGTAGTATTCGCTTATTAGGTGTTCCAAAACAAAATTATGGTGATGTTTATGTAGCAATGAATGGAGGATTTAGTGGTAATATTTCAGATTTATGGTATTTTAATTATGCTTTAGGAAGTGCTGAAATCCAACGAATTTCTTATCGTGGACCAAATACACGATTGATTAGTGGTACTTATAGTAATATGAGACCTTATGATTATTTATCTTTACGCTGGTACTTTTATGGTGCAGGTGATAGTTATAATCCAACGGTTACTCTCCAACAAAATAATTTGGTGAAATAATTTGATGAGATATAGATGATTGGGAACAAATAATATTATTTATAAAATCAATATTATTTATCTTAGTAATATAACGTGATGTCGTGTTTAGGTCCAGGTTATAATCCTCGGCCACCTAGAGCTTGGAACCGTGTAGAAGCCTTATGTGCATTATCAACCGATCTTTCAGGTACTATTCCTTCTCCAGTCACGAATACGCCAGTACCTTTAGGTGTTTATTATTATGAAGCACAGTTAATTAATAAAGGAAATGTTTTACAATACAAGAAAAATAGTTCAAGTATAACCAAACAACAACGATATTCTCAAATCGCAAAGGGAATGTGGATAAATCGCACAAAAACCTGGGCTACGCAATCGGATATATATACTAATCCGAATATGACCAGTCTGCGAAGAATAAATTCTACAACGGTTCCATTACCGGTTGGTGTAGTAGATCCATTTGGCTGTCCTACAACTACTTATCAGGACGGTGGAACACTATTATGTAACCAAACCGTTAATCCTTGTACAAATGAAGTCATTGAAACCTCTTTTACACCAAATTGTTTTCCTACAACCGATTCAAATGTTCCAGGAAAAATTCAGCCTCTTTGTTGGAATAGTCGTCTTCAAACATGGTATCCTAGACAACAAAAAACAATGAATAACAGTACAAATAAATGGCCTCAAGGATATAAATTCTTTCGAAGCGCGAATGCGATTCCTTCACAAATATAAAAAATGTATTATAAATTGTTATAAATTGTTATACATTATGGTCTCAAATTAGGATTAATACATATTTCTTGACTTGGAAATATATTTCCAGACATACAACTATCATTTACTCCTACTTCAGCACAAGTACGGAACCCACGATCTTCGCCAATAAAACACCATCCTGATTTTGAACCACCATGTTGAATACTACTACTAGAATCATCTGCCTCATATTCTTGGGAAGAAGATACCGCAGCACTTGTATTCAACGCTTTATTCAAAGTATTATTTTGCATTATATCTACTGGTGGTTGTTCAAATTGATTTCCTTTCACGGAAGAAGATGCAGTTGATGGAGTAGTAGAATTCGCTTGTTTATTCGCTTTTGCTTGTTCAAAAGGTTTATCCACTGCATTTTGAATGGTCGTGGTCGTTTGATCGATTACATTTTTTGCTCCACCAGCAATGGATCGTGTTCCCTCCGCGGTAATATCCACTACTTCTTTGGTAGCTAATCCAAGAATAAGTAAAATTTTACCAAAGAGTGGTTTCAATATATCTGTAATATTTTGTGTTCCTTCTGCTAAATAAACAAAGACATTGAATCCTAAAAAAGAAAAAATTAAAATAATAATAAGCCAAGTAGTCCAACTAATACTTTTTAAACCATCTAGTATAGAACTCGAATTATTTGTTGACGAAGTTCCTAGACTAGGTGACGAATTTAGATTATTAGTAATCGCATTGATATCCGTGATTGAATTATTATCCATTATAATTAAAATAGATATTTATTTTTTCAGCAAAATAACTATACAAAAAAAATAAAAATATTTTTATTTCAATGATAAAAGATATAAAAATTGATTCATATCTCCTAAGATTTCATCTCGAATATTTAATAAATCAGTATTCGTCATGAGTCGCATCATTTTATTTGAAGACAAATCTACTAAATAACTTTTATAGTCGTTGATTTTTTCGATGAGTTTTTCACGAGATTCCAAATCAATTAATGAAATTGTTTTACCATTCATAAAATTCATTCTTATTCCTGTTTTACCTAATAATACTTCCATGAATTTATCCATGTGATCATTATATTTGCTATATAATTCATCGGTTGCTTTGTGAGTAGCATAACTATATGTTTTCCAGTGAAATAATTTGATCATTAATAATATTTCGAAAAATTTACGGGCTACTTGTTTCTGAAAATCAGCTAGAGAAGAACGATTAGTAGATACAAGATTTTTGCGTGTTTTTACGCCACCTCTTTTCTTGTGATAAGTTTTATGTACCATTTTATATATTACGTAAATATAATATATAAAATTTTGTGAAAAATATAGGATAAAATTCTAGACGATTCGTTCCTTAAACACATCGGATAAATCCTTAAATCCGTGGAATAAAATTCTCTCCAAAACTATTCATGGTTTCCAATTTTTCAATAGTTTTTTCTAAATTTTTTGTTTTCACATCTTTAAATAAATAATCCGTTCCAGGTGATTCTTCATTTTGTTTGATTTGTTTATAAACAAGATCAATTTTTCGAATCACATTACCAACCACTTCCTTTTGTTTCTCTCGAATAATTTCATCTTCTACACTTACATTTTCACACAATAAGGAAACTACAAAATATAAAATATATTTCCGTTTTTTTGTACATCCTTGTGAATAACGTAAACAAAAAAGATTCAACAGTGATCCTATCATTTTTTGAATAATCTTACTTTTTTCTTCCGATTTTTTCATAAATACATCCCAAATCATCCACACAATATCCATTTGAAACTTATTTTGAACAGGAATATGACTCCGTCTTTCACAAAAACATTTTTCTCTTTTTACTTTGCAAATTGATTCATATTCAATCATCCATTCAATCCAATAACAAGCATTGATTACATTTTTACCATCTTCTGATATATTATAGGCTAATTCATTCATGGTTACAAATAATTCTTTTGGATCATTTTCCATCATGAAATCTTCTCCATAATGAATGGTAGGAGCTTTGAATCGATCTTTCATAATCGTCATATCAAAATCTTCCTTTTTGATTTTAATATTATCGAAACTATGTTTTCTTTTAGCATCGCATAAAACACACATGATTTCACAAAATAATTTCCGAATTTTATCATTGTTTCTCATTCTTAATTCAGCATCAGCATATCCGTTACTTACAATTTCTTTAAAATGATTAATTCTTAAATCTAAATAAATGGAAATTTTCGGATTCCCTAGATGAATATATTTACTATAAAAAAACAAGATCCATTCCCATAAATCACTAAAATGTCCAGCGCATATTAGTTCAGCACTCCAATAACATGCTGGCTCGATTTTTGAATGAACTAAACTATTTAGTAATTCTTTTTTTACATCTGTTTTTTTAAATTGAGAGAAGGTAATTCCTTTGAAATCTCCCTGTTGTCTTATATCATTAATTTCAATTTCACTCATGATATATAATACATTTTTATACAAAAAAAATACCAACAATACATATAGATGAAAATAAATTCTTCCATTCAATCCATGATTCGTTTTTATCATAAAATACCGTCTTTTGGTAAAGTACTTCTTTTTGTAACTTTATTACTGATTTTGATTGTATTTTTTAAATCTTTACCTTCTTCTAGAAACGCTTCTTCTTTTCTTTCCTTAAAAGAAGGATTTATTGATCAAGGCAATTTTCTTTTTAAGAAAGGGGTTGATGTATACGATGACTTTTATGCGGAAGTCTATGATTATTTAGTATTTAACCAAATCAAAAATGATTATGAAGTAGGACAAATTGTGAATTCAACCAGTCCAAATTCTCAAAGTATTATTTTAGATATTGGTTGTGGGAATGGTCACCATGTCGCAAAATTAGCTGAGAATAGTATGAATGTGATCGGTGTTGATATCTCTCCTTCTATGATTCAACAAGCGAAGAAAAAATACCCGAATCTGAATTTCCATGTAGGCGACGTAATGAACCGTGATGAATTCCAAATGAATTCTTTTACACACATTTTATCTCTTTATTTTACCATTTACTATTTCAAAGACAAGGATTTATTTTTTCATAATTGTATGGAATGGTTGATGCCTGGTGGATTTTTAATTGTTCATATTGTGAATCGAGCGAAATTTGATCCCATTTTACCTCCAGGAAATCCACTTTACATTGTATCTCCTCAAAGATACGCCAAAGAGAGAATCACTAAAACCAAGATTAATTTTGAAGAATTTGAATATAGTTCTCAATTTGATTTAATGAAAGATGTAGATTTAGCAACTTTTAATGAAAAATTCAAATTTCCAGATGGAAAAGTGCGAAATAATGAACATATTTTATACATGGAAAGTGAAGATAATATTGTGAATCGTGCGACAAATGTAGGCTTTTTACTTCATGGAATTATCGATTTGATGAATTGTGCTTATGATTACCAATATTTATATATTTTCTTGAAGCAATCTTAAATTTTTACTTTAATTATAATTATAAATTTATATATAATTATTAAAATAATGAGTAATAATTATATAACTCAATACAATATTTGGAATTCTATATTAGAAAAGAAGAAAAACAAACCATTAATTTTTATACATACGCCAAAATGTGGTGGGATATATGTATCACAAATTTTAGACAATTTAAAAATATATTTTAAAGGTCATAATCAAGCAATAGAAAACGAAGGAATAAATTTTACGGTAATAAGAGATCCAGTAGAAAGATTTGAAAGTTTATTAAATTATAGATTATGTCGTGATCCTAGAGGTGATTGGCCTCAACACTTGCTTTATGTATATGATGATATCAATATTAACTTAAATGAAATAGTAAGTAAAATGACTGATGATGAAATATTAAGTTTCACACCCTATAAATCATTAACATATTGGTCAAAAAATGTAGATATATTTATTACAATAGATCAATTGCATGATTTTTTAAAATTTTTTGGTTATGATTATAATATAAATGATTACAAAGAAAGAAATGTTTCAAAAAAATTAAGAGGTAATTTAAGTTGTGAATCACGTGAAAGAATTGCAAAACTATATTATGATGATGTTTTATTATTTGATAAAATTAAAAATAATTAACTTTTTAGAAATATCTATTTATCTGTATAACGAAAAAAAACGAATATTCTTTCTCTCGACATGATAACAATCAATATAAAACATGAATTATTATTATTTATTCTTTTTGCCCATTATCATTCTTATTGTAATCCTAGTTATCTTTCTAATTTACATAAAAATACGATTCAAATTCTGGGCTTCACAACCAGTTTTTCATGTCTATGATTTCGGATACATGATTTTCCCACCAGGCATCATTGATCACCATTTACCTGATAAAAATAAATATACGAATTTTAAACAAATCGAATCCCTTATTTATGAAAAACTATCGGAATATAAATCAAACCAATTTGTGAATTTTATAAAACAACATTATTTGAAAAAAGGTGACAATGTTTTCTCTCCAAAACCCGAAAATGTCCATCCGTATTTTACAAGTCATACAAGTAAATCATTCATTTCGTTTTATCATGAGAATGAATTTGTTGCCGATCATAAAAATGGATCATTAGAAGAATTTAAAAAAATCGTCGGCGTCATCACAAGTAGACCTGTCCACATTTCCATTTGGAAAAAAGAGGTTAAAAATACGATGGATGCATATTATGTAGATTATTTATGTGTTCACGATGATCATCGGAAAAAGGGAATTGCGCCTCAAATGATTCAAACGCATCATTATTATCAAAGACATTCAAATAAAAATATTGTAGTAGGTCTTTTTAAGAGAGAAGGTGATTTAACAGGTATTGTTCCAATTTGTGTCTACAAAACATATGGGTTTTCAGTGAAAAAATGGGTGAAACCACCTGAATTTCCAGGCAATTATACATTATTAGAAATCAATCCGCAAAATTTTCCATCTTTGTATGATTTTCTTAAAAAGACGGCGCCGAAATACTTTGATATTCATATTCATACCGAAATAACAAATATCATCGAATTATTGAAAACAAAAAATCTTTTCATTTATGTTCTCATGAATCATGAAAAAGAAATTCAATGTGCTTATTTTTTTAAGAAATCGTGTGTTTTTATTGAAAAAGGTTTGGAAGTCCTTACTTGTATTGGTTCCATCAATGATTCAATTTCAAATATTGAATTATTTATACATGGCTTTAAATTAAGTTTTTGGAAAATAGCTGAAAAAAACAAATTTGGATTCGCAGCGATTGAAAATATATCTCATAATCACCTCCTTATTCATAATCTAATAAAAAAAACAAAACCCGAGGTAATTAGTCCGACTGCCTATTTTTTTTATAATTTTGCGTATCCAACTTTTTCTTCGAATAAAGCTTGGATCCTTATCTAATCTAGTGTGTAATAAAAATCTAAAAAATGAAACAAAATGATATAAAATCTAATAAAAAATAAAAAATTGAAATTGTTTCAAAGTATTCAAAAAAAATATATATAAGAATAAAATAATAAGAATGAATTTAATTAAGCAAACGGAATATATAGAAGATGAAGAGTATTTAAAACAGCACCAGTATTATAGTTCTTTGCATAGTGAAAAATTTAAAAAACTAGTGAAAGATGAAAACACATATTATAATATTTATAATTATGGGATCAGTTATTATTCGGATAAACTACATGATGAACCATATGGTTCAGAGAATTATTACAAAATAAAAGAAAAAATGGATGATTTATATAATAAACATTATGCATTAGAAAAACCGAATAAAATACTAAGATATCAAGTCGATATTTATTGGGAAATTAGTCAATATTATTTAGATAAATGGAATAAAATAATGAAATACGATCCAAAAACAAGAGATTTTGAGGAATTATATTTTACAAAGAAAAATACGCCTCTAAAAAAAACAATTACAAAAACGAAAAAAAAACAAATAGAATCTGAAGTATGTTCAATTTGCTTAGATGCACACACTTATAAAAATGTAATTCAAATAAACTGTTCTCATGTTTTTGGAAAAAGTTGTTTTCAAAAATTATCAGTAGTACGAAAAAGAAAACATTTTGTTGTGAAATGTCCACTATGTAGAACCGAATGTACAAAATATTCTTTATTCAAGCTGAAATAAAGAATATTTATTATAATAAGTTATTCGAAATAGTTAGAGATTACCGTGTATGATCATGATGATATATACAAGGTATATTTTTTTCATTTTGTATTTTTAAAAAAATTGAAATACTTTTTTCACAAGAAGTAAACACCATAATTAGATAATTACTTATAAAATGACTACTCCAATGAATTGTGAATGCGACATATGTTTAGGACTTGATAATGATTTCGATAAAACCACATTTCCAGTAGAGCGTGCTTTAAAAGTAAATCCTGATGAACATGTTGTAATGTGGCAAGCAGGAACTTATTGCACAATTACTTCTTGCAAAGCATTTGCACTGAAAGTACAAGTACATGAAGATTACATTAAGATATGGCAAGATTGGTTAAAGAAACAAATCGATGAAAATGTTCCTGTAAACAATATTATAAGACATCCTTTTTGTCCTACTGAAAACATTCCCACTGTTGAGTGGTTGAAAAACGTCGACAACTTTCATTTGTTACGTTCTTATTTGCTTCTTGATCATGATTATAATGAGCTAGATGATAAATATGTGAGTGAAGAATCAATCATGAAGTATATCTATGGTCTTCATCACTTTGCAACCATAAGAGTTTGTTTCGACGATGATCTAGAAGGGTTATCATATTATGTAAATAGAGAGATGAAATTACTCGATATTTATTATGATTGGGAAATTGATGATAGGTTAAAGGCACACATTCCTATAGGTGATTATGACCTCGGAGAAATTCAATATCGGCAATCGAAACTAAAAACGAAGTCTGGAACTGACGAACTTCCTCAGCTTATTTGTCTAAAGATGAAGTAAATTCAGTTAAAAAGAAAAAGTAAATCAAAAAACTTTGATTATTCAAAAACAAATATATTTTTATACCTATAATAGTATTCCATATCTTTTGTAAAACTTTTAATTAAAATCATAAAAATCAGGGACTTTTGCCTCTGATTTTTTTACTGTCTTTTTTCAAATTATTCCTCTACGGCAAACTTTTATAAAATATTTATTTACTATCATCATCATCGTCTTCACTATCTTCCTCAATCACGATTTTGCTTGCGGTCGCAGGTTTTGATTTTTTCATAGATTTTTTACAAACACGACCTAACTCAATATATTTTTCCTTTTGTTCTCTGGTTAAAGTCTTATGATTACGAATAAATTTATTCGTTAAATTTATGTTATGAACATCCTTTTTCAAAGGTTCCGAAGGTAAAAATATATCTACACTATTTTCTAGTAAAAAAATCTGATTGGTTCGGTTATAAAATAATATAGTATTGCCTTCATCATCCATCTCGATAATACCACATGTACAACAATCTAAATGTTCAATTTGATCTTCTCCTTTTTTACATCTTTCATCAAGTACATCTACATCATTCATGTATTCAACAAAAAAATCATTGGCTTGTTCTTTATCTACGAAAAAAAATACTTTGGGTGGATTCACTGTAATGGATGTTATTCTTTTATTAATCTCAATATCATCAACGCATTTACGACTATAGCATCCTTCATGCTTGCAATGAACTATAACATATCGAATCATATAACTTTTGTATAAAACAATATAGCAAGTTTTTTTTATATTATTTTATTTGATATTTTATTTATTAAGCAAGCATCTTGTATCGAACATATTTATTCAGTCATATTTATCTATCGAACATATTTATTCAGTCATATTTATCTATCGAACATATTTATTCAGTCATATTTATCTATCGAACATATTTACCAACACGTGCAAAAGAATCAACCACAAAAATAATAAAAATTCCTAAAAAGGAATATAATACAACTTCTTCCGTTACATTATTAGTTTTTTCGTCTTGTTGTTCTTCCAATAAATTAATCATATAATTCAACTTTTGCATAAGTAAATCTTGACTCATCGATGTACTCTCCGACATTTGAGGAACAATCTGATTTTGGTAATAAGGACGATTAACTATATTCCTTTTTTGTGAATGATAATTTGGTATGAATTTATTATAATAAGCATCCGCTTGTTTCTCATCCCCGTAATTTTTTTGAAAATTATTCAATTCTAAATCATTCTCCGGGTTGTATTCGTAATGAGGTTCAGGTGATTTACCCAAAGTTTTAATTAGATTTTGATTTGTCATATTCATCATTTGTTCCGTAGTGACCGTTTTCTGTACGCCCGCCGATTCTGGTTTTGGTGGAGGATTGAATTCTCCTAGAGTATCTCCATCTTCTTCTACTTTAGAGTTTTGATGAATGGATTGTAAAACACTATTTACTTTTTCGGTATCAAAATTCTCTCGATCATATTTTTTTTGTGTTTTATTATGTGTTTGTTTTTTTTTATAAATCATATTGTCGTTATTCTTATAATCATCATTTTCATTATTAAATGGAGCTGCATATATTGCTAAAGACATTCTTTCTTAATAAAAATTAAGATAATAATTTGATAAATAAATAATAAAATAATTATATATTAATAATTTATAATACGAATGAATTTTAAGTTAGTCAGTAAACAAAATATAGGATTTGTCTTATTCCTCCTTCTCTCAATTATCGTATCTCAATCACGAGTTTTTGATTTTTTATTCCATACTTATTTAGGAAGAGCTATTTTTATTGTTTTTCTATTTCTCATTAGTTATCTTAGCAAATTTTTAGGAATAGTTTCGGTTCTATTAGTCATTCTTATGATTAATTATAAAGACGAACAGGTTTATTATGAAGGATTTACGGATGCTTCTGGGAATGAAATAACAGATGCGTCTGGTAATGTAATTAGAGACGGTTCTGGTAACATAATTAGAGATAGTTCTGATCTTTTTATCAGACACGCGATTAGTAAAAATGATATAAAATCATCATCCACTCCTGATTCATCTAGTACAACTACAACTGATCCATCTACTAGTACAACCGCTACAGAAGGCTTTGATCTTTTAGGAACCGAAAATACTTTGAAACGAGGTAAAAAATCGAATTCCATTCCTGTAAATAATTCAGTGCGTCAATCAGGAAATGTAGATCCTTATTTTTCTTCCTCTTTTGATAAGGAAAATTATTCCGCTTTTTAATAATAAAATAATTTGAAGAAAAAATATTTAATAATATTAAATGAGTACTTTCAATCTTCCAATCTCATACAATTCTGCTGATTATAATATTAACGATGTTAATGTTTTTAGTACAGCAAATCCTCCTGTATATCAGGTAACAAGACCAATCCCTTTTGATAAACTTACAGTAAACTTCACAAATAGTCCGAATACTATTACTATGACTCCTACACAAAATTCAAGTCCTTACACTTTTGTTCTTCCTGATAATACACCTACGAATTATTTAGAAAGTAATTTGTATCAAGTTATAACAAGTCCATCAATCAACGTAAATCAAATTTTTGTTTTTCAAGGAAATTTTCAGAATTCATGGAACTCTTTAGCACAAAGTCTTACTTATCCTTTAAAAACAGTCGCATTTATTCAAGCATTAAATAGTGGTTTTGGACCTATAACATCTACTACTAGTCCCATTAATACTTCAGGTAATTTCACTCTTACTTTAGACGCAAGAGCACTTTCTAATGTTGCTCGAATACATTGGGGTATTCAAACATCTGGACAGGCAGTATATAATTATTCATCTGTATTATATGGTTCAGTATTATTGACCAATTTTGTTGAACCCTCACCATATCCATGTTTCAAAGAAGATACCAAAATCTTAACTGATCAAGGATATAAATTGATTCAAGATTTAAGAAAAGGCGATCTTGTAAAAACTTTGCTTCACGAATATAAACCTATTGATATGATTGGTAAGAGAGAGATTGTTCATTCAGCGTCTAAGGAAAGAGTGAAAGACCAACTTTACCAATGTTCTCAAGATCATTTTGTTCAAGTCTTTGAACCACTGATTCTCACTGGTTGTCACTCTATTTTGGTAGATGAATTTATCTCGGAAGAACAAAGAGAAAAAACCATAAAAGTCAATGGTGATACTTATGTTACCGATCGAAAATACCGTCTCCCTGCTTGTGTAGATGAAAGAGCAAGTGTCTATGAAATTCCAGGAACCTATACCATTTATCACTTGGCTTTAGAAAACGATGATTATTACATGAATTATGGTATTTACGCGAACGGACTTTTGGTAGAGTCGTGTTCAAAACGTTATTTGAAAGAATTATCGAATATGGAATTGATTGAATAAAACATTCTTCTTATATTACAATTTTTTATAACAAAGTATAAACATTTTTATAAATAATTATTTATAATTTATGAAAATGATCAAATTAAAGTAACTTATTTTTTATTATAGTATGGTATTGGTTTTTAAATTTTTTGTGTAGTAATGGTTATAGTATTATTTCATGGTTACTAATTTTATTGCCTTTTTTATCGCCATTTTAGGTATAATTATGGTAATTATAGTAATTTTTTACACATGATTTATATATTTATATAATATAATGAACTATTTATTGATTTATTTCTTATTGATTCTCATTATTCTCTTTTTTTCGTATTATAATAGTTTAAATCAACAAGAAAATTTTACGCCTCATATCCGTCGTTTTTATCGTCCTTATCTAAGACATGCACGTATGTTCAAAGAAAGTTTTTATGATCGAACCAAGGAACATGTGAATCGTATATTAAGAAAAACAGGTTTAACGAAATAATACAAGATAAATATTTTTATATCTATTATTTATATGACGAAGAATAAACCAGAAATCGAAAATAATAATAATAATAATTATAGTATATTCACACCTTTTGTAACATTATTTGATTTTACAAATGATCATGTGGTCTATTTAAACAATAGTAAATTTTTTGCTGGTGTAATTATGATTTTACTCAACGTCGGTTCAAAGTTCATTGCGATCCAATTTAGCAGATCAACCGAAGAATACATGAAATTTTCATTAAGTAAACAATTACTTGTTTTTGCGATGGCTTGGATGGGTACCCGTGATATTTACACGGCGTTAGGTTTGACTGCTGTGTTTACCATCTTATCAGAACACTTATTCAATGAAGAAAGTCATTTATGCGTTGTTCCACCAGAATATCGTGTTTTAAATAAATTAATTGATACAAATGAGGATGGTATTGTTAACGAAACAGAATTGGCTGCAGCAATTGCCGTATTAGAAAAAGCTAAAAGAGAGAAACAACGAAAGCAACAAAAAGAAGCTTTTTCCAAATTCGATTTTGAAAAGTTTAATTTTGATAATAAATAATTTATTCTATATATATATTTTCTATTTTCTATTTTTAGCCGTTTTATTTTGTTTATTTTTTTTATCGGATGATCCGTTATTATCATATACAGGCGGTATTACATATTTTTTATTCGTTATTTTTGCATAAGATTTTCTTACACTATTCAATTTTTGTCTACATTTACATTTTTTTATTTCTTGGTCTGTAATGGTGTCTCCTTTAACCATTTCCATTGTAATGGTTATGTAATAGCTCAACATAGATTCTTCCTTTTTAGCTCCTCCTTTTTGCAATTGTTTTAATAAGGGAAACATGGATTCAATATCATCTTTATTCGCATTTGAAATAAAATATTTGTTGAAATACTTTAAAAATTTCATTTCATTTGAATCATTATTTTTAAACATTTTCAAGAAATTACTTTTTTTATTTTCCTTTAAAAAAGCCATTTCATAAATGGATTCAAAACTTTTCTTGAACATTTTCAAATATTGGATTAAAAAAACATCTTTTTCATCTTCTTTTAAAGATAAAAGATAATGGAGTGAAAACATGATAAATAACATATAAATAGGTGGGATCAAAGGACTTGAAGAATCGAAAATTTCTTTTTTTATTGTATTTGATCTACCAATCGTTGAAAAAGTAATCAATTCATAATTCGCATTTTCACAGTATAAAAACACATAATTTTTTCCTTTGTCGAATGAATTTATAAATGGTAATTGTATTTGATTTTGTTTATTTTCAATTACAATCACATTCAATGCGAGTTCTTTTAAGATAATATCAATTGTTTTTTGGTCGATCGTTTCGCTTTTACTTTCGCTTTTGACAAGGTTTTGTAATGATTTTTGCGTAAAAATAAGATTTTTACCATAATTATTATAAACAATTCTTTTTTCAACATGCTCATCATTAAATTTAGAATTATAAAGATTGATCGCATCGGCTAATGAAGCAAAAAAACGATTTATTTCTTGTCCTTGTTCTCCTTGTTCTACTGTTATTTGATCGACCATCTTCATATAAATATCCTTATCTATGGTTTTATATTTGGTAGGATCAAGACCATTCGATCGTAAGAATATCTTTTTCAATAAAATTTGTTCTTCTGAGGTCATGTGTTTAAATATTTGATCCACCATGAAATAAAATTCAGGATTCTTAAAATAGGTTTTTAATGTTTCAGTGCTTTTTTTAGAAGTGATTAAATTTGGTTTTATCATCATGGTGAAAAATTCACCTTCATTATTTTTTTGTTTATATTCATTGATATCTTTTGTAATCGATTCTCCATCACATACCTTTGTTAACATTTTGAATTTATCGGTCGATTGATCTGGACAACCAGGATTTTTATCAGGATGAAATGTTTTCCATTGTTGTTTTTTATTATCACAATTTTCAGGAAATTTGTCTTTAGATGGACATGCTAATTCTTGAGATTTTTCTTCTTTAAGTTCTTTTGTAGAAGGTTCTTCTTTAAGTTCTTTTGTAGAAGGTTCTTCTTTAAGTTCTTTTGTAGAAGGTTCTTCTTTAAGTTCTTTTGTAGAAGGTTCTGAAGAAGAAGTTGAATCAGTGATCATTGGTATTAAAGAATCATTCACATTTTCTTCTACATTCAAAGTTTCATTTCTGGAATTATTTGGTTCTTCATTATCAGGCATTGCATAAGGTAAATCCCTATTTCCTTCATAAGGAATAGAAACAGAATAAGGTAAATTGCTAGGGCCTTCGCTAGGGCCTTCGCTAGGGCCTTCGCTAGGGCCTTGATCTCCAGTAACCCCTCTTTGAAAACCAGTAGGTCCCAATTCTTGATCTCCAGTAACCCCTCTTTGAAAACCAGTAGGTCCTAATTCTTGATCTCCAGTAACCCCTCGTTGAGCACCTGTCGGTCCTCGTTGAGGACCCGTCGGTCCATTAGAATTGTTAAAAAATAAAAAGAATGAATTGCTATTGCTTTTGTTGGATGTTTTATCTGTTTCTTTTATCTCTCGATCATAACCAGAACCATAAATAAGATCGTCTGGTAATTCCTTTAATTGTTTCTCTCCTTCTTTAATCTTACTCGCAACTATTTTATTATATAATTTTGGATTGATACCTGAAACATCGATTGGTTTGATATCGATTCTCCAATCTCCTTTTGTCCATCCTGTATCTGCAATCGTATATACCTGATCCTTAATATAAAAATGTCCTCTTGTAGGAAATAAAGTATCTAAAGTAGCTTGAATATTATTGTCGATCAAACCATTTACAGTTGCTTCTTTCAAAGATATCTCTTTTTGACTTCCATGCGCATTCAACAAGGATTGAAATAATCCTTCATTAAAAAATTCAGAAATACGTATATTTTCAGGTACTTTTTCAATGACTTTTTGATCTAATTTTACAAGCGGATTAAAAAAAGGAGGTGTTTTCTCGTTTTCTTTATTTGGTAAACTCATATTGATATTATATTTTAGATATTGATGCCCAGGTATACTAGTATTTATGGTGATTGTTAAAGTGTTAGGAATATTCATATTTATTTATTTTTATTAAAATAAGATTAGATTATAATTTATATAACATAATTTTTGATCTCTAAAGATCCAGTGAATTCTTCTATTAATTCTTCAGGAATCTTATTGAAATGAACAAGGTTTTCATTTAATTTATATTGATCATAATATTCCGTTTTTCCAGCCATTTTTTTTTCAAAATAAGCTTGGTCTATACAACATTTTAAGGCGGTTTTGAATCCACATTTTGGAAATACAGAAGGAATATTATCACTTGAATCTCCCATAATTATTTTGATACGAATATCTGTTTCAGCATTTCCTGTAGAACTTTTTGATTCTGCAATGTTTTTATACATGAGATTCATTATTTTTACATGTTCAGATTGCAATTGTAAATAATCACGATCACTTGTAATCACATAAATCATACTTTCTGGATATTTTTCTTTTGTTTGTTTCACACAAATCGCAATACAATCATCTGCTTCTAATCTTGGATGACTTAAAATATCTTGGACACCACCTTGTTGAAATAATTGTTCTTCGTAAACTAATTTGAAGAAAGGGCCACCCTTAAATCCTTCGTCGTAAACACGATTGGCTTTGTATTTCGGAAATAATTCATTCCGCCAAATGTTTTTTCTCTCACAATCTTTACCCGCAATCATGACGATTTTCTTATTTTTATCCAAACTGAGTTTTTTAGGAATTTCTTGAATATGTTCAATAAATGTTTTTTTAAATTTTTCTTTAAAAATATCATTATCAATCGGATTTTCCAAGATTTCTTCTGGATAAGCACGTTTCCACCAATTAATTAATGCATAAAAACGATAAAAGCAGTAGTAACTTCCATCGATGAATATAAAGGTTGGTTGTTCTTCTTGATTATTTAATGATGACATGATTTGTATTATTATTTCTTTATATCAATTGAGATTTGATATAAAGACAAATCAATTTTATTTCCTTCCACCTTTCATAACTTCGTGGAAAAAGGTGGAGCCAAAATCCAGAGTATTCTAGGAACCGTCACAAAGGTCTAAACATCAAAATTTTCTAAAAATTGATTCAATGATAGTGGATACCACATCATAATTTTGTCTTTATTATTAATATCACATGTACTAATGCATTCCGTATAGATTTTAAAAAATACATCTTTTTTATCATATAAGATTGCATAAAATAAATATGCTTCTCTCATTTGTTCATGACTCATGATTTCATCATATTTTTCTTCAAATAATGTATTGCTAAAATCATCTTCATTAAAATTATATATTCTTATTCCAAAAATAGTACCATTATTATAAATTCCCATATTATTATTATTATTATTATTATTATTATTATAAAAATTTAACGAAATAATGGGAGTTTCACTTCGTAGTAATAAATGAGAAAAAGATGTAAAAAAGTTGATTAAATTAACTCCATATTGGATAATTCTTTCAAGTATCGTTTCGAGCATGATTCTACCAAAAGTCCGTTCGCGTAAATACCATAATTCATATAATAATCGTCATTTTCTAGAGCCAAGTGATAAATGGTATAAGTTCCAGAAATTTCATAAACTTTGGTTCTCTCATCTACACATGCAGGGAGACGGTATTTTCGATCGGTAACATAAGTATCACCATTGACTTTTATGGTTTTTTCTCTTTGTTCTTTTGAGATAAATTCATCTACCAAAATCGAATGACAACCAGTCAGAATTAGTGGTTCAAAGACTTCTCCAAATTGATCTTTACTGCATTGATATAATTGATCCTTGATTCTCTCTTTGGAAGCTGAATGGACAATTTCTCTTTTACCAATTAGATCAATGGCTTTGAAATCGTGATGCAATGTTTTCACTAAATCACCTTTTTTCAAATCTTGAATAAATTTATATCCTTGATCCGTTAAGATTTTAGAACCTTCTTTGAAACAAGGATAAGGTTCTGAATACGTATAGATATAACCATTTATAACCAGCGCCACTAATTTTGTTCCATTAGAACTACTTGCTACTGAATTCCAGTTTCTAGAACCCACACTTGTTTGTTCTATCCAATTTGCACCACTATCAATCGAAGTATAGATATAACCACCAATATCAACCGCCACTAATTTCGTTCCGTCAGCACTACTTGCTACTGAGTACCAAGATCGAGAACCCGCACTTGTTTGTTGAATCCAATTTGCACCACTATCAATCGAAGTATAGATATAATTAGATAAGACAACCGCTACTAATTTTGTTCCGTCAGCACTACTTGCTACTGAGTACCAATTTTTAGAACCCGCACTTGTTTGTTCTATCCAATTTGCACCACTATCAATCGAAGTATAGATATAACCATTTCGAACAACCGCCACTAATTTTGTTCCATTAGAACTACTTGCTACTGAATTCCAAGATCGAGAACCCGCACTTGTTTGTTCTATCCAATTTGCACCACTATCAATCGAAGTATAGATATAACCACCATTAACCATCGCCACTAATTTTGTTCCATTAGAACTACTTGCTACTGAATTCCAAGATCGAGAACCCGCACTTGTTTGTTCTATCCAATTTGCACCACTATCAATCGAAGTATAGATATAACCACCATTAACAACAGCTACTAATTTTGTTCCGTCGGCACTACTTGCTACTGAATCCCAGAAATAAGAACCCGCACTTGTTTGTTGAACCCAATTTACACCACTATCAATCGAAGTATAGATATAATCATATCTAACAACCGTCACTAATTTTGTTCCGTCAGCACTACTTGCTACTGAATTCCAAGATCGAGAACCCGCACTTGTTTGTTCTATCCAAGACATATTTATAATATATATATATATATATATTATATATTATTAATATTTTCTATTTTTGTCTAAATATTCAAGAGTGTAATCAGTCTTTTTCAACAAAGTAAAGTAAAGCTCTTAAAGGTGAATATACAGGCGATTTTGACTTACAAGAATGACCTGAATTAGAAACCAATTTGAATGCATTAGTAAATAGAGGTGAAGAGGTGCGTCCAAAAATAAATCAAAGAAGTGGTCTAGATGTTTCTAAAAAGGATTCTGGGGAGGTAAGACAAAAAAATCTAGAAAATCTAAAAAAATCTAAAAAATCTAAAAAGGCTAGTAATAAAAACTCTAAAAAACAAACTATATAGTAAATAAAAAAATATCTAGTATAAAAATAAAAAATATTAAATTATATTATAATGAATCGAAATATATCTTTTGACGAATCTTTTCCTCGTTATGAAAAAAGAAAAAGAAATTCTCGCGATGATGACGATGATGACTCGTACGAAAAAATGCAAGACCGAATGTTCAAAAGACAATATGATAAACAATTCAAGGAAAATGTGGATTATTTAGGTAAACAAAGAAATGCTGCCGACAAATTGATTTCCGAAGAAGAATGGGAAAATTTAGATTCTGAAACTGGACCCAAAGGTGAGTATATGGGTGAACTTGAGTTACAAGAAGGCCCTGAATTAGAAGCCAATTTGAATGCATTAGAAAATAGAGGTGAAGAAGTGCGTCCAAAAATAAATCAAAGAACCGGAGTAGATGTTTCTAAAAAAGGAGTTTGGGGAGGTAAGACAAAAAAATCTAGAAAATCGAAAAAGGCTACTAATAAAAAAACGAAAAAATCTAAAAAATCTAGAAAATCGAGAAAAACGAAAAAATCTAGAAAAGCAAAGAAATAAATCAATTGTCTATGATTTATTCTTATAATCCTTGTATAATTCTAAACACGATTCGTCATCAGGATATTTATAATCAGAAAACATATTTTTCACATGAATGATCGTTTCTTCATTTTTGAAAACGTAATCAAACAATACATATTTTTTCAATTTATTTTCTTTATTCTGATTTTTCATTTGTGTAAAATCCTGACCCAAAATGATTAAAGCAATAAATTTCATAAATTGTTTTCCAACATTATTTTTGTAGTAATTATGAGCAATCGTAACATACCATCTCGTCTTTTTTTTACCTAAAGGGAGTAAATTAACACCAATAATTAAATGATTTTTTTTATTGAAGGTTACCTTGGACCAACTAAAACTAGGATAATAAAACATGTGAAAATTCTGGGTAGTCAATGTATTTTCATTGATTTTTCGTATCCACTCATTCGCGATATAGTCAAAAGATAATCCGACCGTTTCATTATTGTATTCATATTGTTGAATATTTTCTGGAGGAATCGCATTTCCAAATCCAACCCCACTATGAACAAATTCGGGATGTCTTAAATCCATGGTATTATAAGCGGAATCCGTCAAGGATGCATCCATGTCGATCACCAAAAAAGTTTTTTCATAATTGTGATTGTTATAAAAAGGTGTCGAATATGGTTCTTTCTTGATCGGTTGATAAGACCAAAAGAGTTTTCCGTCATGTTCTACAACTTCACCGAATTGATCCAAATGAGAATATTCCAAACCATGATAAGGACATTTTAAGCATCCTTTTTCAGTAATTTCACCATTGTTGAGTTTTGAACCCATGTGTTTGCAAATATTAAGTGCGGAATAAATTTTATTTTTCTTCTCGTCTTTCCATAAAATCAATGGTAATTCTCCAATATGAATTGGATACGGTTTTTCAAAATCGATTCTTTCTTTGATCCCAACGCATGACCAATGATTGAAAAAACGTTGATATCCATCTAGTGGAACCAAGAGAGAAAATAAACATAATAAAATTTTTGAGAACATTTTACTTACTACTATTCGTGACTATTCATTAAATCCTTTTTCAAATTACTTTTTATAATGAAGCAAATGAATCAAAATAAGTAGAATATATATTGTGTATATATATTATATATGAAGATAGTTATTAGAACGGTTATATTTCAATTTTTGTGTATACTAATATTTGGCTTAGTATATTTTTTTTTTGAATCTCACTTTGTTCGAGACAAAATTTATAAAGTTAATAAAAATAATAGACCTGAAATGATTGATTGTTTATTTTTAGCTACAACGATCCAATGTGGTGTTGGTTATTCTGATTTGTATCCTATAACAAATCTTGCAAAAACGATTTTGATAATACAACAATTAACAATGATTTCTACAAACATCTTATTGTTATATGTTCTAACTTCTAAGGAGTTAAGATATTTTTTTAGATAAACATAAGATATCTTCCTATTTCAAAAAGTGGAATTACCACAGGATGTTTCTACTTAAATTATTGGCTGAATATCTATTCTTTTTCCAGTCTCCTCTCATGTATTTTGTTCGTGTTAAATAATTTTTTCTTCGCGTTTTATCGTGATGTTTGGTATAATCTTCGTATCCGATTTGTCCAAAATTAATCCATTTTTCATTTTTGAGATCATAAATACTATATTTTTTAGCTGGATTATGAGCTGGATATAATTTAGCTGTTTTACCTAAATATTTGTAGGCCATTTGTTGTGCTTTTCTGGGATTGGAATAGCGGTATAATTTTTTCGTAAAAGATACATTTTTCATTTATATTTATATTAGAGGAATAAAATAATCTTTCTTAGAGAGATGTGGTACTCTTTCTTCAACTGGAAAAATGGTTTTTATTTTATAAATATAAATGATAGATAAAACCAAGATAAAATGTGTAAAAAATAGCTTAAATAAAATTTCATTATAATAAGTATAAATTTTAATGAAATATATGAACTTATTATTATTATTATTTGCTGCAAATAGTGAAAAAATAATTAAAAATATAAATATTCCATCTTGTAGAAATTGTCTTCATTACAAACCTGGAATGTATAATTTTGATTTTACATCAAGCTATAGTAAATGCGAAAAATTTGGAGAAAAAGATGTTATTACAGATAAAGTAACTTATAATTATGCAACTACGTGTAGAAGTTTTGATTCCATGTGTGGAAAAGAAGGAAAATATTTTGAAGAAGAACCAAACGTGAATGCGAAAATATTGATACATAAATTTACTTATTTTGTTACGCTTGTTTTACCTGTATCATCTTTTATTATCCTTTATTTATATCTACTAGCTTATGAAAAACATTCATAGGTAGCCGTCAAGGTGCCTTTAACAGGAGACCTACTAATGTACCCTTTTGGACGTGGTACTTGTATAAAAAAACACTATTTTTACCCCAACTTGAAACTTCGGAATCGATTTTTGGACATTTATAAATGTCCATTTTTAGAAAGTCCGTAGGGAACCTCGGAATTTCCGAAATTTGTTACTGAGAAATTTCTTATGGTTTTGAACATAAAAATATTTTTTACAAATCGTTATCATAATTTTAAAAAATTATAAAATCGTTTAAAAATCTAGTGTTTTTTCTGTCCTCTATTTAGGATGACTTTGGATTACAAAAAAAGCACGGATTTTTTACCAAAATTTTTATGCGAAAAATGTGATTTCGAATGCGTTAGACAAATTGATTATGAAAGACATTTATTTACACTGAAACATAAAAAGGATGACGATGGATTACAAAAAAAGCACAACGAAAAATTTATTTGTGAATGTGGAAAAGCTTATGTTTATCGTCAGGGACTTTGGAAACATAAGAAACTTTGTGAAAATAGTGTAAAGGATGAGGAAGACATCAATCCAAACCAACCTATTACTTATGAAACTATTGTTAATATTTTACAGCATAATCAAGAGCTACAACAAATGTTATTAGAACAAAATAAAACAATTATAGAAATATCAAAAAATAATCAAATCAACACCATCAACAACACAAACAACAGTCACAACAAGACTTTTAATTTACAAGTGTTTTTAAATGAAACCTGTAAAGATGCGATGAATTTAACCGAATTTGTGGATTCACTCCAGATCCAGCTTTCGGATTTGGAAAAGGTAGGAAAGGATGGTTTTGTCGCAGGTATTTCGAACATTATTGTGAAGAACTTGAAAGCCTTGGATGTTACTCAACGTCCAGTTCATTGCAGTGATCAAAAGAGAGAAACTATTTATATAAAAGACAAGGATCAATGGCATAATGATAGCAAAGAATTGCCGGAAAATCAGAAACTTAAGAAAGCCATTAAACAAATTGTCCATAAAAATATTTGCATGATTCCTGAGTGGAAAAAGAAGTATCCTGATTGTATTTATGCTGAATCAAAGAAATCCGATTTATATAATCACATCATGTATGAGTCGATGGATCATAATGAATCGAATTCGGAGAAAATCATCAAAAAAATCGCCAAAGAAGTTGCTATTGAGAAATAATTTTCATTCTATAATATAACTACAATTATAGAATGGAATATAATCAAGGAATCGTTTTTTACATCTTACTTATGATTCATTTTTTCATTTTGAATTCACTTGAAAAAGAATTTTCGAGTAAATGGTTCTCTTATTCTACCATTACTCGTAGACCTAGCAAAAAATGCAAAAAACAAATGGTGGTTCATCCTTCATGTATGGGTTTACCTTCTGGTAGCACAGAAATAACTACGATAGCCAGTTTCATTTTATATCATTACGACTTTATTTCTCTCCCTGTAACTGGATTATTGATTGGAATGGTAGGACTTCAACGAATTATTATCAAACGGCATACATTATTTCAAGTATTTAGTGGAGTTTTGATAGGTGGAATCTATGCAGCCATTTATATTTATTTTAAATTATCTTATTATTGTTTATTGATTCCTGTATTTGGAACAATCACCTGTATTACATACATTGGATTACTTAGTAGAAAGAACAATAATATACACAGATGAATTATAGCAAAAGATCCGTATGAAATAACTCATTAATTACACGATCTGCTAATTCAATATACTTTTCTTTACATAATTTCATAGTAACTCCATGAGCCATTGCTAAAACTAATTGAATTTTTACAAAATCGTCGCTTAAATATAAACCCAAGGATTGAAGGGAATTGGTTTTTAAATAAGAATGTAAATGATGAATAAATTCATATAATCGTATTTGGTTACCATCTTTGTTTCGATGAAGTGTTTCATTAAATGCAAAAGTCATAATATCTAAAATGGATTGATAATGATCTTTCTTTAAAGCTTCAATCACTTCCAATGGTTGGATAATGATACCAGAATGAAGCATTTTTTTAGCAATGACTTCAGGAGGTTCACTAAATAAATCAGTAGTCACTTCAAATAAAGTGTTTTTAAAATGATCGTTGATTGGATACATAATACCAAAGTCTAAAATACCAACTTTATAAGAATCTTTTGTATGCGATTCTTTGATACTATCGTTAGATGAATCTTTGATAAAGCTATGCGATTCTTTGATACTATCGTTAGATGAATCTTTGATAAATAAAATATTCCCAGCATGCAAGTCTCCATGAGTAAACCCATGCATCAAGGTCGTTACAAATCCGAATTTCAATAGTTGCTTGGCGAAAATCTCGCGATCCTCTTCCAAAACATCTTTGATTTTCATTCCTTCAATAAATTCCATCACAATCAGGTTCGGATCTTCTCTCGTGAACTCTGGATAGACTTCAGGAATTTTCACATATTTTAAGAATTTACAATTTTCCTTGATTCTTATGATATTATCAACTTCTTCTTGAAAACATATTTGATGCTGAATGATATCAATGTTCTTTTGTATAAGTTCATGTAAATTATATTGCTTTAGAATTGGAAAGAAAGAGAGAAAATACAATAAAAACAAGAATTGATCAATGGCTAATTTTAGCTTGATATCAATGTTTTTTCGTTTTATTTTAATGATTATATATTTCTCTCTTTTTTCACAATAGGTTTTATATACGAGTGAAATCATCCCAGCATTAATTGGATTATAAAAACCGTTTTGTAAATAAATTTTATGATTGACTGCTAAGTTTGATAAAGATTCCAAATGAATATCATCAAAATTCCAAGGTGCTTGATCGGTAAAATTCATTAATTCATGATTCATTTCTTCATCAATGATTTGATTATGCAAGACAATGGCTTGAAATAATTTTACGTATAAAATATTCATATTTGCTAGATTTCTTGCTACATTACGTATCAAAAGGCGATAATCTCGGTAAATACCATAATAAATTCCTTCTTTTATAAAAAGAAATAGGATACAAAATAAAAATCCAATTCCTTCTATCATTTTATACATATTTCTGGTATATTATACTATACTATGTAATACGATAATTCTCTATAAATTGTTTTAAACGATTAAATATTTTATAAGTCATCATACCAACAAATTTTTCCATAAAAGGTGGAAATAGATGGTCGTCATCAGGAATATTCACTGAACAACAAATATTTACTTTATGGGGATTTAAGATGTCGCATAATAATGATACAGATCGTAAATGTATTAATTGAGCCTCCGCTGGAATCGTTTTCGGTCTCTCTGAATAAACGGTTTCGAATTGAAATCGTATCATGTTGTCTGATTCGCTTCTTTCAATATGTAAATAAGAATATTCTTGAGGTAAACCTAGATCCGCAAAAAAATGACGAAAAAGCATAGTAATCACAGCTTCTTTTTCATTCAATTTTTCTAAATTCACTTGTTCATATATATCAGGATTTAAATCCTGCATCAATTTAATTAAATCAAAATTAATGATATCTGGTAAATGAATGAAACGATTTTGCATTGAAAAAATCATTTGATATTGAGTTTTACTCGTTTTCACAAATTTCATATCATCCTTTTCAATAATTACTTTATATTCAGAATTCATTTATTATTTATACCTATTGATTATAATAAATGAGTTTTTTTAACTTATTCCACTTTTTATTAAAAAGTGGAGCAAAAACCTCCGGGTAAAATGTACGGGTAAAACCTCCGACCCAAAACCTCCGAGCCAAAACCTCCAGGTAAATAGTCCGCGTCTATTTTGTAAATGCTTGTTTATAAAGATGAATAATCAATTCCCTTTGTTTTTTATAATCACATATTGGTTTTACATAATCAATATTCTTAAAGTTTGACCACTCTGTATCCCAGTTGTGAATAACACGGGGATCTAATTCTCTCAATTCAGGAACCCACTTTTTAATATATTTACATTCTGGATCAAATCGTTTACCTTGTTCCCATGGACTAAAAATACGGAAAAAAGGTTGAGAGTCAGCACCTCCTCCCATAATCCATTCCCAATTACCATTATTATTTGCTGGATCATAATCAACAAGACTCTGTGCAAAGAATTTCTCTCCTTTCCTCCAATTGATTAATAATGTTTTTACTAAAAACGAAGAAACAATCAATCGTCCACGATTGTGCATCCATCCAGTTACTACAAGTTGTCTCATAGCGGCATCTACTACCGGAAATCCGGTTAATCCTTTACACCATGCTTGAAACCATCTTTCATTTTGCGGCCATTTAATTTTATCATAATTCGGTTTCAAAGTATGTTTTAAGACATGTGGAAAATGATACATGATTTGACTATAAAAATCTCTCCAATACAATTGACGGACCAAATCATGATTTCCACGAAATGCATAATATACTTCGCGAATAGAAACACACCCAAATTTAATATATGCACTTAATAAAGTAGTATTTTTAGATAAATCGTTACGAAATACTGAGTAGTGGTTTTGTGTTTTTACACCGTTTTTCAAAACATGTAACCCAAGGGTTCTTCCTCCATGTACTAATAAATGAAGATTCTCCTTTTTCACAAACTTCTGAAAGGCTTCCTCGAGTGAAATTTCATTCTTTACGGTAGAATTAGTTTTAGCGAAATGATAAGATGAATACCTCAATAAACCATCCACTTTTTTTTTCTTCGCAGATTCATAATAAGGTGTAAATTTCTGGTAAGGATTTCCTGAACCATTTAGAATTTGATCCGGTTCATGTAAATAATAATCCCAATCATATATTACATACGTTCGCATTTTTTCACATAATTGTATCACATCTTCATCTCTCTCTCGAGCATAAGGAGTAATATCTAAATTAAAACAAACAATATCGATCTTAAATGATTCAATGCATTCCTTTACAACCTTTTCATTAGTACCGTAAAAAGTGAATAATTTACCTCCTTTCTCTCGAATTGATTTACTCAAATCTTTTAATGATTCAATCATGAACTGAACTGCATTGAAAGATTTATATTCATTCGCATTTGTAACTTGTTCTGGTGTAAAAATAAAAATAGTGTAGATGGTTTCGCAATAGTTTGAGAGAAGATGAAGACCGTGATTATCTTCGATTCTTAAATCGCGACGAAAAATAAACAATCCTTTTTTATTTGTTTTTTCATTTTTAACAGTCATTTCATTTTTAACAGTCATTTCATTTTTAACAGTCATTTCATTTTTAACAGTCATTTCATTTTTAACAGTCATTCTTTTATTAAATTTGTATCTTAATATATCTTTCTAAAATCTTTCTAAAACATTTAGAAAAAAGAATAAGAAACCATAATATCTCCCCCTAATTTGTTCAAAACGTTGGATTAATATATTTTGAGTAAATATATATGAATTATTTATTTATAGTTCTTTTTCCTCTAACATATGGGTTTTTTATGCAAAGAATGATGAAATATCAAGTAACAAGAATAGAAATGGAACCCAGAAGAACCTACCATTTGTCTCAAAAATATCATGAAATGTTATTGAAAAGATTAAACACAAAAAATCTAACTATTCAAAACAATGCTATTTTAGGGACCGATGAAGAATATAATGAAATATATAATAAAATGCAAGAAAAAATGAGAAACAATAGTGAAATGTATAATGATAACAATAATAACAATAATAACGATAATAACAATAATAACAACCAATACAAAAATCCAAGAGTCATTATTCAAGTACCTGCGAAATCTTCTGCAAATTTTTTAAATGCTCTCGGATTACAAATACAAAATAATCAAATTCCTTCAAATAATGATGATGATGATGATTATTTTCCAAAAAGAAAAGGTGTTCAAATTAGAAATACAAAATCAAAAAATTTCGAAGTTATCAAAGATTTTCCCATTACTTTCAAAGATGTAGGTGGTTATGAATCAGTAAAGGATGAATTACGACAATGTGTAGATATTTTAAAAGATTATAAAAAATATCAAAAATATAATGTACGCATTCCTCGAGGCTTGGTTTTAGAAGGCCCTCCTGGTACTGGAAAGACTTTGATTGCGAAATCATTGGCTGGGGAAGCTGGTTGTTCTTTTATTTCCGTTGCTGGATCCGATTTTCAAGAAAAGTATGTTGGTGTAGGTAGTACACGCGTGAAAGAACTTTTTGGATTAGCAAAAGAAAACATTCCATGTATTATTTTTATTGATGAGATCGATGCAGTAGGGAGAAAACGATCAAGTGATGGCGAAAGTTCTTCCAATGAACGTGATAATACCTTAAATGCTTTATTGGTTGAATTAGATGGATTTAAAAACAATACAGGTGTTTTTATTGTCGGTGCAACCAATCGTATTGATTTATTAGATAGTGCTCTTATGAGACCTGGAAGAATCGATAAAAAAATATATATTGGTTTACCTGATAATACTACAAGAAAAGCCATTATTGATATTCATATTGAAGGAAAACCATGTGATTCCACCATTATCTTATCGGATTTAGTAGAAATCACTGACGGACTTTCTGGTGCACAAATTGAGAATTTATTAAATGAAGCCATGTTATATGCATTAAGATTAAATAAAACCGAATTTAGTTATACAGAATTTGATATGATGATGAATAAAATGATTGCTGGGTGGCAGCCATCCGATCATCAATTTACAGATGATTTGATTGATCGTATTGTAATTCATGAAATGGGACACGCTGTAGTTGGGATTCTCTCTAAACATCATTCGAAAATGTCGAAGGTAGTGATTAATTTATCTTCTCCGAAAAGTCCAGGTTATACGATTTTTGAACATTCTAAATCAAGTATTTATATTCGCGAAGCTTTGTTTGAACACTTGATGATTTTACTCGCAGGAAGAATTGCCGAAGAAGTTTTTTATGATGTTTCAGTAACAACTGGCGCGATTAATGATTTTGAAGAAGCATTGAAATTAGCTGAAAAAATGATTATGTATTATGGTATGGGTAAAAATATGATTTATCCAACTACAAGTGAAAAATATAAAGAAATGGTCGATACTGAAGTCGTAGAATTGATCAATGAGGCTTACAAAGTATCTGAATTAATCATTGAACATTGCAAAGATTTGATTATTGAAACTTCGATTATTTTAAAAAGAGATAAACTTTTAAAAGCGGAAACCTTGTATGAAATTATCCATTCGAAATACAAGTATATTTTGGATGATTGATCTCACGATGAACTAAATGAATTAATGTACTGGTTTCAAATTCATTATTTTGTTGCATAAATATTTCACCAGCATCCATGAAATTTTTATGTGTATAAACAAGATAAATCGAGCAAAAATCTTTATTGTCTTTTTTATTATCATTTATATCATAAATATTCTCTGTAATATTTTCTATGTGATTTGTTATAGGTTGTTCAAATAATGTTCGAACCATAATAATAAATAAACCTCGCATAGAAATATCTTTATTTAAGGAAGCCATGAAATTTTGAAAATCTAAAAATTGTTTTATTAAGGATTCTTTATTTTTTTCATATTCATCAATGGTAATAACCGGGTGGATATAAATATACATTTTAGGGTGAGGATTATCATGAATCAAGATTTGAAATCGTTTAATACATCGTTGAAAATATTCACGGTCTTCATCCTTTAAAATATTTCTATGATTTAGAGCCAAATAATGAGCATAAGTATCATTTGGTACATTTAAATAGGATGGTATATTTACTTGTTCTTTTGTGAATTTTTCTTGGTAATACGTGTTATATACAATATGTTCATTACATATGAGCACATTGTTTGTTTCACCATAATGTATGGTTTGTGTAGTTTCTTCTTTATAATTTTCTTTGTTTAAAAAATGTTCAAAATTTGTTTCAATACAATCTTTGATAATAGGTAATCTTGAAATCATCCAGTCAAATGGATAACTTTCTTTTTTGTAGCCTAATAATTTTAATATTCCCGCGGACGAACAACGATAACCTAACGTAAATAATTGAACATTCATCTTTATATAATTATTATATTTAATAAAAAATTATTTATATTTATAAAAAGGATTAATATAAATAATAAATATTATTATCTACTATATAATACAAGTAAATGTTTGAAAAAATAACAATTATTGTATCCGCTTTTATTAGTAATGGAAATAAACATAGAAACATTGATCAATATATTTCTCATGGTAAAAAACTATTGGAATCAAATTGTCTTAAAATCATATTTATCGAAAGAGAAGTATTTCATGAACACTTGAAAGAATATACGATAGAAGAAAAATATTCTTTTCAATATATGGTAAATGATGCTGTAAAAACATTTGAATATGTGATTTTTAATAATATTATATTTGTTTTCTTTGAGAGAAATGATAATTATTTATATGCTTATCAAGATGAGATGACTGAATTTCAATTAAATACCGATAATCCAAATAAAGATACGATTGATTATATGTTTATTCAATGTCACAAAACAGAGTGGCTTCATATGTCGATCTGTTTAATGAATCAGAAAGAAAATAGATTATTTACAAATACGGAAGTTTTATGGATTGATTTTGGTATTTTTCATATGATTCGAAATAAAGATGTGTTGAAACAAGAAATTGAAAATTTGAGGATTCGAGTTTCAAAGAATTCTGATAATTCTCAAGAAGAAAAAAAATCCGAGAATTCAATTCGGATTGCTAGTTGTTGGGATCTAACTAAAAATTATATAGATGTAGATTTATATCATAAAGTTGCATGGTATTTTGCTGGTTCAATTTTTGGGGGATCGGAAAATATTTTGATTGAATTTGCAGAACGAACCAAAGAAAAATGCATTCAAATTATTCGTGAGAGAAAATCATTAATGTGGGAAGTAAATGTTTGGTATCTTATTTATCTAGATAAACCTGAATTGTTTAATAGTTACATATGTGGGCATGATACTAGTATTATCACGAATTATTAAATATGAATAAATTTATGAAAAAATAAATAAAAATATTTTATTTATTTATTTTTTTTTTTACAAGTCAATACTATAATTTGTTGTAAAAGGTTGAATTCTAAATATCTAAACTAATGGTATTTGAAGCAGAACGCTGTTGTTTTCTTCTACTTCGCTTAGGTAAATTCAAATCTCCTTGTAATTCTTTTAAATCACTAATACTAATGGTACTATCATTATTAGTTTGTTGTATATTTTGTTCTTGAATATTAATCGTCTTTGTTTTTAATCCAGAGAGAATATCGGAAAGATCGGTTGGTCCTTTCATTTCAGGACGGGATGTTTGTCTACGAGTTGTTTCACGAAATTGAATTCCGTCATCGGTGAAATTATTACGTCCCATATTCATCGCAAAATTATTGTTTCCTGGACGATGATTTGGTGGTGGTACAGAATTTGGGCCCTGGGTAGACACGGGTGGTGGAGGGCCTCTTCCTTGAGGTGTTTCAGGATTCATCATATTACTCATAAATCCGGAAAATCCTGGATTGGATTGAGACATGGAATTTACTGCTGCATTCTGAAAAGAACGCATGAGATCCGGGTTCTGACGTAAAATATCATCCATTCCAGGCATTGCGGACTTAAACATTGTGTTGGTCATGTGAACCATCATCGCACTACCACCTAATTGGAAAAGTAATTTCAATTCTGGAGCCATGGAAGCCTTGGATTTGTATTTTTCATATAATTCCGAAAAAATATCGTCGTAATCTGTAATATTTTCATTCACTTGATCACTCCATCCATCAAGTTTGATATCAAATGGATCGAATTTTCCATTTAAGAATTCAATACCATTAATCATCGCCATCAACATATTTCCTTGAAATTTGATTGAATTTTGTTTTGATTTTTCATCCATAATCGTCTCATATTCACCTTGCATTTCGGTGAAAGATGATTCCATTGTATATTTTTTTGAAAGTTCAATGCCTTTTTTTTCTAAAGCTTCCAACTTTCGTAAATATTTGAATTTTTCTCTCAATAATTCTTCTTTGGACATTTGTGGTTGAGAAGACATGTGAACATCTGGATTTACTGGAATATTATTGAATTTACCATAACCATCCCAGGTTTTTTCATGATCCGCGGAATTCGCAGTGGATTCACCAATGGATGGTTCTTCATGGAAACGGACATTTGGTTTTTCATCATAAGTTGCACCAAACATATTTGATCTGGGTTGAAAAGAAGAAGAAGATGATGAAGAAGGATATGGTATATCTTCGACTAAATCATTAAGTTCATTTTCTAAATTATTTAAATCTTCTAAATCAATATCACTTCCTCTTTTACTACTATTACCTTCTTTGATTTTATCATTCATTAATAATTCAATTCCTCCCCCAAAATTGCTTGTTTTTATAGATTTACTTTGTCCCCATCCATTATCCAAATGATCATCTAAATCCAAACTAGAAATTTCAATAATATCACTCATTATTTATTATTCATAAATAAGAACTTTTAATTTTAAGTATTACGAATTGTAATATATATATATTCTACCTTTTTTATAAAGTTATAAAAGGTGGAGCAAAATCCTTTGAGAAAAAGTGGATAATTATCGGTGGAATTTTTGCTCCACTTTTTTCTAAAAAGTGGAAGTGGATAGAAACCACAAACCTTGCAAAAAAGAATCTGCTAAATCATCCTTCTTTTTATGTGCGGTAAAAAAGTCACACTGATCTTGAAAACGATGATCATTCGTAACATATTCCAAACATTTACTAATTCCCAGTTTTTTACGTTCACTATAAGTGAGTTTTTTATTCTTCGGGTTTTCTGGATCTTTCGGAATTTGGAAATTCTTTAATTTATTGATCGCAGAAACAAATTCAATATGTTCCACGCCTACATCACTCATAATAAAATACTGCGCGATCATTCCTTGAATCGTTTTCATGCGATTCGCAATGGGACTTATTTGATTTTCAATAATTACATAATCAATATGATCTTCATAGTGAAATAATTCATTAAAATGAATCATGATATTCATTCCAATGGTAATTAAATCCGTTTGTGAAGCTTTGGAAGTATTCACCTCTTCAAAACAGTTAGTATGAATGAATTCTTGGATCGTCGTAATTAATTCATCTTTTTTCGTTTTTTTATCATAAGGAATGTTATATTTATTCATGATTTCCATAAGTTTTGGTATTTTTTGTTTTTGAATAAAAGAAGCATTCAATTCCGAATTTGGAATTAAATAATTTTGTTTTTTACCATGTTTTAAACAAAAACATTGATTGTTTTTTTGAAATTTAGCTTCTTTTTTACAAACCGTATTTTTATCAATAAAACCACATTGAAATGCCTGTTTTTCACAAATATTAATAACTCCCCATTTTTTAATTTTAAAATGTTCAGAATCATCCAATTTTTCAAAAAAACAAAAAGCTAAATTTTTAATTCCAATATCAATACTTACAATCTTCATATATAATACTAATCAATAATTTAGTATTATATTATTTATCTATCAAATAATTTATTGTTTTACGAAATTTTTTACAGGAATCGAGGGAGCAATTAACCTTGAATTTAATTGTTCTCTAGACAAATAAGGATTTTTTAAATCACTTGTAGGATACCCATAACCAGGTTGAGATCCATCGAAAGTAGATTTGTATAAATAAGGTACATTAGAGGATGGACTTTTATCGGATGGAACATGTGGATTTAATCCTAAATCATAACAAGCTTCTAAATTATTATATTTCATGATTTGTTGACCATTTTTTTGTAGGTACTGACGATAAGACCAGTTATTATGTATTCCTTCTTGTTTTTGTATTCTTTCATTTATCACTGCTTCAGGTTGCCATGATGCATAATTTCTCCCATCCGACATAATAGGAGGAAAATTAAAATGAAGATTATTCGATCCGCTATAACAAGTTGCCCACGACATATACTATATTACTGTGACAAAATATATTTTTTTTATACAGTCAATATTTTTACATAGTCAATATTTTTATTCAACACCTAGTAATTTCAATAATTTATTTTTGTTTAATTTACTTGGATCCGATATTAATTCTTTTTCAGACACGATTGCTTTCAGTTTTGAAAGAGATAGTTTTTTGTAATCAATATTTGTTTCTTCGGTTGAATTCATTTCTTCTAAAGAACTAGTAAGATCAATGGATTTTAAATCTAGATGATTGGTTGTTGTAGTTGGGATTTCTTGGGTTTCCAAAACAGAATCTTCTAAATCAAATTCAGCCAAGTCTTCTTCCCCCAACAAGTCTTCTTCTCCGTCTTCCTTTCCTTCTTCCTTTCCTTCTTCTTGATAAGAATCAATATTTACTTTAAGAACCTTAATATTTGCATGGGTTCCAATCTCAATGACTTCTTGTTTCTCTTCTTCTTCATCATTTTCCGAAATAGTTAATTTCATAATGGTATCCTCATCCAAGTCTTCATCCTCATCCAAGTCTTCATCCTCATCCAAGTCTTCATCCTCATCCAAGTCTTCATCCTCATCCAAGTCTTCATCCTCATCCAAGTCTTCATCATCATCTGAATCTTCTTCTAAATCTTCTTCGTCATCAGATACATAAATTAAATGACTCTCTCTTTCTTCATTTTGTATAGGATTCACAATTTTTGTATTTGTTAAATTTGTTAAATTTGTACCATTTGCATAAGTAATAAAATTAAATCGTAAAACATTAATCTCTTCTGCTAAAGAAGATACTAAACTAAGCATGGACGCAATTTTATGATTTTGTTCTTTCCATTTATTTTCAATATAAACGACTAACAGCGCGATCAATAAAAAAACAATGGCTAAAATAATAAAAAAAGCAGGTGTAAATATTTCACTTAATCCTGACATAAGGAATATTACAAAAAGAGGATATATTTAATTTTTTGAATTAACGAATGATTGAGATATTGTCTCCAATATTTCTTTCGGATAATTCATATCTTTTAATACTTTGATACCTCCCTTAGTTTTTGATATTCCTTCCGAAAGAAGATATGTGTATTGAAAATCATTTTTATCATGAAAATTCACTTTCATATGATAATTTGAGATCGTATCATTTGCTTCCAACTCCTTACAAACTTTCATATAATGTGTCGTCAGTATCGTGGTTACATTTCTCTTTTTCACTAAATAATTCATAAAGGAAATCGCACTACTTTCAGCTTCTTCTGGATTGGTTCCTGAATATAATTCATCAAAAACACAAAAATGTGATTCTTTTTTATCGCGGTGATGAATAAAATCAATAATTTCTTTACATCGTCTTGCCTCTGCTTGAAATAAACTATCTCTTCCAGAAGTATCTGGAATATTTAAATAACAGTGAATATAATCAAATGGTTTTAAAATAGAACCATCACAATAAAAACCACAACCAAATTGCTGCGATAAAAGGATATTAATAAGTGCTGACTTTAAAACGGTTGTTTTTCCAGAAGCATTCGGTCCTGTAATGATAATATTTTTAGTTAAATTCACAGTGTTTTTAATTGGTTTCACATCTTTTAATGCAGCATAATAATTTTTCTTCAAGACCGTTTTCTTTTTGCTAAATTTGATAAAATTCAATTGTTTGGACTCTAAATTCTCCTTGATTCCTTCGATACAATCAATATAACCATGAAATCCAAAGGAATATAAAAACGCCGCTTCTAAATGAGAATTATCATAAATCTCGTAAAAGTATTTTAAAATGGTACCAATTTCGAGAACTTTTGTAATAGAGAATTTGTATTCAGATACAAAAGATAATTTATTTTTTAAATCCTTCAAGGCCTCCTTCTTTTCTTCTAATACGCAGATAAATTCTTGATGCGTTTTTAAATTTTTCGAATAAGATAAATAATGATCCATGGAATCAATCGTATAATTCAAATAAGCATTGATTTCAGCAAAATAATCATGAATCTTTTTCATATTTTGGTGAAAACGAATACATACCAAAATATTTTGATAAATGGAAAATAAATAAAACGTCGCAGAAACTAATAAATAAAATTTTTGATTTAAAGAAACTTCATTGAAATCATTGAAAAATTTTCCGAGTACATGTTGCGAGAGAATAATTTTTAATACTTGCATATATTCTTCGACTGTAAGATGTAAACCTTTTAGTTGAATAATGAAAAAAGGAATAATGAGCATGATAATAGGTAACAATAAGGTAATTACAGGTGAAGCCATATTATAAATACTCATACATTGAAGAAAATTTTCGGATTTATTTAAGAATTCCCATATCGGCCAATCAATATAATAATATTTTTCCTTGAATCCTGTATCTTGTTTAATTTCATTCCATAATTCTTTGATTTTTTCAAAATCATTGCTGGAATCTTTATATAAATCAATCGAAGAAAATACTTGATAATCTTTTAATAGTTGTTGATTATCTTTTAAAAACTCAATATCGGTAGTGTAATATTCTGCGGTTTGTTTTAAGAGTGTGGAAGCGAATTCTTTTTTTTTATCTTCAATAGGAAGAATATTAAAAAAATAATGATAAATCGAATTGTTCGAGGCATCATCCACAGTTTGAACAAGTTCTAAATCCTTAATAATATTGGGATTTACTTGTTTTTTGTTTGAATTATAATAAATAGGTAATTGAAAATGTTCTTCTATATTCATGTTCATTATTATATTCACTATAGGATAAGATAGCAAATATAATAAGTTTATTTTACGCATTTTTATTTTTATAGATTATTTTTCAATAGATTTTTTCACGAGTTTATTTTCTAATACATGGAATTCTTCTGAATAAATTCTAAATTCGCAGGCATTTCTTTGATTTCACAAGAATAATAACTCTCAATCTCTTTTAATTTACCTATATCTCTCCTTGTTACAAAATTAATTCCAGTACCTTTTCTTCCCCAACGTCCACTTCTACCAATTCGATGTAAATAAGTATAAACATCCTTTGGAATATCAAAATTAATTACAGTACTTACTTGTTGAATATCAATACCACGTGCTGTAACATTGGAAGAAATCAGAACTCGTGATTTACCATTTCTAAATTCATTAAATGCAGCTTCACGCGTATTTTTTTCCATGTTACTGTGAATACAACATACAGGAAATTTATCCTCATTCATTGCCTCAAATAAATCAACTACTCGTCTTACACTATTACAATAAATAATACATTGTGATAAGGTTAAGTATGAAAAAATATCCTTTAATGTGCTGTATTTTTGACGATCATCATCCAATGCTACATAATATTGAGAAATACCTTCTAACGTCAATTGTTCCGCTTTCACGCAAATTTTTACGGGATTTCGCATAATCTTTTGAATGATTGGTAATATTTGAGTAGGTAAAGTTGCACTAAATAATGCGACTTGAATATCGGCATTTAAATACTGAAAAATATTATAGACTTGTTCTTTAAACCCACTAGATAACATTTCATCGGCTTCATCCAAAATAATTAATTTAATACTTCGATGAGTAATTTTATTTCTTCGCAACATATCATAAACGCGTCCTGGACAACCGCAAATAACGTGAGGTACGTTTTTCTTTAAAAAATCGTTACCTTCTTCAATCGCAGAACCACCATAAAAGGTTTGAACTTTTAAACCATCCATGCAAGAACCAATACTGGTGATTACATTGGCTGTTTGAATTGATAATTCTCTCGTAGGAGATAATATTAATACTTGTGTGTTTTTATCTTTTAAATCTAGAATTGAAAGTGCACCAATGCTGAAAGTTGCGGTTTTTCCAGTTCCAGATTGCGCTTGTGCAATGACGTCTTTTCGAAGAATGATTGGTTTAATTGCTTTTTTTTGAATGGGACTAGGATTTTCAAATCCGTGGGCATAAATACCTCTTAAAATATTATTGTCCATTTCGATTTCATCCCATGTTTTTATTTCATAGGAAGAATCATATGTATCTTCTTCCTCTGAAATATTTTGTTCACTTTTTTCATCATTATTCCCGCTAGACATTTTATATATACATAAATAATGATATTTGTATTTAAGTGTATTTATTTTTATTATATAAAAAAAAATTGATATAGATACTAATGTATATTTAATTTAATCATTTATCATGACTTCCACGATGACATATCAGTTAAGAGATTATACAGATATTACTTTTGATGGTTTTAATTTTACTTTACCTGAAGAAACGATACAAATAATATCTAGTTTATCTTTGGAAGTAGGGTCACCAAGTTATATTAAAACTCCTGTATTTCGAAAGAGGGAAAATCCATTGAAAATGAAACAAGGGTTATCTGGTGGAATTCCAGAATCTTTTACAAATGGAAATGGTAATTTGAAAAAGAAAAGAGGAAATAAAAATATCGAAGTTATCAATGATGATGACTGGGAAGCATTACGTAATTTCCATACGACAAAAATAGAAAAAAATGTAGGTGTTGAATCGAACATCGATATGATTCGATCTTATTTGAACAAAATAACAGATAAAAATTTTCTAGATATGAAAGATAAAATATTTGAATTATTAAATGTAATACTTGATGAAAATCAAAATAATGACGAAGAAATGATCCGTATTAGTTCAATTATTTTTGAAATTGCTTCTACGAATCGTTTTTATTCGAAAATATATGCTGACTTGTATTCCGAACTTATTCATAAATATGAACCGATGCGTTTGGTATTTCAAGAGAGTTTTGATCGTTTTATGGATTTATTTCATGTAATTGAATATGTGGATCCATCAGTAGATTATGATAAATTTTGTAAAATAAATAAAAATAATGAAAAACGTAAAGCATTGAGTACTTTCTTTATAAATTTAATGATTAATCAAATTATTTCCAAAGAAAAAATTATTCATATTGTTCAAATTTTATTGAGACAAATTTATGATTTTATTAGTGTGGAAAATAAAAAAAATGAAGTAGATGAAATAACTGAAAATGTTGTTTTATTATTTAAAAAGGAATTGTTTTCTAAAAAAGAATGTGAAACCAACGTAGTGGCGGATATGAATATTACTCAATTGATTGAATATTTTGCGAATTGTAAAGTGAAAGATTTTAAGAGTTTGACGAATAAAACTATTTTTAAATTTATGGACATGATCGATATGTAAGTTAAACTTTAAGCGAATGGTAAGCGACGAATAAAAGAATTACATTATAAAAATTATTTATTTATTTGTAAAAAAATACAAATAAATATTACTTATTAATAATATAAATAATAAAATATGACGAAAGAAGAAAATATTACTTTTTTTTTCAATGAAATAGAAAAAGAAGATGAAACATCAATCAATCAGAATATTATTGATATTGATATGGAAGATTTGAATAATAACCATTTAATGATTCCTTACTTTGTTGATTATCAGTTAAATTATACAGTAAAACAACTATTACTTATATGTGATTATTATGATATTGTAAAAATCAATAAATTAAATAAATGTACCAAAGATGAAATCATCCATCATTTAATGATTTTTGAAAATAATTCGGAAAATATTGAAATGGTTTTGAAACGAAAACAGTTATGGTTTTTTATGGGTGAATTGAAAATGGATAAGTTCATGAAAAAATTTATTTTATGGTCGTGAAAAAATTTATTTTATGGTGAAAAAAAATATTAAATATAACGATTTATTATATATAATGGTGTTATCTAAAATTAATCAAGAAATAAGTTATCCTGAAATAAAATCAATTGATGCAGGTGATTTGCAAATGGAAGCCAATTTATATCAGATTGAAGTATATGATGTAGAAATTATTATTGCTGTAGGAAATATGAAAAATACATTTGAAGAAAAAGATATTTTATTTTTTCCTATTTATTTAGTCAAGCAAAATAATAAAGTTATTCAAATCGGATTATATGAAATACTTGCGAGTGATTATCTTAGTCATTTAGATGATTCAAATCAATTAGATGTTGAAAGTTTAAATGAACCACTAATTTATCATTTTGTGAACAAAGATATGTTACACAAGCTCAGGATGGAACCGGATGAATCATTGAGTCATTATAAAGAAGAAAAACCCGGACATGATGTATCTAGTAAAAAGAATAAAGAAAAGAAAGAAAGAGAAAGAGTGAGAGTTGAAGAAATATCTTATGAGATTCCTGAATCAAGAAAAGATATTTTTATAGAAACCCAAGGTTTTCAACATACCCCTTTATTAAAAGAAGAATCTAGTAAATCCGCAAAAGATACTAGAGAAAAATATAAACCAGATGAATACGATAGTTGGATTCAAAAATTCATGAAGAATAATTATTATTCCATTACCGATAATGAAGGTGGTGGTGATTGTTTATTCGCAACAATTCGTGATGCATTTTCAAGTATTGGACAACAAACTTCTGTGAATAAATTAAGGAAAAAACTTTCTGAAGAAGCAAATGAAGAAATCTTTTTGAATTATAAAGAACACTATGATATGTTTCATGAAGGAATGATTGAAGAAACCAATAAGATCAAAGAATTGGAATTGGAATATGCTACATTGAAACAAAAATTTACAAATACAATTCATCGAGATGAACAAAAAATGCTTTCAGAAGCAGCAAAGAAAGTAAAATCTGATCATGATCAATTAATTCATGAAAAAAAAGTAACTGCGAATATTGTAAATGAATATAAATTTATGAAAGGTATCGATACTTTGGAAAAATTCAAAGCCAAGATTCGTACTTGTGAATTTTGGGCGGAAACCTGGGCGATTTCTACTCTTGAAAGAATTTTAAATATTAAATTAATTATTTTCTCTCATGAGGCTTATAAAAATAATGATATAAATAATGTATTACAGTGTGGTCAATTGAACGATTCTATTTTGGAAAACAAAGGCATTTTCAATCCTGATTTTTATATTATTTTAGATTATACTGGAAGTCATTATAAGTTACTCGGATACAAGAAGAAAATGATTTTTCAATTTGTAGAATTACCTTATGATATAAAACAAATGGTGGTAGATAAATGCATGGAAAAAAATGCGGGACCCTTTGCTTTGATCCCTGAATTCCAAAGTTTTAAGAATTCGAAATATGCGAGAGAACCGATTGATTACAGTGAATTAAACGAAGCTAAATTGAGAGGTTTGTATGATGATCGTATTTCTTTTTTATTTTATTCAAAATCTAATGATAAACCTCTTCCTGGAAAAGGATCTGGAGAGAAAATACCGAATGAATTCTTGAAAGATTTTACAGAATTAGCAACGGTTCCTCAATGGCGTAAAAAATTAGACGTATATTGGGTGCAACCTTTTACTCTAGATAATCATCAATGGAACACGGTCGAGCATTATTATCAGGGATCGAAATTCAAGAAAGAACATCCAGAATTTTATTTGAGTTTTTCGTTAGATTCTGGAACCGAATTATCGAAAGATCCTATGATGGCGAAAGCAGCGGGAGGAAAATCTGGGAAAATGAAAGCAAAGGGTGATTTACTTCGACCAATTCAAGTACAAATAGATCCGGATTTTTATACTAAAAGTGCGAAACAAGAAATGTACCGTGCTCAATATGCAAAATTTACACAAAATGAAGATTTGAAAAAAATGTTGTTAGCAACTCAAAAAGCGAGATTGGAATCCTTTCAAAAAGGAAAATCACCTGAAATAAGAGAAGATTTGATGTTGATTCGAGAGAAAATTCGAAAGACTGTGTAAAATTGTAAATAACTGTGTAAAATTGTAAATAACTGTGTAAAATTGTAAATAACTGTGTAAAATTGTAAATAAATTATTTTACTTGATAAACTACCTAAAGATTTTCCAAGGATTTATCTAATTATAATGATGAAAAAAATATTATTTTTATCCTTTTTTTCTTTTATAAATGCTTTTTTACCTTCTCTAAATAAATTCCAAGGTTCAAAAGAACTTTCTGCTGCTATATCAAATTTAGAAATTCGTGATGTATTAAAATATAAAAATTTTTTATCACCCAAGACGTTGACTAAATTATATGATGATATTGAAAATCACAAGGTTGATAATTTATATTTTTCTAATGATTTAAAAAATATTTACTCCAAAAACCATATACAAGCTGAAAGCGACATAAAAACCGAAGGTGACCGACAAGCCGAAGTTAAAGCTGAAAGCGACATAAAAGCCGACAGAGTAAGTAATCACGATAGAATATCACCTTTTATCCAGTACTCCATCACAAATTCGAATCCAGTATTAGCGAATCAGATTATCGAATATTCGAATAAAAACAAAGTAGAAGCCATGATCTTGGTTGATCCAGTAAATCCTTATTATGAATCATTCAATAATGGTTTTGGTCTTATTGGTAAAGCATTTGATACCTTTTTTTTTCCAGGAATTCTACTATTTATGGCGATTCGTTTCTTCTTTTTTAGAAATACTCCACCTAATGGTAGCATGAATCCATTTTTACCGATGAGTGATATAGGTAATGATATCAATAAAGACAAATTAAATATGCAAAAAGCGAATATTTCATTAAATAGTTGGGCCGGAAGTCCTGAAATCTTTGAAGAATGTTTTGAAGTGGTTTCTTATTTGAAAAATAGTACTCTTTATAAAAATGCAGGTGCCGAGATTCCAAAAGGAATTTTATTAGAAGGACCACCAGGAACCGGGAAAACTTTGATCGCAAAAGCGATTGCGAGTGAAGCTGATGCGAATTTTATCTCCGTATCTGCAAGTGAATTTGTGGAACTTTTTGTAGGGATGGGAGCCGCAAAAGTGAGAAATTTATTTGAACAAGCTAGAGAAAATGCCCCATGTATTATTTTTATTGATGAAATTGATTCGGTGGGAAGGCAGAGGGGTGCCGGGATTAATATGGGGAATGATGAACGTGAACAAACTCTGAATCAGTTATTAGCTGAAATGGACGGTTTCGCACAAAATCAGGATGTTTTAGTCATTGCTGCGACAAATCGTAAAGATGTCTTGGATGCAGCATTATTACGTCCTGGAAGATTTGACCGAATTATTACTGTTCCTCTTCCTGATCGCAATTCTAGAAAACAGATCTTGAATGTACATATAAAAAATAAAAAGATGAATGAATCCATAAATTTAGATTTGTTGGCTGAGATGACGGCTGGTTTTTCAGGGGCTCAACTTAAAAATCTTATCAATGAAGCAGCAATTAATGCAGCACGATTAGGTAATACGGTGATTACACAAAGAAATATCGAAGATGCTTTGGAAAAAATCATTGTTGGAATCGTAAAGAAAATTGATACACGTAAAGAAGATATTTTACAGAGGGTGGCTGTTCATGAAATGGGGCATGGTTTTCTAGCTTCTCTCTTTTCGAATTACTTTGAATTGAAAAAGGTAACGATTCAAAGTACCTATAATGGTGCAGGAGGATATACTCTATTCAATGAATATCCTGAAATTAGTGAAAGTGGACTATATACAAAAGATTTATTGAAAAAACGTTTGATTGTAACTTTGGGTGGGAAAGCAGCGGAATATGTTTTTTATCAGGACAAATATATGTCTGTGGGAGCAATTCAGGATCTAAAACAAGCCAATTCATTAGCTCAACGGATGATTGGTAATTATGGGATGGGGAATGAATTAAAAGTGTTTTATAATGAGAATATGGAAAGTGATCGTAATCCTTTTTTAGGAAGAAGTTTAGGTATGAGTGATAAATATTCTGATAAAACCAAGCAAACATTTGACGACGAATCCTTGGAACTAATTAATGAAGCATATTATGATGCGATTATTTTGATACAAAAAAACAAAATATTGTTTGAAGAATTCGTGAATATTTTGAGACAAAATGTGACTCTTTATGGTGATTTTGTAAACGAATATGTGGTTCAAAATAATTATACGATTTTGACTACCATTACACATGAAACTACGAATATTTTTGATTGGTAAGATTCTATTATACTATTATTGGTTTGATAATATTTTGTGGTGGAATATATGTAGTTTTTACATTTGTTGTCGCATTGTTTTGAATAATCGTAGCAGAATTATTGTCTACATTATTGTAGCCCATACTATAGGTGGTTGGGCAATTTGAACCTAGAGCGTTTGTTCTTGAATTGACTCCATCTGGACAACAACCATATTGAGTAAGCGAACAACAACCCGGAACATTTGAACAATTACTTGGAGTTTGAATATAGCCAAATTGTTCAGAAGGAGAATATTCTTTTTCTGAAGAAGAAGGCGTCACTACTACCGATACATGATTTAAGATGACGAGAATAAATAAAATAATGGCTAAAATAATAAGAATTTTGGAATCCATCTATGTTTGATTATACTATATATAAAATGCGAATATTAAATTTTGTTTAGTTTGTTTTTTTTATTTTTTCGTGTTTTTTTATAATCGTGTTTTTTTATAATCGCTTTTTTTTGTGTTTTCTTCTTTATTTTTGATTTGTTGCCTCCAATCGCTCCTAAGATAAAAGGTGCGGACAACATTGCGGAAGTTACACCGATTACTTTATGTAACTTTAAGAATTTTTTGAGAAACACGAATTTTCCATCTTTTTTTTCTTGTTTTAATTCTTGCTCCTCTAGCTCTAGGTCTTCTTCGAATTCGAGTTCTGGATTACAACGATCTACATGATAATTCAATGCAAATTTTTCAAAATAAAAAGTATTTTTGTTAAAATCCATCACAAATTTAAAATCTAAATTTCCGCATGTATACTCAGGATCCAATAATTCTTGATAAGAAATAACAATATCCGCCGAAAAAAAGAAGAATGCTTTGCTTACAACTTTATTTAGGGTGAGTTCAACATGTTTTTTACCATTGAGAAATGCACATGTTTCAGGATGAATTGCTTTCATAATCGTTATGGTTAATTGATCCACTAATAAATTAAATATATTTTGACAACAAGCAATCCCTATTTGATTCACTAAATTATAATCAATGTTTTCCCCAACTTCTTTATTTAGTTCGTCAATGATTCTAACCATGAAAAAGTCGGCTTTTTTATCATTTTTGGATTCATCGTGATCAGATTGATAAGGTTTCTCATTAATAAGGATATCAATACGTGATGTGTCTTTTCCAATTTGATTTTTCAACTCTCGGATATTCATGGTTCCGTTTTCTTGAAAAAAATCACTGGATTTACTGTATAATGCATAAGATAATAATTTATTTAGATTCATGGTTGGATTTTTCTTGATCGATTGATTTATATTTATTTTTTTATTATTATGAATGAAATCTGGTCCAACCTGAAAATAAAAGGGAAATTGATTTACTTTCACTCCGAATGATTTGTATTCTTTATAATTTTTATTGATATATTGAAAGATTCTTGTAAACGGTAACTCCTCTGTATTTAAATATTTTGTGAGATAATATTCTTTGGTTTTATTGTTATTGGAATCTCTCTTTTTCATAGTTTTACTAGAGGTTTTATTTGTCTTGTTTTCTTTATTTGTTTTAGATATATTGGATGTTTGATCCATTAATTATATATATAATAATGTGATATTAAATACTTAATTTTTATAGTAAAAAAATAATTTATCTTGTGAAAAATACCTAAAAAATAAATAATTCACTAATATATGAAAATAACGAAAAAAAGTCAATCATTAATATCTTATTTTTTAGACAAGGATCCGCGAATAAATCAAAATAAAAAAAAGAATCGTATTTTAGAAATTCTTTTTGATGATTTATTGAATTCGTATCACTATTTACATAATATCGTGAAGAAAAATATAGGTACTGAATTCTACCAAATTCGTATAAAACAAATTATGAGTGTTTATCATATTCCTAGACCTACAAATTTTAATTCTTATAGTTTTCCACATAAAATAAGAAAACATATTGATGAATCGAGTCTATCCGAGATTTGTTTTTCTTTTTCTCTCTTTGAACGGAATATAAAACTATATTTTATAACAGAAGAAGATGAATCAAGAATTCATATTCCTACTTATCATAAATATGTAGAAACAATTGTGATGTGGTTGTATATTTTAAATGAATATGCTTCCAAGAAATGTTCTCTCAATTTCACTGTATATTTTTACTTTACCTCTTTAGAGAAAAAACTACCTGGAACAAATATCGATATCTTGGATGAAAATCATGTAAATACGGCTTTTACTACGACTTGTCCCAGAAACTCGGAGATTATTTTGTTCCGAAAAGAAGAGTGGTTTAAAGTATTTATGCATGAAACATTCCATAATTTCGCGTTGGATTTTTCGGATATGAATACGTATACTTGTAACCAACGTATTCTTTCTCTCTTTCCTGTAAATTCACAAGTAAATTTATTTGAAGCTTATACTGAATTCTGGGCAGAATTAATGAATGCATGTTTTTGTAGTTTTTTTACTTTGAAAAATAAAGATGATTTCGAGGAATTTGTTTATTATTTTGATTATTATATTGATTTGGAGAGAAAATATAGTTTTTTTCAAATGGTGAAAACGTTGGACTTTATGGGGTTGAGATACCGAGATTTATATTCTTTGCGAACGGAAAATTCAATCTTACGATCCACTTTATATAAAGAGAAAACAAATGTACTTTCATATTATATTATAAAAACCATTTTGTTACATCATTATCCGTTGTTTTTAGAATGGTGTAAATTAAATAATCTTTCTTTATTACAATTTAAAAAAACAAATGCGAATTTGGAATTATTTTGTGAATTCATTGCGAAAAATTATAAATCAAAAACCATGTTACAAAGCGTAAAAGAGATGGAAGAATATTTGAATATGTTAAAAAAGGTTGAAAAAAAAGATGCGAAGATGAATTACTTATTACATAATATGAGAATGAGTATTTGTGAATTGGGTTAAAATTTATGATTGGTTAAAATTTATGATTGGTTAAAATTTATGATTGGTTCGATGTTTTATCAGGTGATTATTTTTTATGAATGATACAATAATCTGTTTCATAACACGCTTCCCTCTTACATGGGTTCCCTTGTTTGGTTTTTTGTAAACAAATATATTTATAACAACTATTTCCAATGGATCTTTTATTTGCTTTCCACGCTTGACTTGCTTCGTCAAAGTCGATTTTGAATTCATAGATTGGTTTTATGGTCTGACTTCTTGTTTTCATTTTTATTGGTTTAATTCATTATAGTAATGAAATATTTATTCATTTTTATTTAAAAAAAATAAAAAAAATAATTGAATCAAGATTTTGTTACTGTAATAAAGTAAAAAGTTATAAATGGGTATTAAATATTTAAATCGTTTTTTGAGAGAAGAATGTAGTTCGGCCATTCAAATGATTCCAATTTCTCAATTGACTGGGAAAAAAATAGCAGTAGATATAAGTATTTATTTGTACAAATATTCAGCAGAAAATTTATTAATCGAAAATATTTATTTGATGCTTTCGATTTTTCGTTATTATCAAATTATTCCTGTATTTATTTTTGATGGAAAACCACCGATTGAAAAAAGAGAACTTCTTCAAAAACGGAGAGAAGACAAAAAAATAGCAGAACATGAATATCAACAATTAAAAATAAAATTAACTTCGGATCAAGCGATCGAGAACGATGAAAAACAAGACATTCAGAATCAAATGGATGTCTTGAAGAAAAAATTCATATGTTTAAAAAAAGAAACGATTGAAGAAGTAAAACAATTAATGAGAGCTTATGGTGCAACTTATTATGATGCTCCTGGAGAAGCAGATGAAATATGTGCAGCGCTTGTAATGAAAAATAAAGTATGGGCTTGTTTAAGTGAAGATACGGATTTATTTGTTTATGGGTGTCCTCGCGTTTTGCGATATTTTAGTTTATTAAATCATACAGTCATCTTTTATGATTTGGTAAAAATATTAGATAAATTAGACATGAATGAGAATGAGTTGAGAGAAATTTGTGTTTTGTCGGGTACGGATTATAATAATAGTATAAACATGATGGATTACACAAATCATAGTAAAAATAATAATACCATACATCATAGTTTAACACTATTTAACAAATATCGTATGAAAAGAGATGAATCAGATCAGAGTTTTTATGATTGGTTATCTTTAAATACAGATTTTATTCAAGATTATGATTTATTAATCAATGTAAAATCAATGTTTGATTGTGATCCATGTAAAATAAAAGTTTTTGAAAATATTCGTTTTATGAACGGTCCTATAGTGAAAGAAGATATTCATGCAATTTTGAAGAAAGACGGCTTCCTTATCGACCTTTGAGAAAGGTCGAGCCAAAACCTCCGGTAATTCCACCTTTGAGAAAGGTGGAGCCAAAACCTGAGGTAATTCCACTTTTTTCTAACAATTTTTATAATAAATTTACTCCACCGGAGGTTTTTGCTCCACTTTTTTCTAAAAAGTGGAAGAAAAGGATTTAAATAATTTTTATTCAAGTATTATAATAATAATAAAATGCTTGATCTATACAATCAACAATATGATCGAGATACTTTGAAAAAAAATATATATCTCGTAAATTTAATTGATATTTTAAAAACACAAAAAATAGATGTTACCTTTGCTGTAAGATATTTATTGAACCCGAACTATCAGTTTAAAACAGAAGAATCGATTATCACACCTAAATTAGTATTACATTATCAATCTCATATTGGAGAACGCGAATTACTAGCAGAAATTGAAAATTATGATTCTGATGATGATTCGATTGATCCTTTTGATTCTTATTTAGATCATGAGGATCATTAGTATTTTACTTTTTGTTTATTTATTTGGAAAAAACCATAAATTTTTTGTTTTATGGTTTTTTTATTTTTTATTAACGATATAAACTATATTTGATTTTTCTAACATTTTTTTTAAGGTTTTTTCAAAAGATTTTTTTAAGGTTTTTTCAAAAGATTTTTTTAAGGTTTTTTCAAAAGATTTTTTTAAGGTTTTTATAATAAATTTACTCTACCGGAGGTTTTTGCTCCACTTTTTTAAAAGTGGAAAAAATGTGGATTTAAACACTACTTGTAGTAGCAAGAACAACTTCCTTAACAGACTTTGCAAAATGAGGACTCATATATTTTTGTAAGTTAAAGTAAGTAAGTTCATCACTCTTCTTTAGCTTTAAAAGACTAGCAAGTTTGGCGTCAGGATTGATCTTTCTTCCATTCTCCTTGTCTTGAAGATTGTGTGTACGAATATACTTGTTGATCTCACGAGTTACTTCAGTACGTGCCATTTCGGAACCAACTGGTTTAGCTAAGAAAGTTGAAAGCTCATCACTAATACGTGTAGGCTTAACAAATCCTGAAGGAGCACGAGTACCAGCCTTACGCTTGCGTTTGGAACTTTGTTTTTGTGCGGCTTTTAATTCACGACTCCATTTCTTTTCAATCGCACGGAAATCTGATTTTAAAGAAGAAATTAATCCACTAACTTGTTGAAGTTTAGCAGTGAATTCAAGGGATTGTTCATTGATTAAATCATCTGTTTCAGGAACTTCTCCTTCGACAGGAGCAACAACGGTAATAGATTCGACGGAATCGGCAACAACAGGGACAAGAGGAACAACAGCATCGACCTTAACAGTCTTAGGAGCTTTTACTTTCTTTTCCTTAACAACAGGAACAGAGGAATCAACAACAACAGGGGTAGCATCAACAACAGGGGTAGCATCAACAACAGGTTCAGAAGTTTTAGTAGTAGTGACTTTCTTAGGCATCTTATTATACTATATCTAAATAAATTGTTTTTAAGTGATTTAACGCAAATATTATATTATATTGTTACGATAATATGATATAATAATCATTTCCACATTTTTCCATATTTTTCTTTCAAAATAATTTAATAAATCGAAAATGACTGAAAAAGCCAAGGAATTGAAGTAGCAGCTGAATGATTTACTAAAGTTAAAGCTCCAAGAACATAATATGCGCCTAAAGTTTTACTATCCCGATCAATACCATGATTCACAAATTTTTCTAAAACTTCTACAATATATTTTTTCACATTAATCAAATCAGGTTCCGACTGAATATAATGCATATTTATATTATAAAAAGGATTTCCATTCGGTGGACAAATATTCTTTTTTATTTCAATTGAAAGTTGAGCCCGAAAATTCCAAATATCAATCAATTCTCTCAAAAATTTAAGAATTTGATTTCGATTCAAAGAGAGAAACCAGATTGGATCACTATAATTACCTAAAGAATCAATATTTTGGAATAAAGCAAGCGTTTTTAATTCTAGTCTCTTTTCACTAGAAAAAGTATTAGAATCATCTTCTAATTCTAAAAGAATCGATGTTTTCAAAACTTTACATAGTCGTAAGATGGATTTAATGTTATTTATGACCATTTCTGGTATTAAATTACGATTGTATGGATTTTTAAGTTGTTTCATGCATTTATTGCTTTTAAAAATTAAATGATAGAGAGAAGCAATATCAAAACCATAGACAAAACCATCACTATCTTCATAACTAAAAAATTGTTCAAAAGGAATTTCTTTTATTTCTTCCATGCTAATAAAATCAGTACTATTGGTGCAGATTTTTCTATTTTGATAAGCAGGACCATGATACCAATTAAATTTTCTTTGTAAAACTCCTCTAAATCTCTTTTGGATTTTGATAATATAAAAGGATAATTTTAAATAAACAAAAATTCGTGTAACTAATTCCTTTTTATTTCCACTAATTTTTATTTTATAGAATTTCGCAAAGGTTTTTAATTGTTGAACATTGTAATTGTATTCCATGATTTCTTGATAATTGTGAATCGTAGGTATGTTTACAATTTCATTATTATCCAGTTTTAGTGATTTTTTTAAGCTTCCGATATCATGCAGACAATTATTTGTAATACTTGTAATATATTCGTCTAATGCTGTAAATGAATTATACTTATTTTTAATCATCATATTCATATATATATAATAATATAATTCCATTTCTTTTTATTATTTATTTTTTTCATATTAATAATAAAAAAATTATGGCTTATCATATATCGTTTTGTTCGTATAATATGTATTTTAGAAAATGAATTATTAATTAAAAAAAAAATTGATTTAAAGATTATCCACCATTATAAATTATCATAACAAAAAATGACGGATAGAATCATCGACGGTACTCAATTCAATGTTAACAATATTATGTATTGTGCTCCTAAGGCAACTCCTCAAGGTGCAAAATCAGTAAATATTTTAAGTAAATCAAGTAAAACATTTCTAACTTTATCTACTCCACTTTTGCTAACATGGGGAGCATCTGATTTTATTGATGAAAAAACAGGATTAAGTGACGGAAAATTCTCAATGTCTTTACAATTTCCAAATGAAGAATATAAAAATGAAGATACTTCTGCTTTCTTACAAAACATGAAAAATTTAGAAGATAAGATCAAATCAGATGCTTTAGTTTATTCTAAGGAATGGTTTGGTAAAGTACATAAAAGTGCTGAAGTTGTAGAAGCATTATGGACTCCTATGGTGAAATATCCAAAAGATAAACACTCTGGAGAATATGATTACAATAAATCACCTACTTTGAAAGTTAAATTACCTCAATGGGAAGGATCATGGCGATCAGAGATTTATGATGAAGATGGTAATAAATTATATCCAAATGTTGAAAATCCTGGAATTACACCATTGGATTATTTGAAGAAAGGATCAAATATTGCTTGTTTAATTCAATTCGCAGGTATTTGGTTTGTAAATGGTAAGTTTAGTGCGAGTTGGAAGCTTATCCAAGCTGTAGTACAAAAGCCAAAAGCATCTTTACAAGGTCAATGTTTGATTAGTTTAAAACCAAAGGATAAGGAATTATTAAAGGCACAATCGGTTGTCGATGAAGATACAGAAGATCAAGTCATGAGTACTATCGTAGAAGATAGTGATAATGAAGAAGAGGCAGTAGTTAAAACAGTAGTAGTTGAACCAGTAGTTCAAACAGCAGTAGTTGAACCAGTAGTTCAAACAGCAGTAGTTGAACCAGTAGTACAAGCGCCAGCGCCAGTTGTTGTAGAAGAAACCAAGCCTAAGAAGAAGATAATTTCGAAGAAGAAATCAGATGCTTAAAGATCAAAACATAAGAATAAAAAATAAAATAATTGATATACAAAAATATTTTCATAATTGTTGTTTTATATAAATATATTTCTATATATTATTTTGTGTAATTTTAATTTAATTTATTTTTTATTCAAAGATAAATTAAATACCTTTTTACAATTCAAAAACCGAATCAAGAGATTTATGCTTATACATATCATCCCATTTATTTTCACCCTTGTATAAATATCCTTTTGATAATAATAGATTCTTAATTTCACTTCTTCTCGGTTCAACAAAATTATGTTCGACATCAATTAAACCAAATGTATATTTTTCAAAATCAAAATTTTTAAGAATTTCAAATTCTGATCCTTCGGTATCTAAAGACATATATTCAATAAATGATGGAGCATTTGCATTATTTAATACATCTAATAAAGAAATTGTTTGAACATGAATAGATGTATTATTTGAATATACAGTAGATTTATGTCTATCAATATAATCAGCGATACCTGATAATAAATCGTTCTTATTTGATATATAAAATGTAACTGTTAATCCACTCTTATTATATACTGCTTCATTATAACATATAGAATTGGGTCTATTTTTTATCAATTTTTCAAAGTTCTTAGGAATAGGTTCACAACAAATACCTTTCCATTTATATTGAGATTCAAGTAAATATGTATTTGACAAATTTATTCCGTCGCTAGCCCCTATTTCAATAAAAAAACCGTCATATTTATTATCATAGAATTTTATAACTTCAACATCTTGTCCAAGTTGCGAATGAGACATATATTATATATAATATTTAAATAAAAAATTTTCTCTTCTTCCATGTTAAAATGTGTACGATTTTTAAAACAAATCAATTTTTACAAAAATATCCGATTTTTCAGAAACATCGTAAATATCTTTTTCATTGATTTTCGTTAAACCTTGCGATCGAATTCGGTACATTTGTTTTTTTTTCATTGATATTTTTTCCAATGGAATTTCAAATACTTTTGTTCCTATTTTAAATTCAATAAAGGAAATATTTTTTTTAATACTTAAATCATACAATTCATCAAAGTTTAAATGCAAATCAATATGCAAATGGTTTTCTTCGTCGATTTGCATATTTTCAGGCAATTCAGGTTCACAAAGTACCAAAATTTCTCTCCCTTCGTCTTGAACATTTTCAAAATGTAATTCATGATACCATAAAGGCACTAAATATAATTTGTCTTCTACGTATAATTTATATACATGATTATTTAACAAATCATCAATACTTGGATTTAATTTATAAATAGAAACATTCTCGTATTTTTGCAAGACAATTTCTTTTATTTGATCAAGTAATTCCTGATTTAAATGAAAGGTAGATCGATATCTTGAGAGAAAATGATAAATGTTTAAGGATGTTTCTTTATCGATTGAATCAAATATTTTTACAGAGATTGTCTTTTGAATACCCATTACAATTTTTTGAATCGTATCTAAAAATCCTTGCTTATATTCTCCCTGAAAAATACTTTTTATAAAATGTCTTAAAATATCTAAATAAATAAAAGAATCGTCTTTTGGTTCTTCTTCTTCTTCTAAATTTATGTCTTTCATTTCTCTCTTTAAAAAATGATAAGCTTCATTTATTTTTTGGAACTTTTCCGTAGATTCACTTGTATTTCCATTTTTATCAGGATGATATTTTAATGCCTGTTTTCGGTATTTTTCTTTTAAAAAGGTTAAATTAATATCATGATAATTAATTTCACCAAGATCAATATCTAATTCTTCCAAAGCTTTTTTATAATCCATTTAATGTAATTACTAAATTATTTATCATTGCGAAAGAAACTTTAAGTAATAAAACAAAATAATAACAAATAATAACAAATCAAACAAATGAATAACTTATTTTCTATGCATATACTATATCATACTTATGGGACATATTCACACTAGTGCAAATTTTTATCGTCGAGGTATTCCAAATGGTGTTCCTCAATTTGGTGCGTATGCTTTGGCGAATTATACTGTTCCTCAACCAATGGCTTTATATGCAAATAGTTTACGTTCAAATTATTTTAATTATGCTTTTATGATTCGATATAGGAGATAGTACAATTGTCTCAGTAATCATGACTCATTTGTACAATAGTTAATAAATAATTTTCCAAATGATAAATTGGACGATAATTATTATTATAATATTGAAAAAAAACATAGGTTTTGATCATGAGTTCCGAAAAATGTTTTTCCTGGATCAGTTTCTTTTCGATAAAACTGGAGAGAATATACCAAACACAATGAGTTATATCCAAATGATAAATAAAAATATCATAAAGTAAATCACGAAATTGTAAAAAAGAAATAGCATGAATATGAATCATATTTTGAATAATTTTATTACAAATTATTTTATAATTTAATAAATTATTAATATTGCTATCTTCATGACTATTTGTATTATGATTATTGGAAAATAAATTTTTTATATTATTAATATGTTCGAGAGTTATCGTTTTTGATAATTTTTGTTTACTAATTTTATTGTACATGCTTTTACTAGGTCTACTAATCGATATTGTTTCACAACAATTTAATATATTATCCGGTAAAAAACTCATTTGTTCGGTAAGTATCACGAATTTAATATCAACACTTGATGTATAATTTTTTTGCATATAACTATAAAAATTATCTAATAATTCACTGTGAATTTCATGAAAATATTTACAAACAATAATTCCAGATTTTTCGCTACGTGTTGAAATAATATCAAAGATTTGCTGATAAATCTCATGCCACAATAATTTCGAATTACAACCTAGAATCGACATATCAATTTCGAAATGAATATCACTTATTTTAAAAAAATAGGGCTGTTTATTAAAAGTAATGGTAATTTTTTTTTCATATTTTAGTTCACTTGGACTATATTTTTTAATACATTTTAAAGCTTGTGTATACTTACCAATACCAGGTGGACCGAAAAAAATGAGATTTTTTAAATCATTAATGTTTTCGGGAAATTTTTGATATATTTTATCTAGTTTTGGATGCAAATTTTCTCTCTTATTTTCATTCACATATTCATCAAAATGAGTTTCATAAAATTTCATTAGTAATAGTTATTATTATTAACGAAACATTCTTTATTTGGTTATACAACTTAAAAACATTTAATTTAATAATAAAATAAATATTATGTATATTATTAAAAAATTAGAACAATTCAATGATCACTATGTTTATTTTTGTGATCCGATTAAAAATAACATTGTACAAGATGGAATTTTTATAAGAATATTATATTCTTCCCCAGAAGTCGTATTCAATGGTATTTATTTGGAATTTTTTTTATATGATATTTCTTTCGAAAAATATTATAATAAATACAAATGCACATTTAACATTCATCATACAAGCAATAAAGAATTGATTGAAAAGATTCGTATGATCGAGGAAAATTTATTGAAAAAGTATACATTGGTGAATAAAGTACCTTTTTTTAAGATTTATGATCATATTCGTAATGGAAATATCAAAATATTTTGTGATAATGTACCTAAGAATAATAGTGTATTGGTTTTAAAAATATCTGGGATATGGGAAACCACAAATAATTATGGTATTACTTATAAATTTATTAATTTCAATACTTAGATCTTTACACTTAGACTTTACATATGAACTAAATTATGAAAACCATCTGTTGTATAGTATTTTAAGATGGTAAATAATATGAATACACATATGGTATTTAATATGGCTGCTAAACTAAGGACGCTTAAGGTAATTTTAGAAAGACGATTTGTTTTCTTGAATTGTTCACTATCAATACCATCATAGAGTAAATACATTTGAACCAAAATTAGAATTGATGAGAGAAAAGAAAAAGTTCCATAATAGCTCGATACATGGCCCTCTGAAATAATAGTTTTATACGTAATTAGTAAATATAACAAGGCAGCAATAATTCCTAGAATTAATAAAAAAGGACCTATGGTAATAAATAAATTCGAAATAATTTGAAAGGTTGAAGACGTTTTTGTAGTCTGAGTAAATCCGTTTAAAATTATGGTTAAAATTAGTAAAATACTAACAATCATGGTAGCGTAACCAGAAATTGAAGCATTAATCGTTGTATCACCCGTAGTATTTAGTGCAATAATAAAAAGAATCGCACTTACATAAATAAAGGCTTTATAAATATTCGTCAACCACTCGTTCATAATATATCATTATTTTATATTTTTTTTTGAATCGTTTCTTTAAGTTCATCGATTTCTTGTTGCATTTGTTTCATTTTACCAATTAATAAGGGAATGATTTCTAAATAATTTACATATTTTTTTGTTTTATCTGGGTGGTCTTCGGATGGTTGCTCTTGTTTACGAATTAATTCAGGATAAAGAATTTCCAATTCTTGTGCGATTACACCATAGTGTTCTTTTTTCTGCGAATCATCCTTAAAATGGTATTTTTTAGGCTGAATCTTTAAAACATTTTCATATTCTTCTTGTGAAATATCTTGAATATTTTCTTTGAAAAGTAAATCAGATGCATTAACAATGGTTCCATCAACGGTAAGATCTCCTGGTATATAAACATTTGGTGTTAAACTTTGAATTGTAGTTTTATTTTTATAATACCATGCATCATTTCCACCACTTGACGCATAAAATTGTTTTATAGAAGAACCAGGAGTAGGAGTTTTACCACCAAATGTACCTGGAAGAGGTGCACTATTACCAGGGCTTAATGATGGAATCGATCCAGAAGCTTGAACTTGTTGTTTTAGATTATTTGGTAAAGAAGACATTTTCTTTGTATAAATACTTAAAATAATATTTAATTTATAATAATATTAAATATAATTATATTATTCCATTATAAATAATATGTTAAACAGAAATAATAATATAATGAATCAAAATCAAAATGTTGGTTATCGAAATGTGAATACAAATCATCCACTTGTTAATAATGCACAGGATTACTATGTATATTCAAAATTTCTTTCAATTTCTTCCGAAGACCGAGATATTATAAAATATCCATATTCTTATGCTTTTGAAATTGAACTTCCTGAAGATTATGCAAATGTTGCTAAAATGTCTCTTTACAATTGGAATTTCCCATCAAATTATAATACCTTTTCCGTAGTCAATCGAAATGTTACTATGACTTTTAAAATAAATAATCCGTATAACCCAAATGATAATAATTTAGAGGATCCTTTACAACTAGCTATTTATGAAGCTTTATATTCTAACAGATGTAAAAATTATACAATTATGATTGAAGAAGGGTTTTATAATCCAACTCAAATGACGACTGAATTAACGAATCGTTTTAATAGTTGTGTTACGGATTATATTATTCAATATTTTACAAATAATGGTTACCAAGACTTGATTGCGAATTATGAAGGGTATCAAGAATTCGTAATTGTTTATAATAATGTAGGGCAGAAAATTTGGTTTGGAAATACAAGTTCTGGATTTATTCTCACAAATTCTACAGCAGCAATAATTAGTAAAGGTTCTGATCCTTTACAAAATTGTGCAGGTAATTATGGGAAAATTCCTGATTGGTCCAATTGGGGATTACCAGGTAATTTAGGATTTACACGTTGTGATATTGATTCTGCAACAACTTCAAATATTAATGATGCTCGTTTTTTTTATGGTAATGTTTATCCTGGAGACAATGGCTATTGGTTATTACCGAATCCTTCACTACCTGGAGCGCAAATTCACTATCTTATACCTCCTTATAAAATCAATTTAATGGGACCTTCTTATTTTTGTTTAGAAATCGCCGGTTACAATTGTATTGATGAAACATCGCCATATACGTTAAATGAATTTACAAAACAAACAAATCAAACCAATTCAATTGTAAATGGGTGTTTTGCAAAAATAAATATTCTTTCTACCCCTACTTCTGAATATTATGATCATTCGAAACAACCTTATAAATATTTTTATCCTCCAGCAGAAAGAGTAAGAAAATTGAATATTCGTCTTCGTTATCATGATGGTAGCCCGGTAGATTTTGGTGTTTTTAATTTTTCTTTTATGATTGAATTTGAATTGTTAGTACCTCAAATTAATCGACAAGTAAATATAGTTAATTATACAAATATGGTTATTTCTTAGAGTGAGAGCATCGTATTATGAAATATGATGTGTATCTTTCATCCATTCTTTTAAATTTTGTAGATTACACGTTTTATAGTCTTCTTTGAAACCTTGTAAGGAATAAAATTGTGGTTTTTTCATTTTTGAAGTCTTAAAAAATAAATAATCGCCTTTCGGACCTTTTCGTATGGTGATATCATTCGATATTTCTCGAATAATATTACTTCCTTCTTCTAAATATTTTTCAATTTCTTCAAATCGAATACTTTCGATCGGTCGATTCCCGAATTCCTTTAGATTTTTGGTATTTTTACCCGAGTTGTTTGTATTTTTACCCGAGTTGTTTGTATTTCTATCCGAGTTGTTTGTATTTCTACCAAAAGAAATATATAAGCCAAATTTTCCCTTTTTTAGAATTACTTGTTCCCCATTATGAGTACCTAAGACAATTTCGGATATTTTTTTCTCGTGTTTTTCTTCTAAAAGTTCCTCCAAATTATATTCACCTTCTCTCAACTTATCTAAATCAATGTCCTTTTTAACTGGTTTAAAAGTCGTGATTTCTTTCCCAGTATCCTTATTTTCTTCAACACATTTAATTACTGGTCCATATTTTCCAATAACATATGAATGATCTGCATCGATTTTGAATTCTACTTTTTTTTCATTTTCATTCTCCTTCAAGATTTGTATCCAATGATTCACTTCTTCATCACATTTTTTACATAATTCTTGTCGTGTTTTTACTCCTTGTGCGATCTCATCTAATTCTTTTTCCATCTGTTTGGTATATTCATATTCAAACAAAGGTGCAAAATGTTTATTCAGAAAATCCATTACAATGAGTCCCAATGGTTGAATAACTAATTTATTTTTTTCGTTTCCGAATTCTCTTGTAGTTTCAATTTCACAAATATCTTCACCTTCCAATTCAAAATCTTTACATATGATTGTTTTTCCTTTGATCGTCGTTTCTTTTTTTACATATCCTCTTTCTTGTATTTTATCCACAATACTTGAAAAGGTAGAGGGTCTTCCTATTCCTTTTTCTTCTAAAAGATGAATTAATCTTGCTTCTGTATAATGTGATTTTGTATTGATCAACGTAATTTTCGAAACCATTTTTTTATAATTCATCAAGTAACCTTGTGTAATTGTTTGTAAATAATAGTATTCTTTATTTTCAGGGACATATTTTGTAATAACTATTTTCCAGCCAAGAAAATCTGCTTGTTCAGATATAAAAGTAAAACAATTTTGATCAAATGCTGATATTTTTGCAGTGAGTGAATAATAGATCGAATCAGCCATGCAGCTTTCCATAGTTTGTTCCCATATTAATGAATACATTTTTCTCTCTTTTGTATCCAGGATTGTATTTGGAAGTTCTTTGATTGCGAGTTTTGTAGGTCTTATTGCTTCATGTGCTTCTTGAACATTTCCATTCACTTTTGATTCGTCTTCTTTTTGTGACGTTTTCAGGGTAAGGTCTTCAATATTCTTGGAAACATAATTTTCACCCCATTGTTCTTTGATGTAATTTTTTGCAGAATCGACAAATTCTTTACTATACACTTTACTGTCTGTTCTCATATAAGTAATATATCCACCTTCATATAAACTTTGACATATTTTCATAGTTTCTTTCGGTGAATAATGAAATTCGTTGCTCGCTTTTTGCTGCAAAGTGGATGTAATAAGGGGGGGTGGGGATTTTTTAATTACTTTTTCAGGTTTTAAAAAAGAATATTCATGTTTAAATGAAATGGAACCAAATAAAAAATCGGTCATTTCGTCTTCTGTATCATATTCTTTATTTAAATGGAATACTAAATTCATATTTGTGAAATAACCGATTGTACGATATACTTTTTTTTGTAAATCATCGACATGATTAATTTCTTTTTGATTTTCATAGATTAATTTTAAAGCAGGAGTTTGACATCTTCCTGCTGAAAGTGAATGTTCAGAACTTTGAGAGATGTATTTCCATAAAACTGGTGAAAGTTTAAATCCCACAAGTAAATCCAAAATTTGTCGTGATTGCTGAGCTTTTACCAAATTCATATCGATTCTACCTGGATTTTGAATCGCATGTTGAATGGCTGATTCTGTAATTTCATGAAATACAATTCGTTTTGTTCTCTCAATTGATAGGTCGAATATCTCACATAAATGAAAACAAATGGCTTCTCCTTCACGGTCTGCATCACATGCTAGAACGACTTCATCTACTTTTTTGATTTCTTTTTTTAAGAGATCGATTTGCTTCTTTTTCTCTTCCATGATCGTATAAGTTGCTTCATAATTCTTTTCAGAATCGATATTTTGAAGTGATTTTAATTCTCTCAAATGACCAAAACTAGCTAGACATTTATATCCTGGACCCAAGTATTCTTCGATTTTTTTACATTTTGCAGGAGATTCTACAATGACTAAGCTTTGTCTCATTATCATACTTTTTTTAGGCATTATTTGGAATTATTTTTTGGATTGGTTCTATCTTATAATAAGTCGAAATTTTTATATGATTTTTCTTATGTTTTTACATGATTAAATAGTTTATTTATTACGAGATGATAATAATAAATTTTGTTTGTATTGTTTCCATGAAATTGAGAGAACAGGTTTCACAGGTTCTTCCTTGGATGCGTATTGTTCGTCTAATTTATCGGCTTTTTTCAATGCACTATCAATATATAATTCTTTTAATAAAGTACCTACTAAAAAGGATCCTTCATGCTGATCTACTTCTCCATCTTCAATTTTTCTTAATACTTCAATAAATTTGAATAAAATCGTTAAATCAATCTCATCTTTTCTTATTTTATTGAAAATGTCTGTATAATAAGTAAATAAAAATCCACATTCATTCATACACTCTTCTTTAATTTTTTCTTCATCCCCACGATATTTTGATTTAATCATCATCATATTGGTAATTTCCATTTTAAAAATATGACTGTGTTTTAAATTTCGAATAAGTTCGGTCTGATCCTCTACATTATTCGCACTAACCATTTTCTGTAATTGAAGTCTTTGTGTATCGTTCATTTTATACATATCGAGAGAAGATTTCTTTTTATTTTTTAACTTACTTATTTATCGAATATATTTTTCTAGACTAAATATAAGAGTATACGATATGTCTACGAATCAATTACCGTCGACACCAGGATTACAACTTCCTACTCAAAAAGGAATGCTCTCTGGTAATCCGAGAGACTCTGCGATTTCTTCACAAGATAATGCAAATGCAAAACAAACAAATTTAAGTAATGCAGTTGGTGGTAGAAAAAGAAAGAAGAAAAAAGGAGGCGATTCTACTACAAATAAAATTGTTGTTCCTCAATTTCAGATGCAATATCAACCCACTGGAGGTCCTGGGCAAGACCCAAATTCAGTGATTCAACAAAATTCACAAACTTCTACTCAATCCACAAGTAATGCGGTTTATGATAATTATGCTACACAAAAAGGTGGTATTCGTAGAAGAACAAAAACAAGTCATATGACTCATAAAAAAAGAAAGGGTGGATCGAACAAATATACGTGGGGATGTTATAGTGGAGGAAAATCGAAAAAAAGGAAAGGAGGAAAACATACAAAGCGAAGAAAAATGTAAAATCGAAGAAATAGAATAAAAATCTTTATAATTATCTATAAATTATATAAGTATTGTTATGCCTTCTGGAAAAAATTGGTTACATTTTGTTTATGTGAATTTAGGGTTTATTGCTTATATTGTTGGCCTTTATTTTGTAGTTTCCATTCAAGAAGTCAAGAATAATTGGCCAGCATATCGATGCAATCCCTTATACATGCCTCTAGCCGATAATATGGAAGAAAATTTCACTTATTGTATTCAAACCATTACTTCTAGTTTTATGGGTTATTTATTACAACCAATCACTTTTATCACAAGTTCATTGCAAAATAACATGTCTTCTTTTTCAACAGAGATTAATGCGGTTCGTGGAATGTTTAACAAAATTAGAAATTTTATTTCCACTATTTTTCAAACCATTTTTAATGTTTTTTTAAATATTATTATTGAATTTCAGAAAATTATTATTGGTTTGCGTGATTTATTCGGGAAAACCATTGGTATCATTACAGCTATGTTATATGTCGTAGACGGCAGTTTATTAACTATGCAAAGTGCTTGGAATGGTCCAACAGGTCAACTCGTGAGAGCCTTAGGTGCATGTTTTCATCCAGATACAAAGATAAAGCTTCAAAATGGGAGAATCAAATGTATGAAAGATGTAAGTTTAGGAGATGTTTTGGACAACGGTAGTGTTGTTTATTCTACCATGCAGATTGATAATCGTTTTTGTGAAAAGAAGGAATTTTTATACGAAATACCAGGTGCTGGTGTAAATAAAGGAACTATTTTTGTTACTGGTTCTCATTTAGTATTTGATTCAAAAGAGAAAAAATTTGTAAAAGTGGAAGATTATTCAAGAGCAACTAAAACGCAAGAAATGATTGATTGGTTTAGTTGTCTCATAACAAGCGATCATAAAATTCAAATTGGTTCTGAAACTTTTTGGGATTGGGAAGATCATTTTATCAAGAAATGAAACTTGTAAAAATATAAAAATATAAACTCATGATTATTATCCCTGAATTATATAATGGATAATCATCCACAATCTTTTTTAAACATTAACAAAATGTATGATAAATTAACTTATTCCGATAAATATGGTACCTCAATTTTTTTCTTTTTTATTCTTTCTCTCCTCTTGTTGCTAGGCATCTCCTATTGTATCGTAATGATTTATTTGCAACCGATTCAAGATAATTGGGTCAATATGCGATGTAAACCTTTTATTATTCCTTTTGCAGGAATGATCAATAAACCTCAGGATATGTCATCGACAGACTATACAAAACAAAATTTCCAATATTGTATGCAAAATATCATTAAAGATGTAACTGCTGTAGCAGTTCAACCAATCACCTTTGTCGTGAATATTTTGAATTCTCTCGCAAATATTATTCGAGACTCGATTAATGCAGTAAGAAATATGTTTGATAAAATAAGAACTCAACTGCAATCCGTAGTAGAAGAAGTGATGGGTAGATTAGGGAATATGATGGTTCCATTACAACAAATTATCATTACCATGAGAGATATTCTCTCCAAAGTGCAAGGTCTAATGACTGCTTCTTTATACACTTTGTTGGGTAGTTATTATACTTTACAATCGCTCATGGGAGCAATCGCACAATTTATTATTATCATTTTAATTGCGATGGCGGCAATGATTGCTGTTTTTTGGCTAGTTCCATTTACTTGGGGAACAGCATCATCTTTAACCGTGGTTTTTATTGCGATTGCGATTCCAATGACTTTGATTTTGAATTTTATGTTGCAATATTTACATGTAACTCCTGATTTAAAAATACCTACTGTTCAATGTTTTGATGAAGATACAAGAATTCAGATGGATGATGGTACTTATAAAAAGATTATTGATATTGAAATTGGAGAGAAATTGATTGGAGGCAATATGGTGAATACGAAAATAAAAGTAGATGCTTCTAGATCGAAAATGTATCTTTTAGAAAATATTATTGTAAGTGATTCGCATTTAGTAAAATTTGGGAGAGACTGGATTCGTGTTTCGAATCATCCTTTGGCTAGAAGATTAGCCTTTTACGAGAAAAAGTATTTGTATTGTTTAAATACGACTAACAAGATCATTTATCTAGATGGTTTTTGCTTTTCGGATTGGGATGAAATAGTGAATTGTAAAACTTTTTTCATGCAAAATACAGAAACTAACTCTTCTATTTTTTCTCATAAAATAGATAGATCAAAACATAAATGGTGTAAGAAATGGGAAGAATTCCTGATGGATAATACTTATATTCATAAATTTTTGAATTCTGGTTTTCATGGGAATACACCTATTATGCTTAAAAATAAAACCAAGATTCCAATTCGTTTTATTAAAATTGGTGATTTATTAGAAAATGGAGAGAAAGTGATTGGCGTCGTGGAATTGGATGGTTTTTATGTACACGAACATTATTTTATTGATTTAGGAATTCATGGAAAAATCGAGGGGGGAGGCAATTTATCTTATTTTACAGATTTAGATAAAACAAAAGTATTGAAACCGTCGGGAAGTGAAGAAAAACTATTTCATTTATTAACCGATAAAAAATGTTTTTATGTGAAAAATGTTAAATTTTATGATTATAATGCCTCCGTAGATGAATTTTTAGAAAACGAATAAATGAAAAATATTATCTATGAAATATGTATAATATGGATATTTCTTTATTTGGATTGAAATTAAATTTGGAAGTATTGATTTTGATTGGTATTGTTTATTTAATCCTTGTATCACATACTGTTTGTGGTTGTTGCAACATGCGCGGTATTATGGAGACTTTTACTAATCACATAAATGTGCAAACAAGAAATAATCGTAATAATTCGAGTTCAAAAGAAGGGTTTTCTGGAGCTAACACCAATTATGGTCTGTCGGCACCTTATACTTTAGGACAAAATGTTCCGGTAGATACTTCTAAGTGGGGACAACAGGATTTAGTTGTGAGACCAGGACAGCCAATTAGTCCTGCTGTACAGGCTATTTTAGATCGCGAACCTCAACCAGTCCCTCTACCAGAAGGTGAAATGCTTATGTTCGCAAATACGCCTTTTGGTCCCGAATATTGTCCGAATGCATATAGTAATTCGATGGGTTGTGCTGCGATGACTTCGCAACAATATAATTATCTTATTACGAGAGGTGGTAACAATGTTCCTTATTCTGAATATTAAAATAACAATAAAATTTTTTATCAAAAATATTAAAAAATTTTATACATGTTTTTCCAAAAATTTTCCTCTTCCATTGTAAACCCAAATTTCATAAAGATACCCTAATTCTTTACCAGCATTTTGTTTAAGAAAAATATTATCTTGATTTATCTTCGCTGTCCAATTTGATTTTACTTCGATACATTTATTTTGATTAGGAATAAAAATATCTACATAATGTCTATGTTTTTTATTATTTTTATCAAGATACCAAATAGAAGGAACGTTTTTACACCCTACTACAATATCATTTTCATCCAGATGATCGATTTCAATTAAATATTTTAAGGCATAAGGCTCTGCACCCTGAACTTTTTCACATCTTCCAGAAGGAAATATAAAATCTTTACGACTATGTGCAGTTGTAATAATTTTTTCCATAATTTCATGATTTTGACTTGAATTTTCAAAACCATATTTTTCTAGACATGTTTCTTTATATTGATCTTTGAATTCTTGTGTTTTAGTATAATGATCCACACCATATTTTTCTAGACATGTTTCTTTATATTGATCTTTATATTGCTGAGTTTGATTATAATATTCTGTACCGTATTTTTTTAAACAAGTTTGTTTTCCTTTTTCATATATTTCTTTAACCTTAAAAGGACTATCTACCCCATATTTAGTTAAAAATGTTTTTTTAAATTTATTTTTAAATATTTCACTTTGATTATAACTTTCTACACCATATTTTTCTAAACAAGTTGTTTTGTATTGATCTCTAAAATCTTGCGTTTGACTATGATGTTCAAAACCATATTTTTCCAAACTAGTATTTTTATATTGTTCCTTAAATTCATCCGTTTGACTATAACTTTCTACTCCATATTTTTTCAAACACGTTTCCTTTGCTTTTTCTTTAAATTCATAACTTTGTCCTACATATTCAACACCATATTTTTCTAAAACTGTTTTCTTTGTTTTTTCATTCACTTCTTTATTATGTAAACTGCATTCTGTTCCATATCTTTCTAAACTAGTTTGTTTTACTTTTTCTTTAGTTTCATCTAATTTAGAAGTATGTTCAACACCATATTTTTCCAAACAGGTTTTTTTGAGTTTAATTTTTGCAATGTTTTTTGTACACTCAAAACAATAACCATTTGTTTTCAATAAACTTCTAAATTCTTTTCTAAAAACATCATTACAGTTTTCGTTGATGCATATTCCTTCAATAACAGTAAAAGAATTTATTTTTTCTTTTTCATCATATTCTCGTGAAGTTAGAATATTATTCTTTTTCAAGAATTCAATCAAAGTAAAATAATTACATCGCATTTTATATATTAACTAAATATTATATTTTTAAGTATTTTTATAAAGATATTTAAAAATGCCTAAATATTTTCATTTTCTTCCAATTCTTTATGTAATTTTGTTTTTCGATTTAAATAGGCTGTTCTTCTATATTGTTTTAATTTTTCCTTATCTAATATTGATAATCGTTGTAATGCTTTTTCTTTGATTAATTCCTTATTGTTTTCATAATATTTTTTTTGAGAATGAGAATATTTTTCTAACTCTCTTTTCAATTTTTCATTTTCTTCTCTCAACAATTCAATTTCTTTCTTTAAAATTTCTATTTCCATTTACTATGTATAATAACAATAAAATTTTAAATTCTTTTCAAAATATTTATTCGTCTCATGTAATTTAATAAATTTTTGCTCCACTTTTCTTGAATGCGGAATCAATCACCACTTCCTTGGCGATTTTCTTGATGATTTTCTCGGAATTGAATTCATTATGATCCATGGATTCATAGACAATGTGATTATATAAATCGGATTTACGAGACTCTGCAAAAACACAATCAGGATACTTCTTTTTCCATTCTGGAATCATACAAATATTCTTATGCGCAATTTGTTTGATTGCTTTCTTCAGCTTCTGATTTTCAGGTAGTTCTTTACTATCATTATGCCACTGGTCTTGATCTTTGATATAAATCGTCTCCCTCTTTTGATCACTACAATGGACCGGTCGCATGGTAACATCTAAAGCCTTCAAATTCTTCATAATAATACTCGATATTCCCTCGATAAAGCCATTCTTCCCTACATTTTCCAAATCCGTCAATTGCAACTGGATCGAATCCACAAAGTCTTTAATATTCATCGCGTCTTTACATGTTTCATTCAAGAAAACCTGCAAATTGAACGTCTTGTTGTGACTATTAATGTTGTTGTTGTTATTGGTAATGACTTGATTATTTTTAGACATCTCCATAATCGTTTTATTCTGTTCAATCATCATCTGTTGAAGTTCTTTATTTTGCTGAAGTATACTTAATATGATCTCGTTGGTAACCACTGGTTTTTCGTCCTGGTAAGAAATCAGAATCGCAGAAGCATCAAAAGTACATTTTTTTTTGTGAGCACATAAGCTGCTAGTATGCTTATATTTTTTCCCACATTCGCACACGCAATCTTTTTCGGCATGAAATTCGTTAGGATTTGTTAGGATTTTGTGTTTTCGTGTGGTCAAATGTTTGAACCAGTTACTGTTTTTACAGCATTTAAAGTCACAAATTTCACAGTAAAAAATCTCGGCATTTTCGGCATTTTTTTTGTTAGGATTCATTAGTATATAATCCTAACAAAAAAAATGCCTAAAGTTTCTGTAAAAATCTGATTTCAAAAATTATGCAAACAAAACAAGAAATTATTTTTTCTGGATCTTACCATAAGAATTTTCTCAGTAACAAATTTTCGGAATTCCAGGGTTTTATACAGGCTTTTCAAAAATGGACATTTATAAATGTCCAAAATCGAGATTCGGACTTTCAAGTTAGGGTAAAAATAAGAAAAAAATATTCTGTCCAGAACCAGGACCATGTTACTGAATTTTTAATAATAAATATAAAATTCTAAACAATTAACATGAATAACCTAACAAATTTTCTTGTTCTTTATCAACATGATTACGAATGTATTCTTGGATTTCTTCACTTAATAAAATGGGTTTTTTTGAATAAAGAGCAGTATATGTACCTTTATAATTCGGAATTTGTTTATAAGAAGATAAATGATTTTCATTTTTGATAAGATTGAATTTATTTTGAATTATTTTCATAGTTTCATCATAGGAATCCCTTATTTGTTCATATCTCAATAAAAAAACATGTTTAGCTTTTTTGGGCAATTCATTCATTAAATAATTATTTTTTACCTTTCTTAATTCAAATATATTTTTATATCTTTCTCCTGTAATCATGTTACGATCTTCCATTATTTCTGTATTATTTTTTTCACCTTCTTCATAAATACTATAAAATTCATTTTTAATAAAATTGTTGATTGAATTTTTATTTTCGGCAGGAACATGGTGTAGTCTTTTAAAAAAACTATCGATCCATTCAATCGGATCACGTACTATACAAATAATGAGTGTTTCGTCTAAGGATGGGAGTGTATCTAATTCACCATAACCAAAAAAATGCTTTACATTTTTTAAATAAGTTAATGACGAAAAATTGAATTTGAAAGCATATTCAACAAAATGAGTTCCAGAGTTTCGTTCACCTAAAATAGTAAAATATTTGATGGTCATATATTTTATTATTTTATTTATATTTAAATTATTTTTTAGTAAATCAATAGGTAGTAGAATAACCAAAGTAGGTAAAATCTTCAGCATAATAATTGATAATAAGATCAATTGATTTTTCATTTAATAATTCACGATAATTTATTATCTTGCGTTCGCATAAATGATTTTTATTAAGATGAATATTAAAATCATCATAACCTAAAGCATGCATATCTTTTTCCAAGGTTTCTGTCTTTACGATGATTATATTTTCTTTTATCGTTAAATTATCTGGATTTAATATAAATTTAATTTGTGGTATTTTATGATTGTCCATAATATCATCTACATCTATATATAAATATTTGTAAAGAACATTATAAAATTCCTGATTGGTAATATTTTCATTTACTTTTAGTTTTTTCTTCCAACATATTTCAGAAACAATTCTTTCAAAAGGATTGCGAACACTTACCAATATTTTCATATCTTTATTTAGATCTCCCATTTCAATATCAAAGAATTCTTTTTTATTCATTATTTCATTATAAGTAAAATGCTGTAGTGTTCTTTCATTTTCTACACGTAGTCTTTTTTCTTTATTATAATAATAACCATATATATTTTTTTCATTCTTTTCTAGATTACATTTTTTATAAAAATATTCTTCAATCGACATACCTCCTGTTTTGGGAACATGAAGATATAATAAATTCAGAGATTTGAAATAAGGCATTTTATAAAATCGGATATTATTTTTAAATAATATTTATTTATAATATTTATATAATTTATAGAAAAATGAAAAATTACAATGTTTCAGATGGATTTTCTGTTTACGATGAACTAAACGACAACACTAATATTGAAGTCGGAGATACGATTACTTATATAAGTAATAATCAAATGGGATGGAAAAAATATAAAGTAATACTCAATGAAGAAGGAGAAAAGGATCTTGAAGAAATAGCAGATTATGATGACATGGGATATAATACCGAAGAAGAAGAGGAAGATACAAAAGGAGGAAAAAGAAATAAAAAGAGGAAAACTCATAAAAAAAGAAAAACAAATAAAAAGAGAAAAACGACTAAAAGAAAAAGCCATAAAAAAAGAAAAACGCTTAAACGAAAAATGCGTAAATAAATATTTTTGTTGTTTATGATAATTATCGCACGTTTTATTCCCAAAGGATTTTGGCTCCACATTTTCCCAAATCTTTGGCTCCACCTTTTCTAAAGGTGGAAAAAGGTGGAAGAATTAGACATACATACTGTAAAGTGCACTGATATTATCTTTGTCTCGTTTAATAAGTTTATCAACGATTTCTTTGGTTATTGTAAAAGGAAAATCAACTTTCAAACTCATGTCTTCTTCAAATAAATTAGAACCGGTTTTCATGAGACGATATAAATTCAATTTTGTATGAATAATTTCCAAACATCGTTTCAAATTTCTTACTCCGTCTTCTTTATTACAATGTTGATCAACCACATACTGAATCGTATCATCAGGAATAATGATTTGATTTTCTTGGAATTTCACTTGTTCACGGATTTTTGGAAGTAGATATTGATTTGAAATAGCTATTTTTTGTTTTTGATTATATCCTTTGGTTTGAATACGGTACATACGATCTTTTAAAATCGGATTCACTTTGGTTTCATCATTGTAACTGAAAATAAATAAACACTTACTTAAATCAAAATTAATTTCAGCGAAATACTTGTCATGATACTCGCTATTCTGGGAAGTATCTGTTAAATGCGTCAAAATACCAGTGATTTCTTCACCGCGAGGTGTATCACTTATTTTATCCAATTCATCGAAATAAATCACTGGATTCATGCATTTACTATCAATCAAAATTTGTACAATTTTACCCCAAGTACTGCCTTCATAAGTATAGGAATGACCTTCCAAGAAACTACTGTCGGTTGCACCACCTAGAGCGATGAATGCGAAGGGACGATTCAGAATTTTACTGATACCTTCTTTCACCAAACTGGTATTATGAGTTACTGTAAAATTACCTAATAAATATCTATGATTACCATTTAATTCAAATCCGTAATAATCACCATGACCCTTTGGTACTATTTTGATTCCTGTAACCATTGTATTTTTTTTTTGAAGTCTTTGTTCAGTGACTTGTTTCCTTGTAATCTTTACAGGGATCTCATGTAAATTATTTCCTGAGATGCTGATTCGATAATAAGTTCCTTCTTTCTTTTCATCTTTATAATAGCAACTTTTTTTACATTGTTTTTGATAAGCTGTAAAACCCAATGATCTAGTTATAAATAAAATATCATCTGATAATTGTTTATTTTTTTGTATAATATCATAACATTTATCTTTTTGTGAATAAGAACCATCTGTATCAATAATTCCAGCAAGTAATTCTAATTGAACACCACGATCATTGATTTTGTAAATATCTGGTACATGTTTATTGTTTAAAAGGTTGAGATCCTTTAATACTTGTAAAAATTTGTTTTTATTATTTCTAGTATCATTTTTTTGAGTATGTAAATCAAAACAAATTCGATAACTGTATCCTCCATGAAAAGTTAAAATCAAATTATATTCAGATAATTTTTTTCTTAGATAATGCAAAACCTTAGAATCTTGACTAGTAATTCTAGGACTGCTTGAATCTCCGTCACCTAACCAGACACCTAAAATATAAGGATCAAATGGAACGGATTTGGAAGGAAAATCAACGCCTACAGAATAACCTTTTAAATTTTCACGAATATATTTGGGTAATTGTAAAAGGTCTTTTACAGGTATTTCAATTACATCATTTTCTTGTGATTTTTCATTTAAAAATTTATTCGCATCTTCTTGATTATCAAAACGTTTCGAAATTATTTTATAATCTTGTTTATTTATGAATTCGGCTTTATAAGAGAACGAATCATCTTTATTCTTTAGTTTTCGTATCCTATTAATTCCAGACGGTTTTAAACATAAGATATGTTCTGAATTTACACCATATTTTTCACCCTTTGTGGGAATAATATCATACAAATCATCTTGACCACTTCCCAAAGATAATACGGTACGAGGAGTAGAATCATCGCCCATTAATAAATCACCCATTTCAATGTCTTGAACCATTTTAATCGATCCGTCATACATAAGAATTGGTGTATCTTTGACTAAACATTTACCTGTACCCGGGGGTCCATGTATCGCGATCGCAGTACCAATTGATTTTGGATTGGTAAGAAGTTGACCAAGCATTTGCATAATTTGCATTTTGGCGTCATTCAAACCATAAACCGCATTATTGAGTGTATTTTGTGCATTTTCCATGAATTCATGACATTTTTCAACTCCGTCATCGATATTAATAGGGAGTGTTTCATATTTACCAAAAGGAATACGCATAAATGTATCAACCCAATTTTTGATTTTGTAGAAATCACCACTACCAGGCTCCATGTAGCGTAGAGTATTGATTTTTTTTATAGCTGCACTTTTGAAAAGTGTTGGAATATTTGCTTCTAATAAAGTCATGCGATAAGGTTTTTCAATTCGAGTGATTTTATTGATTTCACGTAATTCCTTGATAATTTTCTTTTGCTCTTCGATTTCTAATTTCTCAAAGAAATGAAAATCATTCATTGTATTTTTGTCCTTGATGATTTTTCGAAAAATTCGCTCGTTTTTCTCTTTGTGTTTTTTCACTTTTTTCTCTGTTTTTTTCTTATTTAGTTTGATATCTTCTTCGCATACATGAATACATTTTTCAATTATTTTGTTATTCTTGTTTTTTTCGTAAATTTCTTTCAATTGTTCTAGAAATCCATCATCGTTGGGTTTACCAGACGACGATTCTACATCTTCAATGATGGATTTCACTTTATCAACAATTTCTTGTTTTGAATTTTCATTCTTATCCTTATTACATTTACTAGATTTTTCTATTTTATGATTTTTTTTATTCTTTTTATTTGGAATAGAAACTTCATCATCAAATTTATCTCCTTCATCAGACTCACTTGTAGATACAGAATCATCTTCGTTTTCTGTTTCTAAATCATCCGCATCTTCCCAATCATCTTCATCACTATCCTCATAATCTTCCCATTCGTCATCATCTTCATCTTCATTGGCTCCACCAATGGTAAAAATGATATTAATTTTATTTGATTTCTTTCTACTAGGCTTTTCTTCTTCTTCTTCTGAAAAATCTTCTTGTGATTCATGTGATTCTTCCTCTGATTCTTCTTCTATTTTTACTGGTTTTTTTGATTTTTTGATTGGTTTCTTTTTTTTCGGTTTTTCTTCTTCTGAAAAATCATCATCTTCTTCTTCATCATCACTGACTTCTATTTTTTTAGAAGTCTTTTGTTTTTTTTGTTTTTTCTTAAGAATCTTTTCATCTTCTTCCGAAGATTCATATTGATCTAATTCAATTGCTTTTTTCATTTTCTCACCTGATTTAATTTTTTTGTCTAAATATTTACTTGGAAATAGTTTTTGTAAGAATTTACGATACTCGTGTTCATCCATTTCATCATTTTCACTGTCGGTAGGATAATAAGATTCTTCATCATCGTCATCGTCGTCTGAACTATCGTGATTCTTCTTTTTCTTAAGTACGACCTCTGCTTGTTTCTTTGATTTTTTTGTCTCCTTTGTATCTTTTCTTACTACACGTTGATTAGTATCTTTTGTCATAATGTTATATATGTATGAATAAATATTTTTAAATTCTTATTCAATTTTATTTTATGAAAATTCAACCTATGAATAGAAAAAAGAGAGAAAGATAAAAAAGAAAAAACATATTTGAGAAATTACACATAATAAAAATAAAAACAATTAAAGTAAAAAACAATATAAAAATTTTAATAAATAATTAAATGTATCTTTAAAAATAAAATTGATTTAAAACAATCTAAATGTAAAAATATTATAGTATATTAAGAAATGTCCAAGAACATGAATTCAAACAACGTGCACAATCATAGTTCAAAAATTATTGGAATTCAGTTTGGAATTTTATCTCCCGAGGAAATTCGAAAAGGTTCGGTGGCTGAAATAACAAGTCGAGATACATATATCAATAACAAACCAGTCATCAAAGGTCTTTTTGATCCTCGTATGGGTGTTTTAGAACCTGGATTGATTTGTCCTACTGATGGTTTAGATTATATGCAAAGTCCTGGTTATTTTGGTCATATCGAGCTAGCTAGACCAGTAATATATATCCAATATTTAAGTACTTTATTAAAATGTTTGCGTGCTGTATGTTTTAAATGTAGTAAATTATTAATTAGTAAAGAAAAATATAAACAAGCCTTAAAATTAATCGGAGAAGCTCGTTGGAAATATGTTTTTGAATTAGCTAAAAAAATAAAAAGATGTGGTGAAGATACGGAAGATGGATGTGGTTGTTTGCAACCTACTAAAATTCGTAAAGAAGGTTTAGCAACTATTTTCGCAGAATGGCCTCCTGCCTCTGGTGATGAACCAATGATCATTAAATTAACACCTGAAATGATATTGAAAATATTCAAGCGCATTTCAGATGAAGATGTAAGTTTTATGGGTTTCAGTCCTACTTTTTCAAGACCAGATTGGATGATTTGTCAAGCGATGATTGTGCCTCCTCCTTCGGTTCGTCCATCTGTAAAACATGATGCCCAGCAGAGATCCGAAGATGATTTAACACATATTTTAGTGAATATTATTAAAACAAATAAAACATTATTAGAAAAAATACAAAATAACGCTCCTGCGAATGTAATTGATGATTGGACTACAGTTTTACAATATTATGTCTCTACTCAAGTGGATAATAAAATCCCTGGAGTAGCTGCAGTAGCACAGAGATCAGGAAGACCTTTGAAATCGATCAAGGATCGTTTGAATGGAAAGGGAGGTAGAATGAGAGGTAATCTGATGGCGAAACGTGTAGATTTTAGTGCTCGTTCAGTCATTACAGCTGATCCAAACATATCGATTCGTGAATTAGGTATTCCAATGAAAATTGCAAAAAATATTACAAAACCAGTCGTTGTGAATGCATTAAATAAGAATTTCTTGATGAAGTTGATGAAGAATGGTCCGGATGTTTGGCCAGGAGCCAAGATTTTAGAAAAAAAAAATGGTGAATCGATTACTTTGAGATACATTGATCGTAATTCAATTGTGTTAGAAGACGGTGATATAGTTCATCGTCATATGATGGATGGTGATGCTATCTTATTTAATCGTCAACCAACATTACATCGAATGAGTATGATGTGTCATATTGCTCGTATTATGAAGCGAGGTGATACTTTTAGAATGAATGTAGCTGATACAAAACCATATAACGCGGATAAAAATTTTTGTGACGACAAATGGTCACAAAACTAATTTTCATTAGTCAATGTTCGCAACAGGGGGCGTGAAAAGCGTGTTACCCCCTAGTCTCTTATTTTAGAGGCAAGACACCTTGATGCGGGAAACCCCTTAGAGCCTTTACTACCACCTCTTTCTTGAAAACATAAAAGAGGGAACTCGGTTAATAGCCGATCCCAATGGTAATAATGTAAAGGATTGGGCAATCCGCAGTGTTACTTTCTAAGTCCGTTATGGTAAAGGATATGAAAGGCACTCAGAGACTGAACGGGTGACGGTTTATGATGATGGTTTAACCAACCTGAGTAAGCTTAAGATACAGTCCGGCCTTTTGGGAAACTTTAAGGATCAACCGTTTGACGGGGATAGACATATGTAATCCATTTTGTCCCCAACAGAGAGCGTGAAAAGCGTGTTACTCTCTAGTTAAATGATTTAAATTAAAAAGCACTTAAAAAATAATCTTTTGTTATAATATAATGGAACCGTCAAAATACTTAAAACTGTCGAAACTAATTTTAGACAATCCAACCGAAAGATATTGCGAAATATATAAAATAACCAATCTTACTACTGGTAAGATATATGTAGGACAATCTGTTTCTCATATATTGAATCATAAAAGATACAGACCCTATGGACATGAAGGAAGATTTAGATGTCACATTTCTGAAGCTTTTTCAACAAAAAAAAACCAATCACATTATTTAAACAATTCTATAAGAAAATATGGAGTTGCAGATTTTGCGGTTGAATTAATTGAATATTGTGATTTATCAAAAGCGGATGAAAGAGAAACACACTACATTAAAGAATTAAATAGTTTATTTCCGAATGGTTATAATCTAAAAAATGGTGGTAGTGTATTTACTCATAGTGATGAAAGCAAAAGACGATTGTCTGTAGGAGTATTGAGTTATTATAAAGATAAAAAACATGAAAGGTTTAAAGATATCAAGCAAATTGATGGGGATATTGAAAAATATATCAAACCTTTAAATCGAAATAATGAGCAATATGGTTGGTATGTTTATATAAACAGAAAAAAAGCAGATTTTGGTGGTGTTCATATTCCATTAAACGAAAGTAAAAAAAGTGCTATAGAATTTATAAATAATCTAAAGAATCATTTAGCGACATGACCAAATTGCGGGAAACCCCTTAGAGCCTTCACTACTACTCATACTAGGAAACTTATGTGAGGACCACGATTAATTGTCGTATCCAAAAGTAAAAATGTGAAGGATTGGGCAATCCGCAGCCAAGCCCCTAAACTCGTTATGATAGAGCATGGGGAAGGTTCAACGACTAGACGGTTATGGGTCTTATATGAAGGTTTAACCAACCTGATAAGGCTTAAGGTATAGTCTGCCTCTATTGGAAACTTTAGAGAATTACTGGAAATGAATTTACATATGCCACAAGATCCAGAAGCAGAATCCGAATTAAGAAATTTAGCAGCAGTTCCTTATCAAATTATCAGTCCAGCCAATAACAAGTCAATTATAGGTATTTATCAGGATTCGATGCTTGGATGCTATCAATTTACAAGAGAAAACGTGAAATTTACGCCGAGAGATGCGATGAACATATTAATGATGTTAGACAATGTAAACGAGAAACAATTATTGGAAAATTTACAGAAGAACGATTCTTCTGGGGTAGGTCCGTTCCTTACCAACTTCAACATATTAAGTCAAATTATCAGTCCAATTTCAATGAAATACAAGACCAAAGCATATAAGGAGGATAAAGACGAAAAAGAAAATTACAATACCATTGTAGAAATCCGAAATGGAGAATATCTACGTGGACAAATGGTAAAATCCGTATTGGATGATTACACAAAAGGATTAATTCAGAGAACCTGTAATGATTTCGGAAATATGGCCTCTGCAAAATTTATCGATGATATACAGAATATTGTTACGGAATATATGAAAACAGCAGGTTTTAGTGTCGGAATTAGTGATTTAATTTCAAATGCTGAAACGAATCAAAAAATCGTGGAAATTATTACGAAGAAAAAGACGGATGTGAAGAATTTGATTGACCAGGTTCAAATTGGAGTATTTGAAAACAATACAGGAAAAACAAACGAAGAAGAATTCGAGACACAAGTGAATAATATTTTAAATAAAGCAACTGATGAATCAGGTAAAGTAGGATTAAAAAGTTTAAATAAAAATAATCATTTTGTTACCATGGTCAATGCAGGATCAAAAGGTAGTGATTTAAATATTACCTTTATGATTTCTTGTTTGGGACAACAAAATGTGGATGGAAAACGTATTCCTTATGGTTTTGAGCATCGTACTCTTCCTCATTTTACCAAATTTGACGATTCACCAAGTGCCCGTGGATTTGTAGAAAGTTCTTATATTAATGGATTATCTCCTCAAGAATTATTCTTCCATGCGATGGGTGGTCGTGTAGGTCTTATTGATACTGCGGTAAAAACTTCGTCTACAGGATATATCCAAAGACGATTAATCAAAGGTTTAGAAGATTTGATGGTGAATTATGATATGACGGTAAGATCGAATAAAAATAAAATTGTGCAATTTGCTTATGGGGATGATAACATTGATCCAATCAAAGTAGAAAGTCAACAACTACCATTAGTTTCCATGAGTATTCAAGATATTTATATGCATTATAATATTCCAGATGAATCAGGTAAAAATAAGATTTTATCCAGTATTTTCTTGAAAAATACGATGACTCGGTATAAGAAACAATTACCCAAAATGTTGGAATATAGCAAGAAATATACTGATTTTATGATTGAGATGAGATCGTCCATTATTCAAAAAGTATTTAAAAATAAAGGAGATAGTAATGTATATTGTCCAGTAGCGTTCTATTACGCGATCAATAATATTCAAGGACGCTCCTATTTATCGAATAGTTCAATGGTAGATATAACGCCAGTAGAAGTATTTGAACTAATAGAACAAACCTATGCAAATTTGGAGAAAATTACGTTTGCACCACCGACTCTTTTATTCAAAACTTTGTATTATTATTATTTATCACCAAAAGAATTACTACTCACAAAACGATTCAATAAATCCGCTCTTATTTTACTATTGGACACGATTGTTTTAGATTATAAAAAAGCAATTATCACTCCTGGAGAAATGGTTGGAATGATCGCTGGCCAGAGTATTGGCGAAGTCTCGACACAGATGTCCAGCATATCGTCAGAGAAAATGAAAATAATAAAAGTAAATAACACGACAAAAAGTGTGGAAATGATTTCTACTGAAATAGGACCATTTATTGATCAACTCATGGAACAAATACCTGAATATGTATTTAATACAGGTCATTGTCCAAATAGTACAGAAACTTTACTAGAAGCTTTACCTGATGATTATTATATTGTGGGTGTATCAGAAGATGAAAAGACCTCATGGAATAAAATATCTCATGTTTCAAGACATCCTGTAAACGGACAAATCATGAAGGTTACCACAAGAAGTGGTAGAATCGTGGAAACAACCACCAGTCACAGTCATTTAATACGATCCAAAGATTTACAAAAAGTAGTAGCAATTACAGGAAAAGATATGAAAAAAGGAATGCGTATTCCAGTAGCGAAACATATTAGTAATGATTTTATTCAAGAATCAATTAAAATAGGAAACACAACTTATAAATTAGACGCTTTATTCGGATGGTTTTTAGGCGCTTATTTAGCAGAAGGAAATGTAAATAAAAATCAAATTTGCATAACCAATATTTCAGAACATTTTATTCAAAATACAACCAAATTCGCAAAAAGAATGGGAAAAGATGTTAGTATTACAAATCGTGAATGTGAATTTGGACCAAGTACTTGTACAAAATTTAATCATAAAGAATTAGCATCGATTTTGGTAGAAGAATGTAATACAGGTTCTTTTATTAAAAAGGTTCCGAATTTTGCATTTACAGCACCAAATGAATTTAAAGCTGCTTTAATTCAAGCTTATTTTGACGGAGATGGAAATTTCCAAAATGATAAACTACATCATCAAATACGTGCATGTAGCAGAAGCAAACAGTTGATAAAAGATATTGCTTTATTACTAAATTATTTTGATATTTTTGGTTCAATCAAAGAGAATTTTGTAAGAGGATCAAATATTTATAATCTTACGATTTCAGCAAAATATGCGATTTCATATAAAGAAAAAATTGGGTCTTTACTTCACGAATCAACTTTGAATGATATGATTTGCTATTTGGAAAGAGAAAACTTAAAAATAGTTCCAGATTATATTGATAAAATCAATGGATTAGAAGATATTGTTTCAGATTGTGGTAAAATTCTCGCTTTACCAGGACAAAGTAGAATTTACAGTCATTATAAACATAAAAATATTGAAAGTATTGGTAGAAGAACATTAGAAAAATATATCAAAGTATTTGAGACTCATGAAAAATCGTATTTAATTCAGAAAGAAATTCATATTTTGAAACAAGCTATCACATCGAATGTGATTTGGGATGAAATCGTGGATATTGAAATTTATACACCGGAAGACCAGACAATATTTGTTTATGATTTTACTGTTCCTGGAAATCAAACATTTATGACTGATTATGGTGTGATAGTTCACAATACGTTGAATTCTGTTACATACGAGACACCTATTATCGTAAGAAATCGTGAAGGAACAATTATGAAAAAACAAATCGGTGAATTTATTGAAGCAAAAATAGAACAAGCAACCAAGACGGAATATTATAAAGATAAGGATACGACTTATGCTGAAGTCGACGATTATTTAGAAATTCCTTCTTGTGATGAAGACGGTAATATTTTATGGAAACGAATTGAAGCTGTTACCAGACATCCAGTAATAAATAAAGACGGAACAAATACCATGTTAAAAATTACTACAGAAGAACAACGTGAAGTCATTGCTACCAAAGCAAAGTCCTTTTTGAAATTGGTGAATGGAAAAATCATTCCTGTGGATGGTGATTCTTTAAAAGTAGGAGATTATTTACCTGTATCGAAAAAACAAATTGAATTCAAAGAAAACTTTGCATTACATCTAAAAGAAATTCTGCCTCCAACTGAATACATTTACACATCTGAAGTAGAAAAAGCAATTTTTGAAATGAATAAAAACGAATTTTCATGGTGGAAAAAAAATCAAGGAAGCACTTTTGTATTACCTTATGCTCGTAGTGATAGTTTTGTAGCTAAAGTAAGTAATAAATTAAGAAATGGATGTAAATCGAAAACAGAATTTCACACCGGTTGTGTGTATACAAAACAAACCAATATGAATTCTTATACGATTCCAGAAATCATTCCTCTAGATTATCATTTTGGTTATTTGTTGGGGGCTTATGCAGCAGAAGGATGTATGACGAAATTTCAAATATCAATCGCGAACAATGATATTGAATATTTTAAACCAATTCAGGAATTATGTGAAAAATGGAAGATAACTACCAAAATATATAAAACCGAGAATAAATGTCAACAAGGATGGACGAGTCAAGATTTAAGAATTTATAATACAGTTTTATGTCGATTATTGGATAACTTGTGTGGAAAATTAAGTCATAATAAATTCATTTCGGATCAAATCATCTTTTCCAATAAAGAATGTTTGCTTGGATTCTTGGATGCTTATATTGGTGGGGATGGCTCAATAAATAAAAAAGATAAAAGTATAGTTATGTCTTCTGTATCGAAAGAACTATTAGTTGATGTACAGCAAATATTAAATATATTAGATATTTATAGTTTTATAACAAAACCAACCAAACAAGAAACAAATAATCGAGGCTCGAAAGATATTAAACAACTATATACATTATTTGTGAGAAATAAACAAGCAAATAAATTAGCAAACTTATTAAATATTAAATTAAATTATAAACAAGAAAATTTACAAATTATTTTAAAAAATAAACCAAAATATGAAATAAATAAAAATTATAATGTTTTACCAAATGAAATAGAAGGAGAAATTGTTTTTAAAGAAAGAAATAACACTGAATGTGTAGACGTTTTATTCGATAAAATTAAAAGCATTGAAGAAGTCACAAATACTACTAATTATGCATATGATTTAACAATTGAATGTACAAAGAATTTTAATATCTATAATGGTCTCGCTTTGAGAGATACTTTTCATTTCGCTGGTGTTTCATCAAAATCCAATGTAACCCGTGGTGTGCCTCGTATTGAAGAGATTTTGTCTTTATCTGCAGAACCTAAAAATCCATCATTAACGGTTTACTTAAAACCAGAAGAGGAGACTCAAAAAGAAAAAGCGAATACGATTATGTATATGTTAGAATATACAAAGTTACAAGAAATTGTAAAGTCCGTAGAAATATGTTTTGATCCTGATGATTTAAATACACTGATTGACGAAGACAGAACAACCATTGAACAATTTCGTGCTTTTGAAAATATGGTAGCAGAGTGTGCAGAAACAAATTTAAGTTCAGACAATGAAAAATCAAAATGGATTATTCGAATGACGATGGATCCTGAAGTGATGCTGAGAAAAAATATTACAATGGACGATATAAATTTCACACTATCAAACGCATATGATAATGAAATTCATTGCATTTATTCGGATTATAATTCAGAGAAACTTGTTTTCCGAATTCGCATGAATGAAGTAATGAAAAGTAATTCAAGAGGAGGACAAAAGAAAATAAAAATAAATCCGCTTGATCAATCCGATCAAATTTATATTTTAAAGAATTTCCAGGATCAACTGCTAGAAAATATTGTATTACGAGGAATCAAAGGAGTCAATAAAGTTATACTTCGTAAAATCAAGGACAATGTGGTAGAAAGTAACGGTCTTTTCCAAAAGCAGGATATTTGGGTATTAGATACAGTTGGAACCAATTTATTAGACGTATTATCCGTCGATTACATAGATAATAAACGAACATTTAGTAATGATATTGTGGAAGTTTACAATGTCTTAGGTATCGAAGCGGCAAGACAAGCAATTTATAATGAAATAACAGATGTAATTGAATTTGATGGTGTATATATTAATTATCATAATTTCAGTGTTTTATGTGATCGTATGACTTATTCGAGTAAAATGATATCGATTTTCCGTCACGGAATTAATAATGATAATATTGGTCCAATCGCAAAGGCTTCTTTTGAAGAAACTCCTGAAATGTTTTTGAAAGCGGCCAGACATGCAGAATTAGATACGTTACGTGGTGTTTCTGCAAACGTAATGTGTGGTCAAGAAGGATTCTTTGGAACAAGTGCATTTCAAGTAGTTCTTGATTTAGAAGAAATGCAGAAATTAGAAGTAACAAGTGAATACAAACTAAGCAATCAAGAAATGGAAATCGAAAAATTCTTTGGTGCGGCTGAAAATCCAAATGATCCTTGTTCAACTACTCATCTCACCGTACAAAATAATGTAATTAGTATTAAGAATACAGATATGGGTACAATAATGAATGATTATAATCCTGGATTTTAAACCCTTGAAGATTTGTAATGTTAATTACAAAAAAGAATATTAAAAGATAGTTATGTATTTATAAGTAATGAATACATTTCATAAAATATCATTAAATATATGTGAACAAATGAAAGATAATGTAAATAAACCATTATATAAAATTTTTTTTGAAATATTTGCTTCCCAAAAAAAATACAGTATACAAGAAAAATTTTTTTTTTTTAAAAAGAAAATCGTCGAGAATATATTTTTAAGTGAAATCATGAAAGATGAATTTTTGGAATTATTTCAAAAAATTCAACAAAAGTTTTTATGTATTCAACATTTTATTTTTACGATAAAACATAAAAAAGCAAAAATTGTTGTAGAAAATGATTTATCATTAAATCCTATTTCAGAAAATGATAAGAATGTAATTGTTATTTACCAAAACAATAATAAATATTTATTTAATATTCGTGATATTATTCAATTGATTGAAAAGAGTATTACTCATTCCGAATATTTTTTCTCGAAACCACTAATCTGTAAAAATCCATATAATAATTTAATATTAAATAAATCAACTTTATATAATATTTATTTTTTTATGCGATTTAAAACATTATATTTTTCACAGATATTACATCATTTTTTCCTATGTAATTTTCATTTAAGTGAATTTCATGAAAAAAATTATACATTAGTACGAAATACCGCGATTTATGATTTTTTCAAGAATGAGTCGTCATTGCATTATTTAAAGCGTTATATTTTAGAAATGTTGGATGAATATAATGATATGTATACATTTAATCAAATAGAAATACATCATGAATTTCCTTTAAAAAAATTAGTAGAAATAATGAAACCATATTTAAAAATTTATTTGATAAGTAAATATTCATTACTTAATCTAGAGAAAGTAGATGCGAAAATATTGTTACATGATAAATTATTGCGATTACAAGAAAATACACCTTTTTTTGGTAGAAAAATGTGTAAATTTGAATATGCAAATCAATGGTTACAAGAAAAAAAGACAATGGATTTTTATTTTGTAGATGATCATATTTCGTTTTATGAAGAATCAAAAGATGAATTTTTATTATCTCATTCGATTTTGAAAGAAGAGTAAAAATTGTGTTTTTTATTCGTTTTTTTAAGTTTTTATTGCATCAGAGTAATTGTCCATGCATCGGAAGCTAAAGAAGGATTCGTCAAATAAGCGTAAGGTAAATAAAAATATCCTTTGATACCCCAGTTTACACCCCATGAATTTCTCATGATCCAGCATTGTTTTTCATCATCATAACCACAACATAAAACAGCATGACCCCCTAATAAAGTTTCACTTGATTCAGGCATTGGAACCATACCCGTATTCGCAACTTCATCAGTTTCAAAGGAATCATATACACAAATACCAATCACAAAAGGAAATCCACTTATTAAACATTTTTTCATAGAAATTAAATCACATAAAATATTTTGAATTCTTAATGCTTTTTCTTTCAATGCATCTTGATAACAATTTGCTGTTGGTTTTGTAGCAAAACGAAAAGGGATATAAGGCCAGATAGATTCAGGACACACACCATAAATTTGAAAAGTTTTAATACCGTCAGATAAAGTACTACCTACATCATATGGAATACTTTTCTCTAATAATCTTTCATTATAATAAACAAAAAGTCGAGAACCACAAAATCCAGGTTTATCATATCCAATTAAACCACAAAGTGCATTTGCTGTACATGAACCAATTTCACCTTGGTCATAAATTACAGGCATTTTATTTCGTAAATCGATGTTTGTAGGTAATTTTACGGTCGCAGGTGCTAGTTTCATAATGTTCAACTGTTTCGGAGGAAGTTTTTCTATTTTCAAGTTGTAAATACGCTTAACCATAATATAATATAAATAAATATTTTATATTATACAAATTATTTGATCACATAGAAAAAGCAAAGTATTTGTTATTTTATAAATGATCAGTCGTCAGATTCTAAAATAATCAATGGCTTCTTTTTAATATATTTTGTAGTAGAAGGTTTTACAAATTGTGTCAAATAATTTTCGATTGTTATTTTGTTTCTAAAAGCTTCTTGAATCATTGTTTCACCTTTTGATTCATTTAATAAAAAATCAATTGAAATAAAAGCCTCATTTTGATCATTTTCAATATATTTGTATCCAGGAATTTGTTGAGGTTTTAATCCAGGTATTACAATAAAAACAAAGGATGTATCATTATTATTGAAATCGCCATATGTAAGAAAAGCATGTTTTTTATAATTGGTTTGAAATAAAAATTGTTGAGAAATAAAAAAAGAAGGAATTTGATATTTTTGTAAAAGTAACCACAAATCAAACGGAGTTAAATAATATTGTTCACCATAAATAAAATCTTCAAATGATAAAGATCCACTCTTTACTTGATCACCGAAACTTTTTTTTCCTTCTAAAATTAATATATCCATGATTTTATCTTGATGATATGTTTTCATTAGAGTTTTATAAATTTCGAATAAATCCTTTTTAATTTGATTAATTGTAGATATTTTATTTGTTGAAAGTTTTAATAAATCAATCATGATTTGATATGTACATGCAATATGTTTATCATATCGGATTTCATTATAAGAGGGTGGAAATATTTCTGACCATATTTGAGAAGTAATTTTTGTTTTTTTAATTGTTAAACAATCATTTTCGTTTATACTATTGCGAATTGGTTCTAAACTTTTAACAATATTATCATAACTCTGTGTAAGTATAGGATCAGCTTCGTCATAAGAACGATAATTTACGTATGGATTCGTTATATTTTGTGTGAGTGTTTCAAAATATTCTTGTGTTAATAAAGATTGAAGCAGAATAATTTCATCCTCTCTTAAATCATATTCAATATTTGTAAAAGATAAAAAGTTTTGAGGTTGAAACATGAAATTACGGATCGAAAGATATCTAATAAATTCATCAGCCATTTTATTATAGTAAATAGGTTCATTTCGTTTTTTGGTAATTAAATTTTTTTCAGGTAAAATCAATTTACACTTACCATCTTTTGAATAACTACATAAATAAGATTCATTTTCACATTTATCTTTCTCTTTTATGATACACGTAGATACTTGATTTAATAACTTGTAATAATGATCATCTCCTATAAATTGAATTTGATCTTTTACAAGTTCTCTCAATAATTCATTGATTTTTTTTAATTTTTCGTTATAAATAAAATATTCTTTCGATAAAAATGTTTCGATTTTTTCTCTCGTTTTTACGTTTTCATAATGATTCAATAAAATTCGTATCGTATTTCTGAAAACATTGTAAAATTTTGTTTCTAATTTAATTTTTAAGATATAATCCACACGGTCTTTATCTACATCATCAGTAGTGCTAATAATAGATTCTGATTGTATCATTGGTTTTGATTTCGGTTGAATAATATAATTTGTATTTTTGAAAGAAGGTAATTGTTGTTCTTTTTTAATTTCCATTTCTGAAATGGGTTGAGATATTTGAACAAATTGATTGGTTTCTGTTAATAATCCTACGACGAGTTCATCTTCAATTATTTTAAAGATTGGTTTACATGGTATTCCACTGAAACCCTTCTTTTTATTTGTTTTTTTATAAAGTTCGGTTAAAAATGAAAAGGTTTCTTCATAAGTTTTCCATAACGAATCATCCGTCATCAAAACATAATCGATATTTTCTTTTGCATTTTCATAAATAGCCGAAGGATAACATGGGATAAATCCTGTTTTTAAACTTGAACTTTGTGCGATTAAACCAATGACTTTATTTTTAAAATTAATCACTTGTTTTTTAACTGTATATTTATATTTATCTAATTTCTCCATTAAATCATACAATAAAATTGGTCGTTTAGCAGAGTAAATGGTAGGCATAGAATCCAATGGTTTACATAATGTTTTATACAAAGGTTTGATAATTTCTTGAAACACCATTTTCATACTTTTTGAAAGATGTGGGTCATACTCGCTAAATATTTTGGTAATACTATTTTTCTCACCAGTAATGGTGAGCGAATAAATTGGTTCATAAAAATTTTCTTCTTTTAATAATAAGAGTGTCGGTTTTCGAGCTTCATAGAATTCACTTGAATAGTGATTGGTTGGGCATAATATGTGAACATTATTGGTAATATCATTATTTGGGATTTCTAAAATAATTAGATTAATTCCTGAAGGAAAAATGTATTTATTCGGTTTACTTATAATATCCCATAAATAAACGTGATTTATGATAGCATCATCGTCTTCTAAAAATTGAATAAAATTTTCAAAAGCTGAAACAACCTTTTGAAAAAATAAAAGATCTGTTTCTTTGCTTGAATCAAGTTTCATATAAAGATTACTTGAAACATATTTTTGAATATCTATCTTTCGATTCTTATCATAAAAATCAGTTGTTAAATTACCATTTTGAAATAAAATGAATTGATCAATGCTTAAACTTTGAATAATTCGTTTTCTCATTTCTTGAATACTCAGTACTTTAGTGAATTTTTCAGAAGAAGAAGAAGTTATTTTTTTAGCGAAAAAAATCGCATCTGAGATACATGCAATAAATGATTGTTTTTCATTAATTTCTACTCCGTGTCTTAATAAACAAGGATGATTTGATTTTAAATTCGTATTTGTTTTACTTATTTGACATTCCGCGTTCACTTCATGTAACATGGTTTGAATCGCAGAAGGTAAATATCCCCATCTTCCAGCAGCAAGAGGAAATTTATCAGGACCTTTTACATATTCATCTTCGATTTCTTTTCCTTTTTTTTCTTCTTTTTTCTCTTCTTCAATTCCATAACATTTATTTTTAGCTGTGATTCTAGCATCTGTTTTCCATTTATCAAAACAACATGGTAGACAAAACCCATCTGGATGCTTATCTACTTGAAAATTAGGGTATCGTTTATAATCGGGTTTTGTTTTGGGTGGTTTATAAAATTCATACACATAGTGTCCAGGTTCAATCACGTCCGCATTTTCATCTAAAATTTTTCCGCAAGTAGGATGAACTAATTCTGTTTTTCCATTTTCTTTCACTTCTTTCATTTCTTTTGGATCAATTAAGGTATTTGTTTTTAAACACCAATAACGAGGACAAACATAATTAAAAGGTTTTTCTTTATTAGAACCATAACGAATCACATCTTCATCCCTCAAAAATCCAGGGTGTTCTTTTTTGATTGTATCTAATTGTTCATCTGTAATAATTACAGGCTGTCTTTTGGCGGATGACTGACACACTTTGGAATAAATCGAAAAATTACCTACGGGTTGTTTAATAATGAGAGCTTTATCTTTTTTCTCAATTTCATTTTGAAAATAATTACGTAAAGTCATTCCATCAATATTTTGAATTATATTGTTATTATTATTGTTATTATTATTATAATCGTCTTCGAAAGATGATGGTGATTCCTCTCCATTTCCACCAACCGTTTCTTCTTCTTCTTCTTCTTCCTCATCATCATTCCCAAAAAATAAATCAAATGCATTTTTTTGTTCATCGTCTTCATTTACATCACCACTTAATTTGCTGTATTCAACTGATTCGTTTTCATCGTCTAAAATAGGTGCTTCCCAATCTGGTAGTGGACTTTCGTGAGAAGGTAAAATATCTGGAAGTTTAACATCTTCTTTCTCTCCTGAAGAACATAAAGTATCAATTTTTTTCCATGAATAACCACTACTTTTTTTATCTTGAGTGAATCTTATTAGGGTATCTAAATAAATTGGAATTGTTCTTAAATAACGAATATCATTAATATTTTCTACAGTGATTTTTATACTACTAGATGCTTGATCGATATGTAATAATGTTTTAAATCCAGGATTATTTTTAATTCGAATATCTGATTTTCGAACTCCTCTCTCTAACTCAACTTCATTGACTATTTTTTTCACCATTTCTTCAGCTTGTTTTTTCGTAAGATCCTCTTTGAAATTTTCCAAGAGTGATTGAACGATTTCGTGACCGCGATAACCATCGTCACGTTTTTCTAGAATAAAAGCTTCTTGACTTGTAAATTTATTGAAATTTGATACACGTTTAAAACGTAATTGAAGATCTTTTTTAAATTGTGATGTTTCATTATTGAAAATACTGGAAATACAACCTTGATAGGTTTTCAAATCTATTTTTTTGGATATTTTAATTTGTGTTTCATAAGTAAGTTGATGAATTTCTATTCTTGCATCATTTAAACGATGAAATAAATCGATTTTGTATCCGCTTTGTTGCAAAGAATCATTGATTTCTTGAATAATGGGATTCACTGATTCTTTAAAGATTTCATCAATTTCATTTTCATCCATGACGGAATCAAATTCGGAAGAAATGGTAATAAAACCATTCTCGTTAAATTCACAAATGATTTGTAATAAAGGTTCTTTGTCTCCGGTGTTTTCTTTTTTCTCTTTTTCTTTTTCTTTTTCTTTTTCCTTGTAGTATTCTATGTAAACTGTAACCGATTTTGATTTTCCAATCGTTCGAATAAGTTTAAAAATGATCCCTTTTTTCAAAAAAGGAATTCTTCTTCCATCCATAGCAACCTTTTCAGTATAAAGTCGATAGCTATTTTCTTGTCTAGTAGAAGGATTATATTTAATTAGAGGATTTTGTTTTGTAGCATGAATTAGTTTATAAATAATTTCAAGCGGAATAAAAATAGGGTTCACAGGTTTCATGATTGCTTTGATACTTTTGATTCCTTTCGAGAGATAAGATAAATCCTTTTTTCTTGTATTGTACACATCATAAAACATCGATACGGTATTGAAATTTTCAATCGTTTTATCTGTTAATAAAGACGTATTTTTTTCGATCAAACTCGATTCAGATTCTTGTAATTCTTTGAATGAAAAAATATTTTGCGAGTATAAAAAAGGATAATAAATATTTATTATATTTTCTTCGGACATATTTTTATTTTTACTAGATAGAAATCGTAGTACATTTTTAGCAAAACAAACATTGATCGTATTATTTACAATCTCTCCAGTGGTTAATAATAAATGTCCATTTAAGGTAGATAATGATTTGCGTGCGGTTTTTTCGAAAAACGGATCTATATTTTCAAGATCATATGGATTTATCGCAAAAGGATATTCATTTTCAACAATAAAAAATTTTTGTCCAAGAACCTTGTGGACAATCCATGAGGTATTATCGAATTTTAGAGAGAGTAAATCATCATAATCATATACATCTTTACTAGGAGGATATACGAGTTTTTCGCTTTTTTCAGAAGATACAATATTCGATAGAAATTGTTTCAATCTTACATTGGTAAGTTCAATGCGTTTATTTTGTGTTAACAACGAATAAAGGGAGGCTGTATTGATTCTCTCGATTTGATCACAAAAAAGGTACATTTCTTCTAAGAAATCGGTATTTTTAAATTCATTCAATATTTTCAGTTTAATTACACCAATGGAATCATCATAATGAATCGTCTGTTCCAAAATTTGAACCGAAATATTTTTGGTTTGAATCATTTCGATTTCTTTTGGAGAAAACAATTCTGGATAGAGTGACGAGCTATCTTTCTCAGTTACTTTTTTACCATAAAAAACAAAAATTTTTTGAATGTTACCATCTACTAAATGATTTACTTTATATATAGGATGATATTGATTCATATATATAAAGAAGTGATTATTTTTTATATCAAAGTAAAAGAAAAATAAAATAGACAAATAAATAAAATATGTTTTATACTAAATCATAATAAGGATTATCATTGATTTTCATTCCGCAATAATTTTTGGGACTTTTTTTATAATCTACAGGTTGATAAATATTCGCTGCCTTGGCGTTTTCCAATAAAAACTTGAAATTTAGCCAAAAATCTTGTTTGTGTCCAATCGATTCCGTCATAATATGAGAGAGTTCATGAAGAGCAACAAAAGTAAGTGTATTAATATCTATAAGTTTATCACCTTCTTTGGTAGTATTTAAACAAAATGCGATTTTCTCTCCCTTATTTTCACTATAAGCAGTTAATTCACTTGTGGGTAAGGTTTCACTAATTTTTTTAGGATTAAATCCTTCTACTAAGCGTTTTACACGATCGTCCTCTGGATGTTTTTCTTTCATATATGCAACCATCTTTTTACATTTTTCACTAACAGATGCTAGTAAATTAGCCGCTAATTCTAATTTGGCTCTTTCTCTCACACAATAACGATTACCATCTTTTGAGGCAATAATACATTTTAGATTGAAAGCATCCGATTCATAATAGATTCGTAAACAGACAAACAATAGTAAAGCAATAAAAATATAAAATAATATGGTTTGTTTGTTCATATATTGTCTTTTGATAAAAAGTACAACAAAAATATTAAAATGTATAAAAAATGTATAAAAAATGTATAAAAAATGTATAAAAAATGTATAAAAAATGTATAAACAATATATCAATCTTACTTATGAAAAACTCGATTCTTCTGCTTAATAGTGATCAAACGAATATTCTTAAACAGTTAGCCATGAAGATTACTGCGAATCCTTCGAAAGAACCTGAATTGTTTTGTAGACAAGCAAAAGATCTCACATATAAATTACCTGAATGCATTAAAAATAAAATTATTTCTTTTGTAAAACATGGTTCTGAAACAGGATTTTTATTAATAAAAGAAATATTTATTGATGATTTAATCACAAAAACACCTACTACAAACAATCAAAAAATAGGCGAACAAACTTTATTATCTCGTATTCAAGCCATATTTCTTGAATTCATAGGCGAAATGATCGCTTATGAAGCAGAAGGATATGGGGCTCTTTTTCAAGATGTCGTACCAGTAAAAACAATGGCTTTTCAACAAACAAGTGTAAGTAGTCAGACAGAACTAGAAATTCATACAGAACAAGCTTTTTCGAAATTACGTCCCGATATTCTTAGTTTAGCTTGTATTCGTGGTGACTCATCGGCTTATACTTATGTTTTACCTGTAAATTATCTATTACATCTTTTAACTGAAGAAGAAATCGAATTACTTTATAAACCTTTATGGATGACTGGTGTAGATTTATCGTTTAAATTAAATGGTGAACCATTTTTAGAAGGAGATCTTCGTGGTCCAATATCAATTTTAAGTGGTTCAAAAGAAGATCCTATTTTTATCTTTGATCAAGATTTATTTACAGGGATTACTGAAGAATCAAATAAAATGATTAAAAAAATTGTTTCTATTTATTACAAATACCGTATCGAACATAATTTAGTACCAGGTGAAATTATTTTTATTGATAATCGTCGTTGTGTGCACGGTAGATCATCTTTTACACCTCGGTATGATGGTAATGATCGGTTTTTAATTCGATCTTTTGCGGTATTTGATTATGAAAATAGCAGTCATGCACGTGTTAATAATTGTCGTGTTGTTTCTGCGAAATATAGTTGATATTATAAATCAATCAGATAAAGTATTAAATTGAAGAAACTCGTAGTAAATCATCTGAAATTTCTTGAATTGATTGATTTATATATTGAAAATCTTCTTCTTGAATATCTCTATGAAAAACAATGCGAATAAGACTCGGCGACCAAGCGGAAACTAGGATTCGTTTCTCTTTAAACAATTTAGACACTTCGCATGATATTTTGTCTGAAACCCAGGAAGGATGATATCTAAGAATACGAATAAAAAGAATATTTGTTTCTACTTTTGAATAAAGCTCAAAAGCGGATAATGATTCTACCGTTTTTGCGATTTGTGCAGATCGTAAATGATCTTTTATTAATATTCCATTTTCAAAATCATCTATGGCTTGTAAACCAGCTGCCGCCAAAATACCTGATTGTCGCATTCCTCCTCCGAGAGCTTTTCGGATTCGTCTTGCTTTATTTATAAAAACATTTGTGCCTACCAAGAGAGAACCGACTGGAGCGCCTAGACCTTTTGATAGACATATAGATAAGGAGTCAACATGATTGGATATTTTGCTTGGATCAATACCAGATCCAGTAATCGCATTCCATATACGAGCTCCATCCAAATGGATTGGAATGTCTAATTTAAGAGCGATTTTCTTTAAATCCTGAATAAAAGACAAGGGTAATATTTTACCACCACATGCATTATGGGTATTTTCAATGCATATTAATTTTGTAATGGGTTCGTGTATATCATTCTCTCGAATTGCGAGTTTTACTTCTTCCAGATCAAGTGTTCCATCGGACAAATTATGCACCGTTCTTGGAGAGACCCCACCGAATTGGGAAGCACCTGCTTGTTCAAATAAAAAAATATGACTTTGGTCTCCTACAATGATTTCACTACCACGCTGTGAACACCATGTTAAAATAGCAGTTAAATTACACATGGTTCCAGAAGGGAAAAAAAGTGCGGAATCTTTTTTAAAAATCTCGGATACTCGTTGTTCGAGTTCTTGAATCGTTGGATCTTCGCCGTAAACATCGTCGCCCACTACAGCATTCGCCATGGCTTGACGCATTTCATGGGTTGGTTTTGTAACGGTATCACTTCGTAAATCGATGGATTTCGACATTATTTTTTATTATATAAATTCACCTGATTTTGGCTTTATATAATATTTTTATATAAATTTACCGCGGCTACACATATATTGATTCTATAAAAAACAACTTAAAGACAAAATCATAAAGTATACTAATGTGTTCCACGCAATCGAAGCGAAGAGATTTTTGTTTTATCTTGAAGGATTATACTCAGGAAGAATATGATTTACTACTTGATATGCAATGTAGATATCTTATTTTAGGAAAGGAAATAGATCATGATGATGATCATGGAAAACGCAAAATTCAAGGATATATTTATTTTCATTGTCCAAGAACTTTTCAAGTCCTGAAAAAAATTAGTTTGAGAATAGAAATGGATGAATTACTTGGAACACCAAAATTGAACTATGAATATTGTTCAAAGCAGAATAATTTTGAAGAGAGAGGTGAATTACCGAATCACAAACGAATAGTTCAACTTGTTAAACCTATAAAGATGGAAAAATCATTCGCAACTCATGAAAAGTCGAAATTTTGGTCCTCATTAAATACATTGAAACCAGAAGAGGTTTCTTTAAATTCACATAAAAACTTTTGGTTTGATTGCTCAAAATGTGGGCATGTTTATGAATCTATTTTAAATAATATTACTACGAATGATTCTGGTTGTCCTTACTGTTACAATCGAAAATTATGCGGGAAAAAAGAATGTACGATTTGTTTTGAAAAGTCTTTTGCTTCCAATGAAAAATCTGAATTTTGGAGCAGTAAAAATGAATTATTACCTTTACAAGTAAGTAAAGGAACATTTAAAAAATATTTTTTTGATTGTACAAAATGCGGACATGAGTTATTTAAAAATTTAAAAGGTATAACAGATAATAATCGTTGGTGTTGTTATTGTTCACATCAAGAGTTATGTGAAAATGATAATTGTAATTTTTGTTTTAAGCATTCTTTTTCGTCTATAGAATATTCAAAATATTGGAATCAGACGATGAATATGAATATAACACCCCGTAAAACATTCAAAACTACAAACAAAAAATTTTGGTTTGATTGTAATATTTGTAAAAATTCTTTTGAAAAAACAATTAGTAGTATTACATTACAACATAGTTGGTGTCCAATTTGCAAGAATAAAACAGAGAGAAAATTATTGGGAAAGTTTAATGATAAATACTATGATGTAGAGAGGGAATATAAGTTTTCTTGGTGCAAAAATATAAAAGAATTACCTTTTGACTTTGTTTTATTACATGAAAAGATTATTATTGAGTTAGATGGACCTCATCATTTCAGACAGGTAAGTAATTGGGGAAAGTTCGAGGATAATCAAAAACGTGACTTGTATAAAATGAAGTGTGCGAATGAAAATGGATTTTCGGTGATTCGTATCTTACAACAAGATGTGCTGTATGATAAATATGATTGGTTTACTGAATTAGCCGATAATATAGATAAAATATACCAGGAAAAGAGAATTCAAAATATTTATATGTGCTTAAAGGATGAATATAAAGATTTTGTTATTGAAAATTAATTATTTTATTTTTAATTTAAATTTTGTTACGATAAATGGTCTATTGTGGACCACTTCCTAATTCGAGAGGTACGCGCATGAAATCGCTCTCTATTGTGGATTGATTCCATGGTCCTACATATAATTGTGGGTTAGGAGGTTCCGATCGGATTTGTAAGTTCGCATTACGTAAAGTTTGTCCGATGGTATCAATACCAATATGGTAACCAGCTTTTAATAAATTCACGTTTGCTAATTCACCTTTACCAGAAGGATTTAATTGAGCCCATTGACTGTTTGAATCCTTAGGAAGAAGTTCAGCAGGATTTTGGATATTTGGATGAGAGCAAGAAGAAGGGATTCCAGGCATACTGGTTTGGACACCATTTGCAGAGGCAAATACTTCATTTTGTCCTAAAGGTTCAGAAGGACGAACACCTGCTACATTATTTCCAGGAGAAGGACGACCATATTGTTGAGGCATAGATTGATTGGATTCGTAACCAGACATTCCTTTCGAGGATAGGTACTTAGCAAATAAAATAACGCCATAAGAGACAATTAATAAAACTACGATAGCTCCAATACCATATTCGTTCCATAGCTTTTTTAAAGACACGGTCATTATATAAAATTAATGATAAAATAATTTTATGAATACTTATTTATTTATAGAGGTTTACTTTGAAAAAAGCGAAATTATTTATCTATCTTTTTCTAAACTTGTAGAGAATAAGTAAAAAAGAAAAGTTAGAGATCTTCCAATTCACTTTCCGAAATTTCATCGATCTCAGCATCCAAATCACTATCACTATCATGATTTTCAAAATCATCCAACATATATGTTTTTTTAATATTTTTGGCTTCTAAATAAGCTAAAACAAGATTTTTTTTAGCTTCCTTTGCTTTGGTTCTGGCTTCTTTATACAATTCAAAATAAACTTGATTTGGTTTTTTAAGAGTCATGGTTTCTAAAGGATTTTCTTCTAAAGAAGATTTTATGTCTATTTCTTGAATCATATCTTCACTTGTAGGTAATTCAACATCTAATTCTTCAATCACTAGATCTAACGGTTCGGAGGTGGTTTCATTATCATGATTCGACGAGTCTTCTTCTTCATCATTACGACTAATAAAATCAATTACTTTTGATTTCTCATTTTCCACAATTGGATCCTCTTCTTCTTCTTGTTCGACTTTTTCTAAAGGTCTTTCAATCGTATCATGATTTGATAAAAAAGAAGAGGAATCCTCGAGAATCATCGAAGTTTTCCCTAAATTTTCTTCAGATACTAGATTCTCATTTTTTTTAGATTCTTTTTTATGAGACGATGTTTTAATAATACAGTTATCAAAAATAGGTTCATTATCTAGAATAACCATCATTTGTTTTAACTCGATCTCAATTTGAAAATTTCGTGAGGTAAATTTAATTCCTTGTATCTCTAAAATAGAAATAACATTCGTTTCATTTGTAACTTCTTGAAAAGAAAAAGGCAACTCATTTTCATCATAAATTTTAACAACTGGTTCGTTATTTACTAAAGATGTCTTAACGTTGGTTCGAACCAAGTAATATTTACCAGATTTGAAAATTCGAATAATGGAATTAAAAGCACTTTCAACATCACTTTTCTCTAAAGCATTCTGGAACCATGTATCTGATTTTTCATAGATTAATTGTTGACTTCGTTCTTCTAAATTTTCAAACCAATGAATTAGTGGAATGGATGTTTGATCAAACATTAAATCACAATAATATTTTTTCCCGGTTTTTACAAATCCTTGGCGCGTTAAAGATTTAGTCGTTTGTATATATAATGGTTTTTCATTGTATTGAATTTTTGTGAAATAAGCACCTCCTTGAATACTTATTGGATGTGTTAAGGATAATTTTGAAAAATCAAAAAAATCATTGGGTTCAATAATATTTTCCATTATGTCTTCTATAGAAAAATTTTAACAAAAGAACACGCATGATTTTTATTTTATTTTTATTTGATGTAAGTATGAAAAGTATGAAAGATTCACTCATCCAACAATGTTTAGATATATTAAAAAGGGATGAAGTTAAAAATGATCTAAAATTATTAATCAAACCAATTATTTATTTTATTCTTTATGAAATCAGTCCATACATTTATGTGATTCTTTTGTTTGTTTTTATTTTATTTTTAATGATTTTAGCTATTTTGATACTTTTAATTATATTATTAAGAAATCATCATTCTTTCATGAAAAATCTTTGATATAAGGAAAAATTTTTGATTTATATATTTTATTCTATCTATATTGTATATAATGGCTCGTAAATATAGTAAGAAAAGTCGCAAAGGAGGATCAAATGCACCAAATCCTTCAAGTTATAGTTCCGCAACTACATATAATCAAGCAGTGAATGGTACAGGTAATGAACAATTTGATCGCGTATTTAGTCAAAGTAGTCCAGACGCCATGTACCCTTCCAATCAAAGTGTAGGTGTCCAAGGGCAAAATTTAGGATATAATGGTTCTACTGCAATTCAAAAAGCTGGAAGTAGAAGAAAAAAGAAGGGAGGATTTTGGAGTCAGATTTTAAATAATGCGATTGTTCCTTTAAGTATTTTTGGAATGCAACAAACGTTTCGTCGTAGGAAAACTGGAGGTAAAAGAACAAGAAAACAACGTTAATTTATTTTGATTTTTGTTTAATTATGTAATTCATTATATTTGTTATAATATAATGAGTTTTGAGAATCAAATACAACAATGGGTATCTCTAGATAATCAAATGAAAATATATGCTGAAAAAATAAAGGAATTGAGAGACAAAAAAAATTCAATTACTGAAAATATTCAACAACATGTGAAAACAAATCAATTATCACAATCTACGATACAAATTAGTGATGGTAAATTAAAATTTGTGGAAACTCGTGTTTCGGAACCACTTACTTTTAAATATTTAGAAAAATCATTGAGTGAAATTATAAAAAATGAATCTCAGGTAAAAATGATTATGGAACATGTGAAAAAAAATCGTGAAATTAAAGTGAATTCAGAAATTAAGCGCTTTTATAAAGATTAATTATTCTATTCACAATTTATATATGAGTACAATAGGAGCAAATGAATTTGTATTTTATAAAGATGATGAAGGAGATATTTATAGTGGCGGTTTTCGTGTAAATTCGATTCTTATGAAACAAGGGTTTTCTCCAATGACGACTTTGAATAGTGCTAATAGCCAAATGGGGGGTGATTCGAATAACACAGGAAATGTTTCTGATTTATTTAATGATTTAGTAGTTCCAAACTGGGCCTTAGCATTTCCTTTTAAACAAAGTGGCGGTGATTATAAACAAGAAAAAAATATGAATAAAAAGGAAGAAGATGATGAAAATGATGTATTAGATGAAGATATTCATACGAAATTACTTTCCATGTTGCAACCAACCTCAGAAATGAAAAAATCGAGTAGAAAAAATAAGAAAAAACATTTCAATAAAACAAAGAGAATAAAACACCTAAAACTAAAGTATAATAAAGTATAATAACAAAAAATGTTTTGTATACCATGTGATATATTTAATAATAATAATGAAGATGAACATGATAATGAAGAAAAAGAATGTTTCATTTGTTTTGAAAAAAATGATGATATTTTATTTTTGAGAGAAATAGAAAAAAATGGATATATTAAAAATTGTGATTGTAATGGTATCATTCATATTCATTGTATCTCTAAATGGTATCAAATAAACAAAAAATGTCCAATATGTAGACAAAGGATGGATAAGAAAAACATTCCTAATCATACAAGATCAATGATCATATTAAATTTATCTGGATATTTAATTTTTTATTGTAACATAGTTTGGTTTTTTATTGGGTTATATTTTTTTATTTATTACTTAACAAAAGCAAATGAATTAATCATTCAATATATTACAAATTTTTCTTCTTCTAAAATGATCCCCAAGTCTTGTAATTAAAAGGAGAGACTAAAATATTTTCAACATGTTCTTTCCAAAAATCAACTCTTTTCTGGAAAACAATATCTTCGGTGGTTTGTGGGTAAGGTGTGGAATTTTTCATTAAATCTTCTTCTTGTTCGGTAATTCTTGGTTTGTGACCATAACAATTGACTCCAAAACGAACGTCTGGATTCGCAATATACCCACCATTAATTCCTGGACGTCCACAATCATGTTCGTGACCTTCAATGGTTTGTAATTGATCAAATGTTTTTTGTTGTGTAGGAAATAAAGCCATTTGTCCATCAGACCAGCCATAATTACACCATTCACCTCCTTTTTTATAAGCAGTCTCAATTTGTTCATATGTAGCTAAATCAGAACCATAAGCAGTGCATATTGCTTTTGCATTATCATAAGTATAATAATTTCCAGGAATATTAAATACTTGTTTTTTGAATTTAATTACAGGAACAGGTGCAGGTTCATAATTGCCTTGATCTACAACAATATCTATTTTAGGCTTTGTTGTAAATAAATCATTTACATAAGCTGTTACATTAATATTAAAAAAATATTGAAAAACATTCGCAATAATTAAAAAAACCAAGACACCCGCAATAACAATACCTATGATTTGTTGACCTTTGGAAGAATCGGATGTATCCGTAGATATGATATTTGTATCGTTTTTCCCTAAAGAAGCAAACATGATCACATAAATAATTACAATGACTAATAAAATAATAAAAACAATTGGATTTAACATAATACTATTTACAGTATCATAGGCATTTACTGGATTCGTTGCTGTAGTTGTGGTTACTTCCATATTATATAATATAGTTAAAAAAAAGAGGATTCGGTTGTTTTTTTTCGATAAAAGAGAACATATGCTTTTGTGGAAATAACAGATTCTATTAAAGCTACTTCAGCTACAGAAGTATCATTAAAATGATACCATTTACCATTTGCATTTTTCACATAAGACGTATAATGCCCTCCTGATGTATTACCACTATGATTGCATATGCCATATAATTCATAAATATAACTCTTTTTTTTATATCCGATTACATAACTTGATAAATCTAAATTATCTAATGGGAAATTCACTAAATTTTGAAGTTTCATTCGTTTCGCATTAAATCGTTTAAGATCAATCACTAAAATTGATGGAAAACTCCAAAAAGATAATTTTCTTTTTACATTTTCTTTTTTCCCTGTTTTTTCATTAAACCATGCATTCTCATTTTCAAAGAGTTCCCCTTCTACATATAAATCAAAACAATCATGTAAGGTTGGATTTTTATTATTATGTGGAATAGGTAAATCGATCATAAAATACGGTTCAGGATGAATATTTAACGATGATCCATTTTCTAAAGAAATGGTCTCATAAACATGAACCCCATAAAATAAATTCCATATTTCAGAATATTCTTTCGAATACATGGTTTTAATCATTTCAAAACATTTTTGAGCTATTTTATCGGTTTCATTTTCGATTTCTCCTGATATCGTCATTTTAATTTCTCTACAAAGTGAATTGTGGAAACAATCAATCATAAATAGTAAAAATTCAGGTAGATCATTTTGAGAAAACCCTGTAAATATTTCACGATCTTTCAAGGAAGCTACTTTTTGAACTACTTTTATAAAACGATTCGGTGATAAAATTGTATTTTCTTTCCATAAAAGTTTTCTTAAATTGTCCCATTCGACTAATAAAGCAGAATCATACTTATTATTAATTTTTTTTTTATATGTTTCCTTGTCTAAAAATTCATTTAATTCATACGTATGAGATAAAATTTGAATACATGAATTAATATAACAGGTATTTCCTAGATTTGCTAATCCACAGAGACCATTGTTTTTATATTTTTCATTTTTCATTATAATATTGGTATTGGTAATTATTTATATTCATAAAATACATTTAAACGCATTTAAAATTAAATATTTTTATATATTTATTATATACTAGTATGAATTTTCGTTCTTCTAATAATAATAATAATTCAAGACTTCAATTAAATAATAATGAAGTTCAAATTATCAATATGTTAAATAATATGCAAATACATAATAATCGCTTAATTGATCAATTAATTACTTCGAATAATGATATTCGAAGCATGATTCAAAATATATTGAGACAACAACAAACGCAACAAACGCAACAAACGCAACAAACGCAACAAACGCAACAAACGCAACAAACGCAACAAACGCAACAAACACAACAAACACAAACCCAAAATAATCGAAATCAACGATCTAGAAGAAACAATTTTACAAATGCGAATACAAATATAACAAATGATAATTATAGTTCTCTCTTATTAAATTTATTATTCCCTGAATATTCTGCGTCAACATCCTTGTATACAGTAGATTATGTTCAACCATTAGAAACCGTCAATTTTACAGATCCTGTTCCGGTTTATCCTAGTCAACAGCAAATCGAAAATGCGACTTCAATGATTCAATATGGAGAGATAGAAAATCCATTAAATCAGTCTTGTCCGATTTCTTTGGAGACTTTTCATGAAAATGATGATGTAATTATGATAAAACATTGTGGTCATATTTTTAAACCTTTAGAAATACAACATTGGTTTCATAGTAATGTAAGATGTCCTGTTTGTAGATATGATATTCGAGAATATCCTAGAGCTTCTAATAATAATAATAATAATAATGAGTTTCATAATTATCGAAGACAAAGACGAAATATAATTCAAGAGATAAATACGAATAATTCTCAAAGGGTACCTTTTCGAATTTTACAGCGAGGAGAAACGATGGTTTCTGATAATAATAATAACGAAGATCGAGATCTTAATAATTTATTTACAAGTGTTTTTAGAAATACTTTAATAACAGATTTATCGAATAATTCATTATGATAACAAAAATATCATACTTTCCTAGAGTTATCTAAATGTAAAATAAATTAAAGATTAAAATATATTCATGATAGAAATATTTGCAGATAATAAAAAATGAAAAAAAAATATAAGATAAAATCGGAAAATAAGAGAGAATTAATGGAGACTGATAAAGTGACTACGACTGATAAAGTGACTACGACTGATAAAGTGACTACGACTGATAAAGTGACTACGACTGATAAAGTGACTACGACTGATAAAGTGACTACGACTGATAAAGTGACTACGACAAAAAAAATAAATTATTTATACAAATTTCTTTTCGTATTTCTTAATTATATATATAAAATTATCACATTGGGTTTGGGAATTTTTGGTATTTATTTGATTTGGATTCTTTTGCATTATTTCGCATCTCACCTTTATGTTAAATTATGTGTTCCAAATACAATGTATGGATTTATTATTTCACCCTTTTTAGTCTCAACCCCTTATTGTATAGGATTAAGATGGTTAATATATACAGGAGCCAATACAATTCATAATATGTGGATTTTATTTGGTTCTTGGATTTCTTCACGTGTAATTATTTTAACAAATCCACACTAATATGTTAACATCTATCATGTATAAAAATAAAAATATTATATTTATAATTAATATAAAGATAATTCTTTACTTGTTATAATAAATGAGTACTGCACCAAAAAGACACGGCAATAAATGGAATGTGAATGAATTAATCGCTCTTCAAAGAGAATTTGAATTATTAAACATGAGTGTTCAAGAAATCGCAACAAAACACCAGAGAACCGAAGATTCTATTCTATATCGAATTGAACAAGAAGGGTTTGTAAATAATAACTCTGAAACACAACTAAAAGGTATGGTAAAACAAGTAGTAACTCATTTTATGGAAACAAGAAGACAAACACAACAAAAAAAAATGTTAAATTCAACATCTATGAATAATAACACAAAACAAAAACAACTATATTTATAATGTATAATATAAAATCTATCAAATATATCTTAATGATAATGAATAAATAATAAACTTAATGCAAAACTGTCTCCTTTATTTAATAATTTAAAACTTTTTATATTTTTAATTTTTGATTCTTCCCATATGTATTCAAAATTCTTATCTTTTTGAATACAATATTCAGTGAATTGTTTATTAGATAAAATGCGTGGAATCCATGGTCTGATTTTATAGATATTTAATTTTTTACTAATATGTAATTTTAAATCTTTTTGATATTCTTCATACCATAATTCTATTTTAAGATAATCAAAAATAGATTTTTGCAATTCATATGGAAGATCATTTATGAGTGTTTTTAATTTTTGCATTTTTTTATTTTTATTTTCATTGTTTTTTTCATTTAATAAACCAATTGTCTGAAGAGGGTATAAATGAATCCCATAAATGTTATTTGTTCTAGAAGTCATGATGATAATCTTTTACGATATGTATGTATAATATAATATGAATTACTAAATAATGCAGATTATTAAATCATTTTTTTATTTTTTTACATTGAAAAACTTTACGATGCTTTGATTTCCTTCTTTTTCATTATTGGTTTCTCTCAAATACTTATCAAATAACAATACTTTTACTTCTTTGTTTCTAAGTTGTTCTGTTTTCGATTCAAACTTTTCATAATCTTCTTCGCTATAATTCTTTTTCAGAGATTCAATCTCCTTTTTAAAATTAACAAGTTTTGATTTCTTATTTTGCATTTCCCACATTTTTTCCAATACTAATGCGAATACTTGTTGAACTGGTTTCATGATTTGATTCGTAATATAGAATGAATAATCAATTTTTAGACCATTTTCAACGATATAATTCGGAGTTTCAATTCTCTCTCCTTGTAAAGCTTTTTTATTCGAATTATGAATAAATACAAATGGAATACGATCTCCTGAACTTGGTTTATTTCCAGGATCTCTTGCTGTTATACGATCTGATAGTACTTTATGAGCAATACTTTGTGGATTTTTATATCCTGAACGGAGTGATTTTGTAATAATGAGCTTTTCCATGGGGTATTTTTCATCTACCATGTTTTGCAAACACGATTTCAGAAAATCGACGGCTTGTGGTATGTTTTGTTCCTTCATTAAAATATCGATGATTCCACCGTAAATATCTTTTACAATCGGTGCATTATCACGTCGTTTTAATACGATTCCCATTTCTTTTCGTTTACCTTTATTTGGATCCTTTTCATAGAGAATTCCTACATATCTTTTTTTGGAAAGTAAACAGAAAGGCATAAATGTTTTTTCATATTCTAAATCATGCGGACCTTTCAAAAAACTAGATGCTAAATGTCCAGCTTCTTGAGCAAGTTCAATTGTGATTTCAAGAGCTTCTTTTCCTCGTATTGGTTTTCCATCTGGTGTTTGCAAATTAAAAGTAAAGAATACTGAATCTGTGTTATGAACAATTAAATTTCCTATTCCCGCAGCAAAATGATGGTTTTCAGTTGTTAAATCATAGACATAACCTTGATATGGAATTTCATGCATTTTTTTAATCGCATTTATATTTTTTCTTTGTTTTCTTTTGGTCATTGTGATTCTATAAATATCGCATTTATCTTTTCTTGTATTGATAGATGTTACAAATCCAACACTTTGAGCCAAGTAACAAATATGTGCGGCACTAATTTGATTCTTCTGATCGATTCTTGTATAACCATGCATGTCTTTATCTCCATCAGCATGATAGAGACCTTGAAAGAATGCGAGTTGAATATCACGATTCGCATTTAAAATTTCATTAGGTATAATTTTGCATTTTTTATAGTATAAAAGTTTTCTATAATTGATAACAAATTCTGCGATTGAACCATATTTATTGCATCTAGGTGCTATTTTATAAACTCCTGAACTTTCTAAAGTAGGCATGATAACCCATTCAAAAGATGGATATACATTCTTACAAAGTTCTAGATATTTATTCATAATATCCATGGAAGAATTATTTAATACCCATGATTTTTTTTTACCGGATGGACAATCATAATCGCCACAACTTCCATCCCCAAAGAAGAAGCCCATAATTTCAGCTTCTTCTTTGGAAAAAGATTTTTGCTCCAACGAGTTTATCACAGGGTTTATCACAGGATTTATCACAGGGTTTATCACAGGGTTTATCACAGGGTTTATCACAGGGTTTTGCTCCACTTTTTCTAAAAGTGGATAAAGTGGATAATGAAGTAATTCGGTTCCAATCTTTATATCCTTGGGCGATATTTCTTCCCCGAATGGCGTGAGTAATGAATGATCATCTGTAACATCTACTAAACCTGTATGTGTTACAATTCGAAACATTTTTTTATGATCCGCTAATTTGTGACGAATCACACGAAATAATTTTGTCCATCCTTTTTCTGTCCAGGATTCTACATTTTCCAATTCACAAAATTCTTTTTCTTGTTTTCCTTCTTCCCTACAAGTAATCCAAGAATTGTTTCCATATTTTTCAGCCAAATGATCAATGGTAAGAATATCAACCATCCTTTCCTTTTTTTCATTGAACGTAGAAATATAAATCGGAGTATAATTTGCTACACTATCACCATATATGTACTCGGCTTTTGTTAAAACTGGACCATGATTTGATGTATTACAAAGTGAATCTCCATAACATTCTTCGATGATTTTTTTCGCATAAGTTAATAACATTCTTCCAGTCGCAGTAGTACATGCAGCAATATCTTTTTCATAAAAAGTACTTGTTTTTGCACCACACTGCCCATATAAGGAATTCGCAGTTACTTTATATCCTAATTGGCGTTTATCCAATACATTTTTCATAAATTCGTCGGTTTGTTGCGGAATCATTTTTCTTGTATCTTTTCTCGCTTTTAATAATTCCTCTAAAATGGAAGGCATAATCGCCTTCCCTTGTGCAAAACGGCATATTTTTACTCCTGATTTTACTTTTTCAGCGGCTGAAGTAGGTGTTTTTCTTACATAACGATAAGTATCATAAGTTACATTTACATATTCATAACCAGGCATGTCGTCATAAATAAATAAACCTTGTTCGTTTTTTTCGCCGGTTTCTTCAATTAAATTACCGGCTAAATCATATTCTTTTGTCCATACTTTACTATCATGGGATAAATTTTCACTAATCATTGAACTTGGATAGAGTGAAGCATAATCTACACATGCAACTGGATTATCTAGATATAAATCACATTTTGGATTCAATACAATGGCTCCTTCATATCCTTCGTCCATGTTTCCCTTTTCCATCACAGGCATTAATGTTTTTTTCTCACGGCATTTCTTTGCGATATAACTAGTTAATTTGATTCCTTGACCACGCATTACGAGGAAATTAATGGGAACACTACAGATTTTCGACATCTCAATAAAACCAGTCAAAACATCTACTTTATTGAATAAATAATGAACCAAGTTACAATCCTGAATACAGTATTTCGCAATAACCGAACGGTCGTCAGCAGTTCCATTCGTCATGCGGAAAATATCTTTTGGAGTCACATCATCTTTTGCGAGACACCATCGAACTTTTTTAAGCGTTAAATTTGGTTCCACGATCGCATTGATTGTAAACCAACCATCTGTTTTATTTACGGTTGAAACCTGGTATTTGGCGCCATTTTCATAATAATCGATTGAATGCCCGATTTCTTCCAAATGAATAAAACTACCTTCCAATAATCCCATCATGTTCGCAGTTTTTATTTTGGTTTTATTGTCTGAAATGGTATGTTCTAGACTTTTTATATAATCGCCTATAAAATGACCTGCGACGTAATCTAATTTATAAGAAGTCAAATTTTCTTCACGACGAAAGAAGTTATATAAATCAACTTGTAATCGCCCATTCATTTTAATAAATTTCAAGTCATGTTGTCCACTTGCGATTTGAATGGTTGTTTCTTCCAATTGATATCTACCAGTATCTCTATTTTTAATCGCACAAATTTCATCTTTATTTCTGGATAAAAGCAAGAAATCTTCAATGCAGTTATTTTCCTCGGCTCTTCGAAACATGAACTCATAATCAAACCCAAAGATATTGTATCCAATAATAATATCCGGATTTTCTTTTTGAATCATTTGTGTCCATGCTTTTAATACTTCTTTTTCAGTTGGATAACTTTCAATGACCGAATTTTCGATTGGTACACTGGTGCAAGTATTTAATACAACACAATGATTTAAATAAGGTTCTTGATCTCCATATTTAGTAAAGGTGGAACCAATAAAAGTAACCTTGTCTCCTTGTAATTTCGGAAAGACACAATTTAAAGACATGTTTAATTCGGTTAATTTTTGTTCTCTTTCCAAGGACTTATTCAATAAAATATCTACGATGGTTGCCTTTTTATCGATTGGTCTCACGAATTTTTTAGGGAATGCAAATTCATTATGATCATCATCCTCTTCATTCAATGCTATTTTTTCAAATAAACTTTCAAGAGTATTCATTTCTTGGAATTCTTCATTTTTTGCGATATTTTTAATTTCTAGTGTTAGCCATTTATTTGCTAATTTTTCGATTTCTTCTTTTGATTTTGGTGTTATTTTTGGGTAAACGAGATCAATCGAATCCATGGAAAGAGAATCCATGGAAAGATTATTATTGGTATCTTCTGGATTATATCCAAAAGCAGTGAATATCATCATTTTCAATGTGTTTTTACTATTTTCCAAGGTCATCTCATGTTTTTCAAAATATTCAATGATATTGGTAGCTAATTTTTTATAAGATTTAATCGGTACTGGAAAATCACCATGACTACTACTTGCTTCTATATCAAAACTACATATTTTATAAGGTACACGTGACTCTTTTTCATTCAAAGGAATAATATGTTTATAATTGATTTTATATTCAAAGTCACATGACGTTTTTTTGTCGAATTCAGCGATTTGAATGGTTTTTTTATTGGGTAATGCGATCCATCCAGAGGGACTTATATCTCGAATATGAAAGAAACGGAGTAAAGGAGGAATATTGGATTCATAAATTTTAACATTTGTATTATGAAAGAAATAACCGTTTTTGAGTAATTTTCTTTCGTATTTTCTTTCAGTAAAATTTAATTTATTAGTTTGTGATTTTTTATTTTCATCTGTTTCAGCTACGAAACTTCCGTAATCTGAATACCAAAAATTTTTGGCTTTATTAAAAGCATTCAAATTGGAAAATACGAATTTAATAAATTTATGTTCTTTTCCTCCATCAAAACCGTATAATTTTTTTCGTTTTACAATAATACACTCGGTAATAGAATGTTCATAATATTTACCCATTTTTTGTTTGATATGTTGTAGAAAAACATTTTTAGCATGCATATCCCAAGTATCATTTACCATGACGTAAAAGAAGGGTTTAAATTCTTCTACCATAATAGAACAAGATTGTCCTGATTCATTGATTCCAAACATTTGAATCATAAAATGCGAGGAATCTTTGTAAGTATTATTATTATTTGTATTTATAATGCTGTTCTCATCATTGCTTGAATCATCGCTTTTAAAATCATTATATACATTAAAATCAAAAATTCGAAATACTTGTTCCATTTTAATTAATGATTGTGTTGTGTTTATTTTGTTTCTTGTATAATCATTCATAAAAGATTCAATTTTATATTTTATAGAATTTATATATTGTATAGATTTTTACAGAATTTATATTTATCGAAAAAAATAAATATAAACTTAATTGTTTATTCTATAATACACACCCTTGAATATGAATAAACAAGCCATTCAAGCCATTGCTGTTTTCAATGAAAAAACGATCAAAGGAACCGTTCGTTTTATAGAAGATTTTGAGAATGATTGTATTTCGATTCAAATTTCTATTAAAGGGCTTCATAAAAATGCCCTTCATGGTTTTCATGTTCATGAAGCTGGAGATTTATCTGATCAATGTACAAGCATGTGTGCTCATTTTAATCCCTACGGAAAAACACATGGATGTCCAGGAATGAAAGAGAGACATGTGGGAGATTTGGGGAATTTGCAGACGAATGCTCAAGGAGAAGCAAAATATATTATGCATGATGACGTTATTAAATTGAGAGGCACTAAAGCAAATATTATTGGTCGAGGATTGATTATTCATGCGGATCCAGATGATTGTGGTAAGGGTGGTCAACCTGATAGTTTGACTACTGGTCACGCAGGAAAACGTATTGCTTGTGCGGTCATTGGTTATTCAAAGGATATGTTTACGTGTTAACATTTCAAGTGTGTGATAACTATTTAATTCATTTTATTTCTTCCGTATTTGCAATGTTGTCTTTGAGAGAAACCATGTGGGTTTCGACAATTAATACTTTTCTTGTATTTCATCGACCATTTTCCTCCTTTCTTTTTATATTTTCTATTTTTTTTGATTTTATGAGATTTTCTTTTATTTGTTTTGTTTGTTTGTTTTTTTTTATAAAATTTATTTGATTTTGTTTTATTATTACCGCCTTTTTGTTCGGCAGAAACTTTACTCTCAATCCAATCAACAAAAGAATCAATGGTACGATCTTTGTTTTCAATACTACTATCTTCATAATCTTGGGTTTCAGTTCCTTTCATATATTTCATACTTGGAAACCCAGAGGGTTGCGATGATTGTAATAATGGAATTTTATCTAATAATTCTTGATCTATGTCGGCAATTACTAGATGATCATTATTTTTATATTTTTGGCTCAATACATTTTCGATTTTTTTCCATTCAGGACGTGTCGCATTACAAGGACCACATCCTTCCATATAAAAAAGAACAAATATTTGTTTTCCTTGTTTTAGATATTCATTAAACTGATCAATATTACCATCTCTAGAATCAATATGAATAACAAACATTTTCTATAAATTAAAGTGAGAAAAAAGAAAACAAATAAATTTTATCCTTAGTAAATATATATGACTTTACTTACTTATTTATTCATTGTGGTATTTTTAGTGGGATTGTTTTTTTACGCAAGATGTGCGGATCCTGCTTATATGGAAGGTCTAACGAATAATAATAATAATACTTCACCATCGGCAAGATGTCCGAATTTATTAATCCAAAAAGACGCTAAATTTTATTTATACAATTCAAAATTAGCCAAAGTTCCAGGTGTAAATCCAATTGAATTTGATAATTTAGAAGATTATACAGAATTTTTACAGTGGCAACAAGCTCAAGGAATACGATGCCCTGTCTTGTATTTACAACAAACATTTAATGCTCAAGGTGAACCTTGTTATACTGCAAGACCTGGTGTTACAGAACCTCAAGGTGGTTTACCACCATGTGGACCGAAATATCCTAATCCAACTCTTTTATATGATGCTACACGCAATGATCCTCCCTACAATAAAAATTCCTATCCTGCTTTCGATCAAAGTAGTCAATATGTAGGAACCACGACTCCTTTAGATGCGATGAATTATGAACAAGAAAATAAAGGAATAAGCCCAAATCCAATGGATGAAAATTGGGGTGGAGCCTCTTATACACAAAGTTTAGTTGATCAAGGTTACTACAAAGATAATGAAGTTTCGATCGCAATTTCTTAAATGAAAAGATAAATGCTTAATAAAATAAATATATATATATATATATATGTCTGAAGAAGGTATATCTTTGGGGTGGAATTGTAACAGTGCAGGTTTTGGTGTATCTATGGGTTTAAGAAAATCAAAGCAAAATGGATATAAGACTTGTCCATTTGATACAATGATTACAAATTATAAAGGAATCATTGATTGTATAAATGATGATTTTGAATATTTATGTGATATAAAATATTTAGAATTAATCAAAATACCAAATGAATCAAAATGCTTAACTGGAGATACTATAATTTATAATAATAAATATAAATTTTTATTTAATCATGAATCGCCTGGACACGGTAATTTGTTTGTTATTCAAAAATGGGAAAAAGGAATTAATCATTATATTATGAATGATTATGAAGAATTTATAATTAAATATAAAAGGCGGATATCAAATATTAAAGAATTATTGAATAGTGGAAAAAATATAACATTTATATTAACGAGACCTAATACTGAATTATGTGATATAGGTGAATTGCATAAAGTTATAAAAAATAAATACCCTTCTCTTATTTTTAAATTTCATTTTTTAGATTTTCCAAACGTATCTCATTTTTATGATCATTTAATAGCAATGAAAATTGACGAAAATGACGATGAAATTAAAAGATTGAATATATAATGATAAAAGATGTAAGCAGAATATTGCTAAATAACTAAATTATCAATATGTCTAAACATATATTTGAAAAAAGAAAAAGTTGTAATTAGTTGCTATCTATGAATTTCATTACATGATTTAGAGCGGACTTTGCATTATTTAAATCGACTAATTCTCTCAAACTTTCTTGTGGATTCGTAGGATTGATTGATAACGTGGTATTTAACATTAAATGATCTACTAAATCATCTAAAGCAATGACTACATTCTCATAATTTGATCGATATTTGCTTAATAACATGGAATCTTGCAATTTAATTACTTGTGACTGGATATTCGCAGCATAAGATTCTGCTCCCCCAGCGATTCCATTTGAACTTGAAGTATTTGTAGAAGTATTTGTTTTGTCGTTGGAAGATTTTTGGTTGAATTTTTGATCAAAACCTTCTTTTTTAAGATTGATTGTGCTAAAGATAATAAAAAGTAAAAAACAAATGGCGAAAATAATCATGATGGTAGTTAATAAATCTGAATTCATAGTTGTATATATTTTACTACTTATAAAATATATAACTAGTAAAATATTTTGTATTCTCTCTATTTTTTCAGCAAATATTTCTGAATATTTTCAATACATGTTTTGTTTATTTTTCTTGTTTGACCCTTACCTGTTTGATAACATAAATCTTTTAAACACTCTTGGTTTTCTTGAAGAGCTTGTAATAATTCCGATAAGGTATGATATTTTTCCATGATTGCTAAAGCCGTCACTGAACTAATTCCTGGAATTTGACTCAACATAATTTCGGCAATGTTGTCTGGAGTTACATTTTCTTTTTTGATTTTTTTCACTACATTTACATAATCTTTATCGGAAGATATTTTTTCTTCGTCTAGTTGTGATTGATTCTCTAGTTGTGGTTCTTGGTCGATTATTTTTGTTGTCTCGAGAGAAATTTTTGGATAATAGGGTTTTTTATTTTCAAGTAAATTTTTTCTTAATTTCATTGCGGAATTGCATATAAAAATTGCGGATTCTTCTAGTGAAAAGGTTCGTATTACTGAAAATCCTTTTGTGTAATTGAGAGAAAAGATGGCGGAATAAAGCGTTAGTTTTTCAATTCGTGTGTCTCGAAATCGATTTACTCGATTAAGATCACCTTCAATGAGATACATAATGTTATGATTTGGATGATCTAGACCATTTAAGCGATAGGATTGTTCTTCATATCTTCCGTCTTTAATACTCGCAATAAAATCATTTACAGATTTTCTCTCTAGAATGACCAATTCTTCTTCTTTGTTGGAAAGAATAATGTCTCCTAAAGGTAATGTTTCTATTTTTAATTCGATTTCTTTGAAACTTGGTATGGTTTCAATAAGTGTCTTTAGTTTTTCAATTAATTCTTGTTCTCGAACATCTACTTGAATTTGTACTTGTACTTGTGGTTGCATGGTAATTATAGAATCATTGAATAAATTCTTATTAAATGATTTTTTCTTAAATGAATATTTTTCATAGAAATTTTTCTAATCTCTTTTACCATGATATTTATGCATTAACCCTCCATATAAATCATTTGTTTTAATATCTTTAGCTAAAAAGTATATGCCGAAAATTCTTTCGTAAGAACAAGATCCATTTTTATTTATAGGTGGAATAGTTAAATGAGCAAATATATCTTGAAATATTTCTTTATTTACAATAAAAGAAGAGTGGCATGCTAAGTTAAAAGATGTATCTATGATTGGTTCATAATTTAAATCACTATCCTTTAATTTTAATATACCAATACCTTTAACACATTCATGTGAATGATATCCGGTATGATTATGGAAAGTGTAAGCAGTTTTATTATCCAATATATTTAAATTTATAAAGTTTTTAATAATAATACTATCTTGAATACAAATATATATATCGAATGATGGATATTTATTTAATATATATTTCCAAGCACCATATTCATAATTTGTATTTTTAATCATATGTATTTCCACATCGGGAAAATCTTCCTGTATTTTATTATAATAAATAAAATCAGTACTATCACTGTCCACAACATGTATTTTATATAAATAATTCTTATCCATATTTATTTGTTTTTTGTATAATTCGTCTATACATTCATATAAAAGTGGATTCGGATATTTAGAGCAAATAGATATAAGCACACTCATTATTTATATATATGAATATATAAATAAATTTATTATAAACACACACATTTAAAGTGAGTGATAACGTTTGCCTTTGCCCTGGATAAGCTGATACAAAGTTTGTGTTTTTATAACTAAAGTTTGTGTTTTTATAACTTGTAAAATGTCTAAAAGATATAAATGAAAAGTTTTTAACCCATATTTCCACCGATGGTAGCCTTGTATCCGTATTTTTGAGTTTGAACGGTTGTACTAGGAATACAGAAACGAGGATTTGATTGTGGGGCTCCAATTAAGTAAGGATTGGATTGCATAAACCATCCCACACGAGGTGCAGTTCCCGCCTTTTTTGGGCCACCACAAGTGTTAGTTCGATTAACTATTGATGCCTGATTTCGCGCTGATTTCGACCCTGACATGTAGACCATGATTATATACTACAAAAATATTTTATTTTTAACAATCCTCATTAAACTTACTCTAAATATTTAAAAATAAATCCCCCGGCAGTTTTTTGTTTATTGTATAAAACTTGTTGGATTGTTTTTACTCCCAATGTATTGACCCCCTCTTTAATAGAATTAAACTCATTTAATTTATTCATTTCTAAATCATATTGAACAATTTTTCTAGTAAAGTTATTTCCTAAACCATTTTTAAATTTATGAATTTGATTTTCTTGGTTCGTCATCCATTCTAAATTTTCCAATGAATTATTTAATTTATTACCATCTTTATGATTGACTTGTTCTTTCTTTTCAGGATTTGAAATAAAAGCTATAGCAATTAAACGATGAAGAAAATAAACCTTATAAAAAATATATACTCTTATATAACCATTATCATTTATTTTATAATTACTCATAATTATTCCAGAACTATTTTTGAATCTACCTAAATTGGAAACAAAATAAGTTTTATTATTATCAATATATTCTTCGATAATAACTTGTTTCCATATTTCATTTTCTAAATCTTCATTTTTATTTTCATATTCCCAATGAAAACCATAAGCTTTTTTAGATAATCCGTTCAAACAATTTCCTATCGAATTTCTTCCATTATGAATAGTTTTTGTAAGATTATTATTTAATGCCCAAATACCAGCTTCTTCAATGGAATCATATCTTTCAAGTTTTTGTTGTGATTTACTATCAATTCGAAATAAACTTTTATTTTTATTAGTTTTAATCGTAATATTTTTACAACGGTGTATATTATTTTCTTTTCTAGTATTCCATTCTAAATTTGATATATTATTATTTAATTTATTTTTATCTTTATGATTTACATCACTTTTATTTTCAGGGTTTGGAATAAATGCTAAAGCAACTAAACGATGCATTTTGAATTGTTTTTTCACATTATTATTAATTAAACAAATGTGATAATAGCCACATTTATTAGATGGTTTTAATGATTTATTTGTTACAATATTTCGAATATTTCCATAACTACCTATTTCATAATTCTCAAATTTATCAACCGGCTTCCATAATTCCATTGATTGGTATATCATATATACCATAATTCTCTTTAAGCTCTTTTTACAAAAAATATATTACACATCTACAAATCAAACAGATTCTCTCTCCAAATCAAAAAAGAAAATTTGAAATAAACGTCCATTTTCTGCTTTATTTCCAAAATAATTTGAAGCGGCATGAATTTGTCGAGCATCGAATAAAACTAGACGATTGTATACATTTCCCACTACATCTACCACGTCAAAAGCTGTTGAATCTAAAAATCCGTTTTTAAATACGATCGCAAATTCTTCATCAGTTTCAGCCTTCATTTTTTTGGTATGCTTTGATCTGTAAAAAGTGGTTCCGCAATCAGGTGGTGCATCAGGAGTTAAAAATAATACACCTGCATATTCTTGTCCATCACGATGATATACTAGTTGATCACTTTCTATACAATATTGAAAACAACCATTCACACCATATTCATCCCATTTTTTAATTTTATTTCCTAAAATAGATTCAAAACTTTCTTTTAAACCCTGGAATTTAAATAATTGCTCAGTTCTTTTTCCTTTGTGAGAGTTTTCATGTTTTTTGAATTCTCGCGATAACGCAAATTTACGAATAAGATCAGGATCTTCATAAAAGTTATCTACAACGATAAAAGATGGAATGAATTTTTTTTTTTTAATTAGGATATTATCAAAAATACCTTTATTTTCGTGTTTTTCAAAGGTGAAGATGGTTTCCCATTGACCACGAATATTCATTTGTAATTCAATGTTTTTCACATTCTTTTCATTTTTTATTTCAAAGGTCCAACCACAATTAGTTATTTCAGGTTTCAAGTAATGTTTTGAAACATCGTATCTTTCTTTACGATTCGAATAATAATTATATATTATTTCATTATCTTTTCGATCGTATTTTAATCGGATCTCGTATAATACTAAATCTTCATGAAAACACCAACCTTCTATTTTAATACAATTTATACCATATACATATTGAAATGAATCAATATAGCCTTTTACAAGATTATTTTTTGTTTTGTGCATTATTTTAGTAATATTATACCGATACAAAATATTTATCAAAAATAAACCTAATTTTTCGCGGATTATATGATTATTGTAATCTACTTAAAGATATTCCAAGAATAATATTATTAAATGAGTGATTATAATAATACAAATTCCACAAAGAATATTTTAAATGATGACGATATTATCAGGTCCGATGAAGGATTAATCTTCAATCCTTATAATCCATTAAACGTAGAGATTACATTGAATGACGTTCAATCTATTCTTACTTATTATGGGATTCCACCCATTGTTCATAATTTAGCGCTTTATCGACGAGCTTTCGTACATCGTTCTTATACGAAAAGACCTCATTTTGAAAATGTATTGCAGAATATTACCATTGTGGAAAGACCTCAAGATTGCATGCCTTTAAGTAGTAAATCAAATGAACGATTGGAATTTTTAGGTGACGGTATTTTAGAATTAGTTACTAAATTTTATTTGTATCGCAGATTTCCAAAAGAAAATGAAGGTTTTATGACTGAAAAGAAAATCGCCATTGTGAAAAATGAAGCTATTGGAAGAATTGCTTTAGAAATGCATTTGAATAATTGGTTGATCTTGTCGAAACATGCCGAAGAAAAGAAAATTCGTACGAATCTGAAAAAATTGGGATGTTTATTTGAGTCCTTTTTAGGCGCAATGTTTTTGGATTTCAATAAGGTGAATGTAAAAGATGAAGATAAATGGTTTGAAACTTTATTTGTAAGTGGTCCAGGATTTCAAACTGGAATCGGATTCCAAATGGCGCAGAAATTTGTCGAGAATATTTTTGAAAAACACATTGATTGGATTGCTTTGATTCAAAATGATGATAATTATAAGAATATCCTTCAAGTAAAAATCCAAAAAGAATTCAAGGTCACACCTCATTATTTGGAAATGGAACATGATGTAGAACAGGGATACAAAATGGGTGTTTATTTATGCTTGGGACAACCAATTTATCATTTAACACATGCAGATTCAGTAGATATTTCTTATTTTAAGACATTTCAAACCATTCAAGATTATGTAGCCGAGCATGGAAGAATCTTTTTATTTATGGGGGAAGGGCAACATAAAATCAAACGAAAGGCAGAGCAGATTGCTTGTAATGAAGCATTACAGTTTATTAGCTCTCAACAACCAAATGCTTTAGATATGAATCTTGATAATACGAAAGACGAATAAAAACCATAAAATAAAAACCTAAAAAAATTAATATTGAAATTATATAAGTAAGATAATGAATCCTTTAGAAGCATTAAAACAGAAACTAAAAGTAAAACCAACGATTGAAAAACGAAAACCAGTCGAAGTCATTCTTCAAATCGAAAATAAACAAATCGAAAATAAACAAATCGAAAATAACTTGAATTTGGAAGAAGAAGACAATGAAAAAGAAAAAAAAACAATTATTCCTCAAAAACTTACCATAATCGATAAGCGCAAAGAAGGTTTTGATCGTGATTCTATGATGAAAAGATTGACCGAAAGTAAAATGATGAAAGTGAGTGTGAAACCAATTTTAAAAGCATCTGAAGAGGTTTCTGTAAAAGCACCAATTGTTCCTGCCGTAAAAAAAGCAAGAAAAATTACAAAAAGACCTATGCTTATTATTGAAGAAGAAGAAGATGAAAACAATGATAAAGAAGAAAACGAGGAAAAAGACAAAGAAGAAAAAGAAAAGGAAGAAGAAGAGATCATGATTATTCAAGCGCCTAAAAAGAGAGAACGAAAAACAAAAAAAATAGAAAAGGGCATCGCCGTTTTAGGACCTGAATCTGTAGTTGTTATTAAAGATGTTGATATTTTAGATCGTATTCCTAAAAAACAACCACAAATCATTGTGAGAGTTTCTGATTATTATATGAACAATCGTGAAATTTTTGTTAATTTTATCAATTCCTTATTTCAACCTTATCGTAAAGAATTGGAAGAAAATAAAGAAAGTATCAGCTGTGATTCAATCGGCAAAGAAAATTCAGATTTTTCTCCATTGACTCATCAAAAAATTGTGAGAGATTATATGAATTTATACACTCCTTACCGTGGTTTGCTCTTGTATCATGGTTTGGGATCCGGTAAAACATGCACTAGTATCGCCATCGCAGAAGGCATGAAAGAAGCAAAACGTGTAATCATTATGACTCCAGCTTCTCTAAGAACCAATTATATGGAAGAATTGAAAAAATGTGGTGATTTACTGTATAAAAAAAATCAATACTGGGAATGGATTTCGAGTTCTGAAGCTTTTCCTGCGATTTCTTCCGTTTTGAATCTTCCCATGGAGTTTATTCAACGAAAAAAAGGAGCATGGTTTATTAATATTAAGAAAAAATCGAATTATAATGATTTATCGAGTACGGATAAGAAATCACTTGATGAACAATTAGATGAAATGATTCGCAATAAATATATTTTTATCAATTACAATGGATTGCGAACAAAACGATTAGAAGAACTTACTTCAGGATTCACAAAGAATTTATTCGATCATTCCATTATAATTATTGATGAAGCTCATAATCTAGTGAGTCGTATTGTGAATAAAATCAAAAAAGAAAAACCCATCGCCGAATCGGATCGTGGAGAGAAGGAACACGCTCCAAAATTCCTCTCTACTAAATTGTATGAATATTTATTAAGTGCACAGGATAGTCGCGTTGTTTTATTAACTGGAACTCCAGTGATTAATTATCCAAATGAATTTGGTATTTTATTCAATATCCTGAGGGGTTATATTAAAACCTGGGAAATCTCCTTGGATATTAAAACTTCTGCGAAAATTGATCAAAATTCACTCCGTGAAATCTTATTAGGAGAAAAAACGTTGGATTACTTGGAATATTCTCCTTCCAGCAAAGTGCTGACCATTACTAGAAATCCTTTTGGTTTTAAAAATAAGATTACGAAAAGAGACGGATATCAAGGTGTAACAAAATCAGAGGATGAATTTTATACAGATGATGAATTTGAAAGACATATTATTGGTTTATTGAAGAAAAACGAGATTGATATTTTACCACGAGGGATTAAAATTCGAAATAAAAAAGCCCTTCCAGATACCATGGAACTTTTCGAGGGAAATTATATTAATGATTCTACCAAAGAATTGAAAAACGTGGATTCTTTAAAACGCCGTATTCTTGGATTATCTTCTTATTTCCGTAGTGCACAGGAATCATTGCTTCCAAAATATAATAAGGTTTTGGGAATGGATTATCATATTGTGAGAATACCAATGAGTAATTTTCAATTTAAAATCTATGAAGATGCACGAAAAGAAGAGAGAAAACTAGAATCAAAACCGAAAAGAAAAATTGCCTCTTCAAATACCGGTGATTTATACAAGGAACCTTCTTCTACCTATCGTATTTTTTCGCGCCTTTTCTGTAATTTTACCATGCCTGAACGTCCTATGCCGAAATTGGAATTTTCCAAGAAAAAGGGTGAAGAAGGTGAACACGACAGAGAAGAAGGAAGAGAAGAAGAAGAAGGTAAAAAAGGAGACTTAGGAGACTTAGAAACCATCTTGAAAAAGGCAAATAAATTAGAACAAGCACAAGATATTACGAATGAAGAGGAAGGAGAAGTAGAAGGAGATGAAATCTTAAATGAATTAGGAGGAGAAACATACAAGAAACGTCTAGAAGAAGCGATTCACAATTTAGAAGAACATTCAAACGATTTTTTAACGACGGAAGCATTGCAAACATATAGTCCGAAATTCTTACATATTCTTGAAAATATCCAGGATCCTGAACATATTGGTTTGCATTTAGTATATAGTCAATTTCGTACCTTGGAGGGCGTTGGGATTTTCAGTCTTGTTCTTAAGAAAAACGGGTTTGCACAATTCCAGGTTAAAAAGAATACTGTGGGGCAGTGGGAAATAGATATCCCTGAGTCTGATACAGGTAAACCATGTTTTGCGTTATATAGTGGTACAGAAACAGCGGAAGAAAAAGAAATTATACGTAATATTTATAACGGTGATTGGAATTATCTTCCTACCAATATTACGAATGATTTAAGAAAAAAAGCGAATAATAATAATTTAGGTGAGATTATTAAAGTACTTATGATTACATCATCTGGTTCCGAAGGAATTAATTTACGAAATACGCGTTATGTTCATATTATGGAACCATACTGGCATCCCGTTCGATCAGAACAAGTAATTGGACGTGCACGTCGTATTTGTAGTCATAAAGATCTTCCTCTTGATTTACAAACCGTAGAAGTATTTGTATATTTGATGATTTTTTCGGAAGAACAATTGAAATCGGATGCTTCAATTGAATTAAAACGAAAAGATTTGAGTAAAAGTATTCCACATGTTCCTGTAACAAGTGATCAATATTTATATGAAATTTCGGAAATGAAATTACAATTAACGAATCAATTAACTGATATTATCAAAGAATCTGCTTTTGATTGTTCCATTTATTCGAATGGAAAATGTATGAGTTTTGCAGAACCAACCAAGACACAGTTTACTTATGTACCTGATTACTCGGATCAGCAAAGTGATATTACTGTTCGTTCAAATATTAAAAAATTAGAATGGGTTGGTAAATCAATTACCATTAATGGAGTAGAATATGTATATCGTCGTATTTCACAGAAACTCTTGAATATTTATGATAAGAAAAGTTATTTAGAGGCTACCAAGAATCCAGGAGTTGACCCAATTTTGGTTGGAACCTATGAGATCAATGAAAAGGGACAACAAGTATTCAAATCCGCTTTTACAACGAAGTAAGAGAAAGGTGGAGCCAAATCCATAGATAGAGGAGTTCCTAGTGTAAAACTTGATTATAATTTATAAATAAAAATAAATTATAATTTATTATTTGATTTCATATCGTTGTAAAAGTGGATTTCTTACGGTTTTGGCTCCACCTTTCTTTACTTCGTTATAAAACCTGGATTTCCATATCAGATAATTCTTTTAAATAACGTTTGGAGCAAGTTTCTACTAATAGACCATTTGCATAAATTCCATAGTTTTCAGTATAATGATCATTTTCAAGAGCCAAGTGATAAATGGTGTAAGTTCCTTCGACTTCATATATACATGCTCTTTCATCTACGCAAGCAGGGAGACGGTATTTATCATCAGTAATATGAAGCTTTCCGTTGACTTCCACAGATTTTTCTTTTTCTTCTTCTGAAATAAAATTATCTACTAAAATAGAGTGACAACCAGTAATAATTAAATCAGCAAATACTTCTGGATATTGACGATGTGTGCATTTGTATAATTGTTCCTTGATACGATCACTTACGGCAGGATGGTAGATATCTTTCTTACCAATGATACTGATAGGAACATATCCACTGTTTATGGTTTTTACCAAATCACCAACTTTTAATTCTTCGATTTTTTTGTATATTTCACTTTCATTTTCAGAAATTTTAATCTTGGATCCTTTCAAAAAGCAAGGAAAGTTGAAACCTCCATCGGTAATTGTCCAACTATACGTATTTGTTAATACATCACGCGCATTTCGTGCAGAAATTGTTGTATAATAAATTCCTGTAGTTAGACCAGCACTTGTTGTAAGTGCTCCTAATGGTACACCAGATTGTATTGAAGGGGTTTGTGCAGCCCAACCAACTAATAATTTATTATAATTATCACTAGATAATCCACTTTGGTTAAACATCGAGGTAGCATTTGTTAAACTAGCTATAGACCAACTACTAAGATCTTGATTGAAACTAGTTGTATCTCGAAACATCGAACTCATATTTTGAACATTTGATGTGTTCCAACTACTAATATCTTGATTGAAACTAGTACGAAAAAACATCCCACTCATATTTGTAACATTTGATGTGTTCCAACTACTAATATCTTGATTGAAACTAGTACGATCAAGCATTGAACCCATATTTGTAACTTGAATTGTATTCCATGAAGAAATATTTCCATTGAATGCTGAAGCATCAGAAAACATTTCACCCATAGAAATTGGGTTTGTTGTTCCTAAAGTCCATGAATTAAGACTTTGATTAAAGACTGTATTAGCCGCAAACATTTGAAAAAAATTTATTACCTTACTTACATTAAATGAATCAATCGATGGATGATTAAATGAAGAATAAGAAAACATTGTATCCATAGTTGTAACATTACTTGTATCTAATGTGGAAAGATCTTTATTGAACACAGCACCCCGAAACATAAAAGACATATCTGTAACATTATTAGTTAAATTAGGACCAAAATTTAATGTAGGATTCGATGAAATACCATTAAATGCGCTTGAAAAATTCGTTAATGCAGGAATTTGAGATAAATAAGTAAAATTTACTATACTTGATAGATATGTAGCATTTGTACCAATTGTACTTAATTGAGTAAAACTACCCGATATATTTATGACATAAGGTCCAATTGACGCGTAAGTATAAGTTGGATTATTAGATGTATAACTACTACTTGGTGATCCATCACCCCAATCAATAGTTACACTTACACTACCTCGAATAGGTAATATAATTGTTAAACTTGTAGGGTCTGTTAAAATTATACCAATTTCGATATTAGCCATTTTATAAATTAAATAAATATTATAAAATTATTAAAAAAACATTAATAATTATTGATTTGTATTTTTTTATCATAGATAATAAATATTGTATATGATAATATCAATTTTGAATATATTTCAATAAAAAATCTATATTAATTCCATATCAGATAATTCTTTTAAATAACGTTTGGAGCAAGTTTCTACTAATAGACCATTTGCATAAACACCGTAATTGTGATAATAATCATTATTTTCTAATGCGAAATGATAAATGGTATGTGTTCCTGCGACTTCATACACTTTGGTTCTTCCATCCGCACAAGCTGGGATACGGTATTTACCGTCGGTAACATAAGTGTCTCCATTTACTTCAATGGTTCTCTCTTTTTCTTCATTACTGATGTATTCATCAATTAAAATAGAGTGACATCCAGTTAAAATCAAATCTTCAAATACTTCGTGATATTCGCGATGAGTACATTTATATAATTGTTCCTTGATACGATCGCTTGATGCAGGATGATAAATATCTTTCTTACCAATCATGCTAATAGGAACATAACCGTTATTTAAGGTTTTTACCAAATCACCGACTTTTAATTCTTCGATTTTTTTGTATATTTCACTTCCATTTTCATAAATTTTAATTTTGGATCCTTGTAAAAAACAAGGAAAGTTAAAACCTCCATCGGTAATTGTCCAACCATATGTATTTGTTAATACATTACGTGCGTTTCTTGCAGCAATTGTGGTATAATAAATTCCTGTAGTTATACCACTAGTTGTTGTAAGTGCTCCTAATAGTACACCAGATTGTATATAAGGAGGAGTGTTTGCAGCCCAACCAACTAATAATTTATTATAATTATCACTAGATAATCCACTTTGATCGAACATCCCTGTAGCATTCTGTAAACTAGCTATGGGCCAATTACTAAGATCTTGATTGAAACTACTTGCACCCGAAAACATCGAACCCATATATATAACATTTGATGTGTTCCAACTACTAATATCTTGATTGAAACTATTTGCACCTGAAAACATGTCACCCATATAAATTGGGTTTGTTGTTCCTAAAGTCCATGAATTAAGAGGTTGATTAAATGCTGAAGCAGCTACAAACATTAAACCAAAATTTGTTACATTGCTTACATTCCAGTAATCACCATTTGTAGTAAGAGGTTGGTTAAATGAAGGAGATCCATAAAACATATAACTCATATCTGTAGCAGCACTTGTGTCTAATGTGGAAACACTTGAATTAAAATTAGGTGAATTCGCAAACATTGCATACATTTGACTAACGTTATTAGTTAGATGATTACCAAAATTTAAAGTAGGATTGTTAACTGATTCAAATGCATTTCGAAAATTTGTTAATGCAGGAATTTGAGATAAATAAGTAAAATTTGTTAGAGTTGCTCTATAGTTAGCATTCCCTGTAGCTAAACGAGTAAATGTACCTGTTACTTGTATAATAAAAGTTCCTGCTGCTGAATAAGTATGAGATGGATAATCAGTTGTATAATTAATAGTTCCTGTTCCATCACCCCAATCAATATTTACATTTACACTATCTCGAATACCTAATCCAATGTTTAAACCGCTTGTTAATTCTACAACAAACTCCATATTAGACATTTTATAAATTAAATAAATATTATAATTTTTCTAAAAGAACCAAAATTAATTTTTCTAAAAAAGTGTATCAATGATTGTTTCAATAATTATGCGATCATCATTCGACAAACTATAATATTTATTCGATAATTCAAAATATTTTATTTTTGTATTTTCTTCTAAAAGAGAGATATTTTGTTTATATTGATTCAATATCATATTTGTGGTATTTTTATGACTTTTATAATTCGATGCGATAAGTAATCGTAAAAACATATTACGCGTCATATTGCGATAATAAGAATAACAATTCATTTGCCTTGAATTTGTAGAATGGAATAAAATCATCCATAAAAAAGTTATATATTTCATTTTGATTTAGTTTAATAAAATATATATATGTTATTATTCTAAATATTTTTATTTACTAATAATTCCAACATTTGTTCTATTTTTGTTAATTTGTTTTCCATAGTTAACATTCTCTCGGTAAGGTCATCATTTGATGGGGGAATGATTTTTAATTTTTTAAAGAGATCCAAGGGATCCGAGTGCAATGATCTTTGATCTGATCCTAAAGTTTCATCCGCCCAAGAAATCTGTTTTTTAGAATGTGGAAACAATTCAATGATTTCTTTTTCGACAATATTACTACCTAAATCTTTGTTTTCGATTTTAATGTATTTTATGCCTGGAATTTCTCCTTTTACACTGTTATTTTCTTTTACATCATTATAGTTGAATTTTTCTTTTTTCACCGAAGTTTCTTGTGAGGTTAACCAAGTAGGATCTGTTTTTACAGAATGAATATTATTTTGAATGACTTCAATATCATAATTTCGTTGTGCGATGGTTTTTTTAATTTCCAATTCCAATTCACTTATTGGTTCATCCATTTTGTCTTGAAATACGGGTGTTGGAGGCACAGGGAGAGACATTGATTTCTTAAATTCACTTTCTTTTAAAGACAAGTCTTTTTCAAATTGATTTATACGATGTGTTTGTATTTCTTCCGAAGTAACAAGTGTATTTTTTTGTGTTGCTAGGGTTGGTTTTGTTTTTTCTGATAATATTAATTTTTGAATATAATTTAATAAAAAAGAAATAAATTTTTTATTTAGTTCCATTAAATTAGAAACATTATTTTTTTCTGCTTCATAAAAAGGTTGGATATTTTGATTAACTAAATAATTAATATTTATCAAAAAATCCTTGGATTTATTTTGAAATACTTCATTTTCAATTAATACATCCCAAAGTAATTTCATATTTTCATTCGATAAAAAAGTAGGACTAGACATTGTATTATATAAATAATAACTTTTATTTATATAATTATTTTGTAAAATAGTTAGATTAGTTCCATCCCAGATAGTTCTTTCAAGTATCCTTTTGAACAACTTTCCACCAATAATCCGTTTGCATAAATTCCATAATTCATATAATAATCGTCATTTTCTAGAGCCAAGTGATAAATGGTATAAGTTCCTTCAACCTCATAAACTTTGGTTCTCTCATCTAGACAGGCAGGGAGACGGTATTTATTATCAGTAATGAAAATGCGACCATTATTGATTTCAATCGATTTTTTCTTTTCTTCTTCCGATATAAAATCATCTACTAAAATCGAGTGACAACCAGTGAGAATTAAATCAGCAAATACTTCTGGATATTGCATGCGTGTACATTTATATAATTGATCCTTGATTCTCTCTTTTAATGCCGAATGAACAATGTCTCTTTTACCGATTAAATCAATAGGTTTAAAACCGTGCAACAAAGTTTTTACTAATTCGCCTTTTCTCAAGTCTTGAATCATTTTATAACCTTGATCCGTTAAGATTTTTGTATCTTCTTTGAAACAAGCATAAGGAGGAGGAACCGTAAAATTAAGAATCACAATACCTGAACCACCACCAATTGCACCGGATGTACTACTACCTGTATTTCCAGAACCACTACCACCTCCTCTATTTTTGAGACCAGCTGTTTGTGTAGTTCCTAAGCCACTAGCAGTTCCACCTCCACCTAAACCACCAATACCACCAGCACCATTTGAAGTACCAGTACCACCGCGAGCACCACCACCACCTCCATAATAAATATTATTACCACCTGATGAAGCTAACCATTGAGTACCATCACCACCAGCACCACCAGCACCCCCACGACCACCAGTAGCACTATTACCACCATAACCACCAGCACCACCATTTATACCCCCAGCACCACCACGACCACCATTACGAGTCGTACCATTACCACCATTACCACCAGCACCAGCACCAGTACCAGCTGTACCAGTTGTACCAAGACCAGTACCATCAGTACTACCATTAGCACCAGCAGAAGCAGCATTTCCAGTTACTGTTCCTCCTGAACCTCCTCCTAAATTTTTTCCACCAAAACCTCCATTAGCTGTTAAATAAGAACTTCCATTGAATGTAATACTAGAGACACTTCCATTATTAGCAGCAGTCTGGACCGTTCCAGAAGCAATCGCTGCTCCACCTGCACCTACTACGATGGTATAAGTTCCGGTGGCTAAAGAAGTAGTAGCTGAATTTACATTTACATAACCTCCTCCTCCTCCTCCTCCTCCTTGATTCAAGGCTCCGCCACCACCACCTACAAGTAAATAATTAGCATTTGATAAAGTTTCATTTACTTGAAGAGTATAAGTGATACCCGTAGTTAAAAAAGTCAGTGTTTCTATATTATTTACAATTGTAGAAGTCCAATCAACACCTTCTGTTCCACCAGATACTGTATAACTCATTTATATACACTAGATATAAAAAATTCCGTTTTTTTTATCTATATTATCATGAAATTTTGGCTCCATCTTTTAGTTACTTCATTATATTATCTAAGTGATTATTAATTCAGATACTATAACGATTCGTTGAAATAGATTTTTCGAAATTTCGCCATATATTCATCTTTCAAAATATGTGTTTTTAAATAATGTTGTGTGATTTTATCTTCCAACATATGAACAATAAAAAAGATACTATAAACACCACATTGTGAATTACCATATTGATGTTCTACTGGATAATTTTCATCAAATCGGAATAAAATTTTAGGATTCAATTGTTTTCCTTGTTCAATCATACGATCAGCTAATTTCAGAATTTCTGGCGGAGCTTTGGTACCCACACTATCAAAGAAAAAGATTTGTTTCTTTTTAATATTAATAAACATGGAAATCCAATGTTGTCCTGGTTTATCATGTGGATCAGTATTAAAAATAATTCCGATTTTCGTTTTACCTCTTTTAATTTGATCCTCCAGAGAAAAATTACATAATTCATCCCATACACAGGAACCATACATTTTTTTCGTATCAAAATCAATCGGTGTTGGACCCAAGAATTCAAAACATTTATATGCTTTTTCGTATTGTTTCATGACTTTCATAATATCTACACTCGATAACCACTCATCTGGATTTTTTTTCCATTCTTTCGGTGACTCAGGTGCAAAAGACTCCACCATATCTTCGCTCACATTTCCAAAATCATATTTTTGTTTTAACCAACATGATTCTTGGCTACACACGTGGCTTAAGTATTCTGTGAGTTTACTATGAATTTCTTTACTATCATTTGTTTTGATGAATTCATCTGGATGTCGAGCATTCCATAAATCTCTTAATTTGTACAAGGAATCGTCTGTATAACAACTAAATTCATTCAATTTATCTTTTTCTTTAGGACTGCAACGGAGTTTCCTGGTTTTTCTCGACATTGTTTTTCTTTTTTGAACATTTTTTTTCAATAGTTTTTTCGATTTAAACCTTGATTTTATTTTATGATCTATTGTTTTTTTTAATTTCATCTTTTATTTGTCTTATATACTACTGAGATTTTTCTTTTTTTCAGATGAAGGAGAGAATATTCCTTTATTCATAAGTGATGGATCTTGTAGATTCATTTCTCTCTGTTTCGGAAGAATGATTTGATCTTTGGGACTAAAAAATTCGTCAAATGGATTATAAAAGGATTTAATCAAACGAACGGATGATTCTTCTTTTGAATCATTTATATCCAAAGGATTCTCTAAAACCTCTTCTTCTAAAATGTTGTCTGGATTATTATCTGACTTATTATCACGATCATCTAATTCTTTATATTGCTCTTGTACAATATCATTACTGTCTAACACTTTAAAATAATGGATACATGATTTTACATATTGATCAAATGCATATTTCACATCAGGAAGTAAATTGTCGGGTTCTTCTTTTTTTAATAGTAAATCTTTGGTTAAACAATAGATTCTCTTACGATAAAATTTTTTGTCTTCATCTTTTACAGATTTGGATACCTTACTAGCAAGATATCTTTCATATTGTTGTTTATTCATTAAACAATTTAAGGTAATTTGATTTACCAATTCTTCCGACATTTATTGTATAATATATTAAATAGTATTTTTTTATACTTGAATAAATTTTATATTATTTATATATAAATGAATAAGAATTTGAATGAGAATTTGGGTAATCAAGAATGTGTAGAAAAAATACATCAACAAACAAATCATCGAATTTATGATCGTAATATTCCATCTCAACCATTACAACCTTATTTAGATGTAAGACCTGTATTAACAAAATACTCTTATTTTCCAATTGTAGATCCAAGAAAACCACTGGATGTAAAGATGAAACAAGCACCTATCTATAATCAACATACGGTTTTTAATCCTGGAAATACGACTGGACCATGGTCGGGTTTTGCTTCTAATATAAACCAAGAATCTGAATTAAGAAACCAAATTTATGCTTTACAGAAATGTAGTCAAGCTGTTTATGTACCAAATAGTACAAGTGATTTATATCAATATTCATTTCAGCCAAATAATACCCCAGTGAATCCTCATTCATTATTATTTCAAAATGAAACCTTTCAACCGTTTAATCCAAATCCTGCACCTAAGATTATTGGTTCAGGTATGTTTCATAATTCTACGAGGGCTCAAGTCAAGGATTTATTAGATCAAGATCCATCCGCTTGTATCTAATTTATATTGAAGATAATAGTGAAATATAAATTGATAAATATAAATTGATAAAATATATAAAGATTTTATATGAATAATTATAATCATAATCATATAAAAAATGTGTGGAATTTTTGCTCTCTTGAATTATGATACGAATCAAAATCATACAAATCAAACAAATGAATTGAACAATATTAGAGAACAATTTATGAAGGGACAGAAACGAGGACCAGAATCTTCCATATTAAAAAATTATCTAAAATGTTTGTTTGGTTTCCATCGTTTAGCGATCAATGGTTTAAATGAAATCTCAAATCAACCGCTAGAAATCGATGATATTATTCTTATTTGTAATGGCGAGATTTATAATTATAAAGATTTGTTTATCACCATGAATGAAAAACCTAGAACTGGTTCCGATTGCGAGGTTATTATTCATCTGTATAAAAAATATGGAATCGAACATACGTTAACCATGCTTGATGGTGTCTTTTCATTTATCTTGTATGATGGACGAATTCAAGAAGATTTATCAAATCACATTTATGTAGCTCGAGACCCTTTTGGTGTAAGACCTTTGTATGTTTTGAAACCTAACGATAATGATAATATTTATAATAATAATCAAGATTTTAATTCGTTTTATGGTTTTGCTTCTGAATTAAAATGTTTATCTACTCTTTTTAATAGCTATAACAATAATAATAATAATAACAATAATAATAATAACAATAAATCTTATATTTTAGAACCTTTTTCCCCTGGAACCTACAGTTTATATACCATTTCAGGAAAATCAACGTCAATATGGAAACCAGTAAAAGAAAACATTGCTTATTTTATTCCTGCTTTTTCTTATTTTAATAATAGTAGATCCTGTGTAAGTAATTATCATGATATTTCTTATTTTTTACAGAAAGCTGTGGTGAAACGTTGTTTTAATACTGAAAGACCAATTGCATGTCTTTTATCTGGTGGTCTAGATAGTAGTTTAATTTGCGCATTAGTGAATGAATATTATAAAACTCATTATAAAAATAAACCATTAGAAACTTATAGCATCGGTCTAGCAGAATCAGAAGATTTAAAATATGCACGAATCGTCGCAAATTATTTAGGAACAAAACATACCGAAGTGATCGTGACGGAACAAGAAATGTTTGAAGCTATTCCTGAAGTTATTTATGCGATTGAAAGTTACGATATAACCACAGTAAGAGCAAGTATTGGTAATTATTTATTAGGAAAATATATTTCAAAGCATAGTGAAGCCAAGGTAATCTTTAATGGAGACGGTTCTGATGAATTATGTGGTGGTTATATGTATATGAATTATTGTCCAGACGATATTGAATTTGATCGAGAAACAAGACGTTTATTGAAGGATATCCATCTTTTTGATGTATTGCGTTCAGATAAATGCATTTCTTCTCATGGATTGGAGCCGCGAACACCTTTTTTAGACAAGACATTTGTGAATTATTATTTATCGATTGCTCCTTCTTTGCGTAATCATAAAAATGATGATGCTTGTGAAAAAATTCTATTACGAAATACTTTTTCTCAAACATTTATCTGGTCACGATTTAGTAATATCGATGGAAACCCTTTGTTACCAGATGAGATACTTTGGAGGAAAAAAGAGGCTTTTAGTGATGGGGTAAGTGGTCATGGAAGATCTCTTTATCAAATTTTGCAAGAATTTATTGCTGCAAAATTAAATGATTTAAATAAAACGAGTAAAGAAACATTTCCTGTAAATATAGAAACAGAAAAATATTATTATCAAAGTCTTTTTCTAAAATTTTATCCGAATTTAGAATCAGTAATTCCTTATTATTGGATGCCGAAATATACGGAAGCAAAGGATCCAAGTGCGAGAACATTAGGGGTCTACAGTATTCCATCTTTTACGAAGTAAATGAAAAAATGTGGAAATTAGAAAATTTTGGCTCCACCTTTTCTTAAAAGATGGAAAAAAAGGTGGAAATTAAAAGATTTCGTTTAGATCTTTCGTTTAACCTTTCTTTACTTTATTATAAAATGTAGTCTTAATAAAACTCGAAAGAATTTGACCTATTATAGTAGTCGTAAAAGTAAAAACACCTGCAGTGAATGCAACCTTTCGATCAAAATCCGTAAATTCAGTACTTTGACTAAAAAAAGGATTAAATTGATAGATTAAAAAGGAAGAAACAAATAATCGGATCACTGAATCTAAATATGCGAGATAGATTGGTGCCGATCTAGATAATCCTAAAGCAATAATAATATATAAAAAATAACTCAGATAAATCGCATAAGTAAAAATTTCTTCTTTGTTCAAATAAAACATTTCTATATATATTATCATTCGTTAAAAATTTCGATGTGTTCGATTTCGTTTATACATATTTGATCTTTTTGTTTTTGTTTTTTTTGTTTTTGTTTTTAAGGATCTTCCAAAAAAATCATCTAGATGAACAATTATTTGTTTACTAATAATTTCATCGATATTCTGTTCTTCTTTTGTTTTATCGATGCATTCATAATTGTAATGTTTGAATTCTTCTTTCATAAAATCCAAAAAAAATGGTTTTTCATTATTATTGTTATCAAGTAAAATCATGTTTTTACCAATATCACTTTTCGTAAATCGATCAATCATGGAATCAAATGGAATATCATGTGAATAAGGTTTTAAATTTATATAATATACATTTTCATTATACATTCCTGGGAAATAATTATCATCAATAAAACAAACTTCAGCATGCAAAGGTATTTTGGTACATCGAATAAAATCGTGATAGGATTTATCATTGCTTGTTCTACATATTTCAATTCGTTTACCATTGATTTTAAAAGCCGCGATAATTTGATCAAACAATGCATAATTGATTTTGGTTTCAAAATATTTTTTTAATTGTGAAACCCATGATCGTGATCCTTGGTTATTTGTATAAATCATTAGTTTTTTGCAAGTGCTACATTGTTTTTTATTTTTCAAATAATTTAAAATTTCAATAATATTTGGACGTAGAAATTCTGGATATAAATCAAGAATCATATCAAATTCTGTTTGTGTTAAATATTTTTTACTAGTTTTGGATAAATATCTTAGTAAACAATCCCAGAATATTCCAAATTCTACAAATGACCCGAGTGTTTCGTCTAAATCAAACACAACTATTTTCATTTACCTCTTTATAAATAAGTTGATATTTTAAAAAGTAATAAAAAAATTATTTTGTAATGATAATATTATATTATATATTATATACATATAAAATAAGACATAATGGTTAACCTGAAAGATTCCATTGATATTTTAAACTATTATAAAATAAAAATTCCTTCATCCAATGAAAGGATCAAAGAAAAGGCGACAAATATTTTAGCTCAGAAATTATGTCGATGTATCAAAAAAATAGATCCTGAAAATGAAGCAAAATCGATCGGAATATGTACAAAAACAATTTTTTCAAGAAAAGGTTATACTCGTGGAAAATTTACTTGCCGAAAAAAACAAATTGTTGAATTTAGAAGAAGAGGAAAGACAAGAAAAATAAACGGATATATAAGATAAGATATTACTTTTACGGTTTTTGTTATTTTTATTTTTATTTATTATAATATATATTTACAATGAATAAAACAATTTATTTATTATGGTTTCAAGGTTTTGATAATGCACCAGAAATAGTTTATCATTGTGTTAATTCTTGGAAATATTATAATCCGAATTGGAATATCGTTTTAATAGACGATACTAATTTACACAATTTTATTAATTTGAAGAGTTACATTCAAATTAAAGAAAATATGCCCAAATGTAAAATAGCTAATATAGTTAGATGTATATTACTATATGAATATGGTGGTGTTTGGACAGACGCCACCACATTTTGCAATAAACCTTTAGATGAATGGTTACCTAATTACATAAATGAAGGGTTTTTTGCATTTAATAAACCTGGTCCAAATAAACTACTTAGTAATTGGTTTTTATATTCTGAAAAAAATAATTATATAATTGATAAATGGTGTAAATTAACAATTAATTTTCATGCAAATAACGATACATATCCTTATTCTATTCATCATTATTTATTTGGTGATTTATATAATTCAGATAATATATTTAAGAATATGTGGGATAAAGTCCCCAAACTATCTGCAAATGGAATTGGTCCGCATTATTTACAAGAAAAAGGAATGTTTAATAATATAACAAGTGAAATAAAAAATGATATTGATACTAAAATCACACCGCTTTATAAAGTTACTTATAAATGTAATTTTCCAGAATATGACGAAACCAAAAATTTATATTATCTTTATTCAACGATAAAGTCACAGTTACCATAATTATTACACAAATGCAAAGATATTTAGATATTCAATAATTATAAAACCGAGAAAAAATTATTTTTATTCACTGATATGTATATAATAATGAATAAAAATAATTATGATATAGTAATTATAGGTAGTGGAATGTCTGGATTATACAGCGCCTATCAAATCAAGAAACAATCACCGAAAACTACTTTTGTTATTTTAGAGAAATATAAAAAACAATGGGTGGGTGGAAGAACCAGCAATGATGAATTTTATGGAACCCAAGTTGTTACTGGTGCTGGTATTGGAAGAGGAGATACAAATCCATTATTGATCAATCTTATGAAAGAACTTCATATTCCTTATGAAAAAGATGTTTCAGTGATGGATTTTGCAAAAACCATAAAAAAACCTGTCCCTATTATGAAAGTAATTGAATTACTAAGAAGAGAATATAAAAAACATCCATCTGAATATAAATCGATGGGATTCAAAGTATTTGCTGAGAAAATACTTGGATCTGAATTATATCATAATTTTATTGTTTCTGCTGGATATACAGACTATGAAAAAGCCGATGTTTATGAAACCTTGTATAATTATGGTTTTGATGATAATCAAGGAGGCTGGGAAATATTATTTCTCCCTTGGAAGAAAATGGTATTAAAATTGGTTCAGAAAATTGGACCAGAACATTTGAAATTCTCTCAAAATGTAGTTAAAATTTCAAAAAAAGATGCATGTACTTTTGAATTGATTACTGAGAAGGATTCAAAATTCTATGCGAAAAAAGTAATTATTGCTACAACAATTACAAGTATACAAAAGTTAATTCCTGGTGCTTCTTTATCAGGGAGCCCTTATCAGCAAATCCATGGGCAAGTTTTTTTACGGCTTTACGGAAAATTCAATAAAGAATCCGCCGAAATCATGAAAAAGGTGGTTCCCAATTACACGATTGTTCCTGGTCCTTTACAAAAAATAATTCCAGTAAATGAAGAAAAAGGTGTTTATATGATCTCTTATAGTGATAATGAAAATGCGGAAAGTTTAAAAAAGTATTTAGAGAATACACTGAAAAATCGTGAGTTTTTATGTCGACTCATTGAAAAAACACTTGGATTAACATCGCATTCTCTCTATTTAATTGCGATCAAAGAGTTTTATTGGCCCATTGGAACTCACTATTATGAACCTTTGAAGAATTTCAACTCAAGAGAAGATTTTGTTTATCATGTCCAACATCCGATGAAAAATATGTTAGTGGTAGGTGAAGCAGTTAGTCAATATCAGGGTTGGACTGAAGGAGCTTTAGAGAGTGTCGAATCAGCCTTAACAAAGGGTTGGATTCAATCGAATGAATGTTAAACGAATTTCTTTACACAGTCAGAAATTTACATAGTCATTTCTTTATACAAATAAAAACCGTGGTAACCAATCGAAGCAAACCCAAACATAAGAAGTAGATCGTAAGCATAACTAGGAACCTTTTCACCCTTATATCCAATCCAAATTAATAAAGGACCAATCAAAAAAATATGAATCATATTGAACCATGGATTGATTCCTTTTTTCCAGTATCCGTATGCTTTATACATGTGGTAAGGTATAATAAATGCTCCTAAAACCAATAATACTGAATAAAGCCATGAAGGAATTTTTTTTTTTTGAATTCCTACATATAGAAAGAGTGAACCAACAAATAAAATGTGAAATAAGTGGACGAAGGTTAAATTCATGTTTATAGTATATAATAATAAAATATAATATATATTATAAATTTTTATTTTTTCTTTAGATAAATTATAAGAATAAGTAATGAAAATGAATAAAGAAGATTTCATGTATGAAAGTGTCGAAATCACTAGTAAAGGTCCAAAAAAAACAGTGCGTAAAGTTTCGATTAAAAATGGAAAAGGAATCAAGAGTGTAAGTCATTTTGTTCGTGGAAAGCATGTAGGTACATCTAAAAAAATCATTGATGATACTCATGTTCCATTGATTAAAGGAGGAACTTTTATTCCTGGACTATTTACAGACTGTAAATGCGATTCAAATTCGAATAAAACACGCAAAAGAAAACATAAAAAAACTCATAAACGTAACTAAAAAAGAAAATTAATAAAATTAAGAAAATAAATAACTAACTAAATAATCGAATCAATTTGCTAGATGATCTAATGCGGACAATAAAATCATTTCTTGGTCGGTTAATTTTTGGAATAGGAGATGTTCATCCATTTTAATTTGGAAATGGCGAGGTGGAAAACCATGATTTTTGCAAATCAAATTTACTCCTTCATCCGTGATTTTTGTTTCACAAAAGATGGCGCCTTTTTTTAATTGAATATCATTCGGGTCGGCAAGTGGTATCCATCGTACATAACAACCATAGCTTAAATCATCCATTTCATCGACATATTTATATCCTTTTAATTTCTTATAAAGTTCCACAGTTTCTTTCGAATTCAAATGCAATTCTTGTAGAATTTTCATATTCATCTCATTTATTTTTTTAGTAGTTAGATGAACAATGTTTTCATTATTTTCATTTTCGAGTGCTTTTAGTAATTTTTGTGTATCCATATATATAATTATATGATTCTATATAATAAATATAAGATCATATTTAAGTTGATTTTCCACTTTTTCCACTTTTAGAAAAAGTGGAGCAAAATCCCAGTAAAAAGTTGAGCAAAGAGATGTTATAGAAAAGTTCAGCAAAGAGATGTTATAGAAAAGTTCAGCAAAGAGATGTTATAGAAAAGTTCAGCAAAGAGATGTTATAGAAAAGTTGAGCAAAGATAACCGCATTTACCATGAACTAAATCCACCCCATGATCCTCCTAAAGCATCACTCGCAGCCATCGGTTCTTGGTATCCACCAAAACTTTCGGCCTGTTGACCTCCTGGAGTAGCTGCATTTACTAAAGGTGTATTTTCCTGACGATACATCGCATCATAATTGGGTAAGGATTGAGGACTTAATGAATATTGTTGAGCAGTGCTCATATCATTGGTAGGCAATTGATTGATGGCGGTGCTATCATTGTAAACTGGCGGACCATTGGATGAAACCATCATATTACTATTGGAACCCTGTTGAGAAATAGGTTGAGATACTTTTACATTGCCTTGCTTTCCTTTTTGTTTTGTATTTTTATCTGCGGCAGATTTACCTTCCCATAAATTATGAATTCGTTCACCTAAAATATTTATTTTACCATTAATGTTCTTATTTAGTGTACAAAAACCAATTAAAATAGATAAAACACTTGTGATCACAATGATTTTAGGATAATTTTCTCCGCTAAAGGTTGAGAAAAACATGGCGGTACGATTAATAAAAAATAATCCGATAAATAAAACAAGAAATTGAATTACAATTTCGGCACTTATTTCTAAACTTCCTTTCGTTTCATCGATATCTGGAGAATATTTTTCTAATAATTTACTTAAAAGTATAATAGGGATCAAAGCGATCATTGCGAATTGTAAAAGATTCATCAATTCATTTTTTCCTTCGTCTTCTAAATGAAAAACATATTTAAAAAACCCTTTTTTTGTTTCATCTGAATTATCCATAGATTCCTATAAGGTATAAAAAGAAATAAAAATAAAAAATATACTAAAGAATTAAAAAAATGGAATTAAGGCGTTTTTATTCAAGAAAAATAAAAAAATAAATAAATAAATCAAAAAATAAAAATGCGTAACAAATTTAAAAACATATTGTTCTTTTAGATTATATGAGTAGTTCAAGATCCATTGCTGGTGCTAGGAATAGACGTGCTGGTGAGCCTGCACAACCACCTAGACCTAGACCAAATACTTCGATCGCATCTCAAGGAGCTTTTTTACAGCAACAATACCAGCAACAACAACAGCAACAACAACCGCAACAACAGCAAGTTAGACAACAACATCAACAACAAGCTAGACAACAACAAAATAGAAAGCCTGCTTATGATAATAGTATACCTATTCAGGGAAATAATAATACTAAAATTTCTATTTCTGATGCGATTGGATTAATTACCATTCGTCTAGGTCGTATGGAACAATATTTACAAGGAATACAAGAAAAAGATGATTTATCTCTTTCACAATCTGATAATAATCTACAATTAGTCGATAAAGATGTAATCCATAACCTTACCGAAAGGATTTATACAATGGAAAATAAAAAACCAGATACTATATTAACTAATCAAATAACCAATCAAATTTCTTCTTTAGAAAAAGAAATTAAAGTTTTAAAGCAATTACTTGATAGTCACATTGCGAATATGAATGTATTTATTTCTGAAACTGATAAAAATTTTAACGATGTAGATAATGGGTTCGTTGAATTAGAAAAAAATATTCCTAGTTTATTCACAATTAACAATAAAAATATACAATTAGTTGTAGAAGAGCAAGTACAAATTGAAGAACAAGTACAAGTTGAAGAACAAGATGATGCTCCTACTTTTTCTTCCATTGATTTGAAAAATGCGATTCAAGAAGAATTAGCAAATGTAGATATTTCGAATTAGATACATTCAGTTCGTTTTTAATCCCTAAAAATATTATTTTCATTTTACAACTAAGAGTAAATGAAAATAATCATCGGATTTTTTATTTTTTGTTTGGTATTGTTTATTTATTTACATATTCAATTTCATTTAAAAACGAGTAATGATTTAGAAATATATGAAGTTGATGAGTGCTCAAAAGAAAAATTAGAAGAAATATGCGATTATCGACAACCCGTTATTTTTGATATTGAAAATAAGAAAATAGTAGAAATGACCAATCAGCACTTTATTCAAGATCATTATCATGCTTTTGAGGTAAAAATACGAAATACAAAAGAAGATAATTCCGAATCGGAATTATATATTCCTCTTCCATTAAATTCCGCTGTAAAATTATTCACTGAAGATCAAAATTCGGTGTATTTTTCAGAAAAAAATTCGGAATTCTTACAAGAAACAGGTATTATAAAAAACATGTCTTATAATGATGAGTTTCTAAGACCTTATATGGTTTCAAATTGTAATTATGATATCATGATGGGTTCTGCGAATACATGGACTCCTTTTCGATATGAATTAAATTATCGGAATTTCTTTTTATTAACTCAGGGAAGTGCAGAAATCAAATTAGCACCACCACAAAGTACACGATATTTGTATCCTGAATATGATTATGAGAATTTTGAATTTAAAAGCCCAGTGAATCCTTGGTCACCACAACCGAAATATAGTGCGGAATTTGATAAAATAAAGTGTTTAGAATTTACGCTTGTTCCTGGAAAAACACTTTATATTCCTGCTTATTGGTGGTATAGTATTCGTTTAAAGACGGCAAATACAAGTATTTCTTGTTTTCATTATCGAACTTATATGAATAATTTAGCGATTGTTCCTTATTTTGTAATGCATGGATTACAAATACAAAATGTAAAACGAAATACTACAAAAAAAGTAAATATCAATGAATCGAATAATGAAGAATATATTTATGATAATTTAGATGAAAATGTTGAAATGAATCAAACGAGTTTACCAATGACTGCTATGGAAGAGAATGTAGAACTAGGTAGAACGTTAATGGAATCAGAGGCAGCAAGTAGTTTATTGAACGAAATAACCATGGGATCTGAAATTTCGTTATCTTAAAAATATAGATGTAATATATAAATGGTAAAATATACTCGTAAGACAAAGAGGATTACTAGACGTGGTGTTACATGTCGTGGAAAAAAGACTACCAGTCGCCAAAGGCTTAACAGTCGCCGACAAAAAAAAGGTGGATGAGGAGGAAACCCACCACCTACTTTTATGAAGCATTAAAGGATGCTTTAACTTTAATTTTTATATTTTCTTGAATGACGAATATGTTTTTTTATTTTATAAATATATTTTGAAAATAGAAAGTTTATTTTTTATCACTATTTCTATAATATGGTATTTCTTTATTTTTATTACTAACAGAATATTGACCACATGGACCACAATGATCTTCATTAGATAAATCAATTTTCAAATCTATTTTTTTATCACAATTTTCTACAATCCATCTACCGAGTGGTTTTCTTATTGATATTGGTTTTGGTAAAAATATTTTTTTTTTCATCATTTTTGTTATTATATCAGTTATAAATTTCATAATAATATATAATATATAATACATTTACTTCTTAAACAGTTTTAAAATATTATAATGATAAGATATACATTTCCATCATGTATGTTTTTGTTTCGATTTTTGTAATTTCTAATCTGCAAAAGGCACAACAAGGATGATTATTTTTTTCGATGATTTTTTTTACACAAAAACCACAAAATTCATGATTACAATGTAATTTTACTTTATTGGAATATTCTGTTTCTTCATAACAAATAGAACATTCTTCTACTAATATTTTTTCTTCATTTTGTTCTTCTTCTAATAATGTAACTTGAATCCTAGAAGAAGCCAAGTCTTCATCGGTCGCCAAGTCTTCATCGGTCGCCAAGTCTTCAACAGTCAATAAATCAGGAATTCGATCAATATTCCACGAAATGTTTGATTCATTAGTATTCTCAAATTCAAATAAATAATTACTAAGTGGTTCATCTCTTTGTTCTCTATCATGAATCAAACAATTTATTTTTTCTATTTCAACACACCAAACTTTTTCAATAATACGACATTTTAATTCTTCTTCATTATCAAATGGATATGCATCACAACTTTTTAACGCATAACATTTAATGAGTTTATGATCATAATTTGATAACCATGTTTTAAAAACTGCGATATTACGATTTAAAACACACCATAATTCATACTCACCATAGTATGATAAATTATAAAACATATGTAAACTATCTTCTAAGGAATATAATGAAATTTTTTTTTCATATAATGTATTTTCAAATTCAAATAATAAACTGCTATCACAATTACATAAGGTATGATTTTCTGATTCGCAAAAACTGCAAGATTCCATAACCATTTGTTCCTCTTCTTGAGATGATAAAGACATTTTATTTAATTTAAAATTCAACTACAATTAATTATTCAATTACTTTTCTTTAAATATTTATATGAAAAATCATTTCAATTTTTTTTATCATTTATGAATAAAAATCTAAAAACAAAACCAAATTAAGTTAAAGATTATTGTTTATTTAACTATAAGTAGCGTGCTGCTTATGAGTACTAAATTTAAAATTCATATTGAGGATCGTAATTATACTTCTTGTAAAGTTTATGAATGTAATGATGGAGTTTATGAATTAAATGATAATATGTCGTGTCTACAACCCTTGGAACATAAATTATTCAATAACGATTGTTTTACTTATCAGAATAACGAATCCTTAGAAATTGTGAATTCACCTATACGATCCACCAACTTTTTACCGGCTGTCCTTATCATTCATGGTAATAAAACATATGGTAGGAGAAATGGGAAATTATTATATAGATGCATCCCAGATGATCAGACACTGCCTTCTTTTTTAATTCCATATGAGATGAAACATGTTGGCTTTTCAAAAGTATATATAAATCTATACGTAAATTTTCATTTTGTAGAATGGAGAGATAAACATCCCATCGGACAATTGGATCAAGTCATTGGTCCAGTCGATGTAATCGACCATTTCTATGAATATCAGCTTTACTGTAAAAATCTCAATACTTCCATTCAAAAATTTCAAAAGGATACTTCGAAAGCTTTGCAAAAAAATCCACAAGATGCTTTTATCACAAATATTCAAGCAAGATTTCCCAGTCTAGAAGATCGAACCGACCAAAAAGAATGGAATATATTCACGATTGATCCTGAAAAAAGTACTGATTTCGATGACGCATTTAGTATTAATCTGCACAATCCTGCGTCAGACAATAAAACACTCTTAAGTATCTATATTTCAAATGTAAGTATATGGATGGATGTGCTAAATCTCTGGGATTCGTTCGCGAAACGCATCTCTACTATTTATCTACCCGATCGAAAACGTAGTATGCTTCCCCCTATTTTATCGGATGGATTGTGTAGTTTGCAGTCGAATAATACACGAATTGCTCTTGTTTTGGATCTGGTCATTCAGAATGGAGAGATCGTGGAAACCAGGTATTCGAATTGTACCATTCGTGTAACAAAGAATTACGTTTATGAAGAACCCTCATTAGAGAAAAATTTGTCGTACCAGACTTTGCTAAATACCGCGAGATCGCTTTCTGAAAAATATAAATATCTTTCTACAATTCAAGATAGTCATGATGTAGTTAGTTACTTAATGATCCTTATGAATCATTATACGGCGAGAGAAATGCTCAAATATAAAAATGGTATCTTTCGTTCTGCGGCTATTTTGAAGGAGGAGAATAAGGAAATAATACCTACATCGATTCCAGAAGAATCCGCTAAATTACTGAAAATCATGAGAAGTTCCATTTCTGGGAAATATCTGGATCTTGCGTCAGAATCAGAATCTGTTCGGCATGATTTATTGGAATTAGATGCTTATATCCATATTACCAGCCCAATAAGAAGATTAGTAGATCTCTTAAATATTATTCAATTTCAGGAGAATACAGGACTTATTCAACTTTCTGAAAAAGCCCGATATTTCTATCGATTATGGATCGCAGACATTGATTTCATCAACATTGCTTCGCGTGCAACTCATAAAGTCCAACTTGATTGTTCTCTCTTGAATTTATGTGTGAATCATCCTCAGACATTGGTGAAGGAATATGATGGTTATGTATTTGATAAATATAAATGCAGTGAAAATGGTTTATTTCATTATTTTGTTTTTCTGCCTGAATTGAAATTATCTTCTAGAATTGTCGCGAGAGATGATTTCATGAATTATGAGCACAAGAGATTTCGTTTATACGTTTTTCAAAATGAAGAAAAATTCAAGAAAAAAATACGATTACATATGGTTTGAAAACATTTTTATTTTTCAATCACTACTTCCTTGGCGATTTTCTTGATGATTTTTTCCGAATTCGTTATATTATGGTCCATCGCTTCATACATGATGCGATTATATAAATCAGATTTTCTGGAGTCGGCATAAATACAGTCTGGATACTTGGCTTTCCATTCAGGAATCATACAAATATTTTTATGCGCGATTTGTTTAATGGCCTTTTTCAGCTTTTGATTGTCTGGTTCTTCTTTCGACCATTGATTCTCGTCTTTTACATAGATGACTTCTCTCTTTTGATCACTGCAGTGTACAGGGCGTTGTGTATAATCAAGTGCTTTTAAATTCTTCATGATAATACTCGAAATACCATTTACAAAGCCGTTCTTTCCCACGTCTTCTAAATCAGATAATTGAATCTGGAGAGAATTTACGAAATCCGTCAGGTTCATCGCATCCTTACATGTCTCATTCAAGAATACTTGTAAATTAAATGTTTTGTTATGGCTATTGGTATGGTTATGTGAATAATTTGTATTGGTTCCACCACCTGAACCCATATTTCCGCTTTTCATTAGATCGAACATCTGTTTCTGGAATTCACTATTGCTTTTGATGACTTCCATTACAATCTGTGTAAGACTAGCATTATCTTCTGGTAATTTGTGAATTTGATTTTTGCTTTCGATATGCTTTTCACACTTCTTTTTATGTCTCCATAAGGTAGTTCTACTTTGAAAAATGTTACCACATAAACAAATGTTTTGAGATTTAGTTGTTTCATTTGTTTCATTTGTTGTTTCAATTTTATGTTTTGCAGTCAATAAATGTTTTGTAAAGTCTTTTTTATTACCAGTTGTGTATTCGCATTTTTCACAAAAAAAACATGGGATTTTTAGGGATTTTTTTAGTTCCACTTGTTCCATACATTCCCTAAAGAAAATAATTTTTTAGACTAATTTTATAAAAAAAAATAAATTTTATCATACCAAATAAAAAATTATTTTTTCTGTGTCTTACCATAAGAATTTTCTCAGTAACAAATTTTCGGAATTTGAAGGGTCTGCTATGGACTTTCCAAAAATGGACATTTATAAATGTCCAAAAATCGATTCTGGACTTTCAAGTTGGGGTAAAAATAGTGTTTTTTATAAGTCCCTATAAATATATTTTGGTGATTTAAAAGGGTTATTTATATTATAACCACTTGAAATATGCAAAGGGTTTTTTAAACTTATTTGTAACAATGCAGTAGTTTACATATTCTTGCGTAAAAATATGTAAACCAGTGTTAGACCTTTCCCCCAATTCAAATAGAAAAGCAATAATAATAAAGGGTTTAAACATTTTCCAATAATATTAGATAACAAATTATAAATGGTAAAAGTATGCAGCCTTACGAATTATCCAAATGAAAACAAATATAATGAATATTTTGAACGTTTTCAATATCCATTACATATTTTTCAAAAGTGGGCAATCGAAGGCATCGTAGAGGGACATCATGTTTTGGTGACGGCTCCGACTGGTTCCGGGAAATCTCTCCCTGCTGAATTCTGCCTTGATTTCTTTGCTTCTAAAAGCAAAAAGGTAATTTATTGCAGCCCAATTAAAGCCCTATCGAATCAGAAATTTTTCGATTTTTCTCAGAAATATCCTCATTTGAAAATTGGTATTATTACTGGCGATATTAAAACCAATCCAGATGCAGACATTTTAATTATGACGACTGAAATCTTAATGAATAAATTATATCAGATTCAAAGTAAATCGAATATTCCTGTACATTCTTCCGTATCTTTTGAGATGGACATGGAACAAGAATTAGGAGTTGTTATTTTTGATGAAATCCATATGATTAATGATGCGCATCGTGGTCATGTATGGGAACAGAGTATTATGCTTTTACCACAACACATACAAATGGTTGGATTATCGGCAACCTTGGATAATCCTGAACGCTTTGCTTACTGGCTAGAAAATCGAGGCCAAGAAAATCGAGGCCAAGAAGAAGGAAATGAAGAAAACATAGAACAAAGAAATAAAATGGTTTATTTGACTTGTAAAAAAGATCGTGCCGTTCCATTAACCCATTATTCTTTTATTACGGTAAATCAAGGAATTTTCAAAATTATCAAAGATAAATCTGCTCAAGAAGAAATAAAGAAACTTACTAATCAAGCCTTGGTTCTTCAAGACTCGAAAGGGAATTTTAATGAAGAACAGTATTTTAAAATAAATAAAATGTTAAAATTATTTGAAGAGAAAGAGATTCGTGTAAAACGTCAAAATGTATTGAATCAGTGTCTTAAATATTTGACTGAAAATGAAATGACTCCAGCTATTTGTTATGTATTTTCGATCAGAAAATTAGAGGATTGTGCGAGAGAAGTAACTACGAATTTATTAGAATTTGATTCCAAGATACCTTATACTATTCGCAGAGAATGTGAACAAATAATTCGTAAATTACCTAATTTTGAAGAATATTTATATACACCAGAATATGTGCATTTAGTCTCGTTATTGGAAAAAGGACTCGCTATGCATCATTCGAAAATGCTACCAATTTTACGAGAAATTGTCGAGATTTTATTCGCCAAAGGGTATATTAAGGTACTTTTTGCGACCGAGTCGGTTGCGATAGGCTTGAATTTGCCTGTAAAAACAAGTATTTTCACAGATATCCAGAAATTCGATGGAGACAATCTGCGATTCTTACAAGCTCATGAATATACTCAGGCAGCAGGTCGTGCGGGTAGACTTGGTTTAGATACGGTTGGACATGTAATTCATTTAAATAATTTATTTCGTAATGTAGATTTAGTGAGTTACCGAACCATGATGAATGGAAAACCACAAGCACTTGTTTCAAAATTCAAGATTTCTTATTCCTTGTTATTGAATTTGATTGATATTGGTGATGATGATTTTATACAATTTTCGAAAAAAAGTATGGTAAAAGATGATTTAGATGGTGAATTGAAACAAATTCAAGATTTAATAGCAAAAACAACTGTAGAACTAGACCTGATCGAAACAAGTAAAAAATATCTACGAACACCTGAAGAGAGAATTGAAGAATACATGGATTTGCTTGAGAAAAAACCAAACTCAGTCAATAAAAAGCGTAAGGAAATCGAAAGACGACTCCAACAAATTCAAGAAGAATATAAATATATTGAATCCGATAAAGAAACGATGAAAAAGTATCAAGTAAAACAAGTATGTATTCAAGATTTGGAAAATAAATATAAACTGATTGAAAAATACCTTGATACAAAAGTAGATATTATCTTACAAGTATTGGAAAAAGATGGATTTATTACACCCCAGCAAACTGAAAGTCTAAACCAAGATTTGTTTCAATTGACTTTAAAAGGTAAATTCGCAACTTGTATGCGTGAAGTACCTTGTCTTATTTTTGCAGAAATGATTGAATCTGGGTTCTTGTTTAAATTAACAAGTGAACAATTGATTGCTTTCTTGAGTTGTTTTACAAATGTAAATGTTCAGGAGGATGTAAAGGATCATTGTGTAAAAACGGAGGATCACATGTTAAAAGAGACCTTGGAAAAAGTCGAAATTTTATATCGGAATTACCAGGATAAAGAATTAAAATATCAAATCAATACAGGTACTGATTATACCTTACAATATGATTTGGTAAATTACGTGGATTTTTGGTGTAAGGCCGATAATATAGTAGATTGTAAATTGGTGTTGCAGCGTTTGGAAAGTGAAAAGGGTATTTTTTTAGGTGAATTTGTAAAAGCATTATTAAAAATCACGAATGTTGCTTGTGAATTGGAAAAAGTGGCCGAATTAATTGGAAATATGGAATTTTTAAGTAAATTAAAGGAAATACCAAATAGGTGTTTGAAATATGTGGTTACTAATCAATCTTTGTACATCTAGATTATCTAATTGTAAACTTGTAAACATAATTATTTTCTTGGTAATATATTATTGTAAAAATACAGTAATTATTCAAATTAGTAAAAGGTGTAAAATAAAAGTAATAAAATAAAAATATTAAATATAATATGATTTTATAAGTTATTATAATAAATTATAAAATGATCATCTCAAATAAATATGAGATTCAAGAAAGGATTGGAAGCGGATCTTTTGGAATGATTTTTCAAGGCATCAATTTACGAACGAGAGAGAAAATAGCCATCAAGGTAGAACCGATTCATAATCAAACCAAATTATTAAAAAATGAATCCATCATGTATGAATATTTGAAAAAAGTAAAAGGAATTCCAAATGTTAAATGGTTTGGTAAAGACATAAATAATTATTATATGGTAATACCTTTATTGGGTGATTCTTTGGAAATAATCAAAGAAAAATATCATCGAATTTCTTATCCATTGATAAGTGGAATAGGGATTCAATTGATAGAATTGGTTGAATCGATTCATGAAAAGGGCTTGATCCATCGAGACATTAAACCAGATAATTTCTTATTTGGTTTGGAAGAAAATATGCAAAACGAATTATATTTGATTGATTTTGGTTTTTGTAAATCTTATGTAAACAACAACAATGAGCATATACCATGTAAGACAACGAAAAAAATCATTGGAAGTGCGAATTTTGCGAGTATTCATTCACATAATCACGAAGAACTAAGTCGAAGAGATGATCTAGAATCAATTGGCTATATTTTATATTATTTATATTACCGAAAATTGGAATGGTCTTTAATAAATATTTTTGAAAATTATTCGATCAATAATGAAGAAATTAAACAATTAAAACTAAGAATTGTGAAAAAACCAGGATTGCCTTTATTCCTTAAAATGTTTTTTGAAAATATATGCAAAATCAGGTTTAATGAAAAACCTAATTATTTATTATTAATCACCATATTGAGAGAAAAATGTTATTATGGAAACTAGCCATACGAGTCCTATTATTATTATTATTATTTTGAATAGAAACAATATAAAGATAGAATACTATGAAATAGTATAATAAAATGTCTTTATCCGATGATATCGTAACATCTACCGAAGGTACAACTTCTCCTTTTCTTGGTCGTGTAAAATGGTTTAATAACAAAGCAGGTTATGGATTTATTACTGTAACAGATGGTGAAAAATCTGGTTCAGATATTTTTGTTCATCACAGTGCGATTAATGTCGAGAGTCAACAATATAAATATTTAGTACAAGGTGAATATGTAGAATTTAAATTGATTTCTACCAAAGAAGGAAAACATGAATTTCAAGCCACTGAAGTGAGTGGTATTAATTCAGGTAAGTTAATGTGTGAAACTAGATTAGAATTTAGAATGTCTCGAACAAATTATAGTAATGATGCTGAGAAAGAAAATAAAGAAGAAATTGTAAGAGCTCCTAGACAACAGGTAAGACCAAATCGCGTTCGAGGAGTGGGACCACGAGATTCTGAATCCAAGGATTGGTCCTTAGTTAAGAAATCATCTTCGAATAGAAAACCAAGAATTTCTCAATCAACCGATGTTTAGAGAATAAAAAATGCATATTTAATTTTTCAATAATATATTATTTAAATCTTCAAATAATATATATGTCTACAACTACAACTACAAGTCCAATGGATGAAACTAGTTCATCTTCAAGTTCATATGGAATGACTACTTCTAATTCTATGCAATTAGGTGGAAAAGAATATCATCATAAAAAAGGATGTAAATGTTTTTTATGTAAAAAATCAAATCGTAAATATAGAAAAGGTGGTGAAATGAATATGGATAATCAAATGGATAATATGGGAGATGATGGAATGGTTCTTATGGAAGAAGATGAGATCCCTGAGTTTGAATCTACTAGTAGTCCTTTAGTAGGTGGTAAAACAAGAAAAAGAAGAGGTTCTAGAAAATCAAGAAAAGTGAATAAAAGAAAAACAAAAAAGGGAGGAAAAAGGAAACACTCTTCTAGAAGAAAATCAAGAAAACATTAAAAAATACGCGTTGATATAAATTTATATTATTATTGTTATAATAATAATAATATGGAACATTTAAACAAGGAATTACTAGAAGAAGCAAATAAAAAAATATTTTCTGGGAAAAACTCAAATACTAAAAATGTAGTTTTTATTTATACTCCTATGAAAGTAGGTTCTACTACATTAGTATCATCCATTCGAATATCTGCAAATAATTATTTTATTGTTTTACATATTCATAATGAAGATGGATTACGTGTTCTTACTGGGATACAAAATATAACTATTAATGATTTAATTTTATATAATTCAATGATTGGAAAAAACGTATATGTAATTGATGTTTATCGATCACCGATTGAGAGAAAAATATCTTCTTTTTTTGAATTGATTGAAATGCATTTTAACAATAGCCAAGAGAATATAAATGAATATTCTTTAGAAAGAATCACAAATCGTTTTAATCATATTTTTCTTCATGTCGCAAAAGAAGATTATTTCATGGATAAGTATCAAATAACAATTCCTGAAGAATTTGATTTTTGCAAGAAATTTTTATTTATTCGAGAGAAAAACGTAAATTATATAAAATTGAGATTAAAAGATTCTCTCGAATGGGGTAAGATTTTATCGATCTTACTAGAAAAAGAAATTGTTATTATTAATGATTATGAAACGAATGGAAAACAAATAAAAAGTTTATATGAAAAATTTAAAAATAGATATCGAATACCATCGAATTTACTAGAAGAAATCAAGAATTGTAAATATTTAAATTATTATTACTCACCGATGGAAAAAGAATTGTATATTAATGAATGGTCCAGAAAAATGTGTGTTCCAGTAATTTCATATAATTCTTTAGAATATGATTTGTATTTAAAAATAACGGTAGAAAATAGTAGTCGTAATTTGATTCAATCGAATCATTATATGGATGTAGGTTGTGTCTGTGGTGTTTGTAGTAGAAAAAGGCAAGATATATTTGATCGTGTAAAGAAAGGTGAAAACATAAAAGAAAAGATACAGCATAATGAGTTGATAAAGCAAGTAATAAATAATACAAATAATAAGATAAACGAAAGAATAAACTCCTTGAAAAAAGTAGAAAAAATAAACAATAAAAATATCATAAAAAATTGGTCAATCGTAAAGTAAATGTAATAAAGTAAATGTAATAAAGGTAATATAATAAGTATAAATAATGAGGTTATTAAGTGGTATGTTATTGTTGATGTGTCTAAAGCCTTCGTCGTCGTCGTCGTGGTCGAGATCAATAAAGTCAAGAAATTTGGTATTATATAGTAAAAGGAAGTCTTCACAAATAGGAGAATATAAATATAAAGCAAAGAATGAAAATCAAGATAAATACATGGATTATTTAAATAATGAAAAAACGAAAATCGTAAT